ATCCTATACAAATGAATGGAATTACAAACTGTTTGTCGTTTTAGGGGGAACGGTCTTCCCCCTCTTCGCGCATGTGCGCGAATTCACCCTCTTTAGGATACTGGTTTAAATGATAGGGCGGCGCCAATGTCCCAGTTGGCAACACCAGAGTTGCCGTTGAGGTAAACAAAGAAAGCACCACAATGGAGCCCATAGGTAGAATAACCACCACGAATAGCATAATGACTACCACTACTTTGAGCAAAATAATCACAATAAAAAGAACTCGAACCAACGTCCCCTGACAGGGAGTTGTTACTCGCCAAAGAATTAGCTATTCTGTAGGTTTTTCCTCCTACAGTTACACTATTAATAAATTTATTAGCTCTAATATACTTAGACCCTTGTACAGTTTCACACAAGGTATCTATATATCCTGTTTTAGCAGTACTATATCCTACAACGGTTGATCCATCTTCAGTACCGAAAGTATTCTTAATAAAATGATTGTAAGTATTTGTATTTGTAGATGTATCGCCAATGTGTCCAGCATACCGCCTCCATTGGTTACCCCACCAGTTTTCCATACCAAATACTTTAACTGCATATTTATTACCATTAGATCCCCAGAAAAGACCAGATTTATTCAGACTAGAATAATTTGGTCCATCTGCTGTATATTCATGAGATCCAGTATAAAGAACACCATTATTTAAATAACTGGTTGCTCCATTACCATTCATATTACCATTACCAAAAACTTCCTGAGTATTAAGGGACTTACCAATAAGTACCAGGAGGTTATTAATAAGCTGAATATCAGCATAAACTTCAGTAAACCAACCAATGGAAGCTCTATTGGTGGTAAAGTAAGTTTCATTAGGATATGTAGAACTAAATGTAATATTCAACCCAGGATTGTTATTAAGAGCAAGATTTACCTCATGTCCAGCCTGAGTTAGAGTAGCAAAGCTTGTAGGAGTATCTGCAGTATCATCATCCCAGGGAATATCATAAGAGTTATTACCGGGAGAGTTCATTACAGGTCTACGTGGAATAGATCTTAGTCTATAATAAGTATTAGAATCAGATTTATAAGCAGTCAGAGAGCCATTATAGATTGGAGTATAAAAGTGATCTACAAGAGCACCCTGATTATTAATGAAAGGCCATGCTACATAGTTTTCATCCATCTGTTTATTTGAGATGAATACAGAACCAGAATAGGGATCACTGGAATCAGGAAGAACCTTAGTCCAGATCTGTTGCTCATTTCTTCCCCATTCCATCATAGCGTTTCCCTGATACTTGATGCCATAACCCTTAGTAGAGTCACCAAGATCAGACATTTCACCATTTTCTTTTTTCTCATAATCATTAGGATCTAGATAATAGTCTACTGTACCATCATACTTGACCATACAAGGACGAGGCATAAAGAACACATTACCCCAAGATCCATAAGAAAATTTATTATTTAGATAATTCATGCGTGCTGGAGTCATCCCAACAGCATCTTTTAGATAAGTAACAGCAGCATAAGGATCGGGTTCAGAACTGTCAATATGGAAACCATATACGACATTAGACTTTCCCTTACCACCAGTTAGTTTATCTACAACAATACTGGCCCCTTCTTTAATAGCAGCTCTAATAGCTTGACCAGTCTCATCTAGTATAATAGGTTTTGTTACATTACTCATACTATATTCTTAAGGAACCTCCTTTTACTATTATTCATGAGAGAAAAAATAAGAGAGAAATACTATAAATATATACTATACACATATATTTTATAAGGGTATTTTTAAATTTTAATAATTTTCATCAAACTCAAAAATACCCTAAAAATAACCCTTAAATTCCTAATTCCATTCATTTATATGGAATTACAAACTGTTTGTCGTTTTAGGGGGAACGGTCTTCCCCCTCTTCGCGCATGTGCGCGAATTCACCCTCTTTAGGATACTGGTTTAAATGATAGGGCGGCGCCAATGCTCCAGTGGGTACGACCAGAGCTGTTGTTGAGGCTAACATAGAAAGCACCACAAGCGAGCCCATTTGTAGAAATACCACCACGAAAAGCATATGCAGTACTCGTAGCTTTATAAAAATAATCACAGAAGAACTGGCTGCTACCGCCTCCAGTTACACTCGCTAAAAATGTTCCAACTTTGTAGGTACTGCTTCCAATGGATACATCGTTAATAAATTTACAATTTTTAATGTATCCAGTATCGGGAGTTTCACAAAGAGTATCTATATATCCAGTACCATCTGTAGTATATCCTGTACCACTACTTCCATCTTCAGTACCAAATGTATTTTTGATAAAATGGTTATAAGTGGATGTATTGCTAGAAGATTTATTAATATGACCAGCATATCTTCTATACTGGTTACCCCACCAGTTTTCCATACCAAATACTTTTACAGCTTGCTGGACACTGGTAGAACCCCAGAAAAGACCTGCTTGATTAAGTACATCATACTGTGGAACACCACTAGTATTATACTCATGAGCACCGGTATAAAGAACACCATTATTAGAATATCCTGTTTTACCGTTACCATTCATATTACCATTACCGAATACATACTGTGTATCAAGATTCTTACCAATAAGAACAAGAAGATTATTGATAAGCTGGATATCACAGAAGACTTCGGTAAACCAACCCATAGATGCTCTATAAGAAGAAAGAGTAATACTGGCATTGCTAGCCAGGTTAATGTTGGGATTGTTATTCATAGCAACAGCCCATTCTGCTGTAGCATTTGTATTTGCAATACCAGCAGGAGTTCCAGCACTACCATCATCCCATGGAATAGTATAACTAGTATTATTACCGGGAGAATTCATAACAATTCTACGAGGAATTGAACGAAGACGATAATAAGTTGTAGAATTATAAGTATAAGCAGTTAGAGAGCCATTATAAATAGGTGTATAGAAATGCTTTACCATATTTCCCTGATTGTTAATAAATGGCCAAGCTGTGTAGTCATCATCTACTTTTTTATTAGAAATATAAACAGAACCAGATAGTGGATCATTAGGATCTGGAACTACCTTGGTCCAAATAAGCTGATCATTAGAACCCCATTCCATCATAGCATTACCATTATAGGTAACACCATAGTCTGTATTTGGGTCTCCAATGTCAGATAGTTCACCATTTTCTTTTTGATCATAGTTATATGGATTTAGATAATAATCCACAGTTCCATCATATTTTACCATACAAGGACGAGGCATAAAGAAAGCATCAATCCAAGATCCATATGCAAAAGTATTATTTAGATAATCCATTCTTGCTGGAGTCATTCCTGCAGCATCTTCAATATAAGTTACCGCTTTACCAGGATCTGGTTCTCCACCATTAATATGAAAACCATATAGTACATAATCATCAGGAAGATCACCACTAATAGCAGCAGCAATAGTACTAGCTGCTTCTTTAATACCAGCTCTAATAGCCTGAGCTGTTTCATCTAGAAGAATAGCTTTTCTTACATTGCTCATATATTATTTACTTTAACCTCCTTAATAGAAAGAGTCTTTTTATTGATATTATTTAATTAGTTAAACTGATAAAACTTAATATGGGAGTAAATAAGCAAGCAGTCCTCTATAATAAGAGGACTGCCTAATTACAGTGTATAATATTAGTAGATTCTATATTGATTAATTTATCTAATCTATTTAATATTATATAAAATATATTCTATGCAGCTTCTATATACAACTGATAAACTTCATCAATATCAGCTGGGAAGAAACTGTTATATAACATTTGATTTATCTTTTGTATCTTATTCTTGTGTCTATCACATTTGCTAACGTATCTCTTACATCTTCTGAAGTTAACGTAAGGTTTAATGTACTTTAGGTACATATTATATACGTTAGTGGCCTTGATCCACCCAAGATAAGATAGTATTTGTCTACAATCATATATTGTAGGCTTTTTCTTTTTACCAATACGCTTGGCCTTGCGCGTACTCTTCAACATAATAGACTTTCTTAAAATTACGCGATCCCTGAAGAATCTAAATCCCATGAAATCAAGATCTCTACCAAGGTGTCTAGGCTTAGTGGGATCTTTCTTACAGTTTCCATTCATCATATCAAAGCACTCTTTAGCATCAATTACATTATCAGACTTAAGATGTACTCTCTTATCTATATAATCAAATCTAAAGACTTGCCAGTTTTCTTTAAGCTCAAGATCAAGCTTTATTTTCAGATAATTGGAAATAGCTTCTCTAATTCTATGAAGAATTCTCTTATTAGAACCAAAGATAACCATATCATCCATATACCTTATATAATGCTTAACCTTTAGAACTTCCTTGATAAAGTGATCCAAACCAGTCAAATACATATTTGCTATCCATTGACTGGTATAGAATCCCAATGGGATTCCTTTATTCCCAGGAATCACATCTATTATCTTGAAGACTATGCTCAAGAACTTTTCATCGTGAATGAGATCCTTAAACATCTGTTTTAAGATATCATGATTTACATTATTAAAGTATTTCTTGATATCCATTTTTAGACAATATTTCATATTAGAAGGATCTCTCTTAATCCACTTCTTTATAGCCTTTTTAGCCTTATGAGAGCCTCTACCTGGTATACTCCCATAACTATGCTCATAAAACTTAGGAAGTAGAATAGGCTTCAGAACATTCACGATCATATGATGAACAACCTGTTCATGATCATTTGGAACAATTATTTCTCGTACTTTTCTTCTTATACCATCATAAATCTGTACAGGCTTATGAGGATAATTATGAAAATTCTCATACTTAGCATATTCTAAGATCTTTGGAATTTCCACATTCTTATTTTTACGAAGTTTTCTTGCTCGACTCTTCTTTCTCTTAGTAGATTTATTTTTAGTACCATTCCAAAGTGCTATTTTACAATTTTCCTCTGTAAGATACTTTTCATATAAATGATTGTAAGATTTCATAAGAACCTACTCTAACCTCCTTTCATTTATATTCTATCTACAAAGATATATCATAGTTGTTTTTATAAATCAAGGATAATTTTTTTCATATCCTCTCATCCATTTTCGATTAACTACTCACAGATGGTCCCTGCAAGTTAATTTTTAGCAAGAGCTATAGATTAATCTGGGAATTAACGTGTTGAGCTTAATATCAATACTATATATAAAATACAATACTAATATCAAGCCAGATATGAATAAAGGGCGGCGCCATTGTTCCAGTTGGTATTACCAGAGTTGTTGTTGAGGTTAACATAGAAAGCACCACAATTGAGTCCATTTGTAGAATTACCACCACGAATAGCAGTAACCTCCCAGAAAAACCTACAAGTCATATTATCCATCACACTAGGGCATTCTTAGATGAATAAGTCTCAAAACCAGCTATCAACACACTAGTCAAGTATTTGAGATGTCTTACGACTAGACTTGAAAGACAACCAATAATATTATTGTATATAATATTATGGAAGCAGAACCAGGGACTAATATTTACAAAACAACTACAATATTTTTCAAAAAGATCACGTTGCTGGGATACGCTATTAGTCATGATAAATAGATTACCAATTAAAGAATTTTTAAATTCAATACTAGTTCTCATATCTATCATGACCTCCTCTAAATTAGTAGATAAACCTAAGTCTAATAGTAAAGATAAATGTCTTCATAATTATTACCTCTTTCTTAGACTAATACAGAGTATATAGAATCTACTAATATTATTTTGTTGACATTATTGGGTTAAATTATAAGCATAGTCAAAAAAGTTAGAATAACAGGAAGTATTGTTGAAGTTTAAATAATTATTTAAATTTTAACTGGTAACTAATAGAAATCTATATGAAAGGAAATAATAAAGATGCTAAAAGATAAATATGTAATGTTTAAAGGTGAACTCGTAGAATATAAAGATTTGAAAAGAAATTCTATGATACCTTTAACTGTAATTTGCGATAGTTGTGGTAAAGAATTCACATCCACAAAATATCAATTAGAGAGAAATGGTCATCAGAAATGTCAAGCTTGTGCTCTATTAGAAAAGCAAAGAAAATATCTTACTATAGGAGATAAGTATGGAAGACTTACTGTTATTGGCCACAGTGAAAGACCAGGATACTCTATTTGTGAATGTGAATGTGGTAATATAAAAGAATACTTTAATTATTATTTAAAATCTGGTGAAACAAAATCCTGTGGTTGTTTATTAAAAGATAAATCACGTAAACATTTTGAAGAATTGTCAAAAATTCAAGTTGGTGAAAACCATCCTAATTGGAAAGGCGGAGTAACAGATCTAAGACATAAATTGGAAGGATCTAAAGAATATAAAACAATAAAAGAATATAACAAAACTTTATTTCGTTGTATTCATTGCGGAACTACTGAAGATATTAAGACTCATCATATTGTATCCTTTTCAGTTGACCCAAGTAAATTTTCTGATCCAAAAAATGCTGTTCCTATTTGTGAAAAATGTCTTAAAGAATATTATAATATATATGGATTTTCTGGTGGAGAAAAAGAGTTTAATGAGTATTTAAATACACCTTTTGATCCTTTAATTTAAATGATAGGGCGGCGCCAAAGAACCAATAGGCCGACCCTGAGGCGTTACCAAAGCCAACAAAGGCGAAACCACAACTAAAGCCATTGCTACATCCACCACCACGAAGAGCATATGTAGTACTCGTAGCTTTATATATGGATATTTTTATACTATAGTTTAAATGATAGGGCGGCGCCAACATGCCAACTGGTATTACCAGAGTAGTAGAGATTAATATAAACAAAACCACAATAGAGTCCATTATAAGAGCTACCACCACGAAAAGCATATGTAGTACTCGTAGCTTTATATATATGGCTATAACTCGTCACATTATAATAATCTCAATATATTAATGGAGGTATTATAATTTGAATATTTTAAATTATATAATTCCTGTTGAGCTTATTATATTTGGGTTTGATGGGGTTATGGTTGATACGACCAAGTTATTTAAGAATTTTCTATTAAATATATTCCAATCAAATAGCAAAGCAAAAATACCTGCTAACTGTTTTTCTGATTGTAATAGACAGCAGTTATGCTATGTATTGAGAAATAAATATAAGCTACCATATACAGAAGAAGAGTTTCAAGAGATTCTAAATAAGTATTATAATGATGCTTATAATAATTCTACTACAATAGATTCTTGCTTTATGCAATACAGTCAGTATCTTAGAGACATCTTTATTAAACAAGCTATTTGTACTACTAATAGCTTTAGTAATCTTAAGAAAGTATTTGATAATGAAGAGAATAATAAATATCTTGGATGGTATAATGATTATTATGAGATCATAGCAGATAATGCTACTAAAGATACTTATGGAGATAAGTTAAAATATATAGCTGATAATCTTAATATCCCATATAGTAACTGTATGGTTATAGATGATCATAAAGCTATGCTAACAGCTGCTATTGATCTTAAAATGAGAGCTTGTGCTATAAGATCTTCTACCAGTGATTATACTAAAAATGATATAGAGACTATGGGTATTATGTCTATTAAATCATTTAGTGAATTACTGGTAAAGAATAAATAAATATAATGGAGAGTAGTCATATTATGGACTACTCTCTTATTTAATCATAAAATTGGTTAAATAATATATGATCAACGTATGAATAATAATAATAAATCTATATAGAAAGGATTTCTATTATATGGATATTGTAGATAAAGAAGATATTACTAGAGCTATTAAATCAATAGACTTTAGTACTGATAATATAGATGGTAAAGCTCATTATATGAATAAAGATGGAAAGTATGTTCCCAGGGTTACTGATATTATCAGTTATTGTTCAGATCAGGAAGCTATTATACACTGGGCTAATAGTTTGGGATTTAGAAGACTAAGATATAGAGATGAATTAGATAAAGCTGCAAGTATAGGAACTAATACTCATGAAGCTATAGAGATCTATTTAAAGACAGGTATACAAAGCCCTAATAATATACCTCTCCAAGGATTTATTAATTGGTATAATTATATCAAATCAAAAAATAAAGTAGAAGTATTAAAGATAGAAGAACCTCTTATAGGATCTTCTTTTGGAGGTACTTGTGATCTATTAATCTCTGTTAATGATAGAGTATTTATAGTAGATTATAAAACCAGTAATAAGGTTAGAATCAATCACTTCTTACAACTATCTGCTTATAGAGCTTTAATGTTTGAACTCTTTGGTTTAGTAATAGATGGAGTGTTAGTTCTTCATTTAGATAAGAAAACTCCTGCATATGAAGAATATGTATTAGACTTCACTATAGGAGACCATTATATTTTTATAGAGAATTGCTATAGAACTTTTCTATCTATGGTTTATTGCTATTATAATACTATATATACAGAAGGATGGTTTAATCGTTTATTTGGCTAAAGGGGTGTAATAGATGATGTCTATAGATCTATTCAAAACTATATTAGAGCAAAAAGCTTCTATAATAGCATCTACTCGTAAATCTATTATTAGTCGTAAATCTATTATCAAAACTCTTTATAATTATCATAAGCTTAAGAAGTTTATTGATGATAATATTATAAAGAATCAAGAACCAGTAACTTATCAGTTCTTGTATAACTTTATTAATTTTATTTTGATTGTTCCCAATGGAATTGATATAGAGCATAAAATGGGTAAAGATCATATACTATTTTATGATCAATATGAAAAAAGAAAACTCGATTTCTTTAAGATATCTTATTTAATTAAATCAAATAATGAAGAACCAGATATCTTATATGAATATTCTATATATCCAAATACATCTCCTGGAGAGATTAGATTTGAATATACAAAGATATATCCTAATAAAGAAATTCATGAGAGTAAAACTTTTATTAACTCTCTTAAGCTAGATCCTTATAAGGATAATCTATATACTAAATCAGCTAAACACTTCTCTGCAGCAAATGATAAAATGAATGAAGTAATAAAAATCTTCTTTAAATATTATATAGATGAGACTAAGAAAATCATTATGGAAAATAATAAACTATTACGATTTATATGGAGAGGGACGAATGAATAGATTCATTAAATGGATTTGGGACGCTAGAAATATTGATGAAAAGAACAGAAAACAAGCAAAGAAGCATTACTATAGCTTCTCTGATACTATGGATCAATTAAAACACAGTTCTCCTGGGTTTCAAGATCTATGGGATATCTCTGACTTTCTTAATATTATAGAATACACTTACTTCTATAATAATACCAGAGAATCTGGATTTTGGTCTGATGGAGAGTTTGGTGTTGGTAAGACTAGATTTAATATCATAGATAAAGATCATAATATGGAGATCAATTGTACTCTTAATGAGAAAGATCAGCATATTACTATCTCTATGAAGAAAGTAGAATCTAATTCTAAAGTTGCAGAACTAGAGTTTAAGCTTGGTCAATGGGCATCATTTAAAACAGAGTATGATGATATTCTTCTCGATAATATTATATCTATTATATGGGATAAGTTTATTCCTCTGGTTACTTCTTATTATAAAAAGAATAATACTTATTGTATAGAGCAAGAAGAAGAATATAGAATGCATATGTTGGGTGTATGCTGATGGATAGAGAAGAACTAATAGATCCACTAAAGCCTATAGGAGATACTTCTCCATTCATATATACAAGAGGTATATTAACCTCTGTTCATATAGCCGATATTCATTTCGGTTTACCTGCTTGTACAGCATTGGAAGAATATAATATTCTCATCAATCAATTTATAAATAGAATAGTAAACATAAACTTTGATATATTATCTATAGATGGAGATTTCTTTCATAAGAAATTCCCATCTTCTTCTGATACTATTCAGTATGGATTGATGTTCTTAGAACAATGTGTCAATCTATGCAGAATTAAGAATGCTACTCTTATTATTATAGCAGGAACTCCAAGTCATGATGCTGATCAGCTATCTCTATTTTATCATTATCAATTAGATCCATCCGTTGATATTCGTATAATAGAATTTGCTCAGTTTATTCATGTTAAGGGAGCTAAGATACTATGTATTCCTGAAGAACATGGTAGACCTTCTAGCTACTATACTCATCTATTGTATCATAATGGTGAATATGATGAAGCTTATATACATGGAACCATTAAAGGATCTATCTATGGAGCAGATATTCCTACTTTGGATAGTCCTAAAACACCTGTATTTTGTCTTGATCATTTTACTAACTGTAATGGACCTATTATAGCTGGACATGTGCATAAAGCTATGTGTCTAGAGAAGTATATGTACTATACTTCTAATCCAATAAGATTCCAACATGGTGAAGAAGAAGAGAAAGGATTTATGATACTATTTCATAATCTTGATAATCATTCTCACTATGTACACTTTGAACCTATAAAGTCTTTTCTCTATTCTACAATAGAGATTAGCTATCTTAAGCATAGAGATCCTAATGAGATTATTAATTATCTAAATAATCTAAAAACAAATGGAATAGATTATATAAGAATAGTATTTACAGGTATACCTACAGAAACAGAACTTGTAGTGAGAGATTACTATAAGAATAACAAGTATTTCTCATTTAAAGAAAATTCTTATGATAAAAGAAATAGAGAAGTAATTAATATGACTGAAGACATTAATGATAAATACTCTAATATGGGATTTCTTTTAGATCCATCCATAGATGAGTATACAAAATTTGTTATGTTTGTAAATTATAATAAAGGAGAAGACTTTATTACAATTGACAAGCTAAAGAAAGTGTTAGCTGGTAAAATTTAATATAAAGGGGATAAGAATATCAATGGCAGAGTATATTGAGATAGATCATGAACCAAAATACCCAAGTAGCATGTATTATACTCTTCTATTTAAAAAGAATGGTAATTTAGTAGCTGTTGGAATGATTAATAAGACTATTAATTATATTCCAATTAAGTTATATGAATCAAAATATAAAAGACTATTCTCTGAACTAATGCAGAAGTATTTGGATCACTGTATAGAGAATGGAAAAACTTCTATAGAATATGATACTATAGAAGAAGCATATACTGAGATTAAAGAATTTAGAAAGAATCCATATATTGTTGATGTATATTTTGTAGATATAGATGCTATGGATGATAATAATGAAGATAAGTATGAAGAAATGATACGTAGTATTATCCATAAATACGTAACTGATAGTTATTACTATTCAACAGATGGAGAAGTGAAAGATTTAAGAGCACGTAAACCTTATGGATCTTCTTTGTCTAATGGTCATGGGAATTATGCTATTAAGAGAAAAGATGAACAAGAATGGATAGACTCCTTGTTCAAGAAGTAATAACTAAATATCCACCATCGAACATTTAAATACAGAGTGATAGTGCGGCTTAGGTGGTGATTTTAATCAATGGATTATGAGAGACAGAGTAAGTACTCACAACCTATAATAAATAATAAACAAGATAAACTAGAAGAGATATCTCTTGATATTCAATTATTGAATATGATGTGTAGATATATAACCTCTAAGAACCTGACAGTCAGAAGAGGTCAATTGATTAATATGAGAAATTTTATATACGGAATAGATCCTTCTGTATATAATAATGATATGGATAAACAATCTAGAGTAGACTTTATTAAGAAAGGTCTAGAAGCTAGATTAGATTATAATCTAACAGATCCATATACTATTATTAAGCATATTAATGGTGGTATATTTGATACCAGTGTAATAGATTTAAATAATTATCAAGAACTACCAGATTCAGAAATCATGTGGTTAAATAATATGATATCTGAGGCTCTTAAGTTTAAGACAATGACAAAATTAGCTAAAGCTATGTATAATACTTGTGGTAGATTCTTAAGTTCTGATTATGGGTCTAAGTCTAAGATCCTGGGAGAATTTGAGAATATAAATAAAAGAGTACAAAATGAATTTAGAAAATCCAGAACAGAAGATTTAGAAGAATCTGAATTCTCTTTGAGAGCTGGAGCTTTCGAGAATTCTATATATGATATTCATAGAGCTCTAACAAGTCCAAGAAACTTAGTAATGACAGGTATGCAAGGACTTAATGAATTATTAGGTGGAGGACTTGAGGCTGGTAGAGTATATGTATTCTTTGGTTTACCAGGTGAGGGTAAGTCTACTATACTTCTTAATCTAGCATATCAGATTAAGAAGTATAATAAGAGATATAGAACAAAAGATCCTACTAAGAGACCATGTATAGTTCTATTGACTATGGAAAATAAGATTAAAGAGACTGTTAATAGACTCTTTAATATTATAGCAGCTGGAGATAGTTTTAAGAGACATTCACCAGATGAAATTATAAACATGTTTAGAAATCAGGGAGAATTGTATATAGCGGATGATTCTCCTATAGATATTTATATTAAGTATCAACCTTCTTTCTCTGTAGATACTAGTTATCTATATACTCTAACTGAAGATCTTGAAGATCAAGGATATGAAGTAATTTGTATGATACAGGATTATATAGGTAGAATTAGATCCATCGAACATTCTCAAGATACTCGTATAGAGTATGGTAATGTAACTGATGAATTTAAAGTATTTGCCAGTGTAAAAGATATTCCTGTAGTATCTGCTTCTCAGTTAAATAGAGATGCAAGTAAGCATATAGATGAAGGAAGATCTAAGAATAAAGTAGATCTAGTAAGAACTATTGGTAGAAGTAATATATCTGAGTCTATGCTCATTTTGAATAATATAGATGCAGGTTATATTATAGCTCCAGAGTTTACAAAAGAAAATAAAAAATTCTTAGGTGTTCAAAAAATAAAGACTAGATTTGAAACCAGTAAATTAGATTACATATATTTACCATTTAAAGATAATAACGAAATAGCTCTAGAAGAAGATTATGGATTAGCTGTACCAACTTTTAAGAAGACTCTTATGGAAGGTCTTACATTCCAAACAGCTTCTACTGCTACTCAATCTATATATCATGGTAATAAAATAAATGAGATTGGTAGTGGGATGAAACAAGATAGTGAAGAAAATATTTTCATGAAGTCACAGTTTTCTGGAAGTAGCGGTACAGTAGATCTTGGGGTTATGCTGGAAGATAGTATAGCTCATAGTGCTCCTTGGAGTAATAATATAGATCTAATTGATCCATTAATAGAAATAGAATATTATGATTTAATTGATCCATTAGAATAATAATAAAAGGTAAGCTGTAATAAGCTTACCTTTTATTTTTTTTAAAGCAAATTTTTATAAAGCTACGAGTAATACATATGTATATCGTGGTGGTGCTTCTTGGTCTGGTGTCTCTTGTGGTGTGTTTTTTGTTAATGGTGGTTCTAGTACTAGTGCAGCAAACTGGTACTATGGCGCCTCCCTATCATTTAAATCTATGGTATTATTTTTATCAAAGTAATAATACAAATTATACTTTTCGTGGTGGGCACTCTGGTTATGGCTTCTATTGTGGGGTTTTCTGTGTTTACCTCAACGGCGTCTCTGGTATTGCCCGCTGGACTCTTGGCGCCGCCCTATCATTTAAACTTAGTATATATAAAAGCTACGAGTACTACATATGCTATTCGTGGTGGTTCATCGTACTATGGTCTCCTTTTTGGCGCTTTCTTTGTTGGCCTGGACAATTCGTTTTCTAGGGCCTGGTGGTACTTTGGCGCCGCCCTATCATTTAAAACTCTTCTTTTCTTTTTATTGTGATTATTTTTATCAAAGCAGTGGTACAAATTATTCTCTTCGTGGTGGTGCCTCGTCCCTTGGTCTTAATTGTGGTTTTGCTTGTATTCGTCTCAGCAGCGGCTCTAATAGTACCAACTGGAGCTTTGGTGCTGCCATATCATTTAAACCAATAAGTGATTATATATTATAATAATAGATAAATTACATTCAAATATAATTTATAATTGGAGGAAGTATTGTGAATGATGAAGTGATTAGCTATAGACTATACCTAATCCAAAGGGGAACATTTTTAAATCCTTCTGAAAGAGAATCTGAAAGACCTTTTAGAGGTGTTATTAATTTTGATTATATGGGCTCTGCTGAATTTGAATTTGGAGCTGTTAATAGATCTTTTGGACGTATTGTAAGAGCTTATAGAGAAGATAGACTGAAACATATTGAATCTAATATTAAGAATCTCAATGGTGTTCCTCTTCATTTTATCTATATTGATCATTATAGTCCTGAAGATGCAGCTAATGTAAAAGGATTTGATTATGTGAATAAACTTATTCGTAGACCTGAACGTCAGTTTAATATTGATGCTTATATTAAAGAAGTACGTAAATATATTGATGATAGAAATCCTAAAACTATCTCTAAATATATTCTTAAAGAACATATCTCTCTTCATGAAAGATGTTATAAGTTCTATGCTGAAAGAAATAGAGAAGATTACAAGAGAGCTGTTAATTATGCTCGTAGTCTTGGAGATAATAAGCCTTATCTTGGTCAGAGAGATGACTTTTGGCTGGATATCTCCAATGATGTTATGATGTTCTTCTCTGTTCAGGACAGAGTTGATATTATTTTCAATGAACTCAAAAAGTATAAGAAAGAGGAAGAGTAATAAATAAGAGGTAGCCTGTTATAGACTACCTCTTATTTTTTATTTGATAAATCCATGTTTAGTTAGATTCATATACTCACTATTATAAATAGAAGTAAGATATTTTTGCATATCACTTCTGGATAATAGTTTAATAATCTTACTATCAAACTCTCCTTCTTCCATCATATCATTTAGAATAAGAATAATATAATAGACTTCTGGATTACCATATAGATCAGCTGCCAGTAGTTTAGGTTTATATTTATATCTCTGGAACTCATTATCTGTTAATCTTGTTGTATAGGCATCTCTAATCATATCTTCCTGATAATCCCAAATTACATTATATAATGGAAAGACGGAAGTACTACCATCTTCTAGCTTTATATTGGTTTTATATGAGAATTTATTATAATTAGGATCATTTCCTACTTTACCAACTGATATGAGTAGTTCTACAGTGGTTGTGTCTTTAACTTTCACCTCTATATCAACTCCTATAATTGTTTTAATATATTAATAAAAAGTTAGATGATATATTATAGATATAGAAGTGTATATCTATTTAGGAGGTTTTTATATTGGCTACTAAGAAAAAACCTGATACTAAAAATGAAGATATTAACAAACTCTTTTTACAAGAAGTTGGTCTTGATGTTACAGATGATGGTCATATTGTAGATCAAGATACTTTTAATACTATACAAATCAAGAAGACAGATACTGTCTTTAAAGGATATGGAGAACAACATAAAGGATCTATAGAACTAAATCCTGCTAAAAATAGTAAACATGCAAAGATTCTATTTGATTACTATGTAAATAAACTAGCTGATAATGATGAGATTGAAGCATTCTCATCATATAATTCTTATATCACAGATGAAGAGAAAGCAAAAGGAGTTATTGAATGTAAGTCTCCTGATAATGAGATTATGAAAAGCGGAGAGTATGTAAATGAATCTCTTCGCTATCTTGATACTATTATGCAACTCAATGGAGATCCATCACCTGATATCTCTAAATATGATAGAACAAAAGAAGAATTTGATAAAATAAGAAAATCAGAGGAGAGAGCTAGAAGAGCTGAAGCGAAGAAAAGAGCAGAAGCTAGAAGACCTAAATATGAACCTGGTAGTGAAGAGCAAAGACAAGCTCAATTAAGAGCTATTCGTAGAAATATTGCTAAATCTCATAATAAATAAAGGAGGAGAATAATATGGATAAAGAAAATAAGATAGAGTATAATAGACTTCTACAAATTGCTCATAAGATGCATTTGTGGATCTTTCTAAATAGTATTGATGAACAAGAGGTTTATGATGAATTAGGACTTACAGAGGAGGAGAATTATATTCTTGGAAGCCTTGGAAGTTTTACAGCAAAAATCAATAACGATCAGAATACCTGATTGGTTTAAATTACATAGACCATATGATCTAACTCTCTATCCAGGTATTACTATTCTGGTTGGAAGAAATGGTTCTGGTAAAACTACTCTTCTAAAACAAATAGGAGAGTACTGTGATACTAATAAATATAAATACTTTGAATACAGTGATATGAGAAATGGTAGAAGTAATGGAATGGAGTTAGCTCTATTACATGAGGACTTCAATATGGTAAGTACATTATTTGACTCTTCTGAAGGACAAAATGTATACAATAATTTTGCATATAGTCTCAGTAAGATGGGAAAGTTTGTTAGAGAAGCTTCTGAAGATAAACCATCTTTTATTCTATTGGATTCAATAGATTCTGGATTGTCTATTGATCTTATAAGGGAGATCAAAGACTTCTTTAATGAAGTTCTTTTGAAAGATATAAATAATAAACCAATTTATATATTGGTAACAACTAATCAATATGAATTCACTATAGGATACAGATGTATTAATGTAAAGAATGGTAAAGATATTACCTTTAAGAGTTATAAAAGTTATGCTAGCTTTATTTGTAGAAAGAGGAGGAGTAAACAGAATGGATAAGTATATTGATGTAATACAGGAAACTCTCATTACTCCTATGGAGAATCTTCTTAATACTGATAAAGAAACTTGGGGTTCTTTTGGAAAAAGAATCTCTACTATAACTGATCAGATTCAAGCTTTCAGTAAATCTTCTAAAACTACTCATTTCATTGGCTCTCAAAATCCTGAAGCCAAAGAAATGACGCATAGATTCATTACTATGGTTAAAGAATATCTTGATCCTGATAGTTTGGAGAAAGGTGACTTTAACCTATATAATACAGATGGTCTTGAGACTATTTTTGATATCATAAGTCTCAAGAATATGTATGAAAAAGCAAAAATGCGTACAGGTGATTACTTTGGAGGAACATACTATGATTATCAGTATACTAAAGTCTGTAACTGTAGAGACTGTGGTTCTCCTATTATTCTTAATTATGGACAATCAGAAAGATATAAACGTCTGATAGAACGTAAAGCCAGTATGGGTAAGCAGTTCCATTGGCCTACTCGTTGTCTTAAATGTAAGCAAATTAAAGATGCTAAGAAAGAAATGAGAAATCCTAAACATAATAAAGATTATAGAAATATTATTAAAGCTAATGTAAAACATCTCGAACAAAAGAGAGAAGTATATAAGAAGCTTTTTGGTCTATAATAAAAAATTATAATTATATAACATATATTTGAAGCTGATCATGTACACTTTCTAACTTTATAAGTTAAACAATCTTAATTCTCCTCTTCTTGTAGAGCAGGGATTTGTATACAGCTTTTCCCTTGGTCACCTACGGGGCTGCCATCTGGAGATTTGGTGTTGGTATGCGATACCGATGACCACTCCAGCACGTAGGCAGCCAGTGCCCATAGGGAGTATTTATATGCGTCTGTAATTGAGGAGAATAAGCATGTGGCCCGCTGGGATTCTAGTTGTGGTTTCGCCTTAAACCCTCCAGTCAATTCCGGCGGGAGCATGTTCACCATACCAATAGAATAGATAAGACTGGGAAAAGGTTCTATTGTGTATACAGTCGAAAACTTACCCTTACCCGGATGAGAATACTTGCCCGGACCTGGTGAGCCATTGTAGACTGTAGATGCAATCGAGGGGAGCTGGGTCCCGTAAACCAGCAAAGAAAGAAAAATAAGGGTAGGGGTTCGCTCCTACTCTTATTTTTTATTCTATATGAAACTAAATATTAAAAAGAATACATGGAGTGTAATTGATCATGATTGAATTGACTCAAGATCAAGTTTATATATTAAATGAAGCTGTTAAATGGTATAAGAGTGATAGCTCAGAACAAGTCTTTCAAATTTCTGGTCCTCCAGGAAGTGGTAAGACTATTCTTATAAAAGCTATTATGGATGCTTTACATATAAATCCTTCTAGAGTTATGCCTATGGCTTATACAGGATGTGCTAGTTTAGTATTAAGAACTAGAGGATTCTATAATGCTAAAACTATACATTCTAGTTTATATGATATTATAGATGTCCCTTTGTTGGATTATAATGGTAATCCTAGAATGGACTCATACTTTAATATTCCTATCATGAGAAAAGCTTTTGTTCCTAAGAAAGAATTGGATACTGATCTTATTATCATAGATGAGGGATCATTTGTTCCTATGTCTATGAAAAATGATATAGAAAGATTTGGTAAAAAGATCATAGTAGCAGGTGATCTGGATCAGTTACCTCCTGTAAATGATAATCCTGCTTATTTGTACAATGGTAAAGTATATAGACTTAGACAGATAATGAGACAAGCTCAAAACTCTGCTATAGTATATTTATCTCAATTAGCTATTAATGAACAACCTATACATGTTGGTATGTATGGTAAAGATGTAATGGTTATTAGAGATACAGATTTAACAGATGAGATGTTAAGATATGCTTGTGTAACTCTATGTGGTAAGAATACTACAAGAGATTACTATAATACTAGAATTAGAAAAATAAGGAATCACTATTCTGCAACTCCAGAGTATATGGAGAGAGTTATCTTTAGAAGAAACGATTGGGTTAATTCTATAGATAATATAAATATTACTAATGGATTGATGGGTACAGTATTTAATGACCCTGGCCCTATAGATGATAGAAAAGGTGTATTTAGAATAGATTTCTTACCTGATCTATCTAATGTAGTATTTCCTAAGATAGAGATAAACTATCAATACTTCTGTGCAGATTATAAGACCAGACAAAAGATTAAGGAAGTTCCTACTTATAAAGCAGAAGCTGGTACTTTTTTGGAGTTTGGTTATAGTATTACTACTCACTTATCTCAAGGATCGGAATATCCTAATGGTATTTATATAGAGGAATATCTCAATAATAATATAAATAAGAATTTACACTACACTGCTATTACTAGATTTAGAAATCATTTGATCTATGTAAAGCGTACAAAGAATTAATAGTAAGTAATTAAGAGGTGTTTATATATGAGCAAGAGTAGTGATAAGATAAATAAACCATTAATAGATCCACTGCTTCCTATGGAAGAGGGATTTGTTGATCCTCTTTTACCACCTGATGAACCTGATAAAGGGTTTGAAGAAAAGAAATACCTGGTTCTATGGGTTATGAATGATGACTCATCAGAATATGGTAACCACTTCTTTATTGGAACTGGGAGAACTGAGACTTATTATTTCTTAAGAGATAATGTATCTGATATTGATATACATAACTCTTATGTTCTGGTTGAGACTAAACAAACCGAGACTAAGAGTAAAGTAAGAAGATGGTATATGACTAGTATAGATAAGGCAATTACTGTCTATCAATTCTTAAAGAAAGTTCAAGATAATTATAATGACAAATTTGATATAGAAGATTATAATTATGCTTATGAAGATGATGAAACTAATAAAGACTATATTAGCAATAATATGGACTTTAATATGTGGAATCAGTCATCTAAACTAGATATCAATACATCTTCTTACCAGAAACCAACCTCCAGTTCTGATGATGAAGATATGGATGAAAATGATATTTGATTGGATATTATATAAGTAATAAAAGAGTAAATTTATTGGAGGTATTATTATAATGGGGAAAAATAATAATCGTAATAGAGTAAATCCTCAGAATATAGATCCATTAAGTAATCCTAAAACTATGGAGAGAGAAGCTCTCAATATATTTATCAGTATGTCTAAAGCTAATTATGATATCGGATATGTATATAGAATGTTCTCTTATCCACAATTTCTACAAGCTGCTATTAGAGTAGCTTCAGAAAGATATATTAAAGCAGAAATTCATAGACAAGCTGTAGAATATGCTTACCCTAATTCTACAGATAGAAATGTTATTGAAGTTCATAATGCAGATTTTAAATGCGCTATGGCTTGGAAAATTATATTAGATGTTTTGACACAAATTCAGATGAGTGGAGATCCAACTATTATATATAATCTTCATTCAGCATTAGGAGTTTATAAAGGATATCTATAAGCAGAACATATAAATAAGTTCTGCATAATCTAATAGAAATATGGCAGAATAGATCACCTCTATTCTGCCTTTCTTTTTTATCTATTTATATAATAGAGGAGATGATAATAATCTATGGCTGATGAATCTACTATCAATCAAGAATTAGGATTATCTAAAGAAGAACAAAATGAAGATACTCTTTTATTTCATACAGTCGATCCTTCACTTGTAAATCCACCTGATACAGAGACATCTGATATTGGATTGAAAGGTGTAGCTGGGATTGTAAATTTATCTTACGATGAAGATTCTGCAGGAGGAAATGCTGATGATCCTGATATAGATATATCATTGATTAATGGTATTCTATATTTAAATTTTATAGAACCAGATCCACCATTCCCTCCATCAGAGCATGGTAAGTGGGTAAAAGAAACTCTTAGTAAAATGCAAACTTCTGAATATAGAATTTGGTATCTCAAATCTCATGAGAAGAATTCTCACCCATTTGACACTGCTAGAGGTATTATGTATTGGGATTATGCAAGAGAGTTGCTCTTCTTCTTTGAACCAACCAAAGATAATGTACTATTCCAAACTAAATATCCACTAACCGTTAATGTTATCGGATTTGATGATATACTTCATATTGAAGGATATCATAATATGAGAAATCAAGTAAAGAAATAGGAGGTTTCTTAAAGAAAATGACTATAGAACAAGTTACAGCTATTGAACGTGTATATAGAACAGAAGTAGATGGTAAAATGCTAGTACCAGCATTTAACCTTCTTCTAGATGAGCTTTTGGCTTTTGACTCTCAGAGATCTTTTGTATATTTCGATGAAAGTTCTAATACAATAACATGTATTAGAAGTAATAATGATACTTACACCCAGGTTAAAAATCCTCTTTCTATCGCCGCTACAGGCTTTGAAGATGTTGTTTGTATGGAGGCATTTTGTAATATGCTAAATTTTGAATCTGCTCTAAATGCTCTTTGCCCAAATATGGATGCTGATGTAAAAGAGAAGATCCTGAAGTGGGGTATTAAAGTTTGTGGTAATGTACGTAATCTTGAACCTATGGAGAAGCGTCCATACTACAAGAAAGAGCCAATTCCTGGTGGTGTATACTTTGGTGTTGCAGCACGTGATGATCTTGCTGCTGGAGATACTGTATACGATCAGGGATATATTGATGATTAAATAATATATACAGAGATAGGATTAAAACTCCTATCTCTGTAATTTTAAATATTTTTAATTATATATTATAATAATAGATAGGGATGTCGCCAAGCGGTAAGGCATGTGCCTTTGACGCACACACTCGTAGGTTCGAATCCTACCATCCCTGCCACATTATTTTGAAGGGGGATAAAAACAAATGTACGAAAATCCGTTTACCAACAACCACAATGTTCTGGTGAAAGATCATGAAGCTGTCTGCTTCTATGATAACGCCAAAGAAACAGAGGATTACCTGAAGGAGATCAAGGCTGAGCATCCTGAGGCCAGGATCTACGGCAGCGTGAAGTTCGGCGACTTCAGGTATCGTGTGGAATACTGAAGTCGACCAGTTGGGGGTGTAGACAACTACACCCCCTGTTCTTTTTTAACTAAATATTAATATTATAATAAGATGGAGGTGTATTTTGTATGAGGTTACTTCCTGTTGACAGAGATGGTATTAGAGCTGTCTGTAATCTTAATGATGCTTCAGTTATATTCAAAGAAGTTTCTATAGGATCTACTAAACGATATTATTGTACAATAAAAACAAAATACACTGAAAGATCAGGTATACAAATCTTCTATAGAGAGTCTAAGATAACTCCTAAAAAAGAGAATTATTATATTATGATCTGTGATAAAGGGCAATACTTATTTATTTCTGGTGTTGATCTTTGTAATAAAGGAATAAATTACTACAGAAACCTAACTCCAGGTTCTGAAGAATTTAAGAGTAAAGAATTAATACAATGGTTAAGAGGATAACAAATATATGGCAGATGAATTGATTAACCCATTACTGCATTATAGATATGATTATTGTCTTAAATGTAATAGTCAAGCTATAGAGTGTTATGATTACTTTAATAATCCTTTGGGATATAGTAGACTAGTAAGTGCTAAACTAGCAGGTAAAGATTGGTCATCTCAGATTCCTAAAGGTAGAACAATATTTAATATGGAATGTAAATCATGTGGTCAGAAGTATGATATTATGTTTACTGAAGATCATTTTCCTAAACCTATTAATAAAGATTTCTTTCTAACCAAAATATTCTACTCTGGATATAAAGATGATGGAAGAGAGTTCTTTAGAGAAAAACAGATAAATTTGTCAAAGTTATAAATTTCAATTATATATAATAATAATGATTACAATACAATGAACTTGTATTTTTGGGTTTAACATATCCTGATCAAGTGCACTGACCAGGATAATAAAACCCCGCATGTTGCGTAATATAAGCATTAGTTTGTAATCTGGAGGTAAACGACGATGATCCGCCCACGAAATGGGTTCGGCTATTCAACCCGCCCCGAAAAGTAGCCCAGGTGAGTACGTATACTACGATGTGTCTGCAGCACACGTAGGTTGAGCGTACTCACCTGTTGTAGTTTTATTTTTTACAATAATTGTATATTATAGATATAATAAAACTTATATATCTATAAGAGGTGATATATCATGGTTGATACCAAAACTGCTTATGAAAGATCAGTGGTAGATTCTAGTACATATAGATTCTTAAAAGAGAAATATCTCCCTCAAATAGATCTTAAAGTATTTGAAGCTATGGATAAGGGAAGAATAGAATGCACTATTAATCTATTTTCTATATTAGGATTAAAACTCTTTAAATATAAAGAGAGTCTATTAACAATTATCTTTTTGGAATATAAGAAACTAGGATATAATGTGTGTGTAAAGAAATATAGCGTATGTATAGATTGGATTTCAGAATCTCTTAATCAAATGACTAACAAAGAAAAAGAAACAAAAGAAGAGAGTAATGATGATTCTAGTACAGGAGCTCCTAGAGAAATAGAAGCTGATTCAGAAGATGATGATGAAGCTATATTTGATCCAAAACCTCTTAAAATGCATATTGGTTTCAGACTATGAAACATAAAATACCCTCTAGTGATTAATTTCACTAGAGGGATTATTTTTTTTAAAGTCAAACCTGTGTTTATTTTTTATGATTGTATACTATTATTTTAGGTAATGATTAACCTCAGAACTTTAAATTAAATAAAGTTGAAAGGATTAAATATAAATGAAATATTTATCTCTTCAATTGAAAGGATATATAAGACTAGTTAATGGTATCGGGACTCCTGATATCTTTATAGATTTTAGAAAGCAAAGATTCAAGACTTGTATTATAAGAGGTGAGAATGGATCTGGTAAGTCTACTATATTTAATGCTTTGTCAGTAATACCAGATTCTAATGATAGTTTTATTCCTGGTAAACCAGCTATGAAAGAGATCTATCTACAAGATGGAAATACAATATATATCATCACCTGTGTTCATAATGTAAAGAATAATGGTGATAGAGATACTACCAAGGTTTATTTCAAGAAACAATTTCCAGATGGAAGAATAGTAGAACTAAATGAGAATGGTAATGTAAATTCATATAAAGATATTCTATTTGAAGAGTTGAAACTAGATGCTAACTTTATAGCATTATCACAACTCTCTATGGATGATAAAGGACTTGCAATGAAAAGACCTGCAGAGAGAAAGAGATTTGTAAACTCTATTATCTCAAGTCTTGAAGTATATAACAATATGTACAAGACTCTTAATAAGCACTCTTCTGTTTATAAGTCAATGGTCAATTCTGTAGCGTCTAAATTAGGTCAACTTGGGGATGAAAATATTCTAAAATCGAACTTTTCAGCCCTAAGCAGTAGAAGTACACAGCTAAGTGCCCAAAAAGACCAATATATGCAAAAAATGGGAGAATTTAAATTTCAGGTAGATTCTGTAGATAAAGATGGTACTCTACAGAATACTCTTTCTGAAAAGACTCAAGAATATAATGAGTTATATGAAAAGAGTAAGACTCTATATAAATCTATAGATTATCTATTTAGTAAGGGAAATATAGATAGAGACAATACAGATGTACAAGAAGCTCTAGAAGCTGCTAAGACTTCTTTAAATAAAGTAAAAGTAGAGAATGAATTATATAATGGAGAAATAACTTCTCTAAGAACTAAGAGAGAAGAAATATCTAAGAAGATAGTTGAGAAGAAACTATTCTTACAACAGACAGCTGCTGAAGCAGAAGATCTTAAATCTCTAGAGGAAAGAATCAATGATTATAAGCAAAAGATGCAAGATATCATTGATGCTTTCCATTCTATAGGAATAGATGATATATCCAATATTTCCAGGGATGAGTATGTACTAGCTCTGAATACAATAAAGAATATACAAGATAGTATTGAAGTAGTAAAATCTACAACTACTATAGATATATTTACTGAAGCTATAGCAATCTCTACAGGTGATAGGGATTATTCTATAGATATTAATACTATAAAGAATCAAAAAGAATCTGTAGATTCTCAAATAAGAAGTATAGAGAGATCTATTATAGAATTAAATGAAAAAGTAAAGATTCTTAATGTTCTTAATATGAGACCTAAGGGATGTAAAGTTGATGATTGTCCATTTATATCAGAAGCTCTATCATATAAGAATAATAAAGTATCTGATCAGCTCACTGATATGAATTTAGAGTATGAAGCTCTACAGAAAGAACAGAAAGAAATAGAAAGAGTTTATCAATATCAACTAGATCTTAGATCTGTTGTTAATGCTATCTCTAATATTATAAGAGATATTAAGATACATCAAGCTGTACTATTAAAGCTTCCTAACGGTATTATATGCAGTAATCCTAAAGAACTATTTTTAAGATATCTAAATAACAATGAAGTTTATATGGATATTATGTCTATATATAAATATATAGATTATGCCAATAATATAGACATATATAAACAATATCAGATACTAGTAATGGATTTAACCAATAAGCTAAATATAGCATTGACTAGATCTACTATAGTAGATGCTATTAATAAAGAAATAGAAGAATATACAAATTCTATAGCTTCTATAGATGAGAATATTAAAGAGAAGAATATGAAAATATCTTCTAATAATCTTATCATTATGGATCTTAATGATAAGATTGATGTTTTGAGTAGACTATCTACTCTTATAGCAGATAGAGAAACTATTAAATTACAAATGGCTGCATCTAAAACTATTATAGATGAAATTAGTTCTAAATTAAAATCTGTAGAATCAAGCATGATAGGAATTGCTAATCTAAGAGATATGATTGCATCATGTGAGACTGAGATGAATAATATCAATAGAGAATTAGATCAGATATCTTATTCTCTTAAGCTATATAAAGAATATCAAGATGAGTACAATCAACTCTCTGAGAATTATAATTACATTGAGACTATTAAATACTATGCATCTCCTACTACTGGTATTCAATTAGTATTTATGGAGATGTATATGAGTAAGATTATTAGTCTAGCCAATGAGTTGTTATCATTACTCTTCAATGGCAGATTCATGATACAACAATTTATCATTAACGAATCAGAGTTCAGGATTCCTTGTCTTACAGACAATTATACCATAGATGACATTTCATCTATGAGTAGTGCACAGGTATCTATGATATCTATGATATTGAGTTTCTCATTACTCTATCATAGTAGTACTAAGTATAATATTATTAAGCTAGATGAGATAGATGCTCCTCTAGATGAAAATAATAGACTTATGTTTATAGATGTACTAAATGAGATTATGAATATAATGCATACAGAGCAGTGTATTATGATCTCTCATAATAGTGAGTTACAATTAGATACATCTGATGTTATAGTGCTTAAGAGCACTAATCTAAGTTCAGATTATACTAAGGGAAATATTATATGGAATTACAATAATCAATAAGAAGGGGGAAGTGTATAAATGAAAAAAGAAAGTGTAATTGATGGATATAATCTTCTATGCAGAATTGAAAAATTGGAGAATTTTATTCAGACTTTAGAAAAAGCTTCATCAGCATCTATCTGTATTGGAACTACTCTATCTTCATCTGCTTATTCTTCATATAATGGGACTAGAGAAGAGTGGAAATATCCTATTGATGAAAATGATATTAATGAGATTATAGTTATATTAAATAAAAAACTAGAAGCTCTTAATAGAGAGCTAGCTGCTCTATAAATTAAAAAGAGAGAGGACTATATTGATGAGCGAAATTAAATTGAATGAGAAGCAGCTTAAAGAATCTGCTTTGATTAATAAAATACATACATTACAGAATTTTATTGGTGAGTTTATTGTATGGCAACAGCAATCTAATAGAAATAAAGGTATTAACGAATTTAAACTAAGAATAGATGCTGAAGGCCAAGATTCTGGTTATTGTATATCAACTGCTATAGATCAAAAAACTGTTGATGATATAATGAGAGTTATTATAGATAGAAAAGAAGAACTTCTCAATGAATTAGCATATAGTGTAAATAGGTTATAAATATGACTATAGAAAGAGCAATTGAAATATCTAATATAATCAGTGATATTAATGAAATAAATACTACCATTGAAAGAATTGAAAAAGATAGTAGAGGAATAATGATAGGCACTACTGAAATCGAATGTCCTAAAGAGAACATTGTATGTCCTTTAAGTCCTAAATTAATTTATGATTACAATAGTTTTATACTTATTAATAGAAAAAGTAATCTTCATGTAACTATTCTTAATGCATTACAGAAAGAGAAGAAAAGACTTGAAGATCAAATAAAGTCAATGAATGATGAAAATGATTATCATGCTGTAGATTTTTCTGGGAATAATATATAAAATAAGAGAGGATGTATCTTAATGACACTAATGGATGCTAAGAATATTGCTGATACTTATGGTAGAATTAAATCTCTAAGAATTTTCTTAGAAAGAGGAAAGACGTATACTCAGTCGTATACATTAACTGAAACTGATAGAGAAGGAATTCTTCCTATCACAATATCAATTACTCATGAGCAAGTAGGAGTACTCCTAAAAGAACTAGAGAAAGAGCTTGAAAGATTAGAGTCAACTCTCAATTATTCTCAAATTGTAATCAGACCTAATGAACTTACAATGGAGAAAGAATAATGGTCAATATAGAAGGGCTACCTAAACCTAGAGTATTAGCTGCTCTTTATAATAAAAGTAGAGCTGTAGGTATAGGACAATATCAATATAACCCACAGCATAATATGACTTATAAAGAAGCAGAAGCTTTGCTAGAGAATAAATCTACTTTTGATCTTTTATATGGAAGAGTTATGTATTTTTCTATGGAACCTGATGCTGTTGAAATTGATAACACTCTATATGATAAGTATCTAAAAGATGATGGTCGTATGGAGAGAGTTATCAATGAAATAAAAAAGTCTAAAGGTATAAAATAAAAATTACATAACACTTTAATAAGAGAAGAAGATTTTCGGCCAATCTTATTCTCTTATCCACACAGTTTTACTTCATTAATTTCATTTCGGCATTCCGTCCCCCTTTCAGAAGAACAAACCTCCAATTAATAGCTGGATACCTAGCAGAGTATCCAGCTATTAATTTTATTTTTAAATACATTAAACATATTTATAATGATGGAGTTTTATAAGTGTATAGTAACCTCTCTATTAAAGAATAAGAATCAGCACTTTTCATACTTTCTTTATAATGAAGACAACAAAAATTTGCACTATGTTGCATCAACTAACAGTTTTCATTTACAATAAGAGAGTTGATAGTGTTAAATTTTCTAACCAGAGAGTTTATAAAGCTTATATTACTCTATTTTTAAGAGATAAGGGGTAGAGGCTAATAAGCTTCTACCCCTATGTTTTAGTTTTAACACGTAATCCACTATAAAATAATAGAATTAGAATGAATGAGGTCTAGAGTATATGGGAGAAAACAAAATTGTAGTATATAGAACTCGTATAGAGATCAATAACTATGATATGAAAGACTCTTATATTATAGAAAAGACTTTCTCTATATGGGACCCTATTAGGCATAAAGCTTTTCCTAAAGCTATGATATATGATGAAGATACTAGAACACTAAAACTTCCAAGAGGTATTGATATACATTGGTTGGAAGATATATTTAAGTGTGATGCAGTATATGATACATCATGTGATCCTTATGAAGAAATAGGACCAACTGATATAAAATATCTTCCAAGAGATACAGCACAACAGACAGCTCTTAGATTTATGCTAGGAGTTGATGAGTATAAATTCACTGAACAGAGAACAATGTTATCTGTAAACCTTCCTACCGGTAAAGGTAAGACTTATTGCTCTATAGCTACAATGGTTGTAATGAATTTAAAGTCTATTATAATCACTAATTCTATAGAGTGGCTTAAACAGTGGAAGAGATTTATATTAGACTATACTGATATACAAGAAGATGAGATAATGTTCATTAGTGGCTCATCTTCAGTTGCTATGAATACCAGACATCCTAATCCTAAACATAAAGTATATCTTGTTACTCATGCTACTCTACAGCAATATGGAGCTAATAATGGATGGGATAAGATTCATGAGTTATTTAGAGCTATCAAAGTAGGATTGAAGTTTTTTGATGAAGCTCATCTTAACTTTGATAATATGTATAGAATAGATTACCATACAAATACATATAAGACATTCTATGTAACTGCTACACCTGGTAGATCAGATAGGATGGAAGATGTCATATATGGTAATTATTTTAGAAATGTACCTGCTATAGATCTTTTTGATGAAGAGAAAGATCCTCATACTGAATATATAGCTATTAAATATAACAGTCATCCTACAGCTATAGAAATAAAAGACTGTAAAAATAAGTTTGGATTTGATAGAAACAAATATGCTGCTTATGTATTAAATAAAACTAATTTCTATAAATTACTATATGTACTCATATGCCAAGCTATGAGAAAGAGAGGTAAACATCTCTTCTATATAGGACTCAATGAATCAATACAGAGAGTAAAAGACTGGATCGAAGCCAATTTCCCCGATTTAATAGGGGATGTAGGAGTCTTTACATCTGTAATAGATAAAGAGAATAAGAATGAGCAGCTTAATAAGAAGATCATTCTAAGTACTACCAAATCAGCTGGAGCTGCTGTAGACATAGAAGATCTTGTAGAGACTGTTAATCTAGCTGAGCCATTTAAATCCAAAATAACTGCTCAGCAGACATTTGGTAGAACTAGAAAGTCTGGTACTGTTTATAAAGATGTAATAGATTATGGTTTCTCTTATTATAGAACTTACTATAATGCAAAGAAACCTATATTTATGAAATATGCAACTAAGTTCTCTGAAGTAAATGTAACAGATTCAGATCTAGATTCTACATTTAGAAGAGAAGTTACACAACAAAATGAATTGATACATCCTCTTGGATATTGTGATCCTAAATATGAATTTCCATTAATATAAAAATAATAGATAGAGGTATTAATTTACCTCTATCTTTTTTTGTAATAATTTATAATTTTAATTATATATTATATTATTGGATAAAAGATATGGGCTTATTAACGTAGCGTAATGAAATGAGACTCATATCCGAGTCTATAATTTTGGTCATCTGGATACCAATAAATCCAGACTCTAAAGAAGGAGGAAACTACAATGGCAAAGAAGACTGAGAAGGAAAAGACTGAGCTCACCAAGGCATACGAGGCCATGGGAGAAGCCATGGAGAACTGGGTGAAGGCCATCGGCGACCGTGTGAAGGCCGAGGTGGAATCCATCATCTACAAGAAGGAAGATGAAAAGCCTGAGGCTCCCAGTGAAACTGACGAAGGTTTCACAGATGAGAGCAAATGGGGCACCTGCACCCCTGCTTTCATCCTTGAAAACGGACTCGCTGAATCTGAGGAGCGGGCTGTGGAGGTCGCCCAGTTCCTGAAGGATCATCCTGAAAAGAAAGATTTCGAATTCCTCAAGGAACTCTTCATCAAGACCCAATTCAAGCTTCCTGCTGATCGGCGGCGGAATTCCTATGATGTGGATTTCTTTCAGATGGCGATCATCATGAAGGACGATCCTATCAAGGTCTCCCAGGAAGAAGCCAAGAAAGCTGAAGAAGCTCCTGAAGTTTCTCAGGAACCTGAGGCTCCTGCCAGCAATGAAGCTCCGGCTTCTCAGGAAGAAGCTCCTGATGTGGCTCATCCGGCTGCCCAGACGATTCCTGTTCAACAGAATCCGTTTGGGTACAATCCAATGGAGCAGTTCCTGCGTGGGATTTCCATGGAATCCCAGCCCATGGCTGATCAGCAGCCGATGGTGTTCACTGCTCCTCCCCAGCCTCAGCAGACTGCCCCTCAGAGGAATATCGTCAACATGAACGGCATTCTGTATGAGGTCGCTCTGAATCAGCAGGGTGCTCCTGTTCTGATTCCCCTTGCCTCTGTGGAGGGGATTCAGCAGGTAAACCCTACTGAAACTCAGCAGGTTCCTCCCCCTCATCCTGCTGGGTTCGTCGTGAAGGAGAGGGAGAAGAAAGAGATCGTTGACACTGGGATGAAGGTCGAAGGTGATCTGCCTGGTGTTGATCCTTCTCTGATCAGAGAAGAGCCTGTGAAGGTCAAGATCACTCCCATGGTGGAAACTGAGGAAACTCCTGCTGAGAATCCTCTTCTTTCTATCGTCAAGGGTGGGCATCCGGAGATCTCTGAGGAAGCGGGGAATACCCTGCTTTGGGACGTGCTGGGCACAATCAAAGACTCCGGTTTCACCTGCGACTTTAGGGAGCTGAGAGACGAAGCTATGGCTCCTGTTGGCATTTATGAGTTCCATCTCTTCAACGGAGATCAGGAACTCACCGATCTCAAATTCATCGTTGACCTTGGAAAAGTCTTCGATAAAAGAGCTAAATTCTCCATTGGAGCATCTGCCGGCCTTGAATATAAAGAATGGTTTGAGCTCCAGAAGAATGTCGGGAAGAATCTCGTCTACACCGACGAGCTCCTGACCAAGTTCTTCAAAAACGGGCGGAAATGGCTCTTCAACCAGAAGGCCATGTACAATCGCCAGTGGAGAGATATCAACAAGAACTTCGTGGATCTCTCCACCATTCCTGAGCAGCCCAACAAGGAGTCCAGGCAGACCCTCAATGGCATCATCAGCGACCTGTACAACTGCAGGGAGCTTCAGGCTGCCATCAGCGATATCATCCCTGATCCTCGGTTCAGGGTGATTGAGTATACCAATGGTGTGCTGATCATGACCAATGATGATGTCAAGGACAACATCCTGGGGAGCTATCGCAAGGATCCCCTGATCGGGATCTGTTATGGTGGTGATGGGAAGAACGTCGCCACCGTCAAGAGTCCTTCTGGTGAGGTGCAGGTAACTGTTCCTCACAATGCCGGTCTCACCAAGTAATTTCCTCAGCAAAAATAGTCCCTCACCATTAATTTGGTGGGGGATTATTTTTTATTAGTTATATAATATAAGATTAATAAGAATAAAAGGAGGGTATATTATTATGCCATCTTCTTTGATAGATCCGTTGGTTTATTCATCTTATGAAAAGATGACTGATGATCTTTATTGGTTATCCAGTAATCTTCTATTAAGATTTAATGTAATATTAGCACACTATGATAAAGAGACAGGTAGAAGAAGCGGTTTTCATAAAGAGTTCAAATATCCTTCAAATAAAACTTCTTATAATTATTTAAAGACTATTAGAAGAAGTTTTGATTATTATCTAAGTCTAGAGACTTATTATAGAAGAAACGGTGAAGATAGAATATTTGTTCCCATTAAAGTGCAAGATATATTATCTATAAGGATTGGATTACAAGCAGTATTTAGTTGGTTTAATGATAAACAATATGAAGGACTATATGCAACTAGAAATGGAAAATTAATTATGACATCTCCAACTCCTAGTTACATTATAAGTCAGTTACCTGGAGGAACTTATATAGAGTTTAAACCTATAATAGTAGAAAGACCTACAGGTGTTGATGATAAAGAGCCAGGTATATTTATGGGTTTTTCTGATAGTTTTGGAATCAGATTAACTCTTAATAGATTTATGGGTTTTAAATATATTATAGATAGCATTAATATGTATGAATCTGCTCAGCTTATGTTAAATTATCTTGGAAGACCTGAACTTGGGTCTTTTCTATATTCTTTCACAACAGAAGATAATGATAGTGATAATGTGTGGGAGAGAACAGATATTAAACAAAACAATAATAATAGAAAAGAGTCTATCAGGAGATTACTACCAAGTAGTAAGACTGCTCAATCTATAGAAAGTTTAGAATAATCATATGGAAAGGATTGAGTTTATCATATGGACCTATCTCAAGGATTTCCATTGTATGAAAATGTATCAGAACTTCTATCTGTAATTTCAGAAAAGAAGACTACTGAGATGATAAGAGAAGCTATTAGACAGAAAAAACAATTTCCAGAACCTGGAGATATGATTTTAAAGATTGCTAATGAAAGAGGACAAGAAGGAACTGTTATAGTAAATAAAGATTATTGTGATCATATAGTTTCTGAGACTAATAAAGATATGATAAGAGATATTATAGAGAGTAATCATATACCTACTATATTAGAGTATTTAACTCTATCAGGTGAAACTGTAAATTCAGAAAAATATGATACTTCTCTAATGACTAAACTCATGGAATATAAAGTACTAAAAAGTGCATGGATTCCAAAAGAGATCAGAAACTTTTTAGTAGAGAAGTCAGAAGATCCTAATGATGCTAAAGATTATATGATATTTTTAACTTTTCCTAATGGAATTAAGAATAATCTACTCTTTCTAGCATTAGCTCCATTTATTAACAACATAGTTCCAAATAAAGAAGAACCAAATGATCCACAAAAAGGATATATAGAGATTATTGTATATCCATGTGGAGATTATGATAGAATAAATCATTTAGTTTCCAGAGTATTTGAAGCTATATAAATAAGAGAATAGAGGGCAAAATACCCTCTATTCTCAATTTTGTAAAAGTCGATTTTTTCAATTATATAAAATACTATTGAGTATTTTATAATACGGTGGATATGGATGTAATTTGATTTTTTACTTTTTATACTGTAAGTATCATTGGTTGATACATATTGTTAGCAAAGCTGACATGAGCATCATCCAGCTTCTGTACTATCTCATCTCTTCTACTGGCTTTCTCTTGTAGATCTTGTAATTTAAGATCTATATTAGCATATACATTTTCAAGACCATCAAACAGTTTAAGATTCTCATATAGATAGCTGGCAACATCACAGATTGCTAGTTGTTCAAATGTTTCCATCTGAGTTTGACTGATAGTCATTAGATTCTTAGGATGTTTAGTGAATAGACGGATAGGAACTGTCCTTAGACTCTTAATATTATCAATATTAACAGAGTCTGTAATCTTTACCATATTAGGTGCTTTAAACTCTAAATATAGATTGTTCTGGAATATTGAAGTAAGATCACTAAGAGCTTGGAATCTAAATACGTCATCAATACCATATGATGTAGCAATAGTATCTAGATATCCATATTGAACAGATCCATATATAGAAGTCTTGGACAATACACTAAAGTCAATATCACCAACACCAATAATCTCTGCAGAGTTTATTTTTTCTTCATCAATTAAGTACCAACCATTCTTTTTAGGTGTATTAATATCTAGAAGATATAAAATATCATTTGGAAAATATCTAGAGAATGTAGAAAGAGTATCTTCATCTATTACATCTGCCCATGTATCTTTAGCAATTTCTTTAGGTAGATTTAGGAGTCTGGTTCCTAATCTACGTTCTATTTTATTTAAAAGCTGTTCCATTCTATTCATAGCTATATAGATATCTCCTTTATGATGAGAATTATATTTCTTTTATTAATATGTAATTTAATCATATATCATATAGACGACTAATAGAAAGGGGAGCTTATTATGATTCTTATTAGTGAATTGGTAAAAAGACTTAATGACCATATCAATCAATATGGTGATTGCCCAGCAATGATCGTAATTCAAAATAGTGAAGAGGATTATAAATTTACAGCTGTAGAAGACACATTAACACTACAGATTACAAATAAAGATATAGATGAAAATCATAAAGAGACCACAATTGCATTTCTTGGATATATAGAATAAAATAGAAAGGAATATTCTTATGGACAAACCAATAGGACTTTCTGAATTATTAAAAACATTATCTCAATATGAAAAGATGTTTGGAGATATTCCTGTGATATATACTTCTGATAATGGTATTACTAATCAGATTTGTAATATTGATTTATGTGCTGTATCTGTTAATGATGATAATGGAGATCATGTAGGATTTAATGTGTTTATTAACTTAAAAAATAAATTTGATTATAGTACTTTAAAGAAGAAAGAAGAGGAGGAAGCAGAGAATGAAGATCAGTGAAGTGATGAATATTCTTCAAAAATATAAAGAAGAATATGGTGATATTAATGTAGCATTTATCTCCAATATTGGAGAACAGAATACAGTTAATAATATTGATGTATTATCTTTCTATGATACAGAGAATCCTGATGTAACTGAAAATATTGTGATTATTAGAGATCAATTTGACTATAATCAGTTTACTGGTGCTGAATATGATGGAGAACCAAATGATGAAGATTGGGCAAATGGATATCCTGGATATGAGATTACTGAGAAAGAGATAGAAGATCCAGATTCTGATTATTGGGATTCTGGTTGTCCTATTGAAGATACAGAGGGTTGAGTACTTTGGGAACTGATGTAATATACTTTGAATTAAACAATTGGTTTAGAGGAAGAAATTATCCTCCTGGAGAACCTTTTGATAGTTGGATTAGAACACATCAATTATCAGATGATGACTGGTGTAAAAAGAATAAGATCTGTGTCAGATATGGAATGATAGACATGTCTGATAACTATATAGTTACAGCTACAAGGGAATGGGTAGAGAAGAATTGTTCACAATTGTTAACAGATGAGAGTTATACTTATAAGACAATTATTCATTATAAAGGTGAAGATACTATAAAAGAACACAGTAAGAAATATTCTGATTTCTTGAGTTATCCAAGTGATCCTAAATATCCTGATGAAGTGTATAGTAAAGTAGACAGTTGGCCGTTCTTAGAATATGAAGAAGATAACTTTGGCGCTCATTTCTATCAACAGCCTTATGATATAGATGATGATGAAGAGGAAGATAATGAATGATGTAGTATACTTCTATTTGAATGATTGGTACTATCCTGAAGAGGAACCTTATATTAGTTGGATGCTTGGTGAGAAAGATAATAAATCCGTATTCCAAGATGAAGACTGGGTAAAAGAAAATAAACTATGTGTTATATTGGTTCCATATGTAATGGATATATACTTCTTCATAACTGCTAAGAGAGAATGGGTAGAAGAGAACTGTCCATCTATCTTGACTGAATACTCAGAGTATACAAGAGAGCCAGATGAAAATGGAGAAGTGCTTGATCCTATATGTGGAAAATATAAAACATATTGTGAAGAGAATATTGGAATTACTATTCAAGATGGTTATTTGAAATAATATAATAGGGATAGGTAGAATTACCTATCCCTTTCTTTTTTGTTATTTGTAAAAGTCGATATTTATAGTTATATAATATAGTATTGAATAAGTATAGATAGTATCTGCAGCAACAGATACTATCTAACTTGTATCCCAACTCTGAAAGGAGGTGAGATACATGAAGCTCTCTGAAAAGTTCGAAAGAACTGTCAGAGTAACTGGTCCTGATAACAAAGAACTGGAAAAATATAAACTCCAGCAAGAATACTATGAACTATTCAAGAATCCTGGAGTTCGATTCCCTATAACCAGTAATTGTTATTCTGGGAACAGTAATAAAATGAAGGCCTGATAGCCTTAGAGAGTGAGTCGAGTAACATTCAGCTCACTCTCTACTATAATGTATTCAATTAAATAAAAATAAAGAGAAGGATACTCGTTAAAACCAGAAGGGGATAATAAAATGAAGTATGCTATCACTAAAGAAAACAAAGAACTTGCATCCAGCAAAACTCTGGGCAATGCTCTTGTGTCTGCGATGATTATGCTCATCGCTGTTTTGGGACATATCATTCACGAGGAAGGCCTCGTAGTAACTGCCATGTCTTTCAGCATGGCATTTTGCACCGTTGGCATCAACAATTTCTGCTTCTGGTGCTACTGCAACCGGAAGCTGAAAAAGGAGAGGGGTTAATCACCCCTCTCCAAATCCCAGTTTATTTTTTTAGAATTTATTAGTAAGATTACCAGCCATGAAAGCATCAAACTGATCAGCTAGAGATTTCTTAGACATGTTATTCATATTACCCACATTAGGATTATAATACTCATCATCATCATCTAATCCATAAGCTGGATTGAATACTTCATCTGGTATAGTAGTAATTCTAGTTTGATCTTCAGTAAGAACAGCATTATATTTCTGTTGATAAGCCATTCTTCCTAGCTTAGTAGCAAGGATCTTTTGCATAGCCTGTTCATCTTTCTCATGTTCAGACTTTACCCAATCCTCATATAGAACAGCACTGGTTGCTTTAATAGTTTTTAGCTGTTCTTCTACTTGCTCATCTTCTATAAGATCAATATCCTGAATTATATCTTCTTTATTATCATCAATACCAAATACAGCTTCTTCAAGATCAGCATCTGTTTTTAATACTCTTCTCTCAATACCCCAGTTAGTCTTAAGGTCAGAACCGGAGTAATACATATAAAGAGCCCAGAGCCACGAGAAGATTCCGTCATCATGTGAGTTTATAGAATGCTCTACTTTACCATTCTTTTTTATCTCCATACCACATAGTTCATTATACAGTATAGGAGACACAATTTTATCTTTATGATACTCTACTCTATCTCTTAGAATTTCTATTAATTCATCTCTTTTTCTCTTACTGGAATCAGATCCGTATACTCTAATCTTTTGAGATCTTCTTTGTACAGGACCAGTTCCACCAAATCTCTCTTCCAGTACTCTATCTTCTATAGTGTACCATAGATTTCTTTTAATAGAAGATCTAACCAGTTTAGCTAGTACACTGGCTCCATATCCACCATTTCGCTCTATATTAATAACAGCATTAGGAAGATACTTAACCAGTTCCATAAGTAGAGATGCTAGTTCTGGTGTAGATATATAGTTGCAATTGAAATCTGCTACAACCTTTGTTGTATAACTATCTACTATAGTTATAGCAGAACTATCCTTATTATAACCTCCAGATACGTCAACACCAATCAGCGGAGGATATCTATTTAGATTAAAGTTATTAAGCTGCTCATAGATATTAAAGCTAAACTTGTTAAAGAATACCATAGTGTTTATAGGATTCTTAACAAGAGACTTAATAATATCAAGATCTTCCTGGGAGAATGGGCAGTTACTATTGGACTGAGACCACTCTAGAAGAATCTCTCTTCTAATAGCAGGCCAATCCAACTGCATATTGATACAGATTTGTTTAAACCATTGCTCACTCTTACCAAGTTGCTGATAAGTAAATTTGATATATACAAAGTTGCTATTTTGATTTGAGTTGATGATATCCATCAACTGTTGATAATTAGCACCATAGAAAATTTTCTCATTAAATTGAGTAGCAGCATCTTTCTGATGGAATGCATAAAGACCTTCATCGGTAGTAAGTACACCAGGAGTTGTTGTAATAATCATACCTGAAGGTTTACCATTAGCTCTAGCATAGTTTGCTGCAGTCATAAATGCAGGAACCATATTAGGATAGATTACATAGTTATATGGTACGAATGCCCATTCGTCTGCGTATATAATAGGTACAGTTCTACCTCTCATTAGCGATGCAGCAGAAGTTTGGTTTCTTGCTGATGCAACAGTACGAATGATATTACCATTAAATGGATGCTGTATAGTCTCTACATTACTTCTAGGTTTAATCTTCTTACCATCTGTAGTATATGTAGAGTTCATCTTAAGATACTCAGGAAGTAGATCTCTAATTCCTTTAAGCTCACCTAGGTTATAAGTAGCATCTTGTAGTCTCTTATTCAGGAAGCTAATCTCTGCATTATCAGTACCAAAGTTAAACAGCCATAGAATCCATGTAAGAACTGCAGTGGTCTTACCACACTGACGAGGAATCTCTTCAAATATATTAAGGTTCATTGAGCAGCAGAAGGATAGAGCTAAGTTTGCCCTATTGAGCTCATACATGATACCTCTATTAGTACCTGAAGATGGTATCCTTACAACTTCTCGAACAAAATACCAATAGTTAAATCTACATTCTCTCAAAACCCTAAGCTTCATATCATAAGACAAGTTAGGATCATGAGGATCAATAGCTGCCAGAGCTGGATCGAATAGCTGTAAGTGGAACTTACAGTTTTCTATCCCTTGGCTTTTGAGATAAGAATATATTTCAATGAAGGATTTATTTTTAGTACTTTTCTGGTAATAGACTCTTACTTCTTGCTTACCGTAACTAACCATAATCCTTCTCCTTTCTATCGAGTTTATTTATTATCAAAATGTTGACCTAATCAGATTAAAAAGAAGGCTATAGTACCTAATGATAGTATATTTAACTTTATATTAAAAGAGTTAATGTAAGGGAGAAGTTCTTATTATGGAAATGACCTTTAAACAATATATAAATAATCCCATGGGAAGAGGCTCTTCCATATTCTCTGGAAGAGATGTATATAAAAAAGAATACACAGAAAAGTTTGATAAGCTTCTATTAAGAGAAGCTGGTAATATATACTATAAATTATACTACGATGATAGGAATGATCATTACTTCTGTTATATGAAGATGCCTTCTGAGACTGTAGAGAATTTTTACTACGATGTAGTAATTAAATTCTTACCTATAGATAAGAAGGTTAATAAAGGAGAACAGAATCTAAACAACTATAGAGTTCAGTTCTATTCAGATGATCCTGCTTTCTTCTATACGTATCTACATGTATTTATGGAGAAAGATTTATTTGTAGATGAACTTAAATCTAAAGTTCCTAAAGCTGTTTATAAAGATGATAAGCATATCAGAAACCCAGCTGGCGTAGTTGGATATGTAAAAACTCTATATTTTGCATATCTGTTTATGAATTTAAAACAGCTGTTTCAAAAATATATATACAAAGCATATGGGGAAGAATATAATAGATCAAAATTCATTAAAGAATTTGAAGATATGGATAAGAAGCTCACTACAAGACAAGATCTTGAAAGAGAGCTTCAGAAAAAGAAAAGATTAGAAGAAAAACGACAGAAACAACAGGAGAAGGATAATACTCCTGCTCCTGAAGAAGAAAATACTAATAAGAATAAAGTTAAGAATATATCTACTGTTGGTAGGATTAAGAATGTACCAACAACAAAGAAAATAGGTAAAGTAAAACCTGTTAGAAAGATATAATATAAAAATGAGATTGGAGCCCACTAGCTTTGTGAGCTCCAATCTTTTTATTTCTATTTCCTTTTTGGTTGTAACCAACATCCCGCACTCGTGCCATCCGCAACCGCCAATTATATAGAAACCTTAAATATTACTATAATGTTATTTTTGATGAATAAATATTCTATTACTATCCATTATATTTAATAGGAGGTTTATATATTTATGGAAGAAATTGATAGAAGAGTTGGAGAATTTATGATCAATATTCTTGAAAAATCTAAAATGTATGATAAAGTAAAAGAAGAGAATGAACTACTGAAAAATAAATTGGAAGTTCTTAGCCATAACTATGAAATTGCTGTAGAAGAATGCAGAGATATGAAAAGAAAGATAGCCTCTCTACAATCTGCTAATGATGGTTATAGAGAAGTTCTTGAATATAAAGATTCTATTATTGATAAGTATGGCAGAGCAGTTGGAAGACTTTGTGGTATAAATTACGAAAAGAGAGGATCAGCTGTTTTATCAGAAGATCTTATTGATGTATTAGATGTAGTATCTACTAGTGAAGCAGCTCTTCCTATAGGAGCTACTTTTAAAGAAATATATGAAGAGAATCATCCATATGAAGATTATAATCCTAATTTTGATATTGATGATTTAAAAAGTGCTATAAATGAAACTAGTAATATGATTAGAAATAATAATCCATATACAAGATTTAATAATGGTTTAAAACCTAGAACCTATCATATATTTATGCCAGGAGATTTTCAAGTTAATGATATTCCATATACTGGCGAGGATGATGAAGTATGATACATTTTGTTCATGGTAATATGTTTGATACTAAATATGATGCTTATATAAACCCTGTTAACTGTAAAGGAGTTATGGGAGCAGGATTAGCTTTGGATTTTAAATATAAGTATCCTATCAATTTTGAAGCGTATAAAGTAGTATGTAATTCTGGTGCTCTAAAACCTGGTGGTATATACTATACAGTTCAAGATCATACTGTAATAATCAACTTTGCTACTAAAGATCATTGGAAAGATCCTTCTAGAATCGAATGGATAGAAGAAGGATGTAGAAAGCTTAGAGATTTCTGGCTATCTAACCAAAATATTATAGAATCTGTAGCAATTCCTAAACTGGGTTGTGGACTAGGAGGATTGAAGTGGTCTGATGTAAGACCTATACTTATTAAATACTTTAATGATATTAATAATATAGATATTTATATCTATGAATAAAAGAGAAGAGTTAGATACAGCAGATAAGATATATATGTATATGCATAAAAGAGAAGAGTTAGATACAGCAAATAAGGTAGAAAGATATGTATTAATAGCTCTTATTCCTATTAGTCTATTTAGATGGATAGTATTACTTATTATATTATCTCTAATAGAACTAGGACTTATTATATATAAGAATAAACTAAATAAAGAAATAGAAGAAGAGGAAAACAATTGGAGAGAATTATCTTCCTATTTAGGTGAAACGGAATATAAAATTGATAAGGGTGATGAATAAATGAGAGATGATATACAGATAAAGTTTTCACGCATAAAGAATTGGAAGAATAAAGAAGAAGAGGATGAAGATAGTAGTTGGAAGACTATAGATAATACATGGAAAATAGAAAGAATAATACTAATAGCTCTTATTCCTGTTAGTCTATTAAGAATAACTTGGTTGGTTATCTTATTATCTGTATTAGAGCTATTATGTATTACTAGATTTATTAGAATAGAGCAAAGATATTTTGATTGGAATCAAGCTAGCAAAAATATTTTTGGTGATAAAAACGAGGTGGATGAATAAATGGCTGACGTAATTCCGGATACAACTCATATTGATCTCTTATATACTAATATTAATAGAATTGGAGAAAGTGTAGAATCTCTTAAAGAAGAGAAAACTCTTAGAGAACAACTTAAAGAAGCTCAAGAGAAAGCTGATTATTTTGAACAGAAATATGCAGAGTTAGTTCATAAATGTAATCAATATGAAGAATTATTGAGAGATTTTGATAACGTAGCAGATCGTATTATAGATAATTTTAATGGTATAGTAAATGGTATCAGAATTAAATATGATGAAGGTTTTATCAGAAAGAATTATAAAGAAATGGATTTTTCTACTTCAGGAAATGTTCCTGTATATATTTATAAAAATGAGACATTAAGGTATATATCTAATTTTATAATTTCAGTTAGAAACTATAGTAAGAATAATGGTTATACAGCATTAGATCCTTCTACTATAAATCCTAAAGAAAGAAAGTTGGCTACTCGTGCATTTAAATCTATAAGAGAATACTATAAGTATCTTATTAGTTAATAAGGAAGTGCATTAGTATGAGTAAAGTTAATTTCGTTGGATTTGATATAACTGACAAAAGGCAAAAATTGATTCCTGTTATGTCTGATATAACAGGTAAAGAATTGGTTAATGAACTTAGAAAATTAAGAGGATCTATAACTTCTGATAGAAAAGATAATTCTAATAAAACTACATTTGAATTAGAACAATATATAACTATACTTGAAGGAGACATTGAGGATTATAAAGCTAGAATTGATGAACTAGAATCTAAACTATCAGATTATGAATATAAATATAATAATTTGTCTAATAAGTTAAATGAATATCTTAATAGTATTATCAAGATATTCTTTAAAAATGATTCTTCTAATAAAATAATTAATATTAATTATGATGATTTTATGAGACCATTTATAGAAACACTTGACATGATAAAAAATAAACATAAAAGATTTTTCAAACAAAATCTTCTATTTTGCTTTGATAACTATACTATATGTAGAATTACAAAAGATGATAAAATTCCTATTGATGAAGAGATATGTAATTATAAACTTGGATATGATGATTAATCTAGTTATTTAAAAAGATCTATAGTCCTATATTTAATATTAAATAGATTTTCAACAGTATAGTATAGAGTTGTAATTTCTTACTGGAGGTTGATAAAGATGGCCGAATCTTTAATAAACCCATTAGAAGATAAAATATATGAACCTCAGAAGTTTATCCCTGTGGATGAGTGGATTCCTGATGAGGAAGATATTATCTTTAGATATACTAAAGGAGCTATCCTATTAAATATATCAGAGTATTTTAATATGGAGACTCCTAATCTAGATTTAGATACTTTTGTATTGAAAGTTAAGAGATCATATGGTACTCCTGATATGACAGAACATATGACTCGTTATATGAATTATTTTGAAAAGTTCTATGATAAAGAACATGAGTTACTTCTAATATATTACACTATTAAGTATCTAATAGATTACGAACCTGCTTATTCTGTAGATGCTTTCTTCTATGACATTGATAAGTACTTCATGTCTGGCAGTATATTCTACAAAGCAGGATTGATGAATAGAGATAATTATTCTCTACATCTTAATTGGGTTAATAAGAATAATCCTAACCTTCAGTATAATGATAGACATGCTATGATGCTGATGAAGATCAGTCTTATTATGAATATCATTATACCTCTTCTATGTCATTATATGTATCGACATCCTCATAATACTACTGAGTTTCTTCTATCTATATATGATATTCTTCTCAGTAAGTTTGATGCTGATATATATAATAAGATATATGAGACAGCAATCTCTAATGTAATTCAATCTGAAAGAAGAAATAAAACATTATGGAATCTACAGGATATTCGTGGTAATAATATTACTACACATGCTCTTGAGTGTTGTAAAAATATCCTGATTAATATCGTTCCTAAGTATAAATACTCTCTTAATCTAGTTCACTTTAATTACAAATCTATACTGAGAAGTACAGGGTACCAAGTTCTGGATAGAGTTATGTCCCATTTAGTAGTGATACTAAATGCAAACCTCTCTAATTGCTGGAAACCCCTAAGAGCCTTCTAGCCTATATTATAGGAGTCGAAAGACAGAAACAAATAGAAGGATGAACTATGAGGAAACTCTAAGGTTTACTAACAATGGGCAACCAGCAGCTAAGCCATATTGTATATGGAAAGTTCAACGACTAGAGTAATCCAAGTGGATGAAAATGGGAGGCATCTCTACAATAGAGATGAAGATATAGTCTCAACTTCTATGGAAACATAGAGCAGTTCTTTATTAAGAACGGTATAGGATTAACGACCCTATATGAAGACATTTGATAGAATATGAGTTCTCATATATACCTCTCAGTAGTAGTAAAAGAGATCTAGATAATAACAGTGAATTTGATAAGTTTGAATCTTTTCTGGCTAAACAAGATGAATCTCTTATCATTCAGACTGATGTATCTGCTAAGAGTACTATGCAGATGATAGAGATGAAGTTTGGTCCTTTTAATATAGACGAAATAGCATTCTATAAAAAGAATCTATCTGATAGTGCTTATAGACCTGTAATAAATGAGTTTCAGAAAACTCTTGTATTTAATCTATTCTATAAATACTTTGGAGATCCTCAATCTACCAAAGCTATTAATCTAGATGATTATATTAAGCTTATCATATCTTCTAAAAAGATATTGGAAGCTAACTCTCTTGTAATCTTACCCTATATTATCAGTAGTAAAATAGTAAGATTGGCATCCAGAAGAAATATAAATAAGAAAGAACTAATCAAGCTAGAATCTTCTGAACTATGGGAAAAAGTTAAAGAGAAATATAAGAGTGAGAAAATAGAAAAGTACATTCAGAATATAATTGCTCAGATACTCACATCAGAGTTCCAAATCATAGATTACTATGATAAAGATCTTAATGGTAAGATTATAGATGTAATACCTGAGTTGATTATAGAAGAAGTATTACTATATATACTACTAATATGAAACAATATAAGAGTAGACTAATTACAGTCTACTCTTATTTTTTTTTAACAAAAAATGAAGCAGAGTACTACTCCGGAGGTAGTACTCTGTTTCATCAGCAGGAAGTATCATGAGAGATGACCCGACACAAGAAGAAGAGAGGAAGTATCCGTACATGAACCCGATTACTAAAATGTTATAAATTATTTTTCATAAAAGATAATATATAAAGCTACGAGTACTACATATGCTCTTCGTGATGGTTACTCGGGCAATGGTGTTTTTTGTGGTTTCGCATTTGTTATTCTCAGTAACCATTCAGGTGCGACCGCCTGGTCTCATGGCGCTGCCCTATCATTTAAACTATATGTTTTTTATTGTGATTATTTTTCTCAAAGTAGTGGCACTCACTATAGTCTTCGTGGTGGTCTCTCGAACCGTGGACTCTATTGTGGTGCTTTCTATGTTGCTCTCAGCGTCGGCTCTGGTTATACCGACTGGGCCCGTGGCGCCGCCCTATCATTTAAACTATATGTGTATTATTTTTATCAAAGTAGTGGTACCCATTATGCTATTCGTGGTGGTGCCTCTAGTAATGGCTTCTATTGTGGCGTTTTCTTTGTTAATCTCTACAGCGGCTCTGGTTTTGCCAGCTGGTACATTGGCGCCGCCCTATCATTTAAAACTCTTCTTTTTATTGTGATTATTTTGCTCAAAGTAGTGGTAGTCATTATGCTCTTCGTGGTGGTCGTTCTACCTCTGGGCTCTATTGTGGCGTTTTCTTTGTTGGCCTCGACGGCGGCTCTGGTCTTGCCGGCTGGGGCTTTGGCGCCGCCCTATCATTTAACTTATGATATTATTTTTATCAAAGTAGTGGTACTCACTATAGTCTTCGTGGTGGTTACTGTGGTGTTGGCCTATTTTGTGGTTTCTCTTGTGTTGGTCTCAGTGGTTCTGCTGGTTATGCTGGTTGGGGTCCTGGCGCCACACTATCATTTAAAACTATAATGATTAAATTTATTTTCTTATATATAATATAGATATGTAATGCTAATAAGAGTATATTTTATTTTAGTAATATTAGAAAAACAAAAGAATAAAAGATATGTATTAACTCATGGAGGTTAGATATGCTCATTCCAGGTTATGAAAATGGATCAGACTTAACTCTAATTAATGATTTTTATATCAAATCCAGAAAAGACATTAATGGTAATTATACAAAAGACTGTTTAACTCTAGTATATAGAGATAATAAATCTGGTGAAAAGAAAATGTATGAGATCAGAGAACCATCTTATACATATTATATTGCTAAGCCTGAATATAGAGCCCAATATAATAGATTATTTATAAATAAAGATCAAGTAGACGCTTGTACTTGTAAATATTCTGCTTTACTTAAAGATATAGCTCAGAGAACTGGTAATATGCAGTTCTTTATGAATAATGTAGAGTCTGGTAATAGAAGAGCTAATGAAGCTCTTCATAAACATCCAGATATATTTGCTAGTGATGTTCATATAGAAGATTATTATAGAAGATTATTTGCAGAGCAGTATACTAATAAAGCTGTAAAGGTTACTAAAGCATTCTTTGATATTGAAAGTGATACTATTAATATGGCAGGAGACTTCCCAGAGATGGGTGAATGTCCTATCAATGCTGTAACTATCATTTTCAAAGATGAAAATAAAGTCTATACTTTTCTATTAGAAGATCATAATAATCCACAGATTGATGAGTTTAAAGCTCAAGTTAAAGATGGTTCTATATTTAAAGAACTCATTCCATTCATTGTAGAGAATGTAGGTGGATTAGAGAAGTTTAAATCTATGGGTCTTGATAAGTATGAATATAATATCTTATTCTATGACGAGAAGGATGAGATTAAGCTTATCCAAGATCTATTTATGGCTATCAATACATTCAAGCCAGATTTCGTACTCGCATGGAATATGGCATTTGATATTCCATATATCATTGAGAGAATCAAAAGACTGGGATATAATCCAGAAGACATTATGTGTCATCCTGATTTTAAGAATAAGATAGTCTATTATTTCGTAGATGAAAGAGTTAAGGATGAATTTGCAGAAAGAGGAGACTATGCTCAGATATCTTCTTATAGTGTATTTCTAGATCAAATGATCCAGTTTGCATCAAGAAGAAAATCTCAGAGTGCATTCCCATCTTTCTCTCTTGACTATATTGGTGGAGCAGTTGCTAAAGTTAATAAAGTAAACTATAAAGATATCTGTTCCAATATCGGAGAACTTCCTAGAGCAAATTATAAAGTATTCGTATTCTATAATATATTTGATACTATAGTACAGAACTGTGTTGAAGTAAAGTCTCAAGATGTAGAATATGTATTTACTAAGTGTCTATCTAATGATACCAGATATTCTAAGTGTCATAGACAGACTGTGTATCTTACAAATAGAGGAGCTAAAGAGTTTAAGAATAGTGATTTTATTATGGGTAATAACTATAATAAGAACACATCAGCTCCTACAACTAAGTATCCAGGTGCATTTGTAGCAGATCCAGCTAAACTAAATTCTTATAGTAAAATTAAAGTATGTGGTGTACCTATATATGTATTCTCTAATGCTGTAGACTTCGATTATAAATCTATGTATCCGTCTGAGTTGATGGAGTTTAATATGGCACCTAATACTCAGATAGGAATGATAGAAATTCCAGAACAAGTGAATCCTAATGAAAATATTCTAAATGATGATAAGTGGACAAGATCTGGAGCATTCGTAGCAGACTTCCATTCTCATGTATGGTTGGAATTCTTCCATAGATGGTTTGGACTTGCTGATTATAGAACTCTATTTGAAGATATAGAATATTACTTTACTCATATTAGAAAGCCTCTTATGTATATAGAGAATCTCGATGAACATGGATATCTCATTCCTCTATATGATGCTGAAGAGTATGATAAGATGATGGAACCTCTTAGTGTAGAAGAGAAAGATCAACTTATTACTGTATTAGAATCTGCTAAGGATTGGGATAGAAGTGATTTGAAAGGACTATTAGACCATGTTGCAGGAAATCAACACTATGGAGCCTAATAAGAATATAGTAAACCCTCTTAGTGTATTTAATAAGAAGGTAATACAGATCACTGGTTTGAATGATATTATTACTAAAGCAACTTCATTCAAATCAGCTGATCTTTATGTAGTATATTTGAATAGTCTATATATACTAAACTATAATGGATATATATTGAATAAGATAGATCTAGATACAGGATATTGCGATATGATGTTCTTGATATCCAGTCAGGAGTTAAAGACTCCTACAGGAATCAATATGCTCAATAGTTTAGGATTTAATAAAGAAGGATATTATTATCTATATAATGGAGAATATATAGTCTCAGAAGAGAATTCTACCAAGGAAGGATTGTATATTAATAAAAGTAATTTCTTGGTTGATTCCACTGGGGCTATAATTGATCATTTCAAAATAAATAGAAATGATCCATTTATAGGTGGATATATACAAGCATATGTAGATATAATCTATAAATTCATATCTATAGATTATGAGTTTAGTAGAAGAAGTGATGAAGTATTTACCATTACAGGATTTGATGAGAATGAACAGTTCACATCTATGACTACAGGAAGAGTTACAGATGGTGCTTCTAAATTCATTGTACAAAATCCTTCTAATGGTAAGAAGTATATCTTTATTCTCTATAAAGGAATCTCTCAGTTTAAAAAGAATGATAAGATTAATATAAATATTTTAGATGTAATAAAACAAAATTCTACAGATCAAGATCTATTCTATATGAAAATAGATGTAATAAGAAAGAAAAAACATGTCTGTAGTACATATATGATCTTTATCAATCTAATATAAAGGAGAAATCATATGCTTTATCCTTTTAAGGTATATAGAGCTGTATCAAAAGACGATGAGAAAGATATATTCTGGGTAGCTGAGAGTTTATCTCTTAAAGGATGTTTATCAGAAGCAAAATATATCTCTGATGCTATTGAACGGCTTGAAGAAATAGAGATGAAAATGATAAAAACAGCAGCAGAGACAGAAATTAAACTTCCTGATGTTCCATTTGTAAAGATGTAAAAGATAAAGGGACAGACTCTACAGTTCTGTCCCTTATTTATTTTTTGTAATTTATTCTAATTGAATTGGCTCAACATGATAATAAATAATCAAAGTATCAATATCAGAGGTGAAAGAGATGCCTAACAATGATAATTCAAATATCAATTTTAATAAATTGAATAAAAGCAAGTCTGCTGTTGATAATATAATGAATAGTATCAGTAAATATACATACTATTCTCCTGATGATAATGATGGTGCTATTAATGCTCTTAATAAGAAGATTAATGGTAGCATTAATGCTATCGTAAATAATAATATGGATACTGTAGGAGTACCCAATATCTCTAAACTCTATACTAGACTGGCAAATACTTCAAAAGCTAAGAATAGTCCTACTATGAGGGGTAAAGATCTAGAAGAGATCTTTGATAATAATCCAATAGTTGATGGACTTGAAGAGTCTTTTATGCAGAACACTTATCTCAGAGAATTGGATGATGAGATTGATAGTGTCTGTAAATACATGCCTAAACTTCAGGAAGCTCTTGATACTAAGAGAGATAATGTACTTTGTGCAGAGCATTTCTCTAAAGATTTTTTGAGTATGAAAACAGAAAATATTGACGATGAGATGCTATTCAAGAGCAGGACTGACAGTTTAAAGAAAGTATATAATCTACTAACATTCGTTACTGATGTATATGATAATGCTTCTAAATATGGAGAAGACTTTATCTATATAGTCCCATATAAGAAAGCTATTGCTAAATTGCTAAAAGATAAACCTAATGCGGCTTTAGCTTCTATTAGAATGGAAGGCTCTACTATTACTATTAGTGAAGGTGCTACTCAAGTATATAGTGAGAGGCTTACTACTATTACAGAATCAACTTCTGAAATCAGTACTGGTAGTTCTTCTAGAACAGAAAAGAAATCCAATATCTTTGGCGAAAAAGAAAGATTTGGTATTGATGTAGAAATAGATGAGTCTAATATTATCTTCTCTGCTGTAAAAGGTGTAGAGTCTGCTTATAAGAAACTACAGAAGATAAGTGAGGCTTCTCTGTTCAGCGAGGCTTCTAATGTAATAGATACTGTAAGTGTTAAAGCAGATCTTGATACTCCATTTAAAGATAAGATTCTTAAAGATACTGATATTACAGGTAATCTATCTTTTGATGGTGTAGCTGATAATAAGAGAAGAAATGATGGTCTTGATGGAACTGCTAGTGATGGTCTTATTAGTGATAAGAAACTTCCTAAGATTAATGTACCTGGTTGTGTTCTAAAAAGACTAGATCATACTCAAGTGTGTCCTATATATATTGATGATATGTGTATGGGATATTATTATCTAGAACTTGTAGATGGAGCTACATTTGATACACTATATGGTCTTACTAGTATGATTTCTGATCCTATGGTAAGTTCAAACTACGATAAAGCTGGTACTCTTTGGAATAGTGTAGAAATGGATCATCAGGATCAAGCTGTAAGATATCTAGCTTCCAGATTATCTGAATATATTGATAAGAAATTCGTAAACAATAACCAAGATCTTCGTAAAGAGATTTATATGATTCTTAAGTCTAATGATATTTTCAATAATCCTATTACAAGTAAACTCAGAATTACATTTGTTCCTCCAGATGAGATGATCCATGTATATTTTAAAATGGATCCAAGAACTCATAGAGGGATCTCTGATCTTGATAAAGCTTTAATGCCTGCTAAGATTTATTGTGCTAACTATCTTACCAATGCTCTGCAGAATATGACTAGAGGATATGATAAGAGAGTATACTACGTAAAGCAAACTGTAGAAACTAATATAGCTAAAACTCTTCTTAATACTATTACTCAGATTAAGAAGAATGATATGAATATCAGACATTTTAGATCTATCAATACAGTACTGGGAATGACTGGTAGATTTAATGATTATATTATCCCAGAGAATTCTTCTGGTGAATCTCCTATTAGAATGGAAACTATTCAAGGAAACCCTGCACAGATTGATACCGATCTACAAAATGCTCTAGAAGAAATGGCTGTAAATGCTACAGATGTTCCTCTAGAACTCATCCAGGCCAGGCAATCTATGCAGTTTGCTACAGAATATTCTATGTCTTCTATCAAGTTCTTGAGAAAGATCTTCAAGAGGCAATCTCAATATGAAGTATTTCTATCAAGAATGGTAACTAAACTCTATAACTGTGAATATAGTGAGAATATAGAAGTAGATGTTATTCTACCTCCTCCTGTATTCTTGAATATTACCAACAGTACTCAGGTAATTGAGAATGCAAGAGCATACGTAGAGACTATTGTAAATATTGATCTTGGAGAAAATCCTGATCCTGAAGTAAAGAGACTGTACTTTAAGAAGCTTATGGATGAAGCTGTTGGTACTTATATCAATATTGATCAGAATAAGGACTTCTTGAATGAAGCTCTAATGGAATCTAAACAGAATCCTCCTCAGGAAGATCAAATGATGTAATATAATAAAAATAGTAGAGAAGGTAAATGCCTTCTCTACTATTTTCTTGTCATGGTAACAACAGGAAAGACGGTGATAACCTTAAGACGGGGTTGCCTGAAAATTGCGCAGATCTATTATAGAAAACTGGTCTTATTATATTATTAATACAAATAATAAGATTAGACTACTTTTATTATGGTAAGCACCATCTAGCTAAAGTACTGTATACCTATCAATATTATCCTATAACTAAATCTATACCATGTTTTGAGGAGGCAAGATTAGATCATATAAACTATCTGGAGGATAAAAGTATCTGGGAAGAATAGACACCTTTCTTCAGAATATATTACATGGTTGATTCTTGACTTGTGAGGAAGCATAGAAGTAATCATAAGACATAATGTAAATATCAGAAACTTTCATTTACAATCGTCTAATTGATTATTATTTGTAATAAAATACAATAAAAAACAGATCCTATTAAAATGTTAATTATTCTTCAGTGGTCTTTTTAGAGTTACTTTTCTTAGTATTTTTCTTATTAGATTTTTCTTCATTTTCAAAATTATCGTTTAGGTCACTCGTGAGAGTATCTAATTCAATAGACTCAGGAGCCTCATTTTGCATGAAATCGTTATTTTCGACGTTTGCTGTGTTCTGAGCCATATTTATCTCATTTTGTTCTTTTTCAAGTCTTTCCCAATGAGCTTTCTCATTATCTAGAGCATAATTCTGTGTAGTGAGCTTAACAGTATCTCCTGAACTAAGAACTTCATGTACTGTAGCACCATGGCTAATAGCATAGAAGATACTGGGAAGACTTACAGTTAGATTTCTAGTATAATGTCTATATATATTTCCATTAATCTTAATAATGTTTCCATTCGGGTTTAGGTGAATTTTCTTTGTTGCCTGCATTATTGAAATCCTCCAAACAGTTTATTTATGTCCTATTCGTCATCAGGAAATCCTACAACACCAAAGAACTTTTTACAGTCGTTATTGGTGCATCTAAATATTGGTTCACCTTGTAGATAAACACCTATCTTAGATCCACACTTTGGGCATTTCTCTGGAACCTTTTCTCCCTTATCATTATACTGGAGTTTCTTTCCAGGTTTATTAGTATTCTTCTTGACTGGCTTTAGATCAGGCATATTCTTCACTCACATCGTCGTGGTCATCATCTGTACTTACTTCATCGGTAAAGTTATCAATGAAAGATAGATCATCACCAATGGCCTTAAATTCATCTTCTTTAGCGCATTCATTCATAAATAGCATATCAACAGTAGAGACTTTTTCTTCATCTACTGAACTGAGTTTGAGTTTCATATTATATTAACCCTCCATGATTCTATTGGATTATGATTTATTATAATGTTACCGTAGTAGTGATTCTATGTATTTTCCTATAATGAAGATACTAATGAGCAAACCGTAATAGTTTACATTATTATTTCCATATTTGTAATTCTTTAGATTGCTCATAATATCTCCATCAATATAATCACTCTCATTATTCTGATACTTAATCCAGCTATTAAAAATAGAAAGATTATCATCAGAAGGATATAATTCATTAGAAAGAATATGAGCAATAACATCTGGAGGAATAATAGGAGTTCTATTCCCAAGATAATAATCAGAGAAATAATCTACATTGAAATATGGCTGATATCTTACACCAAATAGAGTATTTGTATCAGTGATAGCTTCACAATTTGCTTCAACAGCACCATTAACTTCACCAATAGTATGATCATCAAGAGACTTAAATAGAGATCTGTCATAGCAGATATTGAAGTTCTTCTTATTTACAGTCTGATGAGTAACAAATGTATAATTATCAGTGTTGTCAAATATTCTATTTCTAATCATAAACTCAATACTATAGGGATCATAGAAATTATTACAGTTATAGCAATATATAAAGGTTTGTACTCTATCGTCGAAAAAGAGGTCTTTAAAGTACCCAATAAGAATTTCCTTGAGTTCCTCTAAGCTTGCTATCACATTATAGTCATTACTTTCTATAATAGTCTTATAATCAGTTCCAACAGCTGAAACTATATAATTATAAGTCTTTACAACCTGTTTATTAAGTTCTTCTACTTTTTGAGCTCTGGAATATTCTAGTTTATAACTAATTTTATAGATATTAGCTCCAGTATCTAGAGTATCAAAGTTACAATCGTTTACATAGAAGAGTACATCCTCTTTAATATAAGGAATTACAAAGTAATCCCCTGTCTTAGGATAAATGGTATTAGGAAGAACTATTGCTTCACCTTCAACAGGATCAGCTTCTAGTCCCCATTCTCCACTATTAAGAGATAATACTATTCTATCAATACCATATAGAATAAAATCATTAATTAGATTATATCTAAGAGGAGAATTTCCACCAAGCTTAGAATATTCAATTTTAGCAGCTTGATCTAGAGTAGACTTTTCTATATTCTGAGCATAGTAATTTACTACAGTACCCTTCTGATCAGAGTACATATAATATGGATTATCAAGTTTGCTGGTTTGTGCACTAATAAGATTATTTATAGTATTCTTATATTGTGTATTTGTAAACTTAGCCATTTTATATACCAAACCTCCTGAAAGGATTTAATTCTTATTAATTAGTTAAAAAATAAAGAGGTAGTACTAAAATTGTACTACCTCTATTATATATTAGCAAAGTATTAGTGGATCTTCTATTCTATCAGACACCTCAACCTTTTTATCAGGGCATACAGCATTCAATAGAGTAATAAAATCTGATGTATTTACGCTAGATTTCATTTTAAGAATATTCTTAATAGTCTTCTTAGATAGACCACTAATCTCAGATAGATTATTTACTGTATATTCTTTTCTTGCTATACCATCAGCAAGGGTAGAGTATAAATTCAGAGCAGTTCTCTGAACAGCAATATTTAAATAGAAACTATTAATCTCTTTATTGAAATTCATATAAGTATCTACTCCTATTTATGAAACTTAGATGAATTTGCTGAATTCATCATTTGATAATAATCATAAGGTTCTGTATAGTTATGTAATCCTAATCTAGAAAACATTCCTCTGGTGATACCATTTAATAGAGCTCTTTCAAATCCTCTTTTACTATATTTAGATTCTGGTTTCTTATTCAGTTTACCCTCTTTAGCAGCAATAGCTGTAGGATTATACTTATGCTGTCCCATAGTTATAGCATAATAGGTTCAGGAGTTCCAGGTTGCATATTTGGAAATCCATTAGTAACAGGATCTTTAGGATCTCTGTTAACTAGATCATTTGTTTTATATCTATTACTCAGTTCACTATATTCACTATTACTCTTCAGCATCCCTTTCAGAAATGTATTTTCCATTTTAAGACTTTCAATCTCTTTAGTAAGCTCTCTGAGCTTACTAATAATATCATCACACATAATAGGAATATTGACATCACCTGTGTATACAGGTTTATCTTTATACTTCTCTCTAACACCATTGAGTTCCATAATCATGTCTTCTGTAGTCATTATATGATCCTCCTTTATATTAATCTTATAGACCAATCTTTTATTCTATCTCTTGTTACACCAAAATCTTTTTCTCCAGGCATAGCATTTCTATGCATGTATGCTCTCATGCATAATGGCCTTATTATATTAGATATATTTTGTATAACTTTATCATCTATATCATTATCTACACAAATATGATATTCTGTGTTTATTAATCCATAGTTTAATACAAAATACTTTATAGGAGATAAATAAGACTTACCTCCTATAGAAGAGAATATAGTCTGTGTTTTATCTTCTACTACATTATAATACAATCCTAATACATCAAAAGACCCTTCTGCTATATAAATCTTTATAGGTCTAGGGTCTAATGTATTTATAGCAGATGGTATAGTATAATTCCTCATACTATTATCCATCTTAGAGAAGATATTATAATTAATATATTTCTTATCAACCACCTCTGGTAATTTACCAGATGGTACTAATCTTCTTAGATTAATGAAACTATTATTGGTAGATAGAAATCCTATAAAGAATTGATCTAATAGATCTACTACATTAGGATGTCTTGTATATGTAGATATATTATTTACCATTAGAAAGTCTTTAAGATTAGGAATAACCTTCATTCTACATAACTCTTCAGGAGTAGCATTTATTCCTAGTCTTCTATTAAATATATCTATCTTCTTTCTGGTATTTTCATCATCTCTAATGAAATATCTAGGCTGAGCAAATATAACAGATTCTGCATCTTTTATCAATCTATTTTGAGGTAAGTTTAATATCTTAGTATTATAAGATATCACATTAGTCTTCAGATCATTATTTATATCTACAGTATCTCCACCAAGATATTTAAAGAATTCTTGGTTAACCATTCCTCCTCTATCACAGAGGAAACAATTATAATTTATAATACCAGTATTTCTATTAATACCGATATACATATGTCTATCTTTAGTATTCTTAAGAGAGTCACCACAGAATGGACATCTTATAGTAACCTCTTTACCACCAGAAGCTAATTTACCATTAAAATTAGCTATAAGATATTGCTTTAGATCTTCAAATATATCAACTTGAGATTTAGTTGCCATATAATTAAATCTCCTATCATTATTTCTATACTTATAATATATTATCATTAAGTTTTTAGAACAATAAAAAACAAATGGGTACCATATATGAGGTACCCATTTGATTTATAGTTTAGTCCAAAGAAATATCCTGATCAAAGATATGAATCTCTTTAATATATTTAATTACATTATCTTTGTTGAGATATACCTCAAACTCTCCCTTTTCTGATTTTGATCTATATTTAAATACAACATAATGATCATCATCTTTATTTTCATTAAAGATATCAGTAATATCTCCAACATCATAACCAAGTTTCTCTTGAATTTTTTCTTTGATCTTATCAGCCATAATGGTTCTATAAAGAATAGGAAGTTCATCATCACTATAAGATCCAAGAATAGAAAACATATATTCATTAAATTCTTTTTTAACATCGCTACAAATTTTAATTACCCTATCACATTCATCATGTACTCTAAAACCACTGTAATCAGGGTCTGTGTATACATACCCTTCTTGTGCGTACACATACCTTTCTTTAATAGCTTCCATCTCTATTTCCTCCCTCTTATTTTATTTATATATTCTTTTATATCTTTATATTAATTTTACCTTTTCTGGCCATAGCTTCAGATTTATCAACAAAATCTTGATTGAGTTCATCAAGATAATCTTGAATAATCTCAGCATTATCTATATCTAATTCATGAGCATTCTCTTCCAATATTTTAGAATCAAATGTTCCATATCGAAGTTTAAAGTTTATTTTAGACTGATAAAACTTAACAATACCAAGTCTAGCATAATGAAGTACTACAGGATTATCAATCCAATAGAGATCATTCTCATTCCTGATATATTCACAGTTAAGAGCATCAGCAAACATAGGTCTATAATCTACATCATGTGTATTACAGAATTCTTTCTTAGTGCATTCTTGGAAGATTACATAAGAGAACTCTGTACCTTTTACTTCATCTTCTATAGTATAATATTGATCATCAATAGGATATACACAAGACATGATAATATTGCCTACTTTCATATAGGCAACTTTATTATATTTAGTATTAAATAAAAATTCTTTAGTTATCCAAGTCTTATAATAATTAGTCTTAATAAACCAGAAACGATTCCAATCATTTAGATAGGAACTATCCATTTGTGTATTACTCTTAACTATATCGGTTGTATTACTGGATTCTAGATTTCTTTCATGAATCCAATAATACATATCTACATAGCTAGGAGTCTCAGGAATGATCTTACTATTTCTAGCTTTATATACATCATTCTCATAATCATATTCTGTGGATACTACAGCAAATCCACCTCTAAAGTTATCCCAAGTATCAGAATCTTCTGTTACTATTTTGATCTTCTTTTTAGATCCCCACCAGAAGATACCTCTGCTTTCAAATGTATAAGCAAAATAACCTTTACCTCTTTGCTTATCTTTCATAAAGAAAGCTAATATATATTTGATGGGCTTTTCTCTTTGTTGTTTATAAGACTTAGCAATATTAATAATATCATACTTACCGAGAATGATAGCAGAGTATGATGCGTCATACTCTGCATTAATCTCTTTCATAATCTTATCAGCATTCTCTTCTTTAGAAACATCAGGATGATATTTCTTAGCAAGAGTTTTATATTTAGCAGATAATTCTTCTATATTAGAACAATTATCAAACCATCCCATATATAAAAATATATCCCCTTTCTATAGTATTCTATATTTATAATATATAATTGATCTAAAAAATAATAGAGGGTATATAATTTTATACCCTCTATATTATATCTCATAATCAGAAAGCTTATACTTTCTTCATCAAATTTTCTTTAATAATATCAAAGCAACGACCAATGATATGAAAATTATTAATTTCACATCCACATTTTGGGCATTCATTTGGATATTCTACCACAATATCATTATTTTCATTTAGAGAAAACTTGAAGTTAGTATCTGGATTAACAGCGTAACCACATTTACTGCAATAAACGCTATCTAAATCTCCATCTTCCAAAATCCAATGAGCTTTATCTTTATCAACAACACTCTTATCTATAAAAGAAACTGCCATCTGATTAATCCTCCTATTATTATATTTATTTTACATCAAAATCAATATCGAAAGTAATTTCTTTATTGATCATATATGTTTTACGATTAATACAAGGAGTAATAATATTACCAAGACTTTCTAGATTTATATTAACTACTGTTTTTATATGCTGAATAATAAGCCCTTCAGTTATAAAGACACCATATGTAATAGTATGATCATTATCATTGAAATATATTTCAATAGCATTATCTCTATCTTCCAGATCATCACTTGTACTTGAACTAATAACTTTATTAAATACTAAATCCTTTAGTCCAATAGAATCAAAATAAGATTTTAGAATATTAACAAGAATATCAAGTTTTTCAAGATCATGACTCATATTAGTTGCATAAGCAAGAGTACCATTAAAGATACTATCTCTAATAATAGAATCTATTCTTGTATCTTTACATTCCATCTCTATACTACTTCCTCTCTCTTATTATTAAACCACTTCTATACTAAAAGTCAATTTAAGACTTATATTTTTACCACTATAATCTTCATCAGTAGACATAAAATGCAATATTTCATTATTAGCACTTAAATACATCTTAAACTCTTCGTCAATTTTAAGAGCTCCTATAAGTTCTTTTCCAATATCAAGATCATAATCTATTTTAAGATAAGCATGTTTAATATTGGTATATATTTTATTATCATAGGATTTTACATAAGATCCTATTCTTTTATCTTCTTCTAGTAGAAAGTCTACTTTATCAGTTACTGTTATATTATTAATGGAAGCATTAGACCCATCAATTTCCAAACTAACCTGACAAGTATGATCGCTATTATAATAATTAGTATAGTATTGAAATACTACGCATTTATTTCCAACTACACTTACACTACGTAAGTCAGATACATTAAATCCTTCACTAATTATATACTCTTTAATAGCACTAGATACAGCAAGTATTAATGGGATTCTTTTATTTGAATCACCATTCTCTCTAACTTGTCTTACTAGTTTATGAAGATAATATTCATTTAGTTTCAATTCTATATTAGAAAACATAATTAAATCTCCTTCAATAGATCTTCTATAATATCAGTACAATGAGTAGTAGATTTTACACTACCTATTTTACATCCACATTTAGGACATCTATCAGGAAATTCTACTTTAATATCTCCATCTACAGTTAGTGAAAAATTAAAATTTTTATTTAGAGTAACAGCATGTCCACATTCACTGCAATATGCACAATCTAAATCTCCATCTTCAATAGTCCAATGAGCTGTTTTATTTTCCATTACTGTTACTTCTCCTTCTCTTTTTTAATTATTCTCTTAATTTGTAGCATAGCTATATACAGAAGGTATAATCCAGATACCAATATTCTTATTAATATCAAAATCTTCTGCTAGATAATGATAAATTGCATATTTATCTTGTTCTAAATATTCAAACATTTTAAATTCTTCTGATTCATCTAGAATCAAAGCTCCTAGAGTCTTTTTCCCTATATCTAGAGTATATTCAAGATCAACTTTAATTTTACAATTATTAGGAATATATGTTTTTCCTTCGCTCTCTAGTTTAAAGTCACCGATATAAGTTATATCATCAAGTTCTATTTTATCCACATTAGTATCAGTAATTCTAATCTTTGTAATATGAAAATCTCTATTCATATACACATAGTACATCTTATCATTAAACTTAGAACTAAAATCAAAGTGTACTAAATTATTATCAACCATATCAAAGTTTTCAAATACACCAAGTTCATCGAAATTACTCTTAGAACAATATTCTTTATTTAAATACATTACTATAGCATGTGCTATAATTAAACATAAAGGAATCCTCTTACCTGTATTTTTTAAAACTTTTTGATAAGCTAATAGTTTATCAAAATAATAATTGTCTAATTGTGATTTGAAGTTTTCATTACTCATTTTCAAGGCTCCAACTTGTATGAATACATCTTATATATTATATCTATCTTATGTCTATAATTCTTTACAGGAAACGTATATGTTTCTCTCTTAGTGCAATTAATTGCTCTCATTGCACCAATATCAGACACTATATTCTTAATTCTTGTAACTCCAATAATTTCCCAACAATATACTTCTACTTTGTAAGTAATATCCTTATCATCTTTTCCATAGTAAATAAAGTATATAGTACTTTCTGAATCTTTTTCTTTAGTGACAAATCTAAGATCACCAAGATCTAATTCATATTTAGAGAAAAACTCTTTAATGATATCAGACATCTGGATTACCAGACAATCTTTAATTACTTCATCACTTTTCTTAGTAATAACTAGATCTTTAATATAATTAAATATTAGATGTTTAACAGCTTCATGCTGTTCAAATTCTAATTGTCTTGGAATAATATTTATAGCTTCTATCATTAATTATCTACCTCTTTATCAAATTTTATATTATAATCAAACGTAAGCTTAGCATTTATCATATAACCAAATCTTCTATCAGCATCAAATAATTTCATATTGGGAGTAATAATCATTAATTTATCATAATCACATCTCTTAAATGAAGTATTTAAAACAAATTCTGGATCTAGATCTTCTATTTTACTATGAATAGTAACAGTCATTGTATCAATGATAAGTATAACCTTATCTCTAATAACTAGATTATCATGCTCATCAACAAAGTATCTTATATACACATCGTAGTATATATTCTCATTAACAAATGTATACTTATCTATAATGATGAATTCACCACTATAGAATGCTGATACTTCTTTGCTTTCTCTATTTTTATGGAGGAACTTTCCAATATAGATATTATTATTGTCTTTAAAATAATTCCATATAATACTAGATATTATTGAAGGATCAAGTATAATATTAGATATAGACTTATTTATGATACCTTTCATTATTGAAGTAATATCTTCGCTCATACATATCCTCCATTATTTAAACATCGTTAAACGGTTTCTTGATTCTTTCATCATAAATAATAGTAAACTCTTCTATTTGTTTGAGAATTTTCTCTCTTTGTTCTTTCTGACTCCAATTAATAAAATTAGATTCTGTATGATCAGTAAATTTAATATCAACTCTGGTAATATTAACTATTTCTGGATCATTATAGATTCTAATGCACATTATTCTATTTTTCATTATTTTTATTCCTCTTTCTATATTCATAACAAGTCTTATTCCAGTCTTCTATAGCATACTCAATAGCTCTTCTATATTGAGCTTTTCCTTCTTCTATTTTTAGATGTGGTTTTCTAAGAGGTTTCTTGCATACTATAGTACACCAAGATCCCCATCCACCACCCAATCTTTCTACATATAATTTAGGAAGTCTTCCACATATAGGACAAGGTTCTAGATACTTATCAGTCTTATATAATGAACCTCTCATATATCTTAATCCTCTTTTCTTTTAAATACCATTTCCCATCCTAAAGCATTAAGATATCTCTGCATAGAGTTAAATGTAGGATTACCCTTAGGATTCTCTATAAAAGCTATAGACTTCTCAGATAATCCACTTAATTCAGCTAAAGCTTTCTTTGTCAGATGCTGACTACTTCTAATTTCTGATATTCTCATCTTAGCAATATTAGAAGCTATGAATGCTTCAGTTTCAGATACATCAATTAAAGGATTCGTATAGTCATCCATTACACATCATCCTCATCATATTCTTCTTTTTTAATTCCATTATCTTCATAAGAAGTAGAGCTTATTCTTCCTAGATTAAGCACTCTCTCTTTCACATTCATTCTAGAATAAAACTTAAACTTTAGTAGAAGCTTATTTAATCCTTTAATAGTTTCATTTACACTATCAATAGATTGAGTAGCATCTTTATTATATACAGATTTATGCTCTTCTAGAATAGCTATAGCTTTTCTTACATTAGAAACATCAGAAACTGTAAACTCAGGTAAGTTTACAGGATTTCTTATCATTATAACAGATTCTAGATTTCGTAGTTGTTCTACTGTAGGAGCAGGACAGAGAAAACTCTCTGGTACTACAATAACTTCTTGTGTAGCAGGTATAAAGACCATCCATTCATTATGAATATTGAAAAGGCTCTTTTTATAAGGTCTTACTATAGAAACCATAGTAATAGAATTAGCGCCTTTCATAGCAGTATAATTATATCTATCAAACAAGCATAATTGCCCAGGATAAAAATCTTGTTTTCTTTTCATTATTTATCCTCCGATGGTATTATAATTCCTTTACTATAATATACAATCCATTATAATTATCTAATTAACATATTAATAGGCACGCGATCATGCTCATTCGGTACGCTCCTTTTCAGTAATAATAGTAGAAGACAGGTGAGGTCTTCTACTATTATTTTTGTTTATTTAAATGATAGGGCGGCGCCAAGATACCAACCAGCCCTAGAAGCAGTACCGTCCAGATTAACATAGAAAACGCCACAACCGAGCCCACTTGTAGAAACACCACCACGATAAGAATAGTGAGCACCACTACTTTGATAAAAATAATCACAATAAAAAGAAGAGATGGTTTAAATGATATGGCGGCGCCACGATTCCAAGAGTAGTTAGAAAACGAAACACTAAGATGAACATAGACGAAACCACAATTAGAGCCAGCACTACAGTTACCACCACGAATAGAATACCTGGTACCACTACTTTGAGAAAAATAATCACAATAATAGCTGCCCTTATTTAAATGATAGGGCAGCGCCAATACGCCAGCTGGCATTATTATAGTTGTAGTTGAGGTTAACACAAGCGCAACCACAATAAAAGTCATCCCTAGAGAGACCACCACGATATGCATATGTAGTACTCGTAGCTTTATATATGGTTTAAATGATAGGGCAGCGCCAGAATACCAGCCTGCAGTAGAAAACGAATCGTACAGAGAAATATAAGCGAAACCACAATTGAAACCATTAGTACAGCGACCGCCACGACGAACATAATGAGCACCACTACTTTGAGAAAAATAATACCATAAGTTAAATGATATGGCGGCGCCAGCGTACCAGTTGGTAGCACCAGAGCTGTTGCCCAGAGTAACAAAGAAAACCCCACACCGAGAACCATCGTTCGAGGCACCACCACATCTAGGATATGTAGTACTCGTAGCTTTATATATTAAGTTTAAATGATAGTGTGGCGCCAAAATTCCAGACATACCCAGAAGCAGTAGAGTTCAGAAGAACATAGAAAACGCCACAAAGAAAGCCATTACCAGAGCGACCACCACGAAGAGCATAATGAGTACCACTACTTTGAGCAAAATAATCACAATAAAAAGAAAAGATGGTTTAAATGATAGTGTGGCGCCAAGAGACCATACATGCCCAGAAGCAGCAGTGTTCAGATTAACATAGAAAATGCCACAATAAAAGCCAGAACTAGAGGCACCACCACGATAAGCATATGTAGTACTCGTAGCTTTTATTATAAAAAATAAAGGATAGGAAACTCCTATCCTTTATTTTATATTATTTTATTTTCTTTCTTTCCATGAAAGCTCTCTTTGCAGACTCTCTGTCATAGTAGAGTATGAAAGGTCTATCAAATAGATCTGGATCACTATTGAAAGCCATATCGAAAAACTCATTATGAATAACTTCAAAGAATTCAGGAGCTTCATCTACTATAATATATTCTTCATTGGGATGATGGATGAACCATTCTTTATCAAAACATACAGCATCAATAGAATATTCAGATACTAGATAACTTCCATCTTCCAGTTTCTTAAATGCTGTGAGTTCATTAATAGTGCATTTATAAAATTCATCTTCTCCTATATACATATAGTATGTATGATCAATCTCATTATCATCATCTTCTACATCTTCATATTCTACCATATCAATCAAATCAGGTTTTCTGAGTCTAATAACTCTATATGCTGCACATCTGATCATTACATCATATATATTATTAGAATCCTGATTGTAGTAGAGTAGTTCATATACATCATTAATTACTTTATTCTTAATCTTAATATCTTCATCTTTGTTATTGGTATAATAATTAATACCAAGTTCTCCAAAGATATAGTTCAAGATATAATACATGAGGATTTTATAATGATCTTGATTCTGAATGTCTATAGTAGTTCTTGCAATAAACTCTACATGAGTCATATTATAAAGATTGTTTGTATTAAAATCAATAAAGATCTTATCTCTCAGATTTAAGAAATCTTTAAAAGAATATGCAGTTGCTCTTACTAGAATAAATGTAGCAGCACACTGGAGATATTTATTCTCACTAGTATACATCCAATCATAAAGACATTTAGTGAGAAAAACTTCAATAAAATTAACAGGATTCACCCTCTTATCATTATTAACCAATGTAGCGAAACGAGTATCTAATCCAGTTATACAAGCGAACAATACGAAGATAGAATTATACATAGTGACCAGTATATTATTCTTATCCTCAATGGATGTTTTATCTGTAGTAAGACAATACTTAATTTGAGCATAAAAACCTTCTATATGTCCTTCTGCTGAGATAGAAACATTATTCAATGAAGTTCTAAATAGATCAACTAGATCAAGCTTATTAAAGAGTGCTTTAATTTCTTCATCTACATTCTTTTCAGGAAGATCATATATATCAAAAGATTTAGCAATTTCATTACGTAATTTATATCTCATTCTGCTCCTCCTTTTTAATTACTGTGCATCTATTTTCTCCATATAATAGAGCATATACTAGTCTTTTATATCCTTTACCATCGTGATTAGGGAATCTAGAATCCCAATCTACATTAGTAAAGGTTCTTCTTAATTCATCATAAATAAATTGAGTATCACCTTTATATTTAGGATTTCCTTCACAAGGATGTTTCTCCAATCTATATTTCTCAGCTATTCTCTTAGTCTCTTCTTTTGTAGTAACAGCTTTACTTCTAATACCAGAAGATAGATATATTTCCATTCTGTATATTTGAGAAGCTGATGTGAATTCTCTCATTTTCACACCACGTTCCATATTATATATAGATAATTTTCCTTCTTTAGTCATATACAACTCTGAGTTGTATATCCTTCCTCCGCTTTTATGTTTCTTACTAGTGTAATACATACATAAATCCTCTAAAATACAAGCTAATAATCCCCTTTCAAATAACTTACTCTATTATATTATATATAATTATTATAAAAAATATAGGAGAGGTTTTAAAGCCTCCCCTATATTTTCTTTAGCAGATATTAACCTGCTTGAACAGTTTTTCAAAGATAATTCTGTTCAGTTTATTGATAATCTTCTTCATTGTTTTCTCCTTCCTTTATATAAACAAATACTAACACTTACTATATAATAAGAGGATGAGCTGTTTGTGCCAACTCACCCTCTTATAAATGATCCGACATGGACTTTTCATCCACCGACCTTAATATGAGGAAGATTGATCAAATGGTTATATATCCATTGACCAATTGTTTGGGTATTGTGCTATCTCCATAGCTACCCAAGTGGGAACTCTAGATTCCTCAATGTTCATTTTCATGAGTTCATCTCGGATCCTATCGTTGTCCCAGTCTCTGTTATCAGATCCAGTTGTTCTTACGACAAGATCAAATTGATCTGATAGAGACACCATCTTATTTCACCTCCTCTCCAAGGTGGAATAGAAGTATAGGGTAGTAGTTCAGAGCTACTACCCTATATTCATATCTATGATATATAATTTAAAATATAAACTATTACAAAAAAATAAGAGAGAAGTATATAAACTTCTCTCTTATATTCTTTACTTATAGAAAATACTCTTTTTAGGCTTAGGAGGTTCTGGTGGTTTATAGTAAGAAATACCTGCAGTATCAGCCATCTTTCTCAATTCTGTATCATACTCTTCAGGAGTGATAATCTTTCTGTCAAATAGTTTATCAAGAAGTTTCATATTAACTTCCATGATCTCACTATTTGCTTTAGCGATATCAATACTAATAGGGTTAACCATTTGAACAATCCTCCTCTTTTATTCTATTACTATAATATACTAATCATAATTAAATATAAAAAATAAACCACATTATATTGAAAGAGAGTGAGCCTATTGTCACTAGACTCACTCTCAAACATGTCATGAATTATACATCCATAGACATGTTCTCAGGAATTGGGCTCCTGAGCCACATTGGGGTTACTGGGTCTAGTTTGAGTATTTTCTTATACTCTTCCTGGACCCGGTAATTTTCTTTGTTTTCCCAGTATGGATCAGTCTTTTTCATAAACTGATCATATTGCTGAGATAAACTATATTGTTTGAGCATTGTTTTTCACCTCCTCTCTGAGGTGGGATAAAATATAGGGTAGTAGTCTATAGCTACTACCCTATATTCATATCTATGATATATAATTTAAAATATAAACTATTACAATTCAATTTAAATGAATACAATCATTGCATCAACATAATGATAATTAAACAATTCTATATAAGTTAATGGAGGTAGAATATGGCTACCAAGCAATATAAGACAAATAAAAGATATATGTGTCCATATTGTGATACTAAGTTCTTACGAACTGATTTGATAGAGCATGTAGAAACAAAGCATCCTGAAATGATCCCAGAGGGATACACAGCTGCTAGAGTTATATATGAAGTAGTAAATAAAAAGAATTATGGAACTTGTATGATTTGTAAAGATAAGGTTTATGATTGGGATGAGAAGTTATCTAAATATAAAAATCTTTGTAATAAACCTAGCTGTAGAGAAGCAGTTAGACAGACTTCTGTAAATAATATGATGAGAGTTTATAATAAACCTCATCTTCTTGATGAACCTGAACAGCAGGAGAAGATGCTTGCCAGAAGGAAAATTTCTGGTACTTATAAATTCTCTACTGATGGAACAGTGGTTCCTTATACTGGACAATATGAGAAGAAGCTACTGGAGTTCTTTGATAAAGCTCTAAATGTAGATGGTAAGGATATTCAATCCCCAGGTCCAGTATTTGAATATGATTATGGTGGAAAGAAGCATTTTTGGATTACAGACCTTTATTATATCCCTGCTAATCTTGTGATAGAAGTAAAAGATGGTGGAGATAATCCTAATAATAGACCTATGAAATCTTACAGAGAGAAACAAGTAGCTAAAGAAGAGATGATTACAGATAAAGGTACTTTTAATTACCTTAGACTGACTAATAATAACTTCTTACAACTATTTGAAATCCTTGCTGATATTAAATATGATATAGTAGAACCTGACAGAGGAGTCAAGATATCTATCAATGAGAACACTCCTGTCGGTACTGGAGCTATGGGAGGAGTACCTCCTGCAGGACCTAGTAGTGTATATGTAATTCCCACTATGATGAATAATGCTTTTAGTGGTGAAGATGATGAAAATAGTGAAAATATAGGCATTTATGCCCTTTTTGACGATATAGCAGTACTAGAACACTGTAATACCCTAAAAATGATCAAAGTTGATGATTTACCACTCCCAGATCAATTGATTTATGAGTTCTCAGGAAGTGATGATCCAACTAATTTTAAAAATGTCATTATAGATGCACTAAAAAGTGGAAAAGAGGTAGATAGTAACTTTATACTATCCACTCTTCTAAATAGAAAGGTATTAGATCCTGATGAGATTATATTCTCTGATAAGTTTAAGAGAATAGATCCTATATATACAGATGACTATGTAAAGAATACTATAAAGCTATCTAATGATGATCTAAGTGGCAAACCAGTATTTATTGATACTGAAGATATAGATGATAGCTATGGAGTTTCTCATAATCCTGATGGATATTTTGTACATGAGAAGATTAAAGATGATGATGGAATTACTATCTGTAGTTCTTACTATGAAGTGAGACCATCTGATGATACTATTAAGAATTATATTATTCCAAAGATTAAAGTAGTAGAGAAACAGATCAGGTTCACTAAAAAGCAGCTAGGTGGTGAGCAAGAGAATGCAGAATGATCTATCTTTGAATGATTATCTGAATTCTATAGATAGAGCTATAGAATATACTTATAGCAGTAATATATACATTATATATCCTACAGAAACTCTTGAGAGTCTTAATGATCTATGGGAAAAGTTTAAGAATCAGCCAAAGTCTGTAAGAAAGAAATCTGATGTAGAATCTTATAGAATATTTGGTATGGATAACTTTGATCATTATAAGGCTCTAAAAGATATGTATACATCACAGACATCAAATAATCTATATATAGAAGAATCTTCTATGGATATTAAAGCTAAAGAAGATAGAGTATATAATCATGTCCGTATGATGTATGATAATATTCATAAATCTACAATACTCAATGAGTCTGTGATGTCTGAACTTGATCTATCTATTAAAGAAGCTATAGCAGAAGCAAGAGAAAATGAAGTAGCAATAGTATATCCATGTGATAATATTGATGCTCTTGATAATCTCATTGGTGAATATTATGCTATGACAGATAAAGATAGATCTATATCTGATGCTATCTGTAAGAAGCATTTTAAAATGGATAATGAAGAGCTTTACTATAAGCTTAAGCATAATGAGTATACTCTTACAGAATCTGTAACTCCAGATAAAGTAAAGAGTAATGCTCTATCATTTGCTAAAAAGTATATGAAGAAGGTTATGGTATATGAGGAGCCTAAAGTGGTTATGGAAACTGCTTTTAATCTCTATAATCTTCTTGAAACAGAACTAGATAGAAAACTCTTTGAAGATTCTATTACTAAAGATATTGCTGATAGAGAAGTAATGGATAATGATATTGTAGATATGGATATTATCTATAATGATCTTCCATACTTTACAGCAGATAGAATGGTTGATTTAGGAGTTTTCTCTGGTACTACTAATTGTTTTGATAATATAGCTGATAATACTGTTCTTGAAGATGGAACAACAGTAAAAGATTGGTTTGAAGCATATAAGAATAATCAGATCAATTATCTGAAAGAACATAATCTTGCCAGAGTTCATACTTTAGAGAGACTATATAGTGATCTACAAGAACTAGAAGAATCTGGAGATATTGATAAGCTCAATGCTAGAAAGCAATCTATTCTAGAATTGGGCTGGGATCCCGAGGTTGCATTTAGTCCAGAAAATAGAGCTATAAATGATAAAAAAGTTAAAGACTTCTTAGATAAAAAGACTAAGTTTATTGATCTGAGAGGAATTACAGATGAGGATATTCCTGGATATTTGGAGAATAGTAAAGGAGAGAAGCTATATCCTATCTTTATTATTCTGGTATCCAGAAAGAAAGTAATTTCTAATCTTATTAAATACTTTACCAATAGTGATGTATCTCATGCAGCTATAGCATTTGATGCAGAGCTTAAAGATACATGGAGTTTTGATGGTACTATAGATCTAAAGGCAGAACAGCCTCTTGGAGGTTTTGGTCCTGAACCTGTAGAGATTTATGGAGATCATTATATTGAAGTATATTGTACTTTTATTAAGAAGAAGTACTATGAGAATCTTAAGTATACTATAGAGTATTTTAAGAAGAATAAAGAAGATTTTGGTTTTGACCATATCTCTTTCTTGAAATATCTCTTTGGAATAAATGTAAATCAAACTAATAGATTCGTATGCTCATCTTTTACAGATAGAATGTTACAGGTAGCAAATGTAAATCTGAGGAATAATAACGAATATAAGAAATTAGTATCACCACAGAAGCTAAAGACAGATCTGTCTATTAATAATAAGATTTATATGCTTTATAGTGGTAGAGCTGATGAGTATAATGGTAAAAAAGTAAATGATCTTGTAAATGCTATCTCAAAGAATGCAGAATATTTCTCTGAGAGTGGATTGGGTAAAGATCTTCTACTAATAGAAGATATAGATACAGATTTCTTCTCTATTGATGAAGCTGCAGATCTTAAGTTTACATTTAAGAAGAAGAGGAAGTTCCCTCTATTCTTCCTATACTGTTATGATAATATATATCTCTCTATAGTTCCAGATCTTAGTGAACTATATTATTTCAATAAGAATGTAAATGGTAGCCAGTTACTGAAAACATCAGCATCGGATTTCTCTCAAGAATCTGTTGTAGGACTTTATGTATGTTTTGTAACAGAAGATAGATATAGAAAAGTACTGGAATTTATAGAAGCTGCTACAGCTCCTTTCTATAAATATACTTACTCTCAGCTTAATATCTTATATAAGCTTATGAATATCAACTTTGGAACCAATACACCAGATAAGATGTGTATCGAGATGATTGATAAAATCATTAGACTATCTGACTGTGTAGATGCTAAAAAGATGGATGATATTCAGAAACCTACATATAAGAATTTTGATGAGCTTATTAAAAGAAAGCTAGATATCTATGGGAAGATTTATAAGATCTATTTTGATAGATTGAAGAATTATAATACAACCAGTACAGAACTCTTCATAGCTTCTAATATAGATAATGTGAAGCTTATTAAAGAGTCTTTCTCTTCTGGTTCTTTTTATAAGTCTGTCATTCTAGATCCAGATCCTGCAGAAGTAAAAACCACTAAGCATCCAACAGCTTTTAAACAGCTAATGGAGTATAGTAAGTATTGATAATATAATATGGGATAGATAATTATTTGTCTATCCCATTTAATTTATATAATATTACAGACTTAACTTTTACAATAAAAGTGTCTATTAATTAATTCTTTACATAAAGGAGATAATAAGAATGGCGACTAAGAAAACATCATCTAGCACTAGAAAGAAGACAACTACAGCAGTTAAAGAAGCTGTAGAGGAAACAAAGGTTGAAGAAGCAGTAGAACCTGCTGTTGTAGCAGAAGCTGCTCCTGTTGAAGATGTAAAGGTTGAAACTACTGTTGTTGCAGAAGAAACAAATAATGATAATCTAATGAATACTCTAGAAGAAATAGCTGTAAAAGACACAGGTATTCCTCTAGGAGGTTTTATCTCTAAATCTGCAGAAGAGAAGAATGAAGAGGCTCCTGTTGAGGTTAAGGAAGAAAAGCCTGCTCCTAAGAAGTCTACTAAATCTAGTACTAATAAGTATGCTGAAGCAGAAAAGAAGTATAGAGAGATGGCTAAGGAAGCAGGTATAGAACTTCCTGAATATAAATACGACGAAAGTATTCAGCTTGTGGGTGGTAAACTTACAGGTAGTGAGATTGTTCGTCAAATAATTATGGGTAATATTGAGATTGAAGATTTTGATATGAATAGAATTGGCCCAAATTCATATGATTTGCTTCTTGATAATATCTTTAAGACATATAGACCAATTTATCAGAGCAAAAATAAAAATGATCATACTATGTATCTAGATATGCTAAAAGAAAATCCATTTGAAGAGTTCATTATTCCTGAAGATGGATATCCCCTAATGCCTGGTAAGGTTTATATTGCTACTACTAAAGAAAGAACTTTCACGAATAAATTCCAGCCCAATATTGATGGACGTTCATCTGTTGGCCGCCTTGGTATTTCTATTCATCAGACTGCTGGTTTTGGAGATATTGGTTTTGATGGTAAGTGGACTCTAGAGATTACTGTAGCTCAGCCCATTATTATCTATCCCAATATTCCTATTTGTCAAATCTCTTTCTTTGTACCTGCTGGAGATACTTCCATTCAGTATAATGGACGTTATCAGCATCAGACAGAAGCTCAGACTTCTAAATTTTATTTGAAATAAATATTATATAAGTGATAGGCAGAAATATTATTATCAAGAAAGGATTTTATCATGCCTAGACAAGCTTATACATGTGAATACTGTGAATTCACAGGATCTATTAATGCAGTAAGAGAACATGAATCTAAATGTATTTTCAATCCATTTCTAAGAACTTGTTATAGTTGTAAATTGTTTAAAGAGAGGACATACCAGGGATGGATGTGTCCAAAAACTTTTAAGTTCATTATCAGTAATAATACTATATCTATTAATTGCCCAGAGTGGGTTAATCCAGATAAATAAGGAGGTTGAAATAATAGCCGATGCCTCCAGACATTCAAACTTATCATAAAGGATCAACTAAAAGAATTGTAGGTCTTAAATTATATAGATATGATGAAGAAGCTGATGAGATTATAGTTTATAGAATTCTTCATTATAAAGAATCTCAAAAGACCTATAGAGTATACAATTTAAACACAGATAAAATCGAAACTTTCACAGAAGAAGAAATTTATGATCCAAAGAAATTTGTAGTATTAAACCCTGATGGGTTCCTTACATTCTCTATTGTAGATATGAATAAAACAAATAAAGTTAAAGATGTCATGGTATGTCTTCATAAGCGTAATGAGACTGTAGATCAGTTACCTTATGCTGTATGTAGACAGTGTATGCAAGATATCTTTATTGAACAAACTATACTGAAGAATACTAATCTCACAACTGTAGGATGTTCTGTATCCAAGGATACTATTCCTGCAGGTTCTGACTTTGGTGCTACTTTAGTATATGAAAGATTAAGATGGATGGTTATCACAGCAGTATATCTAGATGATAGTTTAGATAGTATTGCTAAGTATATCTTTCCTGGAATTAATATAAAGAAATTTGATAATGTTCTTGTTAGGACTAAAGAGTGGTCTAAGATCAATCTTCCTACTACAAGAGGATTCGCTGATACTGTATATGATCTATTGAAAGAGAATAGATTTATTAATGACTTTAGAACAGCTTTTGATACTCTTATCTTGGATTTCAATATAGATAAAGATCTAAGTTCTTCTACAGGTTATCAAATGTTCTTATATAAGGAACAATTGGATATATTAAAGAAACAATTAACTAACAATAAAATTACTATGACTTATATTATTCCTTATAGTAAAGAGATTGATCTGGATGAGTTTAATAGAAACTATATACTAGCTCAATCTAAGGATAATGATGATATTTTTGTCATAGGATATGATCTACAACTAGATTAAAAAATACCGAATAAATAACTAATAAATGATTTGTCAATTATATAATATAGAATTGGATCCAAAAATATTCTAACTTCCGGAGGTAAGAAAACCATGGCAGAAACCAAAACCGAAAAGCTCAGGATCAGTCTTGAGCAGCCCATGCCCTTTGATGCTGTGACCAAGTCCAAGTTCATGAGTCCACAGGATCTTTGCAAGCTGGCGAACAATCTCTTCAAGAGTGTGTTCGTCGACTATGTCGGCTGTGGGATCAACATCAACACTCAGGCAAGCAACGCCGGCATTGTTCAGTTTGCCAGTGTCAATGGTCTGGTCAGTGATGTCCCGCAGAATGCCTACTATCTGAATCTGTTCTTCCAGGACCTCGGAGTCACTGCGGATCCTGACTCCGGTCAGTACAATGCTCTGAATCGTCTTCATGGGAATGCTCCGAAGGCTACCAGCAACAATCTGTCTGCGGCTTTCGACAGCTTCACTGAGACCAGGAGCAATCCTCATCAGTATGCTCTGACTGCTGAAGCCAAGGAGCTGCTCGAAGATTTCGTCTTCTCCAATCCTTATCAGCCGAAGCTGCCCAAGGAATTCTGGGGTCGTCATGTCTTCGAGTTCCAGCAGAACAATGGCTACTTCAGCATGAGCAAGCCCAGCATTCATGTCGGTGTCAGCGGCATCGACATCAACAAGGTCATCAATCACATCTATGCCAAGCTGGTTGATGGTGTGTTTGTTGACGACAACGGTGATCCTGTTGAGTATCAGACGATGTTCTATGTGCCTCCCACCTTCGGCAGGGCTGGCCAGGATCTGATCGTCAAGATTGATCAGCTCGATCGCAACACGTTCCGTAACTTTGTCGATGGGATGTACAATGGTTCCATCATGAGCAGCAGCTACATTCCTGCTCGGTAAGAAGAGAAAGAACAGATAATAAGAGTTGGAGGAGAGAAATCTCCTCCAACTTTTTATTTTTATATAAGCTTTAACTCAATAGTAATTGATTGATATATGGAGGTTATATAATGGGAATTCTATACAAAGAGAAAAAAATAACCTTTGATATTATGGATGAAGATCCACTAGAAAATGTATTTGATAATAGAGATAATTCTTATCTTGCTATAAGAAAAGTGTCTTGGAATAGACAGCAGCCTAAACTTGAAATTCGTAGATGGTATATGGATGGAGAAGATAATGAGACACCATCCAAAGGTATCACTTTTTATACAGAAGAAGGCCCCCATCAGCTCACTCATCTTCTATTAAAGTTGGGATATGGCGATGATGAGACTATAGAAGCTATTATGGAAGAAAGAAAAAACAAACAGCCTGAAGAAATTCCATCTCTTGAAGAAAAAATGAAGACTACGGCTAACTCCAGTCATGCTAGAACTAAACTGGATGAAGTAAAAGAGATTATTGCTAAGAGAGAAAAGTCTACTAAGTTTAGTGCTAAGAATCTTATGGATAATATTAGTACTTCAATAGATGAGTAGATTCACTAATCCATTACAACCATATAGATCTACTGAATGGTCTATATGGTCTTGTTTTATAAACTATGATAGATTATTTGGTTTAATAAAACATTTAATATACTATCTTGATAAATGTAGATGGGTAGACATATACATTGATATGAATTCTGTAATGAGTCAGATCTTTATCAGGAACTATAAGATATTTGATTATAATGGAATCACATCAGCTCTGATTAATATGGCTATCCATTATAAGGAGTTCTTTAAAGATAGATTTAATATAGAAGCTAGAGTGTTTATAGTATATTCTAATAACTTTCCATCAGCTCCAAGAGAGATAATTCCTGAGTATAATCACAGGAATTATCTTACATATATCAATAATGGTGAATTGGTAGCTCTAATTAATCACAATCGTGAACTCTTAGATCTATTATGTAAATATTTGGATGGAATTTATTTTATACAAGATGAAAATCAAGAGACTGCTGTTATTATTAAAGAGATAATAGCAGATCAAGCTAGATTTAAACATAATGCTCTACATCAAAGATCAGATAACTTTAGTCTTTATCCAAATATAATTATTACTAAAGATCTATATGATTATCAACTTGTAGCAATAGATAGCTATACATTTATATTGAGACCTAGAAAAGTTGATGGAGAAGATAAGTCTTGGTGTGTATCTAAGACTAATCTATTGAAAGCTATAAAGAAAGAGTTAGGAGCAAATGTAAGCAATGTACCAGATAATTATGGTATAATCAATACAGGGCTTCTATCTGTATTCTTCTCTATAGCAGGTCTAAAGAGTAGAAACATAAAGAGTATTCATACATATAATAAGACTGTAGAGATTCTTACTACAGCAATTACTAATAACAGTATTCTAAATGAGTATAATTCTGATCCTGAGTATTGTATAGAAGCATTGAGTGAACTATCACCAAAGATAGCAGAAAATAAAACTAATATAATTAACAGATTTAATGCTATAGATTTAGTAAAGAATCATGGTCTATATAAGATAACTCCAAATGCTATGAATGCTAAGTCTTCTATTATAGATCTTATAAGTCCTATGAGTATAAGAGAGATCAATGAACAGTTTTTCTCTATGAATCCTATAGATATAAATAAATTATATTATTAGAATAAAGATATACCTCTCTATGGGGTATATCTTTATTTTTTATATTAGGTCAACATAATTGTAATAGAAATAGTCTATTGTAGGGAGTGATAATACTTGGCAGACGAAACTTCTAATGAGGTTGTCTATAAATATAAATATTCTGCTACTGCTCAGATTATATTTGATAAAGAAGATGTTGAAGATATAGCAGCTGAAAGTATAGGTGAATTTATCATAGATTATTCTTATGATGAATATACAATGCCTATGATATATATGAATATTACCCTCAAAGATAGTATAATCTATAAACTATCTGAGAAGCAAAATATAGCTACTATAGTTCTCACTGTACAGAAATATGTATATGAAGAAGATAAAGCTCCTCTTGTTATGCAAGACTATATTAAGAGAGAGTGTATATATTTCTTAATGGATGATTATACCAAATCCAATGTAAGTGAAGAATTAGATGAAGAAGGAACCAATCTATCTTCTATAGTAATTGGTCTTATGGATAAAGAATTGGTTAATAATACAAAAAAGGATTTCAATGGAACTATTACTGGAGATATGATGAGTATAGTATATACTATTATTAATAGTGGTAGAGATATTCTTATTGAGCCTCTTCAGTATAATACTCAAATAAAGAATATGCTGGTACCTTCACTTAATAGTAAGAAGAAACTACTAAATTATCTGAATGATATGTCATGTTTCTATGATACTAAGTTTAGATACTTTAATGATTTTGATGTAACTTACTTTATGAGTAGTGATGGTAATAATGTACAAAGAAAGAATGATAAGTTTGACACTATATATATTAATATAACACCATATCAAGTAAACAGTAGTGTTTATGAAGGTATGGTAATAGATGCAGAGAACTTTAACTATACTCTGAATATATCAGAACAATATGCCAGTCCTTTGTTCAACAATATTACAGATAGAACTTATACCAATATCAGAGGTATAGATGCTGATGGTGAGGCTGGTAGTGAGAAACTAGATACTACAGATGAGAATATGACTATAGAGAAATATAGAAACATTAAGATCAATAATGGTAATACTACTCTATTAAAGAATATTAAAAGTACTATAGATATGTCCAAGAATCCAATAACTATATCTAAAACAGATATAGATAGTTCTATATTTACTATAAATAGAAAATACTTTATAGATGCAAGTGATGTATATGGTGTTGAGATGAATGGACAGTATCTTCTTGGTACTAAAACTGAAATATTTATAAGAGAAGGTAAAGACTTCGTAGCAGATGTCACTATGACTTTCTTTAAACTTAATAAATAAAAAATATAGTACTACCCCAAATGAGGTAGTACTATATTTTCGATTTGTCATGACTTATCGGATAACTATACCACTATTATGTTACTTCAGTATTAATCTCAGTTGTAGTTGTATTATTCTCTTCTCCCATAACCCTATCAGAAATATCAGCTTGTGACATAATATCAAAGCTTGGAGAACTATACTTTACGTAAGTATTTATCATATCAAGAATAGACTTAGATAGTTTATAGTAAGCACTAATCTTGATCTTAAAGTAGCTATAGATAAGATTACTATACTTAGTAGCGTATGTATTGATATTATAAGCTTGCTGTTTATAAGCTTTTTCTCCCTCAGGATTATTGGCCATATCAGCAGTTATGGAATGATCATTTGCTCTATCTTGATCAATCTTATCTACTACTTTTCTAAACATGTTTATATTTGCTATATTCATAGCGTAGTTCATATCTCTTTGGATAGATCTATAGATAGATGTAGATGTACTAATGAGATAGTTATACATAGCTACTTTAGTCTCATTAGTCATATCTGCATATCTAACATTTTCTCTATATTGATTCATAGCTTTTAGTTTATCAACACTACAAGTCATAAACCAAGTCTTAAAGAGATCATTATAACTCTCTTTATTGTCCAATCTATTGATATCAAAGTTATTTAGATTATTGGCTAGTCTTTCTACTATAATAGCATTACCATCATTAATAGTTTTAATAATACTCTCACCATTATTTAGATTAAAAGGAGCAGGAGCTGTCATCCTATCAATCCATGTAATGGTATTAGGACCATCTTTTATCATCTTATTATTATCTATATTCTTCTTAACGAAGAATCTTGTAATCATATTCCTATTAGTAACACTCTTAGCCTTACCAAACAGAACAGACATAGACTCAGATAGTTTCTTAGAGAGATCTTTCATCTTATCATTAAACTCTTTAAGAGTTTCTTTAGCTTTATCATCAGCAGCTTTATCTATAATAGCTTCTTGTAGAAGAGTATCATAGTCTTTATCAAAGAAAGTTCCTTCAATAATCTTATCTTTAATGACATCAACTACAGCCTTATCAGCTTCTACTTCTTCTGCTTTCTTTTTAGCATAATTTCTAATTTTAGCAAATACTTCTTCTCTATCTTCATCTTTATCATACATATCGTAATAGATATCATAAATACTATCTAGATCAATAGGAACCCCATGTAGTTTAATGAAGTCTTCTTGATCTATAATAGAAGCTTCTTTTATAATCCCAGAAGAGAATCCAATAGAGTAATCTTTATTAGAGACAGAGAGTTTTCTATTATCATTTTTATTATCTCTAATATAACTTAAAAAGCTAGTATAATCATTGACTGCGCTGAGCTTTAGTTTCATACTCTTTAATAGAGCTTTCTTAATAATATCTAGAATAGAAGATCTAGTAAATACTATTGTCTTATAAAGATCTTTAAGAGAAGTAATATAAGCACTTAGTTTCTCTAGACTCTTTTGGTCTTTTTTGGTAACCTGAAGGTTCTCTAAAACATCAGATAGTTTAGTGTACTGAATAACGGTTGCTTTAGATGCTTCATAACTACTATTCTCTTGATCAAGAATAGCATACATATATTTCAATTCTGGTTTAGTAGAAATAGATTTAATCTCATTACTTCCTGTATAAGTTTTCTTAGTTTTATTAAAGTCTATAAAAAGCTTACCATTCTGAATATCCTCTACAGAAGATCCATATGTTTTACTCACATAAGCTTCATATTTAGACTTAATATTAACAAGATCATCTACTAGTTTATCTAGACCATTAGTACTATACTTTTTAGCAGCAATATACTTAGTAGCTTGATCTAGATTAGACTTCATATCAATAAAGAAAGGATTCTCTGCTAGAGATGTTGGATAGATTGAAGCAATGACCTGTACGGGTTCACAGATTGTAACCCTATTATAATTAATAAGACTCTGTATATATCGTAGATCCATAGAGTCTTTATATTCTTTATTGATATCTCCTATAAGAGAGTCTATTACTTTCTTTTTTCTATCTACTTCAAAGTCAATTCCTGAAGCTATTTTTACTTTAAGCTTCATCTCTTCCTCTTTATTATTGAGAACTTTAGTAAGATCATCAATAAGTTTAAGAGCAGTATCTATTACATTTGTAGCAATAACATCATATAGCTTATTGGGATCTCCATTAATCTTCTTAAGTTCTTTCATTAAACCCTTATCAGCTTCTGTAAGAGCAACTTCTTTAAGTGAGTCTATATATTTTTCATAGAATTTATTTATATCCATATTACAAACTCCTTCTATATAAAAGAGATAGTTTACTTTTATTAATAAGTTTGAATTATTATATTTAAAGAAGATGGTATAGCAAATACTATACCATCTTCAATATATATTTAATTAAAAGAGACTAGAGTCATACTTGGAAGCATCTTCAAAACTCTCAGAATCAAGCTTCTTGATGTTCTTTAGTTCTCTTTCAGTATCTACTTCTGCTTTCTTAGCAGTTACTCTCCATTTCTCAGCTCTATTACGCCATTTCTCTACGAGTTTCATCTGACGTTCATAGACATCTTTCTTTTTAGCATCATCCCATTCAGGATGATTAATATCTAGATTATTAGCATTGGCTTCCATAACCATAGCCTGCATCTCAATATACTGAGAGTACTTATTCATGGTATTATAAACACAGAAGACAATGCTCTGAATAATATGAATGATATTAAGCAGTCCATAGATAGCAAAAGCTCCAAGAACAGCAATTGCAGCAATACCAATAATAGAGAATTTCTTTCCTACTTTAGGAGTAGCAAGATTAATACTATTAGCTTCAGTAAGAGCCTTATCAACAGCACCCTTAGAGACTGCTTTCATAATCCTATCAATATTACCATTCTTAAATTCTCTATTGAGCTTTTCAAGATTGGAAAAGATAAGATAATCTTTAGCTTTCTTATATCTCATCACATCAAGAACCATCTCAAAAGAGTCAGTCTTAGGAGTCTTGATGAACTCAATACAAGTAGCAATCATATAAGCAATAGAATCATTGATAGCCAATACTGTAGTACAATAGATAAGCTTAGGAATCTCATAGCCCAGTCTAAAGGCTTTGGTAAACTCATCCTTACGTGTCTCAATATTAGCAATAGCTTCAGAGATTACATTGATAGATCTAGGATCTTGCTTGAACTCTTTTACGATATCTATAAGAGTAGCAACTGTATCCACCATCATATTATAATTATTTAGCTTGGTGATATCACCCTTGGTCTCAGGGATGTCACCATAATCAAGCTCATTAGCTTTATCTACAATATTTGAATAAAGCTTAGCAGTTAAACTTATAAGAACCTTATTCTGTTCAGCTTCATTTACATAGATAAGTTTCTTCTTAAAGTCAGGATCAGAGAGATCACAATTCTCATAGACTACCTTTAGATAGTCTTCATCATGAGTTCTCTCCTTAGTTTCCTGCTCATTCATATTAGCATAATCAATGAAAGGAGTCTTACCAAGAGAACCTTCAAGATACTTCTCAAAAGGAGTCTTAGCTTTCTCTATAAGCTTCTTTCCTTCATCAGAGAGTTTCTTGAGAATACTCTTATCTAGTTTATGACAAGTAACAGTGATCATTACTTTGTCATTTTCTTCCTTCTTATCCTTTTTATTAAGTAGAGAGCCACTGATAGCATACAGATGCTCTTTAGTATCGGATAGCTTACCATAGATGATCTCTCCATCTTTTTCAAAAAGCTTAGTAAGATTAAACTTCTTAGCAATAGCATCTTTAATCTTACTTACATCTTCATCAGCTTTATTAATGATAATCTTATACTGAGTTTTTACTTTATCCTTAACCTCAGTATTGAGCTTATAAGCAGCTTCATCATACTTATCTGCAAGTAGAGTACTTACAGACTGAGCAAACTTAACAAAATCATCAGGAATCTTTACACTCTCTTTTAAAAGAATATAAGACTCATCTACGATATCCATATTATCTACATAAGATCTGATATAAGTCATATCAGGATCTAGTTCAATAATACGATCTACATCATTATCAACAGCAGCGTCGACTACTTTAGAAGAATCAACATCTGCGTCTACAGTCATAGCAATATTATCTATTTTCATAATATACTATTCTTCCTCCTTCTTTAACGAATCTTAGTCATCAGATTAACTACTTTCTTATAAGTAGAATCTGAGCTCTCTCTATCAAGAGACGTAAATGAATAAACTTCCCAGTTATTCTCACCTGTATCAAACAGGAACTTTGCAACTTCAAGGTTCTCGTCTACGATACAGATGCACATAAAGTTATATCCATCAAAGATTTTTCTAGCAGCCTTATAAGACTCCAAATCAATCCCTTTGAATTTCTTAAGATACTCTACTTCTTCCTGAGAAACAACTAGAGTTGTAATAGGAGCAGCACTTGCAGAACCAGCAAACTTACCAGCTTTATAAGCCTTTGCCCTACTCTCAAGAGTCTGCCACAGCTTAGCTTTAGAACCCTTATTATTTCTTTCTACAACATCAATCTTTGCTTTATCAAGAGCAAACAGGAAGTCCTTAAAGAAGGAGATTTCTCTGGTAGTAACTCTCTTAAACATAACCAGAAGACCCTGTTCTTCGGACTTCTTATCAATTCTATCAATGATCTCATTAGAATCCATAGGATACAGCTTGGCTTTTACGCCAATAACTGCATTATTGATCATCTCTAGCTTCTCTTTATCATTATTAACATAAAAATTTACAATCATCATAGAAGGCTGGAGTTCATTGGCTTTCTTGATATCAGAATCCAATACCTGGTTCTTGAGCATATCTGCTCTAGCCTTAGCCATGGTAAGCTGATCTTTCTGCCAATTCTTCTCTGCTTTATAGTCTTCTAGTTCTTTATCTTTATTGGCCTTATAATCGACCATTGCTTTTTCAATTCTATCTTTGAATTGATACATTCTTTTATCCAATTCTTCTTTTTCTTTAGCAGAAGCTTTATCATAAGCAGCTTTCATTTTCTGAAGCTCTTTTTCATACTCAAGCTTCTTCTGGTTGGTTAGATCTAGCTTCTCAGCTTCAAAATCTCTACCAATAGCTCTCCAGAATGCATAATCAAAGTTCTTCTCATTCTGATACTGCTTTAGCTGTGCACGAAGTTTTTCTCTTTCCGCAGGATTGATATCTTGAGAATTAAAATTATCATAAATATCATCTAGGATTTCCTGAGGAATAATAGGCTTTCCATCAGGACCAATACCAAAGACATAATCACCTTTTCTATTAATGGCTTCAGTGATAACAGTAGTTCCTAGATTACTATTGGAGAGTCTATAAGAACCAATAGATGCTTCATTGATAGAGCTCTCCATGTAGAAATTAGTATTTTTCTTGAGATCCTCAGCAATAGCTTTCAGAGCAGCAGCTTCATTGAGCTGACGAAGAGTCTTATCCTTAATAGATTCAGGAATCTCTCCACTCTCTGCCATAGCATTGATAGTATCACTGATCTGCATAATATCATCAACAGAGAAATCAGAGTTAGGAAGATTCTTATGGAACTTTGCAATGTATCCATATACATCTTCTACATTCTTATCAGCAATCTGGATAGCAGAGAAAACCATCTGTAGCATAGTTACAGCTTTTCTCTCAATAGCCTTAGCGATAAGAATATCCGTATTAATAGAAATAGTTTTACTGGCAATTACAGGGAATACTAGAGTAAGATTATTAGCAGCTCTTACTAGAGAACCATAACCTCTACGGCTAGCATTCTGTACCTGCTTAAGAGTACCAGTTGCAATCTCTGAACCTTTAGAATTTTTAATATCTTTATATGCAGCAGCACCTGCACCAGCTAGTGCAACAGCAGCTGCAATAGTTTCTGTTACTTCACGTAACACTGTTTTATGTATAGCTCTAGGATCAACCATGATATGTAAACATCCTCCTTAAGTGGATTTATTTAAATGCGATTAATTATCATTATGTTGGCAAAAAATAAACACATTAAGATTGCAATGAGTAAAAATAAACACTGAACTGAAGGGAAGGGAGATGGATGTTTTACCACCCATCTCCTCATTTTCCATCAGAAGGAAGCTATGACAGAATTGTCATCATCACCTTCTTCAATCTCAGGGGCCAGACCACCAGCATCCTCCATGATCTCAGGCTTGCCGAAGATCAGGTCGCCGAGCTTTTCCTGGGACCTAACCAGGAATTGATGGATCTTGTCGCCATACATATAGATGGCGATGATCCCGGCTTCGATGGCTGCACAGACAACCATCATCTTCAGGATCAGCTTCCACCACTTCTTATAGAAGCGGCAGAGATCATTTACGTACTCCATAATGTTCTTCATGTGTTTTGTCCTTTCTGGTTTTAAGAGTATCCTTCTCTTTTTATTTTTAATTTTTGAATACATTATAATAAGAATGACAGGTGCGGGTCTGTCATCCTTTGGTGGTCTTGGATCTTACACATCCATAGACCCGTCGTCAGGTTCTATACCTTTGACGACTGATGATGGGTGAACTACGGGTTCAGTAAGAAGCATTTTAATATATTCTTGCTGAACTCTGTAGTTCTCTTTGTTTTCCCAGTATGGATCAGTACGTTTCATGTACTGATCCCAACTATGGGATAGAGACATACGCTGAGGCATTATTTCACCTCACTTTCTATAGTGAGATATAGGATAGATTATACTACCTATTCATATCTATAATATATAATCTAAAATATTAACTTTTACAAACGAGAAAAAATAATAGGAGAAGTCAGTTACGACTTCTCCTATATTATTAAAACTTAAGATCAGTATAAGAGTTAGGATAATAATCAGAATAACCTACTTGACTATCTTTAGATTCTTTGAGATTATCTACTTTGAGATAATCTTTAACTTGTTCCTCAAGAAGTTTTATCCTATTATATATAGCTATATTAACTTCATCAGTTAAATTATAAGATTCTACACCTATACTATCAAGTAGATGATGTGTAGAACAGAAATTAACTACAAAGTCTTTTACATTATCACTATTATACATTCTCTTAAGTGCTATAATAGTTTTAATAGTATCTTCAATATGAGTGTAATTATTGTCTCTTTGTTCGCTAATAGAAGCCATTCACTATTATCCTTCCAATTAATCTTCTCCTATATATTTATACCAAATATCCTTTTACCTGATCTTTGAGCTGTTCGATACAGATCGTAACTCCAGTCTTAATTTCCTGAAGAAGATCATCAGATGTAATTCCCATAGCATAATAAAAAGGATCTTTCTGATAGGTGTCTGATACGGTGTCTGATACAAAATCTTCAAATTCTTTAGAACCGATGAAATGCTCAAGGGCTCTAGCCATCATAATTCTCTGTTCAACAACTCTGTAATGCGCATTTTTCTCTTCTCTTGCTGCAGGCATTTTATATAAACTCCTTTCTTTAATTTACTCTTCTACTATATACAGAGGATCTATCAATTCTTCTTTTTGATTTTGAAGAACTTTAAGAGCTATGGATTTCTCCATAACTCTCTCCTCTGATTTGTTTCTTATAAACGCTGTTATATCTTTTATAATAGGAACCGCTGCAAAGAATATTTTTATTGCTAGTTTAAAATCCATACTTATTATTCCTTTCATTACATTAAATTTTTGTTGTAAAAACAAATTAGTGGATGGAAGAATAATAACAGGATTCAATTATATTATATACAATCAATAATATTTTAAATCATTTCCAAGTAAAAAGTATCCTCTTGAACATAGAAGTAAAACAATATCCTCATACAGATGGGAGGTTTGTAATATATAATATGGCAAATAATCCTTATGATAATATAGGTAAGAAAATTAGTGCTGCTCTTATTAAACAGCAGACTGATCCTATTCAGAGAGTTAAACAAGAAATATTAAGAAGAAATAGAGAACAGGATTCTACTTCTGCTATAAAAAAGAAAAATGTAAATTCTAGATATAGAAGTGACAGTGAGCTATTTGATACAGTAGCTCCTATTAAAAATTCACCTGAAGTAAAAGATATAGTTAATGCTAATACTGGTAGTAAAAATACTGAAATGGAATCTCTATTGAGATCCAGAGGTATTTATTCTAGAAACTATATAGAAAAGGGTCTATACAATAACTTTAATAGATTTGGTTATAGTATTATTGACCCATATAATATTCCAACAGTTACAAGAGAGTATGTATTCTTTACAAAACCTGATCTTAATATACTCACTTCAACAGAAGGTGATACTAGTGGAGCATATCAAGATCTTAATAAGAGTCTGTTAAACTATCCTTTCTTTACAGATGCTTATAGTAGATATAGAGCCGTATTAGAAGATCTATGTTGGAGTCATTCTGTAAGAAAAGGAGACCCTATATCTCTTGCAAATAATAGAAACCAGGGTAGTCTTCCTTATAATACAAAAAATAACTTCATTCCACTTCTATCTAATACTCTAGTCAGTACTTTACCATTACCTGACAAAAATGCAGAGTATGTAGAGACTAATGGTAACGTATATGGTACTAAAATTAGATATAGAGATAGCTCTTCTGGTAGTAAAAACTTTACATTCAGTCTAGAATTCCAAGATACTAGATTCTATGAAGTTTATATGTTCTTTAGAATTTATGATGAATATATTAATCTAAAGAATCTAGGTATCGTATCTCCTAAACAGAGACAAGTATGGAGAAAGATTCTTCATGATCAATTCTCTATATATAAAATTGTTGTAGATGAAGATGGTACTACCATTACTCAATTTGTAAAATACACAGGTGTATTCCCAACATCAGTACCTAGTAGTATGTTTTCTGATATGAATAGTACTGAACCCAAGGGAAGATTGAGTGTTGAATTTAGTTGCTTTGAAGTTGAGGATATGAATCCGTATATTCTTAGAGAATTCAACGCTGTAAGTGCTTCCCCTCTAAATGGTATCAATAATTTAATGAAATTAAAAGAATGTGAGCTATACGATAGTAGTGCTGGTCATGCTAATGGTGATTGGCCTAAATATCCTTATGTATATTGGGATAGAATTACAGAGGGATCTCAATATATCAATACAAACAATAGTGGTCCTAGAAAGTATTTTCTTAGATGGAAATATGATTCTGGATCTGGTAGTAGTTCTTCTTATGGTAATGGTGGTAGATAATAATAGCAGAAAGGTTGTGAGATAAACACATGCCACTGAGTTCTGATACTTATGATATTGCTGATTATATAAATCAGATTAAAAAAGATTATATACCAGAAGATGAGTCTACTCTTATTCTTGGTATTTTTGGATATTTGAGTGATGTATTTACAAAAACCACTCAGAATAATATTGTTATGTCTGCAGAGACTTCTAATGAAGGTATTGGTATTAAAGCAAAATATGAAAAGAATATTATTGCTCATGCCTTTACTGCAGGTATTAAGAATGTCTATGCAATCCCATCAACTATGTCTGTGTTGATGGCTTTCAATGAAGCAGAACTATTCCCTGAAACTTCAGAGAATAGCCAGAAGTTTGTATTTGATTCTAATAATAAAATCTTTTTTGGAGATTTCGAATTTCATCCAGATTATAATATTCTTATTACTAAGACTAAGCTCAATAGTATTACTGCTACAGGACAGCCTAGATATGCTTATTCTGCTCAGTATTATATTGAATCTGATTCTAATGATAATAAGAAAAAGAATCCTATCTCCAATGTAGCAGATACAAATATCTATCTCTCTCCTCCTTCTATTATCAGAAGTAGTGAGCTGAAGATTCTCTATATTCAGGTTCCCATTAGACAGGTAGAGAGATATATTATTAATAAGAAAATCGTTACAAATAATATCATTGAGTCTAAGGTATTCTCATTCGACTACAGCTCTCAGCTTGCTGGGTTTACTGTTGATATAGTTAAAGCAGATGGAACTAACCTTAGACTAGTTCCTGTATATGATGGTATAGCTACAGATGAGAAGTATTATCTGTACTATCAGTTTATGAATACTAACTTTATTCGTTGTAAGTTTGTTGATAGTATCTATCAGCCTAATATCAACGATCAAATCTATATCAATCTACAAACTTCTCAAGGATACTCTGGTAACTTCTATTGGAATGACTCCAGTTATCCTAGATTTGTATTTGACTCTACTAGCTATGGTCTAATGAAGTCTGATGGTACATTTGATGGATATAGTGCTATTAGTTGTCAAGTTATTCCAGTAACAACTGAAGCTAGTGGTGGTCTTGATAAAAAGTCTATTAAAGAACTTCGTACTATTATTGCTAAAGAAGAATTGGCAAGAAATAGTATTACATCACTAACTGACTTGAAGAATTTCTTCAATCAGATTAACAATGATGAGGCTCAGATTTATACTTATAAGAAGAGAGATAATCAGTTTGAAAGACTGTATTATACATATCTTCTTATGAAAAATAGTCTATCTAATATTATCCCTACAAATACTATTGGATTTAATGTGCATGAAAGTGGAACCAACGTAGCTCCTGATGGTAAGACAGTTACTGTTAATAAAAATAATATTATAGAATATGAATTTGATGACACAGATCCAGAACATCCTGTTACTAATGGTGAAATTATTGATGATTATGTAGATCCAGATCTATTTGGTAGCAGTATTGATACTTTAAGTAATCATACTATTCCAGATTATAAATCTGGTGTATACTATATCAAGAAAGTAAGCAGTACATGGAAATTTTATGGAACAGATTCTACTTATACATCTGCTCTATCTGATATATCTTCTCTAGAAGATATTGGTATTTTTTATACAGGTATATCTGAAACTCTTGTAGTACACTATAATTATGCATATAATGCTGCTATTAATGCATATCTTCCTACTGGTGTAACCTATAAGGTTAATAATAAAACCTTTAAGGAAGCAGTAGATAGTATTGAAGGAACTTATAATTTCCTATATACTAAATTTGTAACTTCTACTACTGTAACTAAGAATGCTAGCGATATAATCAGTGTAAGTGTTAACGAGTCTATTCTAGGACGTAGACTTGATCTTAATGATGGTAATCCTACTCAAACATTTGTATTCAAATATGATACTTCTATAAATAATTGGCTATTAAATTCTACATCTATGGTAGATTTAGCTGATTATGGTGTATCTTTTGTTGGTACTCCCCATAATGATAATACAATTACAGTAGAAGCAGTTGTATCTACTGGATGGTGTCTTGATTATGTTGGAGTAAATCTTACTAATTATGGTATTACTCTAAGTGGTGGTGCCTATGTAATTGGTAATAGATTATTTACAACATTCTCTTATAATACTAACTATGCTTATATAGATAGAAGCACTACAGCATTCTTTATTGATGATATTATCATTAATACCAATAAGTATAGAGAAGCTGTTAATGATTATACCGATGATATAGTATTTACATACTTATCTTCAGATCCAGATTATTCTCCTAATAATAATGATTTTATCAATCATATTGATAATGAAAATTATTATCTATTAAAATATACAGAAAATAATCTAAACGGTGGTGGTATCATTGCAGATGATGTGTCCATTAGCCGTAGAACATTTTTTAAATCTATTTATGTAATAGACAGTACCAATAACCCTGTAGTCATTCAATTCAATGAAGGTACTTATAAGTATAGATGTACTGAAGTATCTGATATAGATGGTGTTAATATAGGTTCTTCTACATGGGTAGATCTACAATCTGGTGAAGAATATACCTATGCAACAGGAGATCCTAATAGTACTCTTCTAACTGAGATAGGTTTATCTATTAATATAGATGATTATCAAGTTTCTACTGGCAAACAGTTGTATTCGAATATATCTTGTACAACTCCTGTTAGTAATGCTATTGCTAATGTATGTGATGAAAATGGTAAGACCATTGATGATTTTAAACTAGTAAGAGACGGCAGTTCTTATTATTTTGATTATAATGAAAATAGATATTATGTTGCTCAAGAAGATGTAGAAGTTGGTGTCAATAGGCAGCTTAAAGAAGGAGATACTATTGAAATTGCTTTTACTCTCTGGCGTGCAACATTGAATGGTATTAATCAATTTTGTAATTTGGATGATTTTGGTATCACTTTAGTATCAGCTTCTCCATCTCCTGCTGATACTCTAACTACTAGACTTCATCTAAGTTCTATGAATATAGAAAAAGATACAAGTCTATTTTATTATGAGTGTCCTTATGATATCACTATTAATAAGAATCCTCTGATTGCTTATTATAAACTTTCTTCATTCAATATAGAGAAGTCTCTTAACTTTAATTATATTAATGAAAATGCAGTCTATCAGTTCATTGCTTCTTCTGTAATTATTAATAGATCCTATACTGTAAATAAGAATATATATACTATTACAGTTAAGGCTAAACTTAATGTAGAAGAAGATACTGAATTGATTAGTATGTATGGTGATAAGATTGTAGATTCTAAGATTAAGTGTATTCTCTGGATGTATGATAATTATGAAGATACAAATCCAAGTAGATATACATTTGGTAATCTAGTAAACTACAATGAAAATGATTTTATATTCACTTATGAGTTTAAACTAGAAACTGATAATCAGGTAAATGAAGAGAATAGATTAAATATTACAGATAAAGAACTCTATGTAGCAACAGATGGACGTAAGTATGGACAATACTTTGATAATAATATCAAAGCAGAGATAGTATTCGCTTTTGCATCCAGTGCTGTTGGTACCGAAGAAACTACTCAAGATCTAATTGAGGTAGTTCCTACACTAAGTAAATATATTATGGCAAATACTTATTTTATCAATGATGGATTAGATCTATTTTTCAATTTCTCACCATTGATTAACTCTAAAGCTATTGCTGAAAGAGATACCAGTAAGCCTAATATTTATAAGGTTCCTATTGGAACTAGGTATTATGGTGCCCCATATTTCTTTGCTGAATCTGGTACTACATATTATGCAGATTCTTCTTATACAACTAGTATTGATACTCTAACTGAGACTACTCAGGTATTTATTGATAGTGATGATAAGTACTATATAACTTTAGTGGTTGGTGATGTTCCGACAAAATATTATATTAAACCTGCTGATGTTACTATAAGAACTATGTACCAAATTGTAAGTGGTAAAACTTATTATAGTGATAAGGCTTGCACAATATCTGCTGGAACTACTGCAGCTACTACTCCTGTAATAGCATCTTTTGATACTGATACTATTGATGCTTCTACTCTAGTATACACTATTGATGATAGTGGTACAACTGGATATGTGAAGTATGCAGATCTTAGTATTAATAGTAATTTCTTAGATCTTACATATTCTATTGGTACTCTTACTCGTGACTATAGTTCTGAAGAGTTACCTAATGGATATGCAGTTATTTATGATGATGTAAATGATGTATGTATGGTAAAGACTACATCTCCTACTAATTCAATTTATTATGTAAATAAAGCTGATATGATGACACAAGAGAGATTCTATTATATTCTTGATGAGATTCCATGTATCAGACATGGGTATATTACAAACGAGGATATAGCTCTAGAATTTCTAAATAAGATCATTAGTGAAAAGAACTATCTAGAATATTGTACATCTGTTATTGAAGATAACTTTAGTGTAGACTTTAAATTCTTCAATACTTATGGACCTAGTTATCTATATAGTATTAATTCTAATGGTACTGGTAAGATCAATAAGGTTAATCTCACTCTTGAATTCAATCTATCTCTTACCAGTAACTATGATAACAATATTCTTTCTATGATCACTAAGGATATTAAAGATTATATTGAGGATATTACTAAGATCCAGGATATCCATATGGTTAATATCACCAATTATATCTCTAATAAATATCCTGATAGTATTGAATACTTTGAGTTTGTTTCTGTTAATGGACATACTACTTGGAAACACATCTATAATACACAAGAAGATGACTCTTCGTACTATGTCTCAGAGCATACTCCAGAATTTGTAAATGTAAATAATAGCACAATTATTTCTGGAAATTCCAGTAGTATTGAACCTGACATTGTGATCAATGTGGTTTAATATAAAACATAATAATAATATTTATCTAGACTAAACTGTTTAGGAGGATTTTGATTATAATGAATGATTCTAACTATACTGTTCGCAAGATTATGAAGAACAGTGACTTTGTTAAATATATGATTGAAGATAGAAAAAATACAGAGAAAGAACTAAAGGAAGCTTCAACTATTAAGAAGAGTGAAGCAGTTGAGAATCAGAGGAAGGTTTATACTGAGTCTGTTCTCGATACCAAGAGTAGGTTTAATAATAATTATAATAGATATACTAACTTCATTGATGACACCTACAAGATGTTCATGGCTGAGTCTTTTTACACTGTATTCAGCGAGTCTGTTCCCGCTGAGTATAAGAAGGATAAGAGCTCTGAAGGTTTCATGAGATCTATGGTGTATGACTTCATCAATGAGAATGGTGTATATGATGTCCTCAACAAGATGAAGTATAAGTCTCCCTATCTGTCTAATCTCTATAATGCTATCATTGAAGCTGCAGAGAAGATTAAGGAAGAGAATAAATTCAATCCTGCTGAGGATAAGGAATATGAGATCTCAACTACTGTCATTGAGAAGTTTGCTGACGATACCAAGGACAGGGATGAGATCGTAAACGTCATTAGCAAGAAAGTTGCTGATGCTATCGAGGAGTTTGTAAAGCAGAACCAGAAGGATCATGAAAAGATCAAGGAGCTTTCTCAGGCTGCATCTGATAAGATTGATGCTGAGAGAGAGAAGATTGATAACAAGGATCTTTCTGAAGATGAGATGAAGGAACTAGAAGAATCTTATACCATTGTTGCTAAGTCTCAGCTTGCTAAGATTCGCAATCGTCCTCGTTCTGTACTAGAATCTATGGTCATCAATGTTGGTGAGTCTGTACTCAAGGATGATCAGCTCAAAGAGAAGTATACCATTGAAGGCCATGTAGATATGGATAAGATCATGGGTAAGTGTGTTATGTTCTATACCTTCCTGGAGATGGTTAATACCATTAAGCTAGAAAAGGTTGATGAGGAATATATCAACGGTTTCCTTAATGCTCTAATCGTATAATTAAAAGAATATCCCATGTAGTCTATTATGACTACATGGGATTTTTATTTATAGATATATAGTCAGATAATTACTACCTGTGCAAACTATATTACATAATAGAATGATCTTATCCATATTATTATATAGATAAGCATACAAATTAGAAGGATTAGGTTCTCCATAATTAGAGAAAGCATTTATAATAATATTAGGATTCTCTGTGATAAACTCTCTAAATACTTTATCTATAGTTCCATAATAATAATTTGAAGAGTTTTCAAACTTAGAGAGTTTCTTCATAGTAGTTTTTTTAATCTTAATATAATAAGCTTTTCTCTCATTATTATATTCTATTGATATACAATCTATATATTTTTGAATATAAGAAGTTAGAGTAGTAATACATAAACTATCATTATAGATAGTATTATGGAACAACACTCTAATATTTCCAAAAGTATACATATCATTATCAGATTTCAAGTTTTGTTCATTATATACAGTTTTATTTATATTAACAGGTGATGGTAATGTAAAATACATTGATTATCACTCCTTATAGTCTTATTAATACAGAGGCATCTGGAGAGTAGAGTTTTCATCTCCAGTTTCTTTTATTATTCTTGGGAGTATTTTGTCATATTGGTATTTATTATATACCATATTCAGATACTTAATTCTAATTTCAACTCTAGGAAGTACAGAATAATACTTATGTATAGATCCATCTATTACAAGAGTATCATCAAGCCATATATTAGAGTTAAACATATCTGAATATTTCTTTTCTATATTATCCCAGTCTGGTTTTTGTAAAGGACGTATAAGACCTATCTCTGATAGTATCTTATCTGCTTTATTAAATCCTTTAGGAGTTTCTGTGAAGGTACAGATGTCTATATTACATGCAGTAGATATGAGTTTATCAAGTTGAACTAAATCATCTCCTATGAGTCTCTGCATAAATACTTGATCTTCCTTACCTGTAAGAGAGTATACTCTTACAAATCCAGGGAAACTTGCAGCCATGCTTCCATAGTTTCCTCTCGTTATTCTAAATCTAGGTCTAGGAGTTCCCTCAGGTATTTCATTTAGAATAACATTAAAATCATAATAGAATAGATTTGATATAAGATAATTCCTCTTTATGAGAATATCCTGTTCATCTTTAGGAGTTATATTAAGCTCATCATATAACCAGGATAGTCTCTCATTATAATCTAGAGGAATACCAGAGTATTTTCTTTCATACTCATTTTGTTTTGTTTTTCTTGTTCTCCGTTTGTATCTACTCATATATTAAACTCCATTGTATACTAAAAATAAAGGACACAGGATAATTCCTGTATCCTTTATTAAACTGTTTAGGATTAATTAAATAATTAATATCCACCTCTCCACCAGGATTGAACAACATTCTGTATGCTGTTTTGTATTCCAGTGAAGACATCTGTTTTGATGATATCATTAACAGAATTACCAAGATTCATCATATACCACATATCTACAGCTCTCTTAACATCAGGCTCAAAGATATTTACACCACAGAGAGTTCCTATATAATCCATGAGAGTAGTATTGCAATAAGTGTCACTACCAACACCTGTAAGCATACCACCTTCTAGATACTCTGTAGGTGAAATAGACATTACCTGATAGAGATCTTTAATAGTAAAAGATACAGTAACAGAAGTAGGAAGACCATCAGGAGTCCATCTTCCTTCATCACCTTTACTGATATCCATAGAAGTAATAATACCTGTATCTACAGAGAACATGCTCTTATAAACAGCTCTAACCAGGAAAGGTTGGAAGTAAGCATTCTGATTCATACCACCTGTATTCTTTCCTTTAGTACGAGGTGCAACAAGACCAATAAGATGCATAAGAGGAACAATGATATTTAGATATATACTAAGTTTATCAGCATCAGGAGATACTAGCTTAATATCTATATTATATGACTTATCAAAGCTAGAGTTAGACCAAATCTCTGGAAATACCAATCTACCACCTGAAGCAACAGTTTGTAGATGTTTAGTAATACTATTAAGTATATTATTCTTAGAAGTCAATCTTGAAATATCATTAGCCAATTCAGCAATAGAATTAGATATCTCAGTATCATTGATATCAAGAGCAGATGCGCCATATCCAAATAGGAAATTTAATTCTTTACCTTGTTCAGATATAGAGTCTGCCATTCCTTTTAGACTACTCTCACTGGTCTGGTTTCCAAAAGACTCTCTAATCTCACTAGGAGTGTCAATATAAAATCCAATAAAACCAGTAGATCCTAGATCTTGGAATGATTTTAGTCTAGTAGATGTAAAGCTATCCCATGATGCCTTCTTTAGAGGAGTTCCAGCACCTGTCATAGTGTCATCTATAGTCTTATCTCCAATACCTAAAAACATAGCAGCAGCTCTGCACATAGGATTTACGTAGTGATAATAAGTAGCAAGATCTGCATTGAATTCATAATATCTTCCTTCTTTTTCAAATACATCAGAAAGAGCACCAGCATTATCAGCTCCACTCTGGAAAGCAGAAGCTAGCATGGTTACAACACTTTCTCTTTCCTCATGAGTATATTTATTGAGGAAATTTGCTTTACCAGGAGTCATAAGTAGAAGAGGCATCTTATCATAGATATTATACATCCATCTATATCCAAGACCTAACTCATCTGCTTCAGATACTAGATCAGAAGATGGTCTTAAACCATTATTAATTCTTAGAGCATCACCATATACATTTCCCATACCACTTGTAGCATTTACAGCAGACATTCTCATATCTACATGTGGTAGAAACTGATAAGGTAGTCCAAATATAGCCATAGCAGCTCTGATATTACTTACATCGTATTCTATTTCTATACCATTACTAAGATAAGCATATTCAGAAGCTGCCCATTGATCTATTTCACCAAGATCATCACTATAGCTATTAATAGATTGAGCTTGATTTGCTCTTTCAGTTGCAGTTTGATATCCACTTGGAAGATTTGTAGATGTACTTGGATACATATTGGTATTGATATCTTCTGGTTCTTTTAGATTTCGTGAATCTATATAACCATCTGATGTTCTACCATATGTATATACAAAATAATGAGTGATACCATTGATAAGCTTACTACCACTCATATCAGCATTTACATATACAACTGCATTTTTATATAATTGATGAGCTGGACCCATAGAAGTCCCATCAGAAGTAACAGGAATCTCATTACTAATCAATTGCTTAGACTTATATGCCATTATATAATCACCTCTCTATTATCTTAGAAAGACTTGTATTTATTTAATATATAGTTGAGTAGGCTCAAAAATGAACCTACTCAACTTTATTACGTTAATTATTACTGTGAAGCTATTTCTTTCATTGTTTTAATAATTAAGTCTGTTCTGGAGTTACCAATCATAGAAGATATACCAGTACTCCTACCAGACATACTATTTTTCAATGAATCTTTAAGATTCTGGATACTGGAGCTAGATTTTACTGCATTAGAGATATCTTCTCTAGCTTTAGCACTAAGATTAGCTCCTTCTTTATTCATAATATCAAGAATAGTATTAACAGCATTAGTGTTATCGGAGATTGTAAGAAGAATCTTAACAATAGTCTCCAAATACTCATCATAAGATACATAAGAACCTTCATCTCTGGCCTGAGCAGTTACTACTTTCTCAGGACCATATGCTATAGGATTATTATATATCTCTTCTCTATCATCTCTACCAAGACCCTTATACTGTTCATAGTATGCTCTAGCATTCTTAGCTCTGGGAGCAAGTATATCAGGACGCTTATCAGCAAATCCACTATACATCTCATAACCATCTAGAGCAACCTTAGCAGCATCTTCAGGTGTAGCAGCATTATTAAGTTTTCCTATAAGGTTAGGATAACTCTTATCAAACTCAGACTTAGCATAATTTAGCTGAGCATCAGTATCAAAGATAGAATTATATCCATTTTTCTTAGTATACTCATATAGAGACTGTCCTCTAGGACCTGTCCATTGAGCTAGTCCAAGACCAGGATATAGATTTCCATCAGATCCATAATATGCATTAGCATTATATCTAAGTCCTTGAGAATCATATTGCTTAAACAGTACATTCTTTGTGAAATTATTCATAGTATCATGATTATTCATAGCATCATAACCAGGGAATTTCTTTGAATAATCATATTCTACTCTCTTAGGTTTTAAACCACTTTCTGCTTCCCAAGCACCAAACAGTCCAGAAGCTCCAACAGGAGAGAGACCTGCTTTGTTTCTCAGGAATTTCCATATAGTTTCTTTATCAGGAGATACACTTACAGATCCTTCATTACCAGAACCAGAAGAACCATCATCTACAGTGAAAGAAACTTGTTTATTATCATCCTTATAATTAGGAGATGCAAATCCATATATTTTACTATTAGTCAGATAATTAGTATATTCTCTTTTTACAACAGAATTAGAATAGTTTCCCTCAACTGTATATAGAGTAGCTCCAGCAAGTCCAACAACAAGACCAGTATGATAGAGTCCTGATTTCATACCGTTATCTGTAAAGAATACTAGATCTCCAGCTTGAGGAACATACATTTCTCTGTTGAAAAATCTGTTTCTACTAGTATACCAATCTACCATAGATGTTGTAGATGCTATCTTTGGAATAATATCTTGAGGGATATTAGCTTGATTAGCACACCAACAAATAAACATCAAACACCATGGATTATTATTATAACCATACCATTTACCATATTTAGTATTATTATTACTGCCTTCTTTATAACCTACTTGAGATAGAGCTATTTGTGTAATCCTATCTCTCTGGCTACCTTTAGCAACAGCTTCTCTAGTAAGATTATCACCCAAAAGAGTAGATCCTGAACCTACAGTAGTACTACCACCAGTATCAGTAGATCCAGTAATATCATTCCAGGTGATACCAAATGTTTTCTTAAATATTAAACTAGCAAGATTGCCAAGCTTTGTAAAAATGCTAGATATAGTATTAGTAGTATCACTAGATCCTGTACTGGTATCACTACCAGTATAACCAATATCGTAAGAAGAAGTTTGTGTAGATGGGAGATTACTTTTACTTCCTATATTTCCTGTAGGAGTTGCTTCATCTCCTTCAATATTAACAAACTTATGTTCATCCTGTCTTCTCTTACCACCAATAAGAGATGCTGCTTTCATTCCTTTAAGAACTTTATTAGCAGGATATCTCATAGAAGATTGAGGAAGATCAGGATCTTCTACTACAATATTACCACTCTTATCGTAACCCTTAGCAGTTACAAAGTGATTATTGGAACCATAGACACCATCACTTTCATCCTTACCAAGGAGTACAACAGGTTTATTACTCTTTAGTCTATTCTTAACCTCTTCTTTACTGGTAGTATTCTTACCATTAAACATTGAGGTGAAATAATTTATAGATGTAGAACCATCATTATTGACAAATCCACCTTTTTGAGCATAATCTGTAGCGTATCCTAGAGCACCACCCATAAGATTGGCTGCAGCTACAGGACCACATCCAGCATCTCCAATAGTAGATTTACCAAATCTAGTATTTCTAATCTTAGGATCATTCTGGTAGATATGATTTCTTGATCTACCACCAGTATTTCTGGTGTTTAGATCACCGTTTTCTTCTACCAAAGAAGATGAAATAATTACTAGTTCTGTACCTTTATCATTCTTTACATAATAGGTTTCATTATTTACGCAATAGTATATTTGTTTTCCTTGATAATTCTTTCCGGTAATTAGTTTAGCAAAATTATTTAATCTATCAGCATTTACTACACCGTTAAATGGATTTATTAGCTCAGCTGCTGTAATACCAATTAACGATACAGCTACTGCTGGAACATATAGTTTCTTTTTAGTATTTTTCTTATAGTAAGCATCTATCTTATCAGTATTCTTCTTACCATAAGTGCCTTTAATATGATAAATATTATCACAATTTGCATCAATATAATTATTGACTGGTGTAATAGTTATCTTTGCATATTTCTTAATAATTGTTCCTTCATATCCAGGAGTTACTACTTTATAACCGTTATAATTAAATTCTTCATATATCTCTGGATTGTCTTCTTTATTAACAAAACTTCCAGATCTACTATCAATTACTCCACCACGTTCTGTGTCGTAATAGTAATTTGATGGATCATATATTGAAATATTATTATCTGTTTTATCTCCTGTTGGAGGTTGTGTATTTATTTCTCCTCCACCACGAGTAATCAATGTGCTACTAGAAAAATCATCCCAATGATCATTATTTAATGGATTTATATTATGAAATAGTGTCTGAAGAAGTCCGGATAACCATGGAGCAGCAGTATTTTCTATCCATGGAAGAACACTATTTTTAAAGAATCCAGTAATTGGAGTTACTATATCTTGAGCAACGTATTTATATCCATTTAGAATAAATTTAAGAGCATTTCCTATTAAGGAATTATTACTAGACCAAAGACCATCTGATCCTCTGGTTACTAGTTTTCCATCTCCGGTAAAGAAATACTTTAATACACCACCAATGGTTTTAGAACCAGATTTTTCTTCTGCTTCATTCCATTTGGTTTTAACACCATCAAAGAAATTTTTAATCTTAGTAATAGGACCATGAAGTGCATTTAAAGGACCACTTAGTAATCCACCTTCATAGTATGTATTACCATCTTCATCTTTAACTTTCTTTTCTCCAAAGAGAGTTTTCTTTAAAACTTCCCACTTCTCTTTGAGAGGTTGAGTAATATGCTCATTCCACCAAGGCTGCAAAATAGTAGCCCATACAGGTTTCAGAGTTGTTTTTAAGAAATGTACAGCTTGACCTACAATAGGAGCAGCAACTGCAGCTATTAGTAGACCCTTAAGAATCTTACCAAATATTTTAACACCTTTACCTAGAAGAGTATTCCCAAGCAAACCTGGAGATCTTTCATCTCCAAAGATAGCAGCAGGAATATATCCTAGTAAACCATGTCTCTGGAATATAGTTGCACCATCTTTATCTTTACCAAAGAAGAATCCTACAACATTCTTAGCTCCACTCTTGACAGCTCCAAAGAGACCACCATTCTTTAGGAACTTATTCTTGCTGTTTTCATCTCCGGTAAATAGAGCTCTGAAGCCACCAACGATACCATAATTTTTTACAAAATCAAAAATACCAGTGACTTCATCTTTCTTTTCTTCTCTACCGTATAGAGCTTGCTGACCAAACTTCATTACGGCTTGGCCTGCTTTGGTCATAGCTAGCTTTTTACCAGTAGATTTAATTAGTTTTCCTATTTTCTTAGGAGCATATCTAATAGTAGCACCAAGTCTGTTTCCTTCACTAGGATCAAGATCTTTAATATCATTATTTGTAAATTTTATTACAGATTCTGCGTTATCATATTCTCCAGTAAATTTAAAATACTTAAGATTTCTATCTAAATTTCCTAATCCATTATTTGAAATATCAGCTTTATTTAGAATTAGATATAAATCTCCACTAGATCTTAATCTATATCTACCTTTTTTAAATACAAGATTAAAGAATTCTACTATATTATTATAATTTTCTCTATTATTTTCAATATATTCGTCTAAAGTTATTATATCATTAGAATTAAGATCAAATAGTCCTTTAGTCTTGATGATATCAATAAGCTCTAGCAGCTTATCTCTATTCTCAGACTTAATAATATACTCAAGAGTAGCAGTATCTTTACTATTGATCTTTAGATTAAGTTTCTTTAAAGTTTTAATAAGAGCAGGATCTAGATTTCCCAGATTAATCCCGTTTTGCATTAGATATCTAGAAGCACCCCAACCATAACTAAATCCTAGTTTAATATGGTTCTTCATAGTTCTTCTTCTGTCTCTAAGATCTTCTCTAAACTTTGTAATTTTATTTCTAAAATTAAATCTATTACGAGATGCTGTAGCATTAGCATTTTCTCTAACAGAGAGATTTCCATTCTCATCTCTCGTTAAACCAGCTCTACCTGCTACAGTTTGTTCTTCTTCTACAGTTTTCTGAGCGTCTTTCTTAATTTGATCAGTATTTTCTACTTCATCACTAAGAAGACTAATCAGTTTATCTAGTTTCTCAGATACTACATTCCTGAAAGCATTCTCATATTGATTTCCTTCAGGATCTATAATATTAGTCTTATCTTCTTCTGCTTTTTCAGCAGCTTCTCTAGCACTAATTTCCTTATTGAGGCTTCTATTAAATCTATTAAGCTGGAGTCTATCAAACTTACCCTTGATACCAAAGGTCTTTTTGATATAATCTATACTTCTAGATTGAGAAGCTCTTAGATCTCCTTGTTTGTCTTTAAGTTCTTGTAGAACTACAAGATCATTATCAATATAATCATATATTCTAGCTTTCTGAGTAGAGTTAAGCTCCTTAAGAGAATTTAGATGTTTAGAGAACCCATCAGAGTCTCCATGAGCAAGATCTTTCTGTAGAATTCTAATATTCTTCTCTTTAATAGGAAGCTGCTCATTATTCTTAAGAAGAAAATCTGTAAATCTATGAATAATATCAGCTGCTGTAGATGTGAATCCTTCAATATTAGGACCACCTAGATCTGATACTACATATAGTTTTCTTAGATCTTCAAGAGATGCATTAGCTAGAGTCTTATCAGCTTCTGCATATCTATCACTATATCTTGCCAATCTACCTTTTCTAGTTCTACGATAGTTAAGTCTCTCCTGAGCAGTCATATTAGATGCATTGCCTCTGGAGATCATTCTATCAGTAATTTTATTAGAAATTCCACCTAGAGCTCTAAAGGGGAGAGTAGCAATCCCAGCAGCTAGTCTTACTGGTGCTGTGAGTACTTTCTTTCCAAAATTAATAGCTCCTCTGGTATAACTGCCTAAAGTTTCATCTATAGGAACAGATCCATTACTCATCATATTAGCCATCATATATCTGAAATCGGCTATAGTATTAGTAATAAGACCTCCAGCTGTTCCAAGAAACTTCTTAATATTATCAAATACATTTACTTTAAAGAACTTCTTAGCTTCATCAAGAAGCTCTTTACCTGCTTTTTCTAGAGGATCTAGTACTCTTAGTTTAAGATCACCAAGAAGACCACCAGATCTCTTACCATTTTCATCCTCTTTACCGAGCATGAAATCTTTAAATTTATCACTAGTAACTAATAGACTTGTACCAGCACCAAGAACAGCATTACCAAGCAGGCCAAAAGGTCCAACACCCAGTAGAGTGGAAACCATTCCACTGACTGCACCTAAAGCCATACCTGGAGCTTTCTGTTTTACATAGTCTTGTACTTTCTTCTTAATAAGACCAGTATCTTCAAAAGTACCATCAGCATTGGTCTTACCAAATAAAAATTCTTTTACTGTATTAGAAGATAGAACAGTACCAACACCAGCACCTATAATAGCAGCAGGAAGTATACCAATTCCACCAGTCAGAAGACCAGCGACACCACCTATAATACCTCCAGCTTTAGCATTAGGAAGTGCTTTCTTAGCAAAATTAACCCAAGACTTAGGAATAATTCCCTTCTTACCAGGAGTTAGTTCTCCAGTCTCTGGATTGATACTTTCATCCTTACCAAATAGAAGATTTTTAACTGTATCACTTACAGAAGCAATACCTATACCTGAACCTACAGCCATACCAATAAGAGGCATACCAGTAAAGAAACCAATAAGTCCACCAATACCAGCACCCTTTAATCCTCTAGGAATAGCTGTAGCAGTTTTATTTAGAATTGTCTGTACTTTCTGTTTATCTGCATTAGGAGCAAGTTCTAGGACTAAATCAGCCATATCGTCTGATCTAAGAGTCTCAATGAACCCATTAACCTTTTCTCTTCCAGTATTAAAAGCTTTAGAGACAAAGTTTTTAGCAGATCTAATAGGATTAGCACCAGTACCTTCAGCAAATTGAGGTACATCTGTTAATCCCAACTGTCTGGCATATGCAGATTCTTTAGCAATATTTTCTGCTGTTTCTCTAGGACCAAAAGTATTTACTACTTTTTCACCAGCAGTCATAATAGCCAGAGTTGGTTCACCTCTACGACCTCTAACTCTACCACCTCTAGCTAATTCATTACTATCATCAAATTCTTGTGTTATATTATCATAACCAATAGATTCAATATTGGCTAGTCTTTTATTCTGTTCATTTCTAGCTCTATTTGTTTTAAAAGCAAAAGATATGGCTTCATCCTTGACCCCTTCTGAATCTAGAGTTTTCACTAACTTCATAGCTTCAGAAGCTGTCATACCATTACTTCTTGCTAAATCATATAGAGCTTTTCTATCAACACCACCAGCAGCAATATCTTTTATGGATAATCTACCCATATTATATTTCTGTCTGAGGAATGTATCTATAGTTTCTTTATATCTTTTATCTTCAAGAGCTTCTTCTGGAAGAGAAGCTTCCATTTGCTCTCTGATATTTTTAGTAGAAGTTCTAAAACCAGTATCAAGGAGTTCTTTATTACGCTCTTTTAGTTTAGTCTTAGTAATCCATTTACCAGACTCTACGTCCATATAGCGCTCTTCTTTACCTGTAAGAGCAGCTTCTATGCTAGCCAGATATTCTGGAATTACTTTTACTATACTTCTTCTAGTTGCACCGTCAAAAGGTACAGGTCCTTTATCATATTTACCAGTATCAATTGTTTTCTTTTCTTCAACTTTTAGACCAAGGATAGCAAGAATCTTGCTAGCCATAGGATTACTCATAATCTTCTTAATAATAGGATTATCAGAAGATGAAAGATTAGCAATCCTACTGAGTAGATTAGGGAAGAAATTATCAATACCCTCAGAAATTCTTGTACTGAGAGATTCTACAGCTCCTAAATTACGAACAGCTAATCTTGTTGTAAGAGAAAGAATAGTCTCTATAGGATTAGTCTTCAATTTAGCAAGATCAGTAGACATAATAGGATCAATAAACTTATACTTAAGTCCACTAGTCATATTATTAGAAGACAACATAGTGGACATATTAGCTCCGACTATTTTGAAGTATTCTCCGAAGTCGAAGTATCCTTTACCATAAACTTTATCAAAATCTGTATTAGGCTGATAATCATTCTTTGTATTGAGAATATTCTGATTTTCATACATGCTCATAAGAGTTTCTACAGATTGCTTCTGAAGATTCAGCATATTCTGATAGAAAGTCATACTATTACTCATATGAGCATTTAGTTGAGATGTATTACTCTCAATCTTATCAAGGAAATTTGTTGTAATCTTGAATCCTGAAGTGACAGAATTCAATAGTTTCAGACTACTATTTTTCTGTAAATTGTCAGAAATTCGCATGTTGCTGATAATGTACTCACCAACATGCCCAATCATCGTTGATGTGGCTTTTCCACTATTCTGAATTGATTCATTTAGATCACTTGTGGTGATCTCTTTTTCTTCTTCATCTTCAAAGTATTCTTCTCTTTCTTGTTCATAGATAGGATTGGATCTTAATTCACTCCAAGCCTTTTCCATGAATTTATTAGAAGAGTCATATACTCTGGTTCTATTTAGTTGTCTAGCAGATTGAATGAGATCTCTCTTCTCATTCCTTTTGATTTTCATTTCATTAAAATAATCATTATATACCTTGAACTGCTTTCTAGTATTAGGAATTAGATTTTCCTTTTCAATAACATCAGCAGCTATGATCTTAAAAGATTTACCTACTTTTCTCATGAAAGCGGCTACCTTTGGAGATCTTTCTATATCTTTAACTTTAGAAGCCATGACCTAATAAATCACCGCCTTTAAAATGGTCTATTTTATTTACTTTAATGTTCTCTCACTATCTATCTAGGTAGAATTATGATAGAATATATACCACATAGTAGTAATAAAATCTAGAGGAGTTTGACTATAATGGATATTGTAAGAGCATCACAAAATCCTATTATCATAAATGAAGGTATGAAAGATCTTCTGGCTAAAGTAAAGAAGCCAGAGAAAAAAGAAAAAGAAGAGGAAAAGAAAGTCTTAAAACCTATAAAGAAATTAGTGGAAAAGAAAGATAAAAAGCCTTCTAAGGAAGAAATAGAAGATAGTTTTGATGTAGATAAGATGATGAATAAATCAAGAGAACTATTCGATAGATCATCCAAGCTATTGCAGTATTTTAATGCTTAAAAAAATAAAATTAAGTGGAGCTAGAGAAACCAATTCCCTAGCTCCATATCTTCTTATATTAGAGGAGTGCCAGTTTTTCACTTACTTTAAATTTTAAATATAAGTTTATAACTGGACTTTTCATAAAGTTATCTACCATCCTATCAACACATTCTTTTTCTATAGGTGACAGAACATGTGAATGACGGTCTTCGGGGAAGTCTCTAATTTGTTTAACAATCTTAGAGATACTAGGGGAAGCTGTAAGACTTGTCATTTTATTTCACCTCCTTTCGGGTGGAATAAAAGTATAGGGTAGTAGCTGTAACTACTACCCTATATTCATATCTATATTATATAATCATAAATATAAACTATTACAAATAGAGGTAGAGTAAAGTAACTCTACCTCTAATTTTATTTATTTAATAATCTTAATAGGATTATCTGAAGCAATAACTAAAGTAGCTTTCTTATCTTCAGAATCTTTATCCAATTGTTCTTCATATTTCTTTTTATCTTCTTCAGGTATACTATCATATACCTTCTTTAGATAACTCTTTGTAATGATCATAGTTACATCTCCTATTCTTTAAATACAGGATTTGTAAACTTATTCTTATCAGCAGACAGTGACATAGTAAGACTATAAGCACACATAAGAGCTTCCTTACTGTTTTCCAATAGTCCTTTACCACCTTGTCCTACTAGATGAGCTTTACTATTCATAAACTTCTCAAGTTCATCATTAGCTTGTTCACCAAAGATACCTTTAACAGTTACTTGGTCACCATCATAGTCTCCTCCAATAGGAGCTAGGTATAGATTACAAATATTAAGAGTATCTACAAACTTATTACTTGTATTAGATAGAATATCCTTAGGTCTAATCTTTGGATAATTAGGATAGAAATTATCTTTACCAAAGAGATTAAATACCATAGGTTCACTATCTTTAGTACAGGATACTCTAGCTTTAGATGGGAATATATTATAACAAGTATCAAGAGGATATCTAGTAATCAGTACATGTTTATCTCTAGTTGCTTCTACAGCAGCCATATAAAATAGATCACACCATGTAAATGCTCTGATTACATTAGGTTTCCCTATATTACCTTTCTCATACTGTTCTTTAGTTACATTGTGTCCTTTAAATGCAAGAGTATAAAGAATAGGTCTATTCTTATCTGTAGGATTCTCCATCTCCACAGTGATAGGAATAAATCTATTAGAATATCCCTTTAAGAATCTATCAATCTGTTTCTGAATAGCAGCATCAGAGAATTGAGTTTGATAGTCCTTTACATGTAGTTTTACTTCTCTATAACTGGTAGCTTTATTAACAGTTACATCATTAATATTCCTAGCTGCATCTATTACACTGGTTGCAGGATTTGCATCATATACTAAAACAGGAATAAGAGCTTCACCACTAAACAGATTCTCAAAGTATCTTCTTATAAAGAATATATTATAAGGTAAGAAGTTTACAAGAGCAGATGCTAGTGGGAGAACTACATGATCCATATCTGCTTGTAGATCAGTAATCTTATTAACCTTTAACTGAGGAGCAGAGATTACCAATCTAGAAGAATAGTCTGTAGTTTTATTTAATACTGCATTTCTTAAGACACCAGTTTTACCAGGAATTACATTAGTAGTAGGTTTACCACTAATAGTAGTACCCATACCAAACCAGTTATATATCTGTAGAAGAATCTCTTCAATTCTTCCTCTAGTAGCAGAAGATAGAGTTAGACCAAAGTCCATAGAACCTCTTAGAGACTTTACAGCTATAATAAGGTTTCTATATAGACTATTGATTTCACCTACACCAATCTTACCACCTTCAGTATTAACGTCTCTGTAGTAAGCTGGTAGTACTATATATTTATCAATAAATATAACATCCTTCTTATTTCTATAAGCTTCGAAAAACTGTAGCTTAAGATCTCTTCTAAGAGAAGAAGATGCTTTAATCTTAATCTTACTGAAGTTATCATATAAGAATTTTATTCCATTCTTACCATTAGGATCTCTTTGAAGTTGTCCTTCAGAATCTACAATAAAAGTATCTGTACCATGAACAACCTCTTTAATCTTAGAATCTAGACTACACCATACCTTATAATAGAAAGGATGTATAAACTTCTCTCCAAGATTTACATATCCATATATATTAGATCTCTCTTGTTTAGTAATACCAAAGATCTCATTAGAGAGTAGTCCATCACTAGTAGGAACATCTCTTCTAATAAAAAATACAGGGTTAGAAATTTCTTGTACATCATTTACTTTTACAAATTTATTGATATCAAGAAGCTCCATCTTAAAGTCTGTCTCTTTAAAGGCATACTCTTCAGCTTCTCTAAGAATTACATCATATCCATTCTGTAATGTATTCATATATACAACACCTCAAGCATCAATAATCTTATTTATTAATACTATGTGAAGCTACTAAAATATAAAAAAGAATAGGTGGGAAAGGACAAACCACCTATTCTTTTTCGCTGGGAATGGACTTCATTATGAAAGGTTCAGATATCAATATTATTATATATAATTGAAATATATTTTAAAATATTTATTGATTTAAATATTATTATTACTCATCATCTTCATCAGATTCTTCAATAGGAATACCAATAACCAGGGGCTCATCCCACATTATGAGATCCTCCTTTCCTATTACTCATATTTATAATATATAATCGAAATATTCTAGATTTTCAATCATCTCTATTCTCAATAATATCTCCTATCCTATCAAGAAGAGTCCAGAAGGTTAAGATTAATTGAGTACGAGTACCGCATAAATTTTCATCAATATAGAGTATCTTTCTTGCTTGATTTGCATCAATAAGCATAGGAGTAATCTCTTCATCCTCAGATTCATTCTTATTTGTAGGCTCACCTTTTACTCTACAAAATACCATTACAGATCTTTCATTAGTATAACCATCTGCTGTGAAATAAGGTCTAGATACAGCAATGATATCAGTCATTTCCATACCTGTCTCTTCAAATAGTTCTCTCTTAGCAGCTTCTTCAGGAGTTTCTCCTTCTTCAATAAGACCTGCGGGGAGATTATAGATATAAGAATTACAAGCCATTCTAAATTCTTTATTGATAAGAATCTTTTCATCATCAGTAACAGCTAAGATAACTGCTCCTCTTACTTTATCATTAGTCACATCATTAGCTGTTTTTAGATCATCATTTCTACTGATCATTTCATATACTTTATCATTACCATTCTTAGTCTTATAGACTAGATCATAAAGGTGTAAAAACTTACCACCATTCTTTTTAATAATCTTAGTAAGTTCCATTGAGTAAACCTCCTATTAGTATATTGCTTATTTATTCTATTGTATATAATTGAATGAGAATATAATAAAATCATATCTACATAATAATAAATCATATAAAGTTAATTCTTTGTGAGGTGTTTATATATAATGAAAGATACAAGAATTGGTTATGCTATTCTGGAGTCTTCTGTTGAAACTAGTGATATGGAACTAGTTTCTGATAATAAGCGTAGAGTTTTAGCTGCAGGCACTGTTCAGGAAGCTGAAGCTGATAACCGTAATGGCAGATGCTATTCTCTATCTGAACTAGTTAGAGAAATCAATTGTGATAGAACCAGAGAACTTCTAGAACATCGTCAGATGAATGGAGAGTATGGTCATCCTCTGGATGACTCTGTTATCCGTCAGCAGACTATTGATCCTAAGAATGTCTGTGTAGAGTTCAGGAAGTTTTGGACTGAAGGAAACTTAATCAAAGCACAGTTCCAGGGTACTAATAATAACTATGGAGAATACTTTGATCAGGATCTCCGTGATGGTAAGAAACCAGCATTCTCTCTAAGAGCTCTTGGTACTCTAGAGAATATTGGTGGTCATAATATGGTAAAGAATCTAAAGTTCATTACCTATGACTCTGTTATTTATCCTTCTCATAAGAAAGCTTACACTGAGCAGATCATTACAGAAGCCGCTATTAGTAAAGCTACATTTGATTCTGTTAATGATAAGGGTAAGATTATTCCTATCACTAATGAACAGGTCATTAGTTATATCAAGCAGGAGTCCGCTAACATCAAGTCTATTCTATCTCAGTTTGATACTCTATATGAGTCCATGAAACTAGTTAATAGAAATAGAGATGTACAACTAGTTACTAAAGATGGTGCTATCTTTGTTGTCAATCTGGAGAACTACATCCAGGATGAGATCAGAGATTATTGTGTAAATAAAAAATAAAATTAAGTGGAGCTAGAGAAACCAATTCCCTAGCTCCATATCTTTTTATATTATGAGGATATGGCATCAGCCGTTAATATTGTGCATTAGACTTTTCAGATAGAAATCTACATGTGGATTTTTCATGATATATTCTATCATCTTATCAGCACAATATTTTTCTAAAGGACTCAGAACATCCATATGGTGGAGTTCTGGAAGATCTCTAAGATCGTGGATTGCCTTAGAGATCCTAGGTGAAGCTATAAGCTTCGTCATCTTATTTCACCTCCTTTCGGGTGGAATAAAAGTATAGGGTAGTAGTTCAGAGCTACTACCCTATATTCATATTTATGATATACAATTAAAAATATTCATAATTATAATGAATAAAATAACAATAATGAATACTGTTAACTTAACATACTATTGTCGCGCATTGGTGGCTTCCGTTTTTCCCATGATGGTGTCGTATAGATGTACTGGTAGTAGGGTGGCTATCAGTACATCTATGAAAAACAAAAAATAATATAGAGTAGGATTTCTCCTACTCTATTTTTTTATTTAAAGAAGTTACGTATACGTGTAAGAAATGGTACTTTTTCTTTAGGACCATATCTATATAAAATACTCCCAACAACTTCAGTAGCATATTGAGAAAACCCACAAGGATAACCTATATACCAATCTTCTCCAAGCAATTCTTTCTTTATAACATCAATAGCTTCTTTTGGATCATTAATTCCACGTATAGTATTATAATCTATTTTATGATGTTTCTTACATGCATTTATAATAGATTCTATAATAACAGAATATGGTGCACAAGTTATATGACCAGTAAATGTTTGCTCTAAAATAGTTAGAGCTTCATCTGGATCTGTTCCTTTAGGAAATATATTCTCCATAGGATCATTACCTTTGAGATTACAAAATTCTCTATAAGTCATAATATTTTATACCTCCTATTACTAATAAGTATAAGAGTATATAAAAACATAAAGAGAGAAGGAATAATATCCTTCTCTCTTATTTTATTATTTTTTAGTAGGTAGCTGCATTTCCTCAAGGGTTTTCCATTTATAGCCCATGATTTCTTTAACTTGTCTATCTAGTTCTATAAGACCTTTATTAATAGCTCCACTTACTAGAACACTTGTAATCATACGACCCATGAAAGAATTAATTGCATAGAAAGCATGAATCTTCTCTTCAGGTCTATACTCAGACCAAGGTTCTTTTCCAGCAGGGAATATATCTTTACATACACCCTTACAAGCAGACTGAGCTACATTCTTATCACCAATGGAGAACTTATCCTCATACATGATATAGATTTCAATGAGAATACCATCTCCTACATTCTTTAGCTTACCAGTATTAGGAAGCTCATAGTTATTAACTTCTTTTCTAATACCAGTAATACCATATTTATTATATTCTTCAATCTTCTTCTTATATCTATTCTCATAGTCTATAATAGCTTTTTGAATAGATTTAGAATAATAACTTATAGGTTTTGTTCTATAGATCTTTACATCTTGTACTACTCCAGTATAATGAGAAGTCTTCTTAATTCTACCAAGATCATTAACAAGATCAGGATCTGTAATGTTTCTTAGTAGAGCATTTTGTTCTTCCTCTGTAAATGCATTCTGGAATAGTAGAAGTGTATCACCTTCCTGAACTTTCTGTCCAGGTTTTGCAAGATAATAAATATTAGCATTAGCATCCAGTATAACATCATCCATCATAGTAACATCAGATGTCATAGCTTCAGATAGCCATTCACTTACTATAGTAGAATCTTCAAATCCTTCATCTGTGGCAAGAATACCTACTTTAGCTAGAGTACCAATATTATAAGAGAGTTCATCAGTAGCACCATATTTTGTAGAGAAAGACAGAGGATCATGTGCTACAATTTCACCCTTCTTAAATTTAGATCCTAGCTTCTTATCAGGTTTTAGTTGAACAGTTACATAAATACCAGCATCTGAGTTTTTCTTAACGATAACAGACAGATCTACATAGTCATGATCTCCATTATCATACTCTAGAATCATATACTCATTTTCAACTAGTTCAACTACTTTACCATTTTCTTTAGCTTTAAATACGAAAGTATTTCCTATCATATACGGAAGTGCATCATCAGCACCATTAGTAATAAGTAGAGGAGCAGATCCTTTAGTTCTCATAGAGTGCTTAGAAGTCTGTACAAATGTCATAGCAGATCTAAAAGGATCATCTCTAGTAGTACCAAATGGTGTCATAGCTTCTGTTGCACTCATAGTTTTAGCATCACTTACATCATTAAGAGAACTGTTCTTTACATAACCACGTTCTCCCTCAATATCCATATCTATTGTAGCTTGTCTAGTAATACCTACATTACCAGAGAAACCTGTAGAAAGTCCTAGTTTATTGATCATAGAATCATCAAATGTACGTTTATCTAGACTATAAGATCTATCAGAGTTCATACCTGAAAGACCTTTAAAAGATACAGTATTAGCAGATTCTTTTTCCAGTAGAGGAGTCATAGTAGATAGATCGCTACTCATAGAATCTGTCATAACAGCAATTAAAATAGCATTCTGTTTAATATTCATAGGCTCTTTTCTACCATGTTTGATAGAGAGTCTATATTTACCATAAGCTGATGCTAGTTCTTTATAAACATAACCAGCTACAATTTCATTAGTTCTATATCTATTACCGGTAATATCTGTGTGCTTATTATATGCAGTATCTACTAGTAGATCATTGGCATATAGCAATAGTCCACAGAAATCTGTTGGTAATTTAAACTTATTACATACTTCTTCAGTCATAGGATCCATGAACAGATCATAGAAGTTATCTAGACCATCAGATAGTAATCTACCACCAAATAGATCCAACTGATCAAGCCAGAATTTTCTATTATCTACTTCAGAGAATGAATAGTTTTCAGTATCACAATCAAACAGACCATTCATTAACATACTGGATTCATAGGTCTGTTCATAGTATAAGTAACCATCATTAAATTTAATATTATCATATAGATCAGGATTAGACATAATCTTAAGTTCAGCATCAGATGTAGACTTATTGATTTTCTTATCAATAAATTTGTACTTAATACCAGCCTTCTTAAGAGTATTAGTCAATCCAAGAAGATATCCAAGAATAACAATGACAGGCATTCTATTCTTCAGTATAGAAGCTTGAGAATACACCATCTTGTTTGCTTTGGCTGTAGCTTCATAGATCTTTTTAAACTCAGGAGATTGATCACAAAGAAGCTGAGCAATGACAGTACTTACTGGTACATTATTCTTACTGTCATCATATATAATCATTTCATTACCATTAAGATTTATATAGATAGGAAGTTTCTTATTATCAAGAGTAGGATCAATCTGTCTATAGAAATCCTGATTAAAAATAAAGTCGAAATCTTTAGTTTTAATCTCAGAGAAGTTAGAAGCTAAATCTATATAATCTGCATATAGACTATACTTCATACAGATCTTACTATTATTACCAGTAGTGATCTTAAGATCTTTTACTTTACCATTAGCTTTCTTAAGGGCTTTAATAAGTCTATCTGAAGAAGAATAAGATCTTCCTACCATACCATATCTTCTTACAAAGACTTTATTATAGTTAGATACTAGCTGAGCAGTATCATTATCTGTCTTAATACATGGAAGTAACAATAGCTGACCATTGATGATCTTCTCATTACCACCAAGTTTCATAAATCTATTATTGATAAAAAGAGGTACATCAAACTTCAGAGTGAATCTCTTACCAGTATAATCCTCACATTCTACAGTATAAGTATTAATATAGTCCTCTGTAGTAGACGTATCTTCTACTTTAATATTTCTAATAGAGATAGGATAAGATGTTTTAGTAAAATGATAAATACACTTTACAATATCACTGTCTAGATCATATTTCTTTTCAAAGTTAATATACTTAAGTTTCTTCCACTCATCATTGATACTATCAATCTTAAGAGAAGTTTCAGGTATATCTTCTTCTACTTTATCTTTCATCATATCTCTTACAGTCTTACCATTGACTTGTAAGTTCATAAAATCTGCATTGAGTCCTTGCATTCTTCTGCTTCTCATCTTATTCATATTAACCATAGCAGAAGATGTATTGATATTAGACATATTATTAGCTTGTACTTGAGCTAATAATTCTTTTAGTCTCATATCCTCTTGCATCATCTTATTAGCTTCTTCTTCACTAGAAGCCATATTAACAATATTATTTACTATATCCATGATTTCAAGCTCTATCTCTTTTGTATTCAAGATAGTTCTCTTATCATTCTCAGGAAGCTTTAAAGGATTCAATGGATTCTCTTTAGCTTCTTCTTTTTCATCATTTAAAACTGTATCAAGATTCTTAGTCTTCTTTACAAGAGTTTTATTTTCACCATTAGGCATAGCTGGTACATAAGAAGCCAGAATAAGATCTCTAAAAGTTCTATAAGTAGTACTTCCTACAGTATTAGAGTCTAAAATAAAACAGGATTCTCCCATAATAAAATAGAACTTAATACCTGCAAATACTCTCTTAAACTTAGAGGGATTCTCTTTAAGCATCTTATAGATGGCACTAATAGGACCAATATTCTTCTCTTTAAAGATAGAATCTCCAGTAGCAGATCCACTACTATAATTATACTGTTCAAACCATGGATCTAGAGGAATAACGATAACTTGATTAGACTTTCCTTTTTCTTCATTTACTGCTTTAATAAGAGCATTAGTATATTGATCTAATGTCTTAGCATTATTGAATATATTAGATGTATCTATATAAGAAGACTCTTGATCTTTAAGATTAGAAGTTCCCTTATATACACCATTAATCCAATTTATATCATTCTTATATTTATTTGCTTGAGCTTCAGTGATATAATCCATATATAAACCTCCATCTATATAGAGCAATATATTCTTTCTTATTAATAAGTTTGGCATACAAAAAATAAAATAGTAAATCCAATATCAGTAGATATAAGATATAACTATATGAGGATACAGATGCTGAGATTCATATTTATAATATATAATTATTATAAATAATACCATGGTTTAAATGATAGGGCGGCGCCAATGGACCAGCTGGCATAACCAGAGCTGCGGTGGAGGCCAACATAGAAAACCCCACAATAGAAGCCACCGCTCGAGGCACCACCACGAAAAGTATAATTTGTACCACCACTTTGATAAAAATAATCACAATAAAAAGACTGGTTTAAATGATAGGGCGGCGCCAACATACCAGAGGGCATAACTAGAGTTGTAGTATAGATAGACACAAACAAAACCACAACGGGGCCCATTGCCCGAGCTACCACCACGAAAAGCATAATGAGTATTACTACTTTGAGAAAAATAATCACAATAAAAAAGATGGTTTAAATGATAGGGCGGCGCCAAGATTCCAGTTGGCAACAGCAGTAGAATAACTGAGTCCAGCAAAAGCAAAACCACAATCAAAACCAATATTACAATAACCACCACGAAAAGCATAACGAGTACCACTATTTTGATAAAAATAATCACAATAAAAAAGAAGAGGTTTAAATGATAGGGCAGCACCAACTCCCCAGCTGGCAAAACCAGAGCCTCGGATGAGGTGAACAAAAGTAAAACCACAATAAAAACCATTACCAGAGTGACCACCACGAACAGAATAGTGAGTATCACTACTTTGAGAAAAATAATACACATATAGTTTTAAATGATAGGGCGGCGCCATAGTACCAGCCTGTCGCACTGGAGTTGCCACCTAGACCAACACAAGTGAAACCACAAATAAAACCACTGCTCGAGTGACCACCACGATAGGAATAGTGTGTACCACCACTTTGATAAAAATAATCACAATAAAAAGAAGGAGGTAGATCTTTATAGACCTACCTCTATATTATTATTATTTTATTTAAATTCTTTAGGAAGCTCCTGATTCAGGAACTTATCCACATACTTATCAGTAAGTTCTACAGCAGACTCCTGATATTTAGCAATCAGTTCATTCATGATATTTCTCTCTTCAGCTCTAGCTGCTACAAGACGATCAAATAGAGGATCATCTTCTGCCTTAGCAAGATGAAGAACAGTCATTTCTAGATTCTTATTATTTGCTTTAGCAGCAGAAAGTCTCTCAATTAGTTCATCTGTAATCATTCCTTCTTCCTTCATTACAGATGCTTCTGGAGAGTCTACAAACTTCTTCTCCTGTCCTCTTGCAGTTAGATATTCATATAGATAAGCTTCACGAAGAGCATTGGGATTCTTCAGCTTTCCACTCATGGTATCATCCTTCTTTCCAAAAATAGACATTTTATATTAATCCTCCTGTATAGATTGTATTAGATATATTTACTTTTATGTTGTTATATGAAGTCATTAAATTCTTTTTGACTAGATAGTATATATTTGATTATTTATATATCTTAAAACTTTATATTAAAAGAGAAAGAAATAATATATTCCTTAGGGAGGAAACTATGGAAGATATTTATAGAGATTATAAAGATATATCTAGACGAATGCTAAAACTAAGTTTTCCGATGCTTACAGTTCCTGAAATTGAAGAAGCTATAAATTGGTCTATTGATAAAAGACAGACCAATCATCCTGCTAGAATTAATAATAATTATAAGAAGCAAATTATCAGTACTACTCTAAAAGATATTGTAGAATATATCAATGATAGAAGACCTATCATAACTCATTATGGGGTTATGTTTAGTAGGCATGGTACTGTTCCAAATCCTACTATAGAAATGGTCAAGAAGTTCTTGGATAATAGAAGTATCCATAAGAAACAAATGTTCCAATATGAAAAAGGTTCTGAAGATTTTGAGAGATATAATCTATTACAGCTACTGGATAAGATAGATGCTAATGCATTCTATGGTGCATTGGGTAAGTTCTCTTGTATCTATTATAATCTTCACGTAGCGACTTCTATTACTACTGAAGGTAGAAATCTTATATCTTCTGCAACTCTATTGTTTGAATCTTTCCTGAATAATAATGTACCATTCTCTTCTCTTAATGAAGTGATCACTTTCATTAATCATGTAATTACTGAAGAGAGATACTTCTCTGATTATGAGATTCTTGATGGAGATGTATCTATAGATGATACTTTCTATCATATAGTAAAATCTATAGGATTTGGATATCTTCCTGATGAGAAAGATCTACAGATCATTTGGAATATTCTTACAGGTCTATCTCCTACAGATCTTAATAGACTTTATTATAAGAATAACCTATTTGCTTTTATAGAGAGAAATAGTAAAGTATTGAGATCTATTCTCTATATTTTACAGAAACTTAGTGCTCCTTTTGTAAATCCTAATAAAGTACCAGATGAAATTAAAGAAGAGCTTAAAGTATTCTCTAATCTATTAAGAGAATATGTATATTATGATCATCAGCATATAGATAGAACAGAGAAGATGGAGTCTCTTATTAGAAGTGTAGCACTTATTAATGATACTGATTCTTGTATTCTATCTCTTGATGGTTGGTATAGATTTATTCTAGATAAAGTACTGAATTCTGGACTTGAGTATCCTATCATGGAGATGGAACTCAATATGGATACAGATGAAGTTACTAAAATATATACTAAAGATTATGATTTCGAGCATGATGAAGTTATAGAGATTGATAGAGCTATAACTCCTAATAAGATTGTTCCACAAGATAATCTTAAATATTCTATTATAAATATAATCTGTTATGTAATTACAGAAATAACTAATGATTTTATGATCAGATATAGCATGAATAGTAATAGCTATAATCCAGAAAATCATAGTTGCTTCATGTATATGAAAAACGAGTTCCTAGAAGCATTCAATTCAATGCGATTAGAACATTGAATTTGAATATTGGGACTTCTAATGGTGACATTAGAATGTAAACCTCCTTAATTGCTGGGACACCCTAAAGCTCTCTAGCCTATATGGAGCTGAAAAGCAGAAACAAGTAGAGAGATGGGTTATGGAGAAATCCTAAAACCTATTATCAATGGGCAATCAGCAGCCAATCTGTGTAAATAACACAGCAGGTTCAACGACTATCGAAAGGGTAATATATAGAGAAATACTATATATGAGAACCGAGTAGAGTAGAGATATCTTTATAATAGTTATCTCGAAATGGGAGGCATCTTAGATATTGGTAACAGATACTAAGATGAAGATATAGTCTGCCCTTATATGAAAATATAGGGAACAAGCGGTTTAAGAAGTTACTATTGCTGGAGAATGCTAAAAAGAATTATGCATCTTATCAATTACTTCAAGAAGGTAATATAGTACCAGGAGAAAAAGCATTAGATATTAAAGGTATTCCTTGTTTTGTTAAAACGACTACTAATGCTACTACAAGAGAACAACTTAAAACTATATTGCTAGAAGATATTCTTAACTCTGATGAGATTGATCAAGTTAAGGTATTGAAAGATATAGCTATTGTAGAGAAAGGTATATTTGATAGTATTCAGAATGGAGAAAAGAAGTTCTATAAGCCTGCTAGGATTAAGTCTTTAGCAGCTTATGATGATCCTATGAGGATACAAGGGATTAAATCTTCTTTAGCTTATAATAGTATTAAAGATGATAGTATGAGTACTATCAATCTGGAACAAAGAAATACTATAGATATTATTAAGACTAATATTACTCTAAAGAATGTAGATGCTATCAAGGATACTTATCCTGAAGTATATATGAAGATGGTTAATCTTATGGGGACTAAAGATTATGCTGGGTCTATAGATGCTATGGCTCTACCAGAATCTGAAGAAGTTCCTAAATGGATTTTACCATTTGTTGATTATAAGAGTATTATAAATGATTGTGTATCACTATTCCCTCTAGAGTCTATTGGTATCTTTAGAGGTAATGTAAATAATAACTATAGTAATATGATACATGTATAAGGGAGGATATTGTTGAAAAGTTATAAATGTAAGAACTGTTGTTATGGTAAAGGTGTTGTATTAACTCCTGAAACTAGTATTGAAACTGATTTATATGGAATGAAGAAACTAGTGACAAAATATTATCGTAATTGTCCACTAGAATCTGATATAGATTATACTCTTTCTAATAATAATTTTAAATACTTAATAGCATTTGCTGATGATAGCGATGAAGCAAAAGATACTTCATGTGAAGATTGGTTCTTTACATTTACAGACAATTATACAGATTGTAGCAGAATAAAAGATTACTATACATTTGATACAATTGATGAATTGGAAGAATTCTGGAAAGAGATGTATAAGAATCCTCTTGGTATGTGGTATTTTATGGTACATAATAAGAAAGGACAATTATATACTTTCTGCTCTGGAGCTGTAGATCCAGATGATACTGAATCTATAAAAGGATATAGAGCTCTTATCTAAAAAATATAAATAAAGGATTGGACTAATCTCCAATCCTTTATTTTTTTTTGTTTAAATGATAGGGCGGCGCCAATGTACCAGCTGGCATAACCAGAGCCGGCGCTGAGAATAACAAAGAAAACGCCACAATAGAAGCCATTACTAGAGGCACCACCACGAAGACTATAGTGAGTACCACTACTTTGATAAAAATAATCACTTATTGGTTTAAATGATAGGGCGGCACCACGATACCAGTTGGTATTGCTAGCAGCAGCCGATTCATTAACATAGAAAATGCCACAATTAAGACCATGGGCACAGTTACCACCACGATAAGAATAATGAGCACCACTACTTTGAACAAAATAATCACAATAAAAAAGACCGGTTTAAATGATATGGTAGCGCCAATGCTCCAGCCGGCACCAGAGCTACTGCCGAGGTAAACATAGAAAATACCACAATAAAAACCAAAACTACAGGCACCGCCACGAAGAGAATACCTGGTACCATTACTTTGAGTAAAATAATCACAATAAAAAGAAAAACATATGGTTTAAATGATAGGGAGGCGCCTGTGTACCAGTTGGCCGTTCCGAAGCCGTCACCAAGGCTAATATAAGCGAAACCACAATTGAAACCATTAGTACAGCGACCGCCACGACGAACATAATGAGCACCACTACTTTGACCAAAATAATCACAATAATAACTATCTTATTTAAATGATAGGGCAGCGCCAATGCCCCAAGAGCTAGCAGAAAATGCAGCAACGAGAACAACACAAGCGAAACCACAAGCAAAGCCATAACCAGAGCTACCACCACGATAAGAATAATGAGCACCACTACTTTGATAAAAATAATATATATAGTTTAAATGATAGGGAGGCGCCAGAACGCCAACTAGCAGCACTGGAGCTGTAGTAAATAACAATATAGAAAATTCCACAAATAGCACCATCATTAGATCCACCACCACGAAGACTATAATTTGTACCACTACGTTGAGTAAAATAATCACAATAAAAAGAAAAAATAGGCTGTGCTCCCAAGATGAGAGCACAGCTATTATTAATATTCATCTAGAGCAGTGTTTCCTTCAATAATTAGTTCCCAATTAGCTCCAATATTTCTATTCTTTGCTATTCTATTTTGAATATCTAGAGTAGTATCCTGTAATAGGAAACTATCAGGTCTTTCAACACCTGCTACAGATTCACCAGTTTGAACATTTACTACATCAAAAACTCTAGCACCTGTTTCTGCATTATATCTTACTACAGTTTTAAGATTTCTATCTTCAGATGCTCTCATAGTGATTTGCTGTTGAGACAGCATCTTAGGATCATCTGTATCAATATCAACACCCATAAACTTAATATCACCACCAGCACCACCTGTAGCAGATGCTGTTAGATCAATCATACTGGGCATTGGATTTGGATTATATGCACCAACAGGAGCATTAACAAATGCGTTATATAGATCCATGATACGCATATTATCGTCCTGTTTACTGGCATCTTCTTTAAAGAGTTTCTGCCTATCAAGATCCATCTTAAGAGCAGTTGTTTTACTATTATTGAGCTCTCTGATAGCTTGAATCTTAGTAGCAATCAGATTACTCTGACTAGTGGTAAGATTAGTAGTATATGTATACTTATTCTTAATAGTAGAACTTGCTCTTATCTTATCAATATCTTCTTTAATTTCATTAATAAGAATATCAGTTTGGGCAATAGCTTTTCTAAGTTCTACATTAGTATCTTCAAATGCTGCATCATACTGACTCCTTACAGGAGCATTTGCATCAAGAACTTCAGCAACTGTAATAGTTCCATCTTTTTCTTTTTTGGTATATTTTCTCTTAGGTTTATCAGCACTAGTTACTCCATCATCAGCTGGAGTAATTTTTGCTTTGTCTGTTTGGAAGAAGCTAAAGTCCATTCCAAACATATCTTTAGTAGTATTAGGAATTTCCTCATACTCTACATCCACAATCTCCAGTGGATCAATTAGATCACTATTAAACATATATTAAAATCCTCCCATAAATGTGTAAAATTATTTTTTAATAATAATGTTGAACTCTATAACATATTAGTAGGTTTTGAATTTGGTAGTTGACATGCTGTACCTCTCAGATTTGCTTCCTCTCTTTTGAACAGCCAGGAATAGGTTACTAGTTTTAGTAACCTATTCACTTTATTACATTTTAATAATAAAAATTTAATATAAATAAAAGGGGATATTTATGACTGGCTTTGCTCAATATACTTATGATACTATTATATTTAAAATGATTAGAACCAATCAAATGGATAAAATAAAAGCTATAGACGTAATGGATAATCCATTATATATCATAAAAGAGAACAAAGAACTCTACACTCAATCAGAATTTTATGAGTTTGATCATATTAAGATAGATTCCAGAGATAAGTATATGAATACTATAGATAATTATATTAGATTTATTATGAATACTAAATATAATGGATAAGGCCTTAATTGGCCTTATCCTTTTTATTTATCTATATCTTGCTACAATAGCAGGTTTAGTAGGATCTCCATCTATAAATACTACAATCCATTTAGATCCTTTAGGTATATATCTATCATATGGCATTACACTCATATCATGATTAGAAGATGGAGTTTTAGCATGGATTTTATAACTATCATAATTTTGTTTAATACCCTTCATATTACCACTACCAATTTTAAATAAACTCATAATAAAACTGGTAATAGTATATGATGAAATAGGATGTGGTGGAATTACTATTTTTGTATTTACATTACCACTACCACTTTGCACAGATTTAAAATTTATATCACTATAATTATGACCTTCACCTATAAGGGTACCATCCATACCAACAGTCGTATAAGTAGTAGCTATAAGTTCATTTGGAACATATATCATAAAATAGTTATTAATCTCTACTTTACCAATACTTACATTATCTTCATTGGCAATATTGGTAATACCTTGATTCTTCTCTTCTGATTTATCTTCACTTGAAGAGCTTTTATTAAAATTAATAGAAGGGATTGTAAACTTATATTCTTTACCTGCAAGTCTATCAATATCTTCTATACAAATAGCTATAGTGGGATATATATAGGAATAATTCTCATCCATTATATTTCACCTTCCTTTATTCTAGTGTTTTTAGGTAATTAAATTAAATAATAGTTGAATAATATCATTTTATACATACTATAACTAATTAATAGCGAATGAAAAATATTTTGTATATAAAAAGGAGATTATTCGCATGGCCTATAACGGAAGCAATTTTAACGTAGGAAACAACAATCAACAGCAAAACAAAGGTCGTACTACCTATACTCCAATTAAATACATTAATCCTGATAGTACTGTTGATAAAACTAGAATTAGCTATGAGTATTGGAATAGTACGATAAAGATTAAGATTACTAATAGAAAAGATACTGGAAATAATGAGATTGTATTCGATGATATGGATTCTGCTGTTATCTTTCTGACTCCAGATAAGGCTAGAATCTTTGCTAATGTAATTAAGAACTTCCTGAAAGACCCTGTTAAATATAATAACAGTGGTGTAAATACTACTAAGGGTGTTGTTACTCTTAATAATGGAGCTCAACATGGTACTACTAATCCCTGTTTGATTATTCGTCAGATTGATCAAACTGATGGAACTGTACAGAAGACTTATGCTTATGAGTTCAAGATAGATTATCATTATGCTATCACTAATCTTGATGCTAGTGATAATGAAATCAGAGGATTTGATAAAGATTTCGATTCTTATAGAAATCTGGAAATTGAGCAGCTTCTTTGTATGCTGGAGAATTTTATCAATGCTTCTACATATGCATATGCAGCAGCTGCTGGTAAAGCAAATGAGTATAGAGAGAATACTATGAATAATAAGATTGATGCTATTATGAATAAACTAGGTGTTGAATATACTGGTAGATCCCAGAGATCAACAGGATCTTTCTTTGACAACAATGGTAGAAATAGCAGTAGTAATAATGGATATAATAATAATGGAGGAAACACTTCCTCTGCTCTTGAAGGAGCTAATAAGTATAATCAGTTAAGTAGTCTAGATGACATTGATGATGGTCTTCTAGATTAACTTATAGAAGGGACTTTTACCATATAATAAAAGGAGTGTTCTATTTATTAGCACACTCCTTTTATTTTTTATTAAGAGAGGTAATCCATTATGGATGAGAATAGTATACAATGGAGACCTATAGGTCAATCTGAATTTCATCATAATGCCAGTGGATTTAATAGAATATTGTTTCTATTTACTTCATTAGTAGATACTAAGATTGGATTTGTAAAGTTTATGGATAGATTCTATTATGGATCTCCATATATTAATACCGATTTTACAGGTAAGTCTGTAGATGAGTTAAAGAAAATACATGTATATGAAGATATAGATATTATAAAAGCTTGCTTCTCTTCAGAGACTCAAGAATCTGCTTATAATATCTATAATGAAATAGTAAATGATACAACTAAGTATATAACTCTATTGGAGATATCTCCAGTTACATTAATGTCTACTCTAATACATGCATATACTACTATAGGAAAAGATATACGTTGCTCTATACTTTGTAGAAATGAAACAGAGAAAAACTTTGCAGAGAATGCATTAAGAATAGATAGTTCTCAAGTATCTATATTTGTAGATACTATAGAGAATATTAATCCTAAAGATTATGCTAGATTTGTATTGGATGATATAGATCTAGCTCTTAAATTCAACGATCCAGTAACTAAGAGTTTTCTAATTCTTAATTATAGAGAAAATCTATTCTATAATAAAGATAAAGATATGCTCTTACTAAAACCTCAAGTTATCATCAATATTGGTGATACTAATAATTGCCAAATTTGTAATGCTTATAAAGATATGAATATAAAAGAATAATCATAGGAGGTAAACATATGTCCACTTTAACATATGCATCTAATGTAGTACCGGCTAAAGAATTGAGAGAAGTACAGTCTGCTGTTCTGGAGAACTTAGCAGATGTTCTATCTAATTCTTTTGGGCCTAATGGTTCTACTACATGTATCAAAAAAGAGAATGCTCTTCCTGTATATACCAAGGATGGTTATAATATTCTAAAGAGTATTTATTACCATGGTATTATTGAGCAGTCTATCAAAGACGATATTGAAGGGATTACTCGTTATATTGTCACCACTGTAGGTGACGGTACAACTTCTGCTGTACTTCTTTCTAACTATATCTTCCAAGAACTCAATAAGGGTGTATTTGAGAATTATCATCCTTCTGCTGTACTAGCTTCTCTGAAGAGAGTAGTAGAAGAAATTAAAGAAGGAATCAAAAAGAACGCAAAACCTGCTGAACTTAAAGACTTCTATGATATTGCTATGATCTCCAGTGATGGTAATGAAGAAATCTCTGCTAATATCAAGAATATTTATGAGCAGTTTGGTAATGATGTATTTATTGATGTATCTATTTCTGATGGACCTGAGAACAAGCTTAAGATTTATGATGGTCTTACTCTTAATAATGGTTTTTCAGATAGTTGCTATATCAATAATTCTGAGAAGAATATCTGTGATATTAGAGATGCTCATATCTATTTCTTTGAAGATCCTATTGATACTCCAGAGATGGCTAATTTCTTGGATAGGATTATTTTTATGAATATTTTCAATCCTCTCCAAGTTGTAATTAAAGATAAAAATACTGGTATGCAAAAACAGCCTCTGCCTGTTGTTAATACTATAATTGTTGCACCTCATATCTCTAAAGATCTCAGTGCATTCATGAATACAGTAGTAACTGAGTTTAGTAAAGTTCCTGCAGCACAGAGACCTCCTCTGTGTATTGTTAATGATGTAAGTGATATGGAAACTTTCTATGATATTGCCAATCTTTGTGGTGGTAAGACTATTAGAAAGTATATTGATCCTAATATTCAGAAGAATGATATAGAGAATGGAAGAGCTCCTACTCTGGATAATATTGCTGAATGGTGTGGACATGCAGAGCAGGTAGTTATTGATAATAATAAGACTAAGTTCATCAATCCTGATATGATGAAGAATGAAGATGGAAGTTATAGCGAACTATATAAGTCATTAATCACCTTCTTGGAGTCTGAGATTAAGAAATCTAAATCTGAAGGCGATGGTATTAGTATTACCGGTAATCTTAAGAGGAGATTAAATTCTCTTAAGGGTAATATGGTAGAATATTTAGTTGGTGGTATTACTCCTGCTGATAGGGATGCTGCTAGAGATCTTGTAGAAGATAGTGTTCTCAATACCAGATCTGCAGCTATCAATGGTGTTGGTAGAGCTGCTAACTATGAAGCATATGATGTATCCCTAAATATGATCAAAGATAATGAAGAGAAAACTTATACAGAAGGATATACAATTGATAAGGATGTTCTTAAAGTAATCTATAATGCATATCATAATCTCATTATCAGACTCTATGAAAAGAGTATGAATGGATGGGATAAAGATATGGCTGAGAAGATGCTCAAAGAGAATGATAAACCTTTCAATCTGAGAACTGGTAAGTGTGATGGTACTGCTAAGTCTTCCATTGAATCTGATATGATTATCTTGGATTCTGTTGTGAAGATTGTTGGTCTTATGTTCACAACTAATCAGTTTATCGTTCCTTCTCCTGCACATAACGTATATGTAGACTTTATCAATAAGTAAAAATAATTATATATAATAGAGATAGTAGAATTTACTCTACTATCTCTATATTCTTATGATAGGAGGTTTAATATAATGATTGAATCAGGTTATAGAGAAGAGCAAAACTTCATTGGATTCTTTAGAGAAAATGAAGAATATGGTTTTCTCAGCAATTTTTATTATAGTCCTTTTACTGTATCTTATATGAATGAAGATGGTGTTAAATCTTATGAATTTAAGACATCAGAACATGCTGTTCATTTCTTTAAAGCAATGCTATTTAATGATATAGAAACTGCTAATAAGATTATGATAACAGATTATCCTAAAGTGGCTAAGAATCTAGGAAGAACTGTTAAGAATTTCGATTCAAGTATTTGGGATCTCAATAAGAGAGCTATATATACTGAAGTTATTAAAGCTAAGTTTACTGATGAGAGAAATAGTGATATTAAACAGAAACTTATTGACACTAAAGAATATGTATTAGTAGAGTGCTCTCCTTATGATAGAATCTGGGGTATTGGTTATAGTAAAGAATCCTCTGAGTTTATTTGTAAAGAGTTTGATAAATGGGGACAGAATCTTTTAGGACAAGTTCTTATGAGAGTGAGGGATGATATCAGATGACTTTAAATGACAAAAAGGTATTCTTATCTTCTCTAAAAGATTTAGAGAAGTCTGCAAGAAAACAGTTACAGAATATTACTCAGATTATTAATAAATATGAATCAGAGATAAATGCTGAAGAGCTTAAGAGAAAGAATGCTCCAAAGGAATTTGAATATCCAAAAGAAGTTTCTTTGTTTTTGCACAATAGAAAGCCTATTAGAGGTATTAGATATACTCTATTTGAAAATGGTGATAATATGGATGATATTATTACCTTCTTAGGAATAACTCAAGATGATCTTGATCATCTTGTAAATGACTATAAACAAATTCACTGGTCTTTAAATGATAATAAGAATAAGAAGACTTGTATAGGACGATTTGTAGATACAGCTTCTGGTAAAGAATTAGGATATGGAGACTATCTGTTTGAATCTTTTGATCGAAATTCTTACTTCATCAAGAAGGAAGAAGAAGTAGAAGATAGTAATAGATTTATCAGGATCAGTCCTCTTACAAGATATAAAGATGATGAACCTGAAATTGAATGGGGTAAAGAATTGGTTATACCTGATTTTACACATAGGTTTAAGAATTCTAAGTGTGCAGAATATTTGTGTTCTGAAGATGAAAATCCTTCTAATGCTCTTATATATTTCAATGTGTATGTAACACAATTCTCTAGTTCGAATGATCATCCTTCTTGTGTATCATTCTATAATTGGTATATTAAGCAATTTACCAAACCTCGTGATATGTTTAATTATGCTTTCTATTACGATTGTAGTACAGATGATCATAGAATCTATCTATATAAGACTAATGATGAAAATGAGATTGTTAGTGTAGATATAGTAAATGATAATGATTATGTTGCTTTCATTATAGGACCATATGAACACATTAGCGATATTCGGATTATTAAATCTGAAAAAGAACTGAATAGGCATTTCCGTAAGATAGGTGAAATATGATCATATATATTTTGATGGCTCTTTCCATTATATTATTACTGGTTATCATTATATGTGCTATTACAGTTATTAAGAACAATAAAAGGAAATAAGAAGAGAGGTATCTAATAATGCTTAAAAAGTATCAAGACAAAGAAGGAAACTTCTATGATGCTATTCTATATACTGGATACAATGCAGAAGATGTTATAGAATTCTTAGAAAATAGACCTATTGTATTTTTGGATGATAAACCTATTGTATATAGTTATTCTTTACTTTCAGATCAATATAATGATGGAACTTCTAAAACATATATAGATATTAAGATAGATTTCAATAATACAGAAGATCATATCTATCTATTCACGTATGAATATCTAGTATATGATATTAAGAAGAAGTATTATTATACTTATAAGCCTGAAATATTTGATAAGAATTTTAAGGAAGTAAATATGATTGAGAAGAAAAGTATAACAGAAGATATGATAGAAGCTGTATGTGAGAATCAAGAAGATAGAATAGAAAAAGAGACTCAAAATACGAATAATGTAATTTCTATTCTTGGAACAGATTATTGTATGTTTAGATATCCTGATGGAACTAATGAAATAGATTCTGTAATTCAAGGAATGTGTGATGTAAATCTTAAGCAGATTAAATTACTAGATACATCTACTACAGATAGATATAAAGATAAACCTGCTATATGGAAATATGAACAAGAAAGACATACTCTACATCATGAGATTGTTCATGCTTATCTTTCTGAATGTGGTTTATTGAGCAGTTGCAATCATACATATGGACCTTGGGCTCAAGAGGAAGAAATTGTTGATTGGATTGCTTATATGAATAGAAAGATAACCAAAACATTTGACCAAGCAGATATTTGGTTAATTAATGAATTTGAAACTTTCTATAAGTTTAAAATTTAAATTATTTATTACCTAATAATAATTTAATTTATTAGGAGGTAATATATTATAATGGCTAATAGAGGACAGAGTGAGAACATTAGGAAATATAAAAAGAAGCCTGTAATTATTGAGGCTCTAGAGTATACAGAAGATAACTATGAGTATGCTATTCAGTTTGTTGGTAAAGAGAATTGTATTGTAAAAGTATATGATGCTCTTGATCCTAACAAAGAAAGTCCTAAAATTAGCTTTGCTATCAGAACCCTTGAGGGTGATATGATTGCTAATAAAGGTGATTTTATTATAAAGGGAGTAAATGGAGAATTCTATCCTTGTAAACCAGATATATTCTGGAAGACATATGAGGAGGTTTGAATGAATAAAAATAAGAAGAAAGATGTCTCAGGTTTCTTTTCAGAATATAAAGAATCTAAGAAAGAGAAACAGGAGAAAAAAGAAATTCCTGATATAAATCAGTATGATACTATTTGTATTGCATATGATAAAGATGATCTAAGCTTTGTAGTTCATGATAATAGAATTCTCGTTGGAATTCAATATGATGGAGATATTGATAAAGTTTTTAACTTTATGAAAATCTTTACTAATCCTGAGGCTAAAGTCTCTAATGATATTATATATGAAGAAGAGAAAGTTCTTCTAAATGGAAAATTTGTAACCAGTAAAGTACTTAAAGCTTCTGCTGGTAAAAATGGTGATCATAGACTTCATATTGGAGATTTTATCTTCAAGACTAATAATAATCATTTCTTTGTAAGAAGCAGAGAAGAAGTTGGTAATCCAAACTATATTGAGATTCCTTTTGAATATGCTTCTAGAATGCTGAGACAAAACAGCTTTCCTACTCAGGATTCTAGTAGAATCAGTAGATCTGATTATGGTAAAGAATATTATAAAGTATATGATGAAAATTTAACTAAGTATGCTATCACATATCCTGGTAGTGATTTTTCTGCTGAAGTTATAGATCTTATATTGGTAGCTTTGCAGACTAGATTTAATATGATTAAGACATATAATTTTGTAGATGATGGTGAAGATATCTCTATCAAATACGCTTTCTATAGATTTGTATATTATACAGATTATTTATGCTTCTTGGTTAAATATAATATCAGAAATGATGATACTCCTTGGTTGATGTATTGTGATTTTCCAATGATTGAAGTATATCCTATCACAGATGATAAAAAGATTGTTGCAAATCCATTTTCAAATAATGCTATAGTATTTGCTCATATGTCTGATGGTACAAATATTGTAAAAGCAGTAAAAGACAGAAAAACTGCTACAAGAGTATTGAAGTACCTTGAGAATTTGGATAAGAAATAATTTAAATAAAAGGTAAGCTGTAATATGCTTACCTTTTATTTTTTATCCCATATATAAAGCTACGAGTACTGCATATGCTATTCGTGGTGGTACCTCGAACAATGGGCTCGTTTGTGGTGCTTTCTTTGTTTTTCTGAACTTTGCTGCTTCTGGGCTTGTATGGCATCGTGGCGCCGCCCTATCATTTAAACCAGTATCATATAAAAAATAGTAGAAGGATATTTACCCTTCTACTATTTATTTTTTTTAGATTACTGTAATATTCTTAATTTCTTTTTTATTAGAGATATTATCTTCTTTATTTAGACTCTTAATGGTAGTATCCTGACTAGGAGTAAGGTAATATACTAGATTCTTAACTCCATTAACTATAGGAAGCACTACTTTAGCTTTAGTAAGAGTCATAACTCTAATAGCAGAACCTGATACTATATCACTTTTGATATTTACTATATCTTTATTTATTTGAGGTTCACTGGAATTACTGAGTTGTACACCAGTAGACTTCTCAATATTATCTAGAGCTTTATTGATAGTTACAGCTTTAGTATCTACATTAATATCTTCATCGTCATCTTCATATACAATAGGTTCAAAATTCATCAGCATTCTAATGAACTTCTTAAACCTATTTATATTAGCCATAGAGAAAGTGCCAAAATCTAGTGTAAAGAATCCTTTATTACTTACAAAGAGGATTTTCTTATTATCCCATTTATGAAGTTCCATAGGATTACTTCTTAGTAGTCTTACTATAGTAGATATTGGATTGATACTAACTCTAAAGTTAAATAGATCCTCAGGATTGCTTACATTCCATGAGTTAGCATTCACAGGAATTATAATAGTCTGTTTATTATAGTTCTTATTAATTTCTTCTGTATCTAGAAGTCTATTAATAATATCCCAATAAACTCCTACACCCTTATCATTTTTGATCATATTATTCTTTAAGAATACAGAATGATAATATGAAAAATCTATATAGATATTAAATCCCATGTATCTATTGATATATGGATAAGTTCTTTTTATCCATGGGTTTCTAGCTTTAATATCAGCATACATAGCTGTTAGTTCTCTATTAGTTCTGATACGTTCTTTATATAGATATTTTCTTAAAACAGTATCATCAAACTTCTTATTGATTTTAATAGCTTCAGTGATATATTCTGGTTTGTTAAAGAAAGAAATTATACTTTCATCATTGATATTATTATAGATAAAATAATCATCTTCTACAAGATAACCATTCTCTGTTAAAACAGCTTCATTATAGTTGGATTGATTTAATTTTTCATATCTATCTCCAGATTCATTTACTGAACTTTTGGTTGTATTAAGAGCTAATCTAATCTTCATCTTATTAGTTTTTAGATAATTCATAATAGCAACCTTATGTATAGGAGATAGAAATTTATATACATCCTCTATCTTATAGAACTTACCAAACCTATACATATCATTATCTTTATCTATATCATCTATAATACCAGTATATGGTTTATCATAATCTGCAGTATATACTCTATTAATTGCTCCAGACCATTTAATTGGGTATAACTTCATCCAATCTGGAGAACTATCATATTTAACCAGATAAACCAATTCTGTACTCTTAATATTCTTAATAGAGATTCTAGCTTCTTCTTTACATTCAGCAGCCACTTGATCTTCATTTTCTTTATCTTTTTCTGTAGATCCACCAGGAATATTGTATGATCCATCTTTCTTAAAATAAAGAAAGACAGATTTGTCTTCTTTATCTATTACAAGACATTCTACTCTTTCTCTATATAGATCACCATTATATTCAATGATACTATTCCATCTCTCATCATAGTAATATCCATGTGATTGAATAGCATCATTAAGAGTAATCTCTGATAATACAGATGTAGATGTCTTGATAGAACTCTTAATATAGTTTACTGTATTAGTATTAAGAAATTTATATACAGGATCAATGGTGTACTTGTAAATACTGGCCAAGATAGTAGAGAAACCAAATTCTGCTACCAGTTTATCTAGACCATTGAAAATATTAGTATATTCTACTACATTATTATTTGGATTTTTTATAATATAAGAAGCATATAGATGAGCTAAGAAGAAATTGATCTTAGGACTCATTCTCTTGATCATATATGATACAAATACTGTTCTTATATAATCAGTATAGCTCTTATCACTACAATTAGCTTCCCAAGAAGATTTGGAGAGCATATGGAGTTGATTAGAAGTATAATAACTGTAAGGATTTGCATCACTGGTTTTACTGATAAAATCATCAGGATCTTTATGAGCAAATACTGTGATAGTACCAGATAGATTATTATACTGAAGTTTCTCCATACATTCAGTAATAAAATCCTTAGACAAAGCATCTTTGAAGAAAGCTATATCATATGTGGAACAAGATTCATTATCATATTTAATATTAGGATATCTGTTTCCTAGTCTTGAAAAGATTGTAGCTTCATTCATCAGCTCATCCATTTCTTTTGTACTCAGACTAGTATCATCATCAATATCATTCGTATCTACTTCTATATTATTAGACTTAATGTAAGCATTTACATTCTTGCTGATATAGTAAGATACAAATAGATTTGGGTTATAGATATATGGAAGATTCATTATCATTTCTGATTCATCAGTACTACGAGTTAATAGTAATATTGCAGCTCCTTTTCTTTTATTCATTACATTTGTAGGAGCATATAGTTTAGTTTTTGGAGAATACATCCGTAATGGCTTTAGATCCTCTATTGTTTTCATATATAAACCTCCAATTGGGCTATATTTCAATTTATTATTTTGTTAATATGATCTAAAATAACCTTTTAAAACAGGCAATACATACTAATAGTTCCTATTTAAATAGAATTAGGATTAAATACTATAAAAATATAGAAAGGGTTAATGATATATGGGAAAGAAACCACAAAACCCTGAAATAATGAGACAAAGATTAGAGTATGAATTTAAAAAGAAAGTAGAAGATATAAAAAATATTACTGAAGAGAGAGACTTTATAGTTGCTAAAGTTGCTTTTGCTTCAGTCATCAGTATATTTATGAATAGTACCTATACAGCTTCTAAGATCAATCTAGCTGATAAGTATCAAGAAATTTATATACTAATTAAAGATAAAGAGAAAATAGAAGATATGATATCTGCTGTAAATGAGAAGTATAACTCTTCTGTAGCATTATCAGAACTTCAATTCCTTTATCCTAAAGATTTTCTAACATATTCCTCAATATAATAAAATAATACAAACTAAACTAATTAAATAAAAAGATGGAGGTATAGAATGCCATCTAAAAAAGAATTAACAGAAGAGGAGAAGAAAGAGAAAGAAATTAGAAAAGATAATTTTCTTACTCTCTTAGCTTCAATGACCCCAGAAGAAATCAATCAGTTAATTCTAGAAAAAGGAAAAGAAAGAAAATTGATTGATCCACTAGTACCCGTAATTATTAATTAAAAAGATTTTTAGGAGGTTTTACCACAATGGCAAACGAAACTGTAAAGGCTTGTATTGAGGATATCCAGAAGAATCTAACTCAGAAGGGTTCCTCTAAGAAAGACGAGTCTCGTGTTATGAAAGCTATGCTCAATGATACGAGCTATAAGGTTGGTGTTTTTGGTAAGGATGGTCTCGAAGGAGAATATTGTCCTGCTGAAGACTATAAGAATATGTGTGTAGAGATCGTAACTGATACTACCCATATCAGTACTGATGAAGCTATCAAGCTGATTCAGAAAAGAGATGCTTCCAAGATCGAATCTGATGCTATGGTTCGTATTGGTAAGGAATTTATTCTCACCTATATGCAGACTAATCGTAAGCTTCCTCTTGGATGCCGCGAACATTCTGATGTATCCTTCATTCGTAAGGAAGTTCCTGAGACTACAAAGAGCTATCCTCGTAAGGTTGGTGTAAATGAGGACGGAACTCCTCGTTACTCCAAGGTTCCCACTACTGTTCCTGCTCATGATACTATTAAGGTACAGAGTGGATGCCCCATGTACAAGAAGTAAAATATATGGAGAGGTATTAAGTTACCTCTCCATATTTTTTATTGTGATTATTTTTCTCAAAGTAGTAGCACTCATTATGCTGTTCGTGGTGGTCTCTGTAGTTATGGCTTTGCTTGTGGGGTTTTCTCTGTTTCTGGCTCGTCTTCTGATAGCTTTGCCCACTGGGGAGTTGGCGCCGCCCTATCATTTAAACCATGTATAAAGCTACGAGTACTGTATATTCTCTTCGTGGTGGTGCCTCGAGCTATGGCCTCTATTGTGGTGCTTTCTTTGTTAATCTCTACTACGGCTCTGGTTATACCTACTGGGTCTATGGCGCCGCCCTATCATTTAAACCAGTCTTTTTATTGTGATTATTTTTATCAAAGTTCAAGTGATCATTATGCTATTCATGGAGATAAATGCGACGATGGTTTACGCTGTGGTGTTTTCTCTGCTAGTTTAAACGACTATTCTGGTCGTAATCGCTGGTATATTGGCGCTGCCATATCATTTAAACCATAGTATTATTTTTATCAAAGTAGTGGTTCACATTATGCTTATCGTGGTTGTTATTCGTACTCTGGTCTTTATTGTGGTGCTTTCTTTGTTGCTCTGAACTATTTGTTTTCTGGTATTTACTGGTACCTTGGTGCTACCCTATCATTTAAATTAGTGGTAGCTATTATTGTGATTATTTTTATCAAAGTGGTGGTACACACTATTCCTATCGTGGTGGTGCATCAGGTCGTGGACTCTATTGTGGTGTTTTCTTTGTTAGTGGTATGCTTTCTGCTTCTAGTCCAGATTGGAGCCTTGGTGCTGCTCTATCATTTAAGCCTCTTCTTTTTATTGTGATTATTTTGCTCAAAGTAATGGTGCTCATTATACTTATCGTGGTAGTCGCTCGAATCGTGGTCTCTATTGTGGTGCTTTCTATATTAGTTTATCATATTCTGCTAGTAGTACCGACTGGAGTTTTGGCGCCACCCTATCATTTAAACAAAAAAAATAAAGGATTGGATATTGGTCCAATCCTTTATCTTATTGGATTTATATATCTATTTTCTTTATCTATGTTTAATATAATATATCCATAACTTTTAAATTGTTTAAACTCATCATATCTATTTAATACTTCAATTGATATTCTATATTTAAGTGGTTTATATTGTATAATTTGTCTATTAATCATATCTACAAATTTAGGAAACCCATCTGTGCTCCATAATCTATTTCTCTTAATAATTACCATATGTTTTTCATCATATGGTAAATTTTTTGAATTATGGCTTCCTGAGTGCATTAAATTGAATACTCTCAGAGAGTCAAAAATTGCAAAAACGACGTTATCTACACTTTCCTGTGTAAGTAGCCAGGAAACCTCAGAATTTTGCATAAAACCCTCATTTTTGAAAATTTGCATATACATATCTTCTATGGAAGCAAATTTATTGAGAGTATCACTATTATTAAATACAGAAGTGTATGTGTTATAGTTTATATTCTGTAGTATCATTCCAGGTATATTATCTATACCAAAGTTTACGTTAAAAGAGAATAGATACTCCAACTCTTTTTGATTTCTTATTATATAATCAAAAGATACCAACTCTGCATGTAATTCTAATTGAGTTTTATATGTAGTATCTTTCTTATACATAGAATTATCCAATGCTTGCTCTGCATGTACTAACTCATGTATACATGATATTATAATCTCTGTAACTATAGCATCATGATTCATATAGTTAAAGAATCTATAAGATCCTTCTATTATTTCTCCAATATAAATATATACTATATTAGGAGATATAAAACATCCATAGTTTCTATTTATATAGTCATAATAATCTATGACTAGTTGCACATTACTATTTATTCTATTGATTCTTCCATTAAAATAATTGAATATAGTTCTAACTTTATCTATATAAAACTTAAATATATCATCTGCATTCTCTATTTGTCTTATATTAAACATTAGAGTCAGCATCCTTTCTTACTACTTATCTATTTAATAATATACAGTTGAAATTACAATTTAATTTGATCTAAAACAATTAATTAGATCGAATTCAATCAAGTTAGGAAGTTTATAATGAGTTATAGACATATTTACTTAGTATATCCATGTAGTAATATACTAAAATTAAAAAATAATGATAATACTGTAGTGATTAGTGATAAACTGATGATTTATCACGATGCATTAGAAGAGAACTATCCTATATTGTTAACAGAACTTGCTAAACAAGGAAATGTTGTTATAGGGTATTTGAATTGGAAAGCTATATATTGGTTTGATAAATATAGAAGAAATCTACAATATGCTAAAGAGCATAATATGACTAATAAGAAAGAAGTTCCTCTAACTCTCATTTATCCAGATCCAGATTATGGAGAACTATGGAAAGATGATATAAATAAAATGAAAAAGAGTGGACAGTTCTCTCAAAGAGAATATGATGATTATTATATGAGCTTTGAGTATAATATGAGATATTTATTTCAATATGATAATAGTATAGGAAAAAGATCTGTAGATCTATTTCCAGGAATTTGTTATAGGGGAGATCCTAAAGATCTTGATTTGTCACAAATAGTATATAACCCTAACCTATAAAGGAGAATAATGAGTGAAAGCTATCATATTCGGTTATCCTGGAATTGGTAAGTCTACCCTTGCAAGAAATTGTAAGGATTTTATAGATCTTGAATCTTCTGTATTCAAAATTAATGGAGAAAGAGATCCTAATTGGTATAAAGTATATGTAGATATGGCTATCCATATTGCTAACCAAGATAGGATTGTATTCATGTCAACTCATCCATGGACTAGAGACTATATTGCTACTAAAGAAAATCTTGATATTCCTGTATTGATTGTATATCCTAGTATTGATCTTAAAGATTTCTGGAATCTTAAAGTCTCTATTAGATATACAAATGATCCAAACCAGAAGAATCTAACTGCTATGAATAAGGTCAAGAATGATTATGATAAAGATATTAAAGGACTAGAAGCAGATACTAGATTCCATCATCTAGTTCTAAAAGATCAAAAATATAAACTAGATGATGCAATAAAAGAATATCTATTTAAACTATCTCTAGATAATACACCAACAACAAATATATTGGAGGTTTATGCAGAATGAAAGAGTGCTTTATTACTGGTAATATTCTTCCTGAAGTTTATCATTGCTCTCTTGATTGGCTTCAGAGAGAAGGAGAGATTGTAAATTGCCCAGATTATAATACAACTCAGAAAGAACTTAGTATGACTATGGTTGTAGAACGTCCTCTTCTTGAGCCTCGTATTTCAGCTCTATTTGCAGGTGGACCTGATGATTTAGAGCAGTATGTTCAGGAAATGGTGGATGGTATTCTTGACTTTGAAGTTGATAGAGGTAATTGGAAGTATACTTATCATCAGAGAATGACTCAGTTCCCTGTGAATCCTAATATTTTCAAACTAGAGACTCCATTTGCTGATCAGATTCAGTTTGTAATTGAAGATCTAAAAAGAAATCCTGATAGTCGTAGAGCTGTTATTAATATCAGAGATAATGCTTCTGATATGTATAGTGATGATCCTGCTTGTCTTCAGCACATGCAGTTCTTTATTCGTAATGGATCTTTACATCTTAAAGCTCTATTTAGATCTAATGATGCTTGTAAAGCTGCTTTTATGAACATGTATGCTCTGGTTGCTATTCAGCAGAAAGTAGCAGAAGCTCTGAATATTCCTGTTGGATCATATACTCATAGAGCTAACTCTTATCATTGTTATGAAAGAGATTTTGAACTTCTTGATGGTTATATTAAGAGAATTAAAGATAAGAATAATAATATTACTACTTATTATAATGGAAATAATACTTACTTCCTTAATGGTGATTGGGATGAGATGATGGAAGAAGCAAAACCCAAGATTGCTGCTAAGGTTGAAGATTTAAAGAATAGACCTACAGAATGATATTTATAAGAGAGTATACTGTTTATTAGTATACTCTCTTTAACTCTTACAAATATATTTGAAGGAGTTGAATAACCACTTGAGTAGAAAAGAAACCTTTAATTTGATTGAAGGGTGTATATTACAAAAATCTAAAACAGATTGTGACCCTACACAATGTCATAGATGTGGATGGAATGAAAAAGAAATAGCTCGCAGAAAAGAAAAGATTAATAGAGGATTGGTTAATGTAAGTACTAATAAGAATATGCCTATATATGGTATTAAAATAAATGAAACCCAGAAAAGAGGTAGAAAGAATGCTAAATAAAACTAAGACAACAATTATTTCTGTTGAAGGACTAGATTGCTCTTTTAAGGAGACCAATGTAGCAGCACTCAAGAAACAGTTGGAAAGTGATGGATACTCTGTATTCTCTACCAGCTTTCCTCAATACGATAGAGAGAGTTCATACTTTGTGAGACAGTTTCTTAACAATCCAAAGTATAGAGATTTAGAACTTAATAGAGAACTTTGTTGTAAATATAGTATGTATTATGCTTTTGATAGATATGATACATATAAAAATATCATTGAAGATCAGATGGGTAAGGTAGATATTATCCTTTTTGATAGATTCGTAAACTCCAATCTATTCAATGCAGCTAGAATGATGCCTGATGTAAATAGTGTTATAGATGTAGTGGAATGGATATACGGATTTGAATATAATCTACTTAGTCTTCCTCAAGAAGATCTTAGTATATTCCTTAGGATGCCTTATGAGAAAGCTAGAGTAATCAGATTAGCTAAAAGTAATAAGGATCTTAATGAAGTAGATGAAGTACTTAGTGGTAATGTATATTATGTATATGATCTTATCTATTCTAAGAATATTGAAGATAGAAAGATCAAGAAAAGAATCAAGAATCTTAATGGACCTACTAATACTATGAGTATTAATATTGGTCTTCCTGAGATTGACTTTGTAAAGACTCTTACTGATGAAGCAGAAAGAGAAAAGAGTAAAGAACTTATCTTTACTAAGATTATGGATGAAAGTTATATGTTTATAGAAGCTCTTATAGATAAAAGGAGATCTCTATATGACAAAAAAGACTGATAATCCATTTACCACAAAGAAAAAGAATATTCTAAATATCTTCTCTAAAAAGAAAAAGAAAGTTGAAGAGGTTCCTGTAGAAAAGGAGAAGTCTACTTATACCAAACCTGGAGTTCCTTATAGTATTACTGCCAAGGTTATTAATTGTACTCCTCCTATTCCTACATTTTATAAACTATATAGACTTTATACAGATGCATCTAGTAACTTTAATTTCAATAAGATTAAAGGTATCTATAAAGAAATGTATAATACCTATATTGAAAATAAGAAGCTACTAGATAACAGTGGATTTACTAAATATATTAATATTATCATTGGTATGAAGATTGAAGTAGATCCATCTCAGCCTGGTAGTATTATTGTTATCAATTCTCTTGATAGATTTATTTCAGACTGGACTGCTTATAATAGAAATCCAGATCATTCTATTGCTATATTTAAGACTAATAATGATAAAGCTATAGATGAGTATAATGTTCTTATATATGGATCTCTTGAATACTTTAAATTCTACTTTAGAAGATATTATAGTACTAACTACAGTATTATTGGTAGTGAAATAATTAAAACTATTGCATCTTCTAATAAGATCTATAAGTCTATTATCTTTGATGATACTACTATTCCTGGGATGAGCGATGTTGTAAACTATATGTTTACCAATGAAGCCACTCAGGTAGAACTTGATTCAGAAGAATATGATAATGATCTTTCTGATCTTATAAATCTAGATAAATCACTTGCAATGGATAATTATCTAGTAATCATTAATGCAGATAACCCAGGATATATTCTGGAGCAGTTAAAAGACTTCTTTGGAGAGAATTATGATATATACTTTGATAGGATTAATCATATCTTCAATATGTGCAATATCCTTATCAGGAAACATAATGATATTGAATATACATATGATTTTATCCAGATGAAGATATATAAGTTCTTGGAAGATTTCTTTGTATCTGATTATCCAGATGGACCTGATGATACTACTATCAGAATCAAAGAGTATCTGGAGAATAATACAGATTTTAATATTAATCTATATAGTAAATTTTCTGTTCTATCCAATTTTTATAAGGATATGGATTCCTATGATAACGTAGATGAAGTGATTGAGGAAACCGAAATCCTCTAATTATGCAATATTTAAAGGATGGTGGGTATTTACTCACCATCCTCTTATTTTTTATAAAAATGGGATGTACCCATAATAGAGTACATCCCATATAGAATCTTATTACTCGATCCAGCTGGCATCGTTGCCAGAAGCAGCAGTAAGGTGAGTCTCCTGAAGAGTTCCCTTGTAGACATTCGTGGAGTTGCCCTTGAAGTCGGTGGGGGATACACGAGACCACTTGTAGTCGTAGCTGTTACGAGCAACATGGTAGGTGTTAGCAGCTTCATTGTTCATCCAATCCAGGATCTGCTGAGCACGCTTGTCAACCTCAGTGCCATAGATAGGATAAGCCATGAACTCTACACCAATCTCAGCAAACTCGATGGAACCCTTGTCAGCATTGTAGAGAGTGCTGAAAGGAGCATTAGTGGGCTGAGCGCCAACAAGGAATACGGCTCTCTCAAGCATAAGACCAGTGTTATCGGTATGCAGATACAGGAAGCTGAAGGTTTCCTTCTCAAATCCAATACTGCCACTGACAGCAGGATTGTAGAGAGAATCACTAGACTTATTGATCTGACCGTTATAATGCTTGAAGCCACTGTTGGGGTCACGTACACCACGGAGATAGAATTCCTGAACCTTAGAGAGTGTAGAACCAGACTTTTCAGTATAGTTAAACGTAAAGGTTTCAGAACCCTGCTCCTGAGTACGAGTAATTACATTGAAGTCATTGAATCCATTGGTAATAGGAGAGGTGTTTGCAGTAAGATCTGCAAGACCACTCATACCACGGAACTCATACTCCAGAATATGGACATAGTTCTTAATCAGGTTGCTCATACGAGCATCCTTCTGAGCAGCAGTACGGAGAAATTCAGGGATACCTACAACGATCAGGAAGGGATATCCTTTTTCATACAGATTGAACTGTTCGAGCTGAGTCCAGTCTGTAGTACCACGCATAAGAGTATAACCTAGAAGGTTACGGGGCTCTTTTAGATATTCAAACATATTCTCTTATTCTCCTTTCAGGATATAGATATCCCAGTAATTTATGCTTCACTATTAGTGCCAAGAGCAATGACCTTGAACCATTCAGTCTGGACGAAGTCTTTGAACCTGACCTTGATAGCAGCATAGAAAATCTTATTAGCAACATAAGTATCATCACCAAGATACTCCAGCTCAAGGGAGACGAAGTTGTTGGTGTAGTTAGACAGTACTGCATTAACATCAGCCTGGTAAGCGTCGAAGTCGCCACCACTGATGAAGGAGTACCGGATAAGAGGACAACGAGTACGTACAGCACGAATGGCTTCCTGAATACCAAGGATGTTGTTCAGGTAAGAGAACTGGCTGAACTTCTCGTAAGTAGTATACTCAGTCTCAAGAACCAGCAGATCACCGAAGTAAGATGCATAGTTCAGACGAGCATCATCAAAAGCTTCCTTCTGATTGCCAGAAGGCAGATTCAGAGGAGCAAAGTTCAGAGTACCATAAATGGCCTCAGGAATAGTTACGTTATACTTCTGACCAGCAAGAGGCAGGTTGATGCCATTGTTATACTGGTTGATCAGCAGACGAACCAGGCTGTAGCCAATAGATACAGTAATCTGCTTATAAGTATAAGGATCTTTAATATCATAATACTGGCAGTAAAGAGCAGTAAACTTACTCTTATTAGTTACCAGGCTTGCAGCATTAGTGATCGCAGTTGCAGTGTTCAGGCCATTGGTGCCCATATCACGCAGGAACATGCAGTCTTCACGAACAGCTACAAACTCAGATAGACTTGCCTTTACTACATCAGGATAGTTTGCATCGACGATAGCCATAATCTTATGCTCGTCGAGGTTATAGATTTCGGGATAGTTTTCGACATTGGTAACGGAGTCGATACCAAACACAGCATTCATGGCAGAGCCATATGTTGCTGCATTGATAGGTCTGCTACCAAAGCTACCATTACTACCACCAACCATACCAAGAGCAGTATAATTATTAATATTGATATTGGTCTCGGAGTTAGTATCTGTCTTAATAATATGCTCTACGTTGCCATCAGAACCATCCATATAACCAAGCCAAGTAAGATTGGTCTGGCCAGCACGGGTTCTGGCAAATACAAAGTCTTCTGCTACAATCTCAGCCTTAGTCTTACCAGTATTATTCATGATCAGCTGAATCATATTATCATACTGAGCAGAATCCTGATAAGCATCAAACTGAATAGCACCACGAGCCTGTTCATTAAGGCTCATGCTAGTAGTACCAGAGATAGCACTGGGATCCATGGAGAAGTGAATTGTCTCAATAACATCAAGGCCTTCATGAACCTCAATATCATATACGGCAAAGCTCAGGTTCTTACTCAGTCTGGAGTTCTCCAGTACATCATAAGACTTAGTGGAAACACCACGACCATTCTCAGTGATAGCAAATAGAGGGAACCAATGCTCATTGGAGATATCTTCCAGCTGAACATTATTGTTCGCATCTTTTTCTACTACAAAGTAATTAGTACTAGATACAGTGAAATACCAGGCACCCTCAGTAACACCAGAAGTACCATAATGTACAACCTTATCTACCAGAAGAAGACCATCAGCATCACAAAGATCAGTAACTGCAGTGGTTACTTTAGTAGTACAAGTTCTCTCGGTATAGAGCTGAGTACCGGGATTTGCCTTATAAACGTCTTCAGTCTCACCCTTGATACGGAAAAGCTCTTCACAGTAGTTCTTAGTAGCTTCAGAAAGAGTTTCAGCATCAGTAGGACTGATACTACCAGGATAATATGAATAATGGGTGATAGTTGGCTTGGTGATATCATCAGTACCACCAACAGGAGTCCTGATCTTAGCGATGACAGAACGACCAGCAAGAGTAGAGTCGTTAGCTACAATACGCTTGCAGAACAGTTCAGCACCAGCATTAATAGACATAGCAGCCTGCAGAAGAGGCTGACCATGCTTCTCGAAAGAAATCTCATTACCGTAAAGGCTGAAGAAATCCTTACCATAAACACGCTGGAAGGATTCAGGACCTTTATCAGAAGTAAACAGTGCAAACAGAAGAGGTCTATTTGCAACAGTTTCTATAGTAATAGGTTCAATAAATGATTGATCTACGTATTCAATTATAGTTCCTGGATACATATATTACTTTTCCTCCTTTTATCAAAAACCTTTCTCAGTAGATTATTTTATTAATGATTATTGGATAAAAAATAACTACCAATTTTACTGGTATGTTAATAGTTAGTCTTCAGATTGGCTCTCCATTAACATTTTTTCCATGGGAGATTTTGCATCGCTTTGATTAAGAATAGAGCCCATTACAGCATTATCCCAGTTCTCACTAGTAAGTGATGCATATGGTGTTGTGTACTTAGGAATATCTACAATATTAAGTGGTTTATATGCTGTCATGTTCTTCATATCTGTATATCTAAAAGGCTCTTTAAGATTATTAGGATTTCTACAGTATTCACTAATGACTATACCAAAGATCTGAAGAGAGAGTTTGAAATTGATATTATTCATAGCTCCGCCTTCAATAAAATAGAATGGTAATTTATCATAAGGAATAGTAGTAGGAAGTTTTCCGGATTTGAAGATCTTAAAGAAATCCTCTACATTAATAATATCTTGAGTTAACCTAATAGTTGTAAATATAGGATCATTGTTATAATAAGTAAGAACTCTATAATCATTAGGAGCAGTGGTTCTTGTTAGCTTAACATTCTTAATCTTATCAATAGTAGAAGGTCTAGTTAAAAATCTTGTAGGAAGATCAAAATTCTTAAGACCAGTAATAGACTTTCCATCTTTATCAAATACGGAGTAGTCAATTACTCCAATAAGATTTACAAATTCTCCTTCAATCTCTGCATTCTTTCTATCAAAATAAACCTCTGGAACATAAAAAACAAAAGATCCATCTCCACTAAATACTAGAGTGTCATCTATAAGCTTAGTAAACTCAGGAAATTTATATTTCAATTTATAATCACTTCCAATCTATATATTACATTATAATATTTTTACTAAGATGTGGAATATATTAACTTAATAAAATAGGATATAGGAATGGAACCTATATCCTTTTGTTTTTTAATTATCATTATCATCTTTCTTGATCTTATCTTCATTATCATGCTGTTTTAGTTCATTTGGTGTAATAGCATCTACACCTTTCATGATAAAATCAGCATCTCCATTACCTTCGAGACCATTATGATATACATTATACATAGCCTTCAGTATCTTACGCTCTTCTAGAGTAATGGAGTTTCTTCTAATGTATTTAGAACCTAAGAATAGAATCTTATCCAATAGCAGATACTTAAGAGCTTCTGCCATATTACTGGATAGATTCTCTAGAGCTTCAATCTTTTTCTCTTGAGAATTAGTAGCAGATTGAAGATCATCTACTATATTCTCTTTTTCTTCTTGTTTATCTTCTTTTGAGTTCTTCCTTTCCTGATTTAATTTCCAACGATCATGAAGATTATTCAGCAAAACTGTTAATGCTGAACTACCTAGAATAATACCGACTATAGTAGCAATAAATTCTAAAGCAGTCATAGCAAATGGTCCCTACCTTTGTATATGAGAAAATATATTTTTATTTATTCAATTGTTAAATGATTTTATTCATATATCCATTCAAATATGAATAAATAAGTAGGTAGCTCATAAAGAACTACCTACTATATTTTATTAGTATTTAAGTATTTCTTACTGTAATATAATTAAGAGTAAATGGAATAGTAAGAGAACCAATATGTCCAATATTCCAAATACCAGAAGCATTAAAAATAGCGGAATCTTTATATGTAGTAGTAAGAGTACTGGAGTAATCAAAATTACTCATATTTGTTGTATTCATAAGATCCGTAAATAGATCTTCAAATGCTTTACAGAGTTTATAGAATCCTTTAGGATCATAGATCTCATAAGAAGTATCAATAGGCTCCATATTAAAGATCTTATTAGGATCTACAATTTGTACTTTTGTATTATCATTCTTATATAGTAGAGTATTCTGCAAGTTACAAAGAATATGGCAGATTACTCTATTAAATTTCTGAATAAGAATCATAAGATCATTAAAAGTCTTATCATCAATACTTACTACAGTATTTGTATCAGGATTAAAGGTAATATTTACCTCACCATTATCAATACTGAACGGATTGTCATCGTTTAGAATATCAATATGATCAAAAATCTCAAGAAAACTCTTGATATTAAATTTATTGATAGCATTTCTACGATCAGAACTAATATTCTTCAGATAGTTATCTAAAACTTTATGAGTTTGTACTTCCATAACCAGTACATCATCGTCTTTATAAGCATCAAATCCTATATCAGACCCTTTAACAAGACTAAAGTTTACAAGTTCATTCAGAAGATCAATTTTATCTTCAAACTCTTCTTTATCTGTCTCATTAACGTATTTAATCTCATAATGAACACTATATTCATCAGAATCAAATAGTAGACTATCATTGTCATTAAGAGTATAAATTAGATTGCTTACATAAGCTTTATTAGTAGCATCAGTTAGGAATCTTACCAATATACTCTTAATATATTTATATAGATTATCTAGATTAACTTCACCATCATCATATATTAGAATATCATTGATGGTCATATCAATAGTATTTAGACTCTTCATTACTACACTAGTAAGGAAGTCATCAATAACTTCTGGATTTAGAAGCTGAATGAACTGTCCAATATTAGAGATATTATTTGAATTATAATAGTTAATCCTAAAGGTAATAATATTAGTTTCATCTACATTAGATAAAAAAGCAGTTAATAGAGGCTTAGTGTAATCTCCATTATAGCATAGATGATTTACCACCCAAGCATTAAATTTAGATACAAAATCTTCTACTTTCTCTTCTAATGTAGTCTCTGTTCTTGTAAAGTTAATGTTCTTTAACGCTCTTGTATCATCAATAAATTCTGATAATACTGTAAATTGTCCATCACCATACATGTTAACCATAGTAGGAATATAGCTATTAGGATAAATGGCATGAATATCAATTGGTTTAATATTAGCTTCATCCCAACTACTATATTCACCATCTTTAATGGCTACAATTCTAGAATTCTTAGCATAAATAAATAGAGTGCTATTAACAGCTTCTACCTCAAGATCAGTACTTGCAGGATCTTCGTAGTGATACATATCACATACATCTCTGATCTGAGACAGATAGATCTTTTTATATACAGTAGAAGTATCCTCGTCTGTAGTAATATCAAAAGTTAATAGAACATCAGATACCATATTTTCAGGTAGTCTAAGGAATCTATCTTTATCATAAGTATTATTATAGAAGGAGATTTCCTCTTCTGTATGACAATTACCTGCTATAGGACAACCATCACAACAGCATTCTCCAGTACCTAGATAATACTTATTATATTCAGGATATTTACATTCACCATCTTCTCTTACAAATCCACAGTTTGGATTATAACCTGTAGCAAATGCTTGATCAAGATTGGGGATCTCTAGCATACCTGTAAGAGTTCCCTTAAAGCAGTCTAGTTCATTCTCTTTACTATTGTAACATACTTTGTATTTATTTCCAACAATCAAGGAGACTTCCTTAACTGCCTGATCTAGCTCATTGTCATTGATCATCTTCAGATTGATTACTAGAGCTCTTACCTTCTGAGCACTGATTCCTAAGATCATGAGTTTATAGTCATCTCCTTTATCAATTGGACTATCATAAGGTGTAATATCTATAGCATCTTGAATATTAGCTATAGGAATTCTCTTAATATTAGCGTATACTTTTCTTTCAATGTCAGCTTCATCAACATAAGCTTTTACTTCTACATATCCACTATCTGGGTAATTAGGATCACACTCTATATGGGTAACCTCTCCTATCATATTCTCATAAGAGATTCCCTCATTATAGTAAGTAAACTTATAGATCCTATCTTCAAATATATGGATAGTTCTCTCTACCTGATAGGCAGAAGAACAACAACTACAAGTAGTCCTAGGATCTGTTTCCTGATCTGTCTTTAGTTGAAGAACAGTCAGTACAAGATCTGGTTTGATAGTTGCTTTGATCAGCGATTTTAATATATATACATTATCTTGACTGATTATTGGCATTAAAACTAGCCTCCTTATCGCGGATATAAATTAGTAACTCTTTTATATTACTAATTAGTTCACCGCCAAAAGGAGTCTTAGCCTCTTCTGGATTAGATAATTCGGTAATATTTTTCATAGTGTAATACATATAAGCAGAATCTTTAAGATCATTAGCATTAAGATTCTCACATGTCTTAAAGAACAAAACTAGAAATTTTCTTACATCATCTACTCCAAATAAATTATCATTATTTTCATCTAGAGTAAACTCAGCAGAATGTAGAACAATATCAAATAGAGCTCTACCAAATTGTCCTGCTTCACTCATCTTATATAGTGACTTCTCATTCTTGTAATTAAACTCATTAAAGTATTTAGTATATCTGCTCTTATCAGCTATATCTCTTCTAAGAGCCTTTCTGGTTCTACTATCAGTATCATACTTCTCATACATCGGTTTGAATGTATAAGAATCTTTAAAACTCTTTGCTATATCATGAAGTCTAGCCTTAGTAAGATCATCATATGTATCATTACTATCAACTTCTCTATCAATATACTCAATATATCCTTTCATATACCCTAGATAAGTCTCATCTGATGATGGACACATTCCAATAGCATCTAGAGTAATATGTTCAATATCAATAGCATTATTCTGTTTAACTGCACTATGACTAAAGATAGCTTTCAGAACTGTCTTAGTAGCTTCATTAGGAGTAATCCTCATATAACTGGAGTACTTCCTAATGTCTTTCTTAACTTCTTCAGTCAATTTATTATACATTCTATCATCACCTGTAGAAAGATAATCACCATAGGCTTCAATGATAGAATTTAAATTTTCCTCTTTGGAGATATCTGTGACAGATTCAAGATTCTTCTTAACAACATCAACATCAGCTAGCTTTCTCAGATCATTCTTGATATCTGTATCGAAAGCTGTCATTGATAGATTAGTAACTTTTATAGTAGATTCTTTCTCTCCAATAAGATCAGTAATAGTAGTAGGAAGAGGTACACCATTTGCATCTAACTCAACCAGTTTATTTTCTGGTTCCAGATCAGGATCATTCTCTATTTCTTCATAGTCCACATCTATGATATTGGGATCATTCTTTTTAGCTTCTTCAAGAGTACTGATTACTTGAGCAAGCTCTTCTTCTGTGAGTGTTGTCTTGTCTTTAATGATATCCATATGGGATATATCCTTTCTATTTAAGCAGTCTTGGTTTCCTTGTCGTAATAATAATCCATAGTACCACTAGTATAATGATCATCATAAAATCTCTCAACAAGTACAACATAATCTTTACGTTCATCAATTCCCACATGGTATGCAAGAAGAGTATTATCTTTATCAAGATATTTGATACACTTCTTAAGAATCTTACCTACGATATCTCTCTTAAGATTATATACTTTGTTACTTAGAGTCTCCAATCTCTTCTTCATGGTACGATCTCCTCCTCAACAAAATCAATTTGTACATCATCAGATCCACTGATCTGTCTGAGTTTTAGAATAATCTCTGATAGAATTGGTGCTTTCATATCAGTCTTTAGAAGACTTACATAGTAATTATGATAGAAGTCTGAATTGGATAGAAGTAGACTATCCATATAATTAGCTACCTGAGTAGGAAGAGCCAGTTGGAAAATAGTAGACAGATCAATATCGAAAGATTCCATCTGTTCTACAATATATCCTACATTAGCATTGATAACTGCCATTCTAACGTCTTTATAAATCTTTTTACCATAGATAGTGCTGCTATCTTTATTCTTCTTATAATCTGATAGATGAAGTTCCTCATATAAAGAATTTCTTTCTGTATAGATATATTTAGCAAAGAAATCTGTCATATAAGGCAGGAACTTACATACGAAAAACTCATACATGATATTTGCAGCAGAATAGAGATCAATATTCTGATCTTCTGTAAACTGCAGATCAAACTCTCTACAAATAAGATCAATAATCTCTATATAAGTCTCAGATCTTACTCTTGGAATCTCTGTCTTTGCTTCAGGAAGATCACTGTACTTATTCTTAATTAGTTTGAAATTAGTCTCCCATGCAGAGACAACATTCGTCAGTGGAATATAAGGATATTCCACAAATCTTCTTTTCATTGCTTCTTCTACAACTGATAGAACAAACTCAGAGTTGTAATGAGAGAGAATCTCTGATAGTTCTGTTTCTGTGATGATGTTGTATGTATTAGAGTTGGAAATAAAATCACTCATTATATATAAATCTCCTTTTTTGTTTTTGTATCTTATTTAATTGTTTTTATAAAAAATAATAGTGATTCTTTTGAGTAGAATCACTATTATTTCATTCATTTGTATACAGTTACATCATTCGTCTTCATCAATATCAGAGTCAGATTCTGATGATTTATTTCTATTATACTCATCATTATCATCATCATTTGAAGACATAGCATCCATGAGATTACTGCTATTAACACCAGTTATCTTAGTATTATCTTCTACAGTAATCAATGGATTGATTAAACCATCATCATTAAGATCATAAACTTCAGATTCTTCAAGATTTCTGATATACTTCTGAGGTCTTTCCATAAAGAAGAGATCCATAAACGATGGTTTGTTTTTTCTGAATGTGAGAGGATTGTACAGAAGTTTAGATACCTTCTGATAAGAGATTGAAATAGTTACTGATGGATTATTGGTAAGAGCCTTATTCAGACTTACCAGTTCATATGGTTCATTAGGATATTCCCATTGAGGTCTTTCAAGAATATTATCTACAGACCTGATCTGATCATGCATAAGTACTTCAAGATGGATACCGTTAATAGATAGACCACCTTTAATTACTGTATCAATGATAGCTTGAGCCCAAGAGTGTAGATCATAATTCTTGAGAATAGTGTTATTATTCAGCAATCTATTAAGCTGATTAAGAGTTTTAGTTAGACCATTATTCTGGACATTCATCAAGAACAAAGTGATCTCTTTCAACTCCTCTGCATTAATAGATATCTTACCATCTACAGGTTCTGCTTTCTTTCTGATAATACTATTAAGATCAGGAGAAATGTATAACTTCTCTGCTTTCTCATTTGTGATTAGATAAGTATTACCATTAACATCCTGCATTTCAAACTCTGTTATATACTCATTATATTGATTAAACGATACAGCAGAGTCTTCATCATCTTCATCAGACATTGCTATATCATCTTCATCAATTCCTATATTGTCAGGATCAATGAGCATTCTCCATTCTTTAAGTTCTAGTTCTTCTGAAATAGTAATGGTATTACCATCTATCTCAAAGAAGTTCTTAAACTCATCGCACCAGTTAAGACTCTCTACAGCTGTTTCTAGAAGATGCTTAGCAGACAGCAAGATCTGAGTCAACACAGAAGAGAGAATCTCTGATGCAATACGTCCTATATTGATAGTATTATTGGTATAAGCTTGGTCTCCATAACATCTATAACAGATTCCTTCTCCTCTAGCAGCAGATGCACAAGTACAAGGAGATCTGAAATATAGAGTTTTACCAATAAGATCTTTACTGGATTCTGGAGTGAGAAGATACTCCACTCCTCTTTCAGGATCTAACTTATAATATCTATTAGTATATTTATTGAGAAATGCTTCATCGGTAATAGTAAGCATTAGATAATTCTTACTATCACATACATAATTAGGATCAGGATGCAGATGTGCATCACCATTATTAAGATTCAATAGTCTAGCAAAGTTACCAGATTCACCTACATTCATCTTTGTAAGAATCTGAGCAACTCTACCAGCAGAAGATTCAATAAAGTAATCTATAGGATCTTCAAGACCACCATTAATGAAACTTCTATTTATAGGTTTAGGTTGAATATTTCCTTCACTATTAGGCTTATAACCAATAGCTACTTGGTATTCAGTAAACTGTTTCTTATTGACACCTTCACCAGCTCTAAAGGCATCAGTATGACAATGATCAAATCCTAAAAGACTTTTAGAATCTGTTTTAAATTTTTCAATAATACGATTAGTTCTTTTAGTAGTTTCTTGCTTATACTCATCTATAGCAAGGTTATTAGATTCGAGATATCTGTAAGTATGCATAAGATCATCAAACTCTGGATCTTTCTGCATCATAAATACTGTATCTTCATTATTCATTGTATTAGATAGATACATAGTGAAATTATTGATGTCTTTAAATAGAGTCTGTAATCCATCAATGATATTACAGAGCTCCATATTAGAATATACTTTTCTCTTTGGATCTATCAAGAATTTATCTATATATTTCTTAATAGTATTCTTAGTAAACTCTTTCTCAAATACAATATGTCCAGGCTGGATATCTGTATCAGAGAATACAAGAATATACCACATTATTAGATTCATATAATAATCTGGTATAGACAAATTTACACTAATATTATATTTGTCAAAGTGTACAGTCACAATAGCTGACTGTACTATTTTTTGTTCTATTCCATCACAAAGAATGCTATAGATAGCATCATAATGCTGTCTCCATGTACTCTTAGTGATATCTTTTACATTTATAAAGATCCTACCACTGATGACTAGATCCTTATAAATGTAATAATTCTCATAGTTAAATCTAGCCTCTGTAGATATTCTATATTGAGGATTCCTATTCCTGTTACTATTATAGATTTTCTGCAGAGCATTTTCAAAATAAGCAGGGGATCCTATTTTCACCTTACTAGATCACACCTCCATTCTTTATAACAAACCTCTTATATTAATTTGTTCTAGATCTATTAAATATTGAAATTACAGATTGAAAATCTCAAAAAGATCTTTCTTAGTATTGATTTTCTTAAGATCAGGAAGAGATTCTATCCATTTCATCAGTTCACCAAATATCTTATCTTTATTCTCTCTAGAGAAATATTTTTGAGCTCTAATAACATTCCACAATCTTCTACCAAAATCATCTTCAGGTTTATTAACTTTACTAAGAATTTCATCTACTTCATAGAGAATATTAGAATCTTCATCAAGTCCTATATCTTTTCCTCTATAATATATACTATTTATTTTAGATTCATTAATATCCTCAATCCAACCTTCTGGCGGATCAATAAGTCCTATCTGATCAGATCCTTCAGATTTAAAGAGAGTATAATCTCTTCCAAATTCATAGTAGAAAAAAGGTTGATCAATATAATAAGTACTATTAAAACCTTTTTGAGGATAACCATCTTTCTCCATCTGATAAAATTTTTCTTTCTTTTCTTCAGCAATCTTATACCAATCAAACCAAATATATGGAACTACAGAATCTATTGTTCTATTAGTTACAGCATCATATATTCTATCATCTTCTATGTATATAGGATATACATGTCCTTCACAGCAGAATTTAGTATAATATCCTTTCTCATTAAGAGCTCTAACAGGATCAATCATATATTCATCAATCTCGAACATATCAGCATCGTCATCATTACAATATGGGCACTTAATAGATATACTATTCTCTGTATCGTTATAAATCTTTATATTAGATAAACCAATAATATCTCTTGAAAAGAAATTAATGCTGGAATTATATTTCCCTTTAATGGTTTTAAAACATTTATTGCACATAAAGTATTTCTTTTCTTCATTTGAAATAGTATATTTAATTTCTGGCATTATTATCTCCCCTTTCTTAGAAATATAGTATATTACTATCTTTAAATTTAGTGATTTCTTTTGAAAAGTCATTTAAATTATATATTATATATATGACATAATGAGAAGGAAAACTCATCAAACCAGAAAGGGGATAACCCAAATGGCTAGGACGTACACTAAGAAGGATCCGAACAACATGTCGGCCAAAACAGCATTGGTTGAAAAGGCAAATGCTTTGGACGACGGCCAGTTCCTGCAGCAGTATGGTGATCCGGATTTCACCGATGTGAACTTCGACCTCTTCAAGGTCGAGAACCTCAGCAAGAAGATCAAGCAGGATATCCTCAATGCTGAGAATCCTCCCTCCAGGCAGGAGATCAAAACTCTGGTGGATCTGTACTACCAGATGCAGGATTTCCGCAAGGCCATTCGTGAGCAGATCCGCTCTATCGAAAAGGATGAGAGCAAGACCACTTCTGCTGTGGTCTTGGACTACTTCTTGAAGTCCACTGCTGTCATCGAGCACAACTGTCAGAAGGTTCTCGAACTGATCTGCCTGAACTCTGAGGTTGGCCGCTGGCTTCTCCAGATCAAAGGCATTGGTCCTGTTCTGGCTGCTGGATGTCTGGCGTATTTCGATGTCGAAGGAAAAGACTATGCAACTCAGTTCATCAGCTATGCTGGTCTGAATGACAACAATCGCCCCTGGATCGGGAAGACCGGTGCTGAAGCTATCATGAAGGAAATTTCCTCTGATACTTGGCTGGATGATGATCAGGCAGGTATCTTCTCTGTGAGGACTCAATGGCGTCTGGATTACCTGCGTGAACACGCCTACAAGGAAGGGAAAGGTTGGAATCGCATTGATCTGATCAAGGCTGCAGCCAAGATCCCCTACAACAAGAACCTGAAGGTCCTGATGTGGAAGATTGGCAAGTCTTTCATTTGGGTTCAGAACAGAGGTTCTCTCTATGGCAATCTCTTTGCTGAGAGAAAAGCTCTGGAGACTGAGAAGAACAACAATGGAGAATATGCTGAGCAGGCTGCCCATATTCTGGCAACCAAAAAATTCAGCAATGAAACCATTGCCAAAGAGAAGTATATGGAAGGCAAGCTTCCTGATGCACATATCGTTGCTCGTGCAATGAGAAGAGCTGAGAAGATTTTCGTTGTGCATCTCTTCGAAGAGATGTATCGTGTTCATCACAAGGATGATCCGAATGGAAATACTCCTCCCAGGTATTATATCCTGGAGCATTCCAATGGTGAGCACAACGTCGAAATTGATCCTGAGGTACCTTACACCTGCTGATTTCTGAGTGAATTAAATGAATAAATAAACTTATCAAATATGAATTGATTCATCATCAAATCTTAAAGAACAAAAACAAACTTATACACGAGGAATGAATCATTGTCAACAATAAATATTATTTCTGGTAAATGAATCAAAAGTCAAGATAATATTAAAAAATAACAAATGAATTATCACGTCGAATAATTTTATCGTGATTGAATGAATTAAATGAATCAATAAACTTATTGAGTATGAATTGATTCAAAGTCGATAACAAACTTTAGAATATTGAAAGAAAAATAGGGGATAGTATACTCTACTATCCCCTTGGTTTTAATTTAATTATATCTCTGATTATTTTTACGATCTTCATATGAATTATTGTCGCAAATTAGATCTTATTGTGATCGAGTGAATTAAACGACTGAAATAATATTAAACTACTCAAAATGAATTACTGCTATAAATAAAATTAGATGGATAAGAATGAATCAATTTTTCAGAATAAATTAAAATCATAAAATGAGCCAGATTTAAACGAGGAATCTACATTAAATGGTATTAAAAGATTTAAACTTTTTAATTAATTTTATGATAACGAAAAGATTCAGCGTACTCGATGACACTTTGAAGTACAAGAGATTCAAATACCCAAATAAAATTATAACCATATAAAAAGATTCACAACTTGTGAAGAAATTATTATGTCTAAAGATTCATCGGCATATATTAAATTATTGGTTGATAAGAGATTCAATGGCAGAGAGTATTAACTTAACCAAATAGAAGAGAATTATTCGTCAAGATTAAATTAAAAATTCAGAGTGATTTATTGTCAAAGATAAAATTACTATAACAAAAAGATTCACTCGGCGTATCTTCATATTAATATAAAGAAAAGAATCAGCTTATTAGATAATATTATTATACATATATGATTCAATTCACCAAACTACATTACGACAATGAATGATTCACAATGACCTATAAACTATAAGCGATCCTAAAGATTCATTGCTGAAAATTTACATTATATCTACCAAAAGAATTAGTTGTCAAAAGTAAATTTAGAAGATATAATTGATTCAGTTCTGATAATAAACTTATATATGGAAAAAGAATCATGATAAATATCAACCTTATTATGTCTAATGATTCTGTGATAGTAATTAAATTAAAGCAAAATAAAGAATCAGTTAATATAATAACATTAAGTCTATAAAATGATTTATAGATCATAATTTAACTTAGACAAACCAAAAGAATTATATATAGTAAATAAACTTATTGTTAGTGAATGATTCATTTAAATGAATACAATCTAGAGCGATCGAAAGAATCAACATAAGTAACATATTTATCAATTGTCTAATGATTCAATTCAATATAATTATATTATTATACTCACAAGAATCATCTCCGTGAGATTTATATTATGAGTGCTTAATGATTCAATAGCTGAAGTTAATATTAGAGCATCCGAAAGAATCAAACCAAAAAATTAATTTTAATACTCGTTAATGATTCAGTATCATGAATATAATTATTGTTGTAGAAAGATTCTAGAGAACCAATAATATTATTACACACTAAAGGAATTATGAGAGGCTCAAAAACTAATATTAAATGCGAAAAATGATTCACTCCAAATAATATAAATTATTCAGAGCAAAAGATTCACAGAAGATCATCATAAACATTTGCAGGCAAGAAAGAATCAGATGCGATAATAACATTTCTGATGCGAAATGATTCATTCAGAATCATTAATTTTAAAAAGCAAAGAAAAGAATCATTGGTATTAAATAATATTTAGAAAGAAATATGATTCAAGAGTTTGGATATAAACTTATATTTTCCAAGAGATTCATTGCCAACAATAAATATTATGTCAAGAGTTAAAGAGATTTATAATAAGTAATTACATTACAGATCTTGAAAGATTCAAGTCATTTCATATTGTAAATCTATGTGAGGTAAAAGATTCATCAATACAAAATAAATTATTACAAGAGAAAGATTCAGCAGCAACTATAATATTATTATACAAAAAAGATTCATAATTACCAAATAAATTAATGTCCAAGAAAGATTCATAATAAGAGGATATAATATTATCAAAGGCGCAAAGATTCGGTATCAAGAATAAACATCATTTATTTTACAAGAATTAAACTAAAGTATTTATATTAAATCGTATGAATGATTCAAGCTGTGTATTTAAATTAGGTATTCAAAAAGAATCTGACTAGAGATTTATATTAACCAGTAGAAATGATTCAATTCATGGAATTTATATGAGGATATAAAAGAATCATCTGAGAAAATATAAATTATTAACGATAAATGGATTCACCATGAACGATTAATCTTAGTCTAGAACAAAGATTCACTTCAACAAACCAACCTTAATAGGGGTGAAAAAGATTCATTGTGAAAAAAATATATTAAAACAGTAAAAAGAATCACGCCTACAAATTAATTTAAGTTGATATAATGATTCTAGAGAATAAAATAAACATTTCGGTTCCCAAAAGATTCACGTTGCTAGCCAACATTAAGTTTCTCAAAAGAATCATGAGCCACGATTATATTTACATATAAGATTCTGCAATGATTCACGAACACTAGATTTAATCTAACTATATCGAAAGAAACAAGGTGCTGATTAACTATCAGCACCTTTTATTTTTTCTAAAGCAAATCATATATAAAAGCTACGAGTACTGCATATGCTCTTCGTGGTGGTACTTCTGGTAATGGTTTCTATTGTGGTTTCGTTTGTGTTTACCTATATTATTACTTTGGTTATGCAGGTTGGCACTCTGGCGCCGCCCTATCATTTAAATAAAGCTACGAGTACTTCATATTATGCTATTCACGGTGGTTACTGTAGTTATGGCTTTTATTGTGGTGTTTTCTCTATTGTTCTGAGTGCTGCGTTTTCTTGGACCAACTGGGGTGATGGCGCCGCCCTATCATTTAAAACTATAGTATATAAAGCTACGGGTACTGCATATGCTGTTCGTGGTGGTCGCTCGAATGATGGGCTCTATTGTGGTTTCACTTATGTTCGCATCTACTTCGGCTCTAGTGATCCAGGCTGGAGTCTTGGCGCCGCCCTATCATTTAAACCATTTTTATTTTTAGATTTAATTGTATATAATAGTAATATTAAAGATATTCAATAGGAGGTTTATTCTATATGCAAGATAAAACTATTGGTATTATTTTAACTTTAAAGAATGCTTATAGTAAAGGTTGTAAGGATGATAAAGAATACAAAGAAGAACTATTTAAATTTCTTTGTGATTATACTAAGATTGATTACGAATGGATAAAAGGAAACCTTCCAGCTGATTGGAAAGATACTACGATACATAAAAGTCTTATTGATGCTTTCTGTGATTATATTGGTACGGCAGATGATCCTAAAAAAGAGCTTACTAAGTTCTTCTCAAACAGATATGGGCCTAAAGATGAAAGTTATTCCATCATGATGGTCTTTATACTTTCTGATGTGATTAGTATATTTAATCTTTCAGATAAAGAACATGGCTCTAAGTTTGTAAATGGGTTTAGATATTTTAAATATAAAGATCTTGAACTAACTTTAAATTCTAATTCTACATATACTGAAATCATAAAGGAAGATAATAATGGATAGAATAACTATCTGTTTAAATAAAATATTGGAATACTATAGGAGTTATTTTGATTCAAATAATTACGTTCTACAACATAAGCCTTTTAGAAATAATCTTCTTATGTTTAAAAAAGAGCTTAATCATAAAAAGACCTATATGAGACTTGAACAGAAACTATCCAGTTTTCTGTTAAATGATGATGTAGCAAAGAGATATATACTATATGATGGTGATGAAATAATTACAAGTAGTATAGAAATAATAGAACTAATGAAATATCATCATAGGAGACATGGTATTGACATAAACAAATTCTTTAGAAGACCTATCCAATATGCTATTGGAACCAGTAAGAGAGATATGAGTAGACTTCTTAAGAATTATTTGCTAGATGATGAAGATGGCAGAGCTATATATGATAAATTTATGTCTATTAAATGGGAGAATGGCATGTATTTTGAAATGTATAAGGAGTAAATTAACATGAGTGCTTACATGGTTCTTTTAAAACCTAAGTATGATAAACTCTTTAGTTCTTTTGATGCTCTGTTTAATTGGGAAATAATGAGTCTTAATGAAAGTTCATTTCTCATAAAAAGTGATGAGCTTCGTATGTTTAAGGGGTATAAGTCTTATCATAGATATAAGAAGCTTCTTGATAAATTAGATTGGAATACATTATATGATGATGAATTTGGAAAGATGCAATATATTGCTTGTGATATAGTACGATATAGACAAGGATGGTTCTTTACTAATAAATTCTTTTATCATAAGAAACCCACTACATGTATTTGTACTACAAAGAAGGGTATGATAAATGCTATGAAGAAATATATTGATTTTAAAGATAAATATCCTCAAGCCAGATACTTTGATGATAAGTTTAAAGGAGTAGAAGCCTTTAATACTTTCATTGAAGCTTGGCAGGATGGAATGATATTTAAGATGTCTTGGTAATATTATAGAAAGTAATAGATTAACGTCTATTACTTTCTTTTTTATAACATAATAGCAATAGATAAACTCACCAAATCGCTTATTTCTGTATAAGTAGTAAGAGAAAGGTGGTTTAATATACATATTGAAGACTTATACCAGGGAAGAAATTAATGATATTCTTAATAGAATATCTTCAATGAACTATGTATATGAGATAAAATCAGATGGTGATAATTTCTTTTTTAAGAGGATATATAAAAGGACCAAAAATGGAGTATTTCAATATTATATGATACGTACTCTATATATAGTTTGTGAATGTGATAAAAATAACTATACAGATATGTGTCATATAACTTCATTCAATCTCAACAATGTGTCTAATGTAATTGACCATTCTCCTTCTACAGTATCCATATACATAGAAAATGAAAAGTATTCACAACTATTCTTTAGCGATAAGAAAATCAGATATATTAGAAATAATATACTGAGTTTTCTAAGAAGACTATTCCACAGTAGAAAGAAATAAAATTTAATATAGAAAAAATAAAGGGGTAACCATAATAGGTTACTCCTTTATTTTTATTATTAGAAATAATCTTTTCTAAAGTCTTCTTCATACATAGGAATCCACTTCCTGAATAGATCAACTACTTCATTTATGTCTCTCAGATTAGGAAGTTTCTTACACAATTCTAGAAGAGTTTTATTAGTTTCACAAGTTACAGTAATAATATCTTCTTCTATGCGAGGTTGATAATTATATGGGGTGAGCTGATTATTAAACTCTTCTTCTTCTTTAAAGTTAAGCAATTCAAAGAATCTAATAGGATGATTGAGTAGGTGATCAATCATAATATCTAATATCGTTTCAATATATCCTTCTATAAGATCATCATATTTTACTTTATGTTTAGGATCTTGTTTAAAGGGTTTACAAAAACCATTGGCAATATCATCATATAAGAATTTAAAATTCTCTTCTGTAAGCTTCTTTTTATTATTTTCAAATGATGGAAGATAAAATAGTCTATAGAAAATATCATATAGAATATCATGAATATTGAAAATTACAATATTTGCTTTAACTTCAACCCGTTTATTTTCTTTATAGTTATACCAATATACAGTATCAGAACTCGGATCTGTATCTACATTATATCCTTTTCTATTAAAAGCTTTATATATAGTAATAAACTTAGATCTAATAGGCTTCATAGAATATCCACATTTGGGGCAAAATACATCTACATATTTTCCACTAATAATATCATTACGAATATAGTCTTTAAGAATATCAATTTTATATTTAGGATCAATATCATTGCCATTCTCATCAGTTATATTTAAACTATTACTGATATTAAAAGATACACTATGATTACATTCTGTACAAACGTATGTCTGTTTAATATTATCAGTTAAATCATTCATTACGTTTCCTCCATTATTAAATTTCTATCTTATGATATATAATCTAATACTAATTTCATATATTATTTTTATCTCTTATAATTTTTTAATTCACTAAACAATTTGGTAATATAATTAGAAGAGAGGAGTTGATATTCAATTGGCTCTAAATGAATATACATTATCTGTAAACACTTTTCTGGAACCTGAGGTTAAATCAGGTCCTGATGCAGTTTGTAAATTATTGGTTCAATTACTACTGTTAGAACCTAATACTTTTGATACACATCCTGAAATGGGTGTTGGTATTGTATCTAAATATAGATATAGTTTTTTGGGACATGCAGATGAACTGCAGAGAGATTTCCAAAATCAGATTACTAAGTATATACCAGTATTGACTGGTATAGTTATTAATGTAAGAGAGTTTCAAAGAATGTATTATATCACAGCTACTTTCAATAAGACTGTATATATGATTTCTGTAGATGAAGCTTTTAGAATTAATACAGACTATAGATCTCTAAACGAAATCATGGGAGGATAACAAGGATATGGCAACAAAGAAAATTACACCACCAGAATCGGACAATAGAACTGAAAAAGCAGCTAAGGAATATAGAGGTGTTCGTAGATCACCAGTATATGATAACGTAGAAGATATTCCTAAGCTGGATCTTGAGAAGAAAGTAGAAGAAGCTGCTGAAAAGGCAGCTAATGAGTTTAAGACTTTTGTACCTGTCACTCAGTCAGTTCCAAGTCAGAAAGCTATCAGTCTTGCTGACCTGAATCCTATTAATCCTAAAGTATTTGCTGCTAAGGATGAAGATCTCCAGGGTCCTACAATGGAGAATGCTCTGTTTGATCAGCTGGATGAAGCTCTTGAGAGAACAAAGAGACAGACTCAAGAACTTCATGAAGGAATTATTGAGGAAGCTCAGGAAGAAGCATTTGAAATGGGTGTAGATCCTGTTGATGGTGCTTCCAATGTACCTGATGCTCCTGAAGGACAAACATCTTCTGAATTTGATGATCTCTTTAAGGATGATGAAGCAGGTTCTCTTGAAGAGAACGAAGATGATGTTGATGAGGAGTTTGTAAGGGCTCATAGCTCTAAGAAGAAAACTCCTGTTGTAGAAGAAAAGAAACAGGAACCTGTAGCTCCTGTTGAAGAGAAAGATGAATATGAAGAATATAAGAATAGTACAAATACTATTCTTGAAGATCTTGCCGATGAGGAAGATGATATCTTTAAAGATGATGTAGATGAAGAAGATGGGGATTCATATTCTTCTGATGAAGATGAAACTCCTGATGCTCCTGATCTTGAGGATATGTCTGAAGAAGATAGACAGAAAGTTGTCGATGAGATCAAGACTCAGATCAAGAACAATATTAATCCAATTAAGAAATTTGATCTAGAGAGGTTTAAGATTAAGAAGAAGCCTGTCAGTATTAGTTCTATTATGAAGATTACTAAGGCAGAGACTAATATTGCTGACTGGGTACTTCCTGTATCTAGGAGATCTATCTCTTGTAGTGCTATCAGTGGTACTGAGATTATTAAACTTGATCCTAGAAATAGCAATAGAAATAGATTGAATACTTACAGAGATATCTATAGAATTATCTATGATCATATTATTGATAACAATAAGCCTGAGTTTGAAGCTTGGCTTAAGACCACTCCATATCATGATCTGGAGCATTATTATTTTTGCATTTATAAAGCTACCTTTGGAAAAAATAACTTTATGAATAGAGAATGCACTAATCCAAAGTGTAAACATACTTTTATTGCAGATATTAATATTGATGATATGATTAAGTATGTAAATGATGATGCTGAAAGTCTTGTAAAGAAGATCTTTGAGCATGATACTACAACGAGAAATCACGAGATTGAAAATGATCTAGTTCAGATCTCTGATAATTATGCTGTAAGTCTCACTATGCCAACAATTTGGTCTGTTGTTATTGAGGCTGCATCTCTAAGTCAGCAATTCCTGGAGAAGTATGCTGACCTAATTGATATTTATTCTTTCATTGATGAGATTTACTTCATTGATGGAGAAAATGAAGAGCTTATTCCAGTAGACTTTAAGCCTGTAGCAAACGATCAGACTAAGACTATTGCCAATAAGATTAGAGTATGTTATAATATCATCAATTCTCTTTCCTCTGATGAATATATTACTCTATTGGGTCATATCAGGAAAATGGATAATGATAATATTATTATTACCTATCAGGTTCCTGAGTGCACATGTCCTAAGTGTGGAACTAAGATTGAAGCTGAGTCTGCCACTGCAGATGAACTGCTTTTTACACGGCATCAGCTCGGAGCTATCGCAGCTACCTAAACATTTGTGAAAGTATAGTAAGCTTCTACAGGGGTAGAATAAATATTATGGATTTATTCAATGCCCCTGTAGAACTCTTTCAGGAATTTGTTAGGAGTGCTTACAATCAAAATCTCCTTCAGATCCAAGCTGATGAAGAAAATAAAAAGAAGGAACAAGAAGAAGCAAAAAATAATAATAGAAGACAGCAGCAACAACCAATTCAATCCCCTTCTAATATAGAAGATATTGTAGATATGATAGAAGAAGGAGGTTGATGATTTGATTTCAGCTCCAGAATTTGCAAAAAACATTGATACAAATAACTTAATCAATATATTGAAGAAGTACTTTGATGAAGTTATGGCACTATATAATATAATAGGTAGAAGAGATGATATTGACGTTCTAGTGTTGGATGATAAGGGGGATAAAATACAGTTTGAACTCTTAATGGAAACTCATGAAGATGCATCTAAACTGTATAATTATCTCAATGGTACTGTCATGCAAGCATATGATTGTAAATATCTTCTCCAGATGATGATGAACAAAAACAGAATTAAAGTCTCTTTCAATAAAGCATAATATAAACCCATATACCTCTTTAGGTATATGGGTAATTCTATTTTACATAATAATAAGATTACTAATAAGGAGAATATATAAGATGATTATACATAGTTCTAAGAGTCCTATTATATTGAATGAACTATTTGGTTTTAGAAGAAATAAAAAGTCTTTAAATAAAGACAATAAAACCACTCCTGTTACTGTAGATAATTCAAAACAGGAGTTTGAAGAATATATGCAAAGAATTCCAAAACTTTCTTCTGAAGAACAGAATAAATATAAAGCTTTTATTAGTAAAATGCTAAATGATATAGAAAAAGCATTAAATAAAATTCTAACCAAATATCCTAAAGTAAAGGATATGTTTAGTATTACTGATCTAAATTATATCGTTGAATTAAATGATATGATTAATTTTAATGAATTTATTTATGTATACCTAAATGATGAATCTAAAAAAGATTCATATGTAAATAGTTATAATAATGCTTTTGAAATTGGAAATATTGAATTAGATTACGCTATTGATGAAATTATGTATTCAAAAAATAATACAAAAACTTATAATGATATTTATAATGATCTAGTAAAAGATGTTGAATTCCAGAAACAGTCAGGTCAAGCAATGCTTGATATTGAAAATGAATTATCTAAATTAGGATATGGTAAAGTAGATATTGATATTAGTAAATATTCTGGATATATTAGTATCTCAAATATTACTCAGTCTCCTAAATATAAACAATATTTTAAATAAATATATACATGAGGTACTCTATGTAGAGTACCTCAACTTTTATTTCTTTTTATTCATTATACTCTCCTTAACGAGTAATAATATATAGAAATAGAGTAGGTTTATTTCCTACTCTATTTTTTATATATGACATATTATTAATACTTTATAGAATAAGGAGAGTTATAGAATAATGATTATTATTGAATCTGCACATAATAACCCAATTATACTAAATGAAGCAGCATCAGTTCTGTTAGTAAAAACTAAAATTGATGCTGTAAAAGATAAAATTACAGGTATTTTATCTGGTGATCTTAAGATCAAGGATCCTGAAAACCAAAAAGAGCTAGATTCTTGGATGAATGATCATGAGAATGATCTTAATAAGTTAAATAAAGCTCTACGTGTAGATGTAGAAAAGCTTTATAAAGAGAAGACTAGTATTAATGATTTTATAATTACTATTGGACTAGTAATAGTATCTGGTGTACTTGTTGCAATTAATCCTATTGCTGGATTGATTGTTTCTTGTATTGCTCTTCTTGAATCTATCCTAGTTCTCATTAAAAATGTAGATAATAGTAGTAAAATGTCAACAGCTATAAATGCTGTTAAGAAGATTTATAAAGAAATGAAAAAAGTAGATATCAAGAAAATCAAAAATAAGAATCTTCAAGAGAGATTTGTAAAGCTGATGGATGAAATGGAAAATACTCTAGATCAGGTTGGAGCTAGAGATAATTAAAATTAATAGAGTAGTATGAATTCATACTACTCCTTTTTCTCATTAACTTATTTTTATATATTATAACAAATTAATAAATATAAACATTGATTATTCGTATTCTAATTAAGAAGGAGAGTATTATATATTATGGCTAGTGAGAAAGCTGTTAAGCTAATTAACAAGGTACTAAATGAAGGCCGTTTCCATGATAAAGATATCGAAGTTGCAGATAAGTCTGTTAAAGATGATCTGGAAACTGCCCTCAAAAACAAAGACATCAAGAAGCTTCGTGATCTAAGAGCTAAATATGAAAAAGCTCTGAAGTATATCGAAGAAGCCAAAACCCTGAAATATGTTGCAAATGGAAAGTACTGGGAAGCTCCTGAATGGATTCTCGCTGTTCTGTCCACTATTGTTCTTTCTCCCGTTGGTGCTGCTATTACTGCTTATATGAGCAGTCGTAAAACCAAGTTTACAAAGGATGAACTTGAGAAGATGGGAGAGTCTCTAGAGAAGGCTCATGCCAAAGTCGAAGAGTTCTTTGTAAAAGAAAAGGAAGCTACTCATGAAGCTGCTGTAAAGCTCATTGAGCAGGTTCTTAAGGAAGGCCGTTATCAGGATAAGTCTATTGAAAAGGCTGAAGTAAAAGCCGAGTATGATCTTGATAAGGCTATTGAAGAAGATGATGAGAAGAAAGTTAAGAAACTGAAAGACCAGTATGTAAAAGCTCGTGCTCTCATCAAAGCTGCTAGGGGCAAGAAGAAACTGCCTGATGGAAAGCATTATTGGGAAGTTCCCGAATGGCTACTGTTCCTGCTAGCTCCTTGGCCTCTTTCTACTGGTATTATCACTTATACCAGCAGCCAGAAGACTAAGTTTACTGATGAAGAGCTGGATAAGATTGATGCTACTCTCGAAAAGGCTATCGAGAAGTGCGATAGTTTCTAGAGAAGTAATATTATTAGGGGTAAGATCTTTTATGATCTTATCCCTTTCTTATTCACATATTAATAAATCCACAGATTAAGGAGAGTTATAGATATATGGGATATGTAAAAGCTAAAGATAATCCTATTGTTATTAATGAATCTTTAATGGGTAAGATTCTTAAGAATACTCCAGACTTTTCTGGTAATCCTCTTAAGAAATATAACCCTACTATTATTGATGTGAAGAATAAGAGAGTACTCAAAGGTAAAGATGCCAAGCAGATGATTGAAGATATTGATAATGGCAGCTTTATCAATGTTGATAAGAGTGTACAAGGTAAACCAAAAGAAAATAAAGAACTTAAAGATAAGTTTAAGGATGCTAAGACTGTTAAATTTAAAGAGGTAAAACCTCCTAAGGAAAAAAAGACTAAAGAGACTGCTCTTGTACCTGTTGTTAAGAAATAAGAGGTAAATAAATATGGTAATTGTTGAAGCTACTCAGAATCCTATTATTCTAAATGAGTTTGCTCTATTTGAGAAACTCAATGTAAAGAAAGATGAGATTAAAGCCACTGTTAGAAAGATCATTGACGGTAGTGTAAAAATTAAGAATAAAGATGATGAAGATGAAGTTAAAGAATTCATCGACAAAAATGAGAAATCATTTAAAGAGATCTATAAAGCTCTAGATGTAGATCTTTCTAAATATAGTACATCTAAAGAGGGAAGAAAGCTACTTATCAGTTTAGCTATTTTTATTCTAAGCTCTATTGCAATTATCTTTGCTCCTGCAGCTATCATCTTCGGAGCAGTAGTTATTCCAATAGAATTTATTGTTCTTCTAACTGAAGTATTATCTTTTGTATATAATGTCGTAAAGTCTGTTTCTATATATTCTAAATCAAGTTCTATTAATGAAGCTTTTGATGCTCTAAATAAAATTAAAAGTAATCTTAAGAAGCTAGATATCTCTAAGTTTGATAATGAGAATCTAACTAAGAAATATAATGATCTTATGGTAGAAGTTGATAATGATATCAAATCTCTACGTAAGAAACGGTCTTAATTAGTCATAATCACTTCAAATAATATTATTTTTTATGATTTGATGATTATAAGACTTAACTTTTTAGTAAAGACTTAAATCAATATTAACTGATTTTTGTCATATAATATTGAGCATCATTTCATAAAGGAGAATACTAAGAATGCCAGTTTTTGCTTATGTGCATGAAAATGCCGTTAAGAAAGAACATTCTGATAAGGCAACTGCTCTAGTAGAAGCTGCCATTCAGAGTGTTGTCAAGAAAAGTTCCAAAAGCATTGCTGATAAAGCTTGCGATAAAAAGTCCAAATCAAACAATAAATAAAATAAAAGGATTTTAGGAGGCCTACTAAAAATGGTATTTAGTTATAAGAAGCTCAATGAAGAAGCTGAAATCGAAAAGAAGGTAGAAACTGAGGTCGAGGTTGCACCTGAGACCAAGCAGGCTGCCATTGATCTGGTAAAAGAACTGCTCTGCAAGCTCACTGGTGAGTGTGAAGAAGCAGAAGAGAAGGTTGAAGAGCCTGCTCCTGCTGATGAGGAGGAGACTGAGGAGATCGAAGTCGACGCCGAGACCTGCAAGGAGTCTGCTCAGATTCTTGTAAAGGCCATGGGTGCTGTTATGGAAAGCACTGCTAGCGTCGAAGCTAAGCTAGAGGCTACCAACATCCTCAACAAGTCCCTGAAGAAGATCATGGAAGAGGCCGGTATCGAAGAGACCGACGGTGGTCTTCCTGAAGAGGCTTGTGAGAGCGAAGAGAAAGAAGAGACTTGTGTAGTCGTCGGCGAGAAGAAGCCCACTGATGTAGATGTGGCTGCTGCTAACGGCGAGTGCGAAGTCAAGGAATCTGCTGCTGTTGCACTGCTCCGTCAGATGCTCAAGAAGTAAAATTAATGGGAGTGAGGTAAATCTACCTCACTCCTATTTTCTATATTATTTCTGTAAAATACCTTCTTCTCCAGGATCTTGTTTAAACTCTTTTGGTAATCTATTATTGCTATTCTTATCAAATTTCTTTTGTTGATTAATAAGTCTCTTTATATCATCTGTACTATAATATTTTTTCAGAGCAATTTTCTCTGGATTATTTTCTGGTAAACTATTAATATTAATTAATTCTGAAATTAGTTTCTTTCTATTTTCTTTTGAATCCCTGTAGGCATGGCTATCAACTCTTCTATTTAAATTAATTAATCCAAAAGATTTATCTTTTGGTTTAGTTTTATCATATTCTTTACCAGGAATATATTCTGGAACTGTAATTCTTTCTGTAGTCATTCTTTGACCTGCAACTAAATTTGTTGGTTTATAGTATTCTTTACCACCAGATACAGGTTTTCCTTTACCTGCATATATTTTATTTCCTTTTTCTTGATCTTTTAGGTGTTGTAATCCTTTATTTTCTAACTTATCATAATCTCTACCATTTAGCTTAGCACTACTTTTTACATCACTTGGATCTATACCAAATTTTTCTGCATATTTATATTGCCATCTTCTAGATTCTTTTAAAATAATAGGATTTTTTGAAGAATGTACTATCATATATTTATATTCTCTCCTTAAAATAGTTTTATTATAATGTCAATATTAATGGTAGTAATAAGATTAACTATATAATAAGTATTAAATCTATTAAAGTTAGGAGGTTTAAGATATGAGTTACGCACTTCCATTTGAAAGCAGTTCTGTATTCATTGTAATCATGTGCTATCTGCTAGCTGAACTATATAAAGCTTTTATCTGTAAGACTAAGAATAGTATGGGTAGAAAACTACTGCCTGTAATCTGTTCTCTATTGGGTGGATTGATTGCCAGTATTATTTACTTTATTGATCCATTCTATCTAACAGGTGATGCTAGATATCTATCTACTCTTACAGTAGGACTTCTATCTGGTTTAGCTTCTACAGGTGTACATCAAATCATTTCCCAACTAGCTGGTTGGAATAATAGTAATACTATTGACGACGATACCAATCCATTCACTAAAGGATAAGATTAATAAAGACTATTACAAGGAGATTATAATATATGTATATAGTAGAAGCTGCTAAGAATCCTATTGTACTTAATGAAGGTCTCTTTAGTCAATATACTGATAAACCTTTTGATGGAAAATATAGTAATACAAAATTAGTTATCTCAAAGAGAATAAAGAATATTGATATAGATAAAGCAATAGATTATATAGAATCAAATATACTTCCTATTCTTGATAAATCCATACCTAGTGCAGCAGAATATTTTATGACTGCATCTCAGATGAGAAATCAAGAAAAGAAAAATAAAATTATTGAAAGTGTATTTAAAAGACTACATATAGAAATCGCTCCTAGTAGTATATTGGGAAATAAATATGAAGGAAAGAAGTATGGAGATCCATATGTAATATTAGCATATGACATGCCAGGATCTATCTCTTCTATTTTTACTGGAACTATAGATAATGATAGTAATATGAATTTTAATTACAGAAAAACTATAGTGACCACTCATCAATAAATTGATATAGAGGATAACCATAGTAGGTTATCCTCTTATATCTATATCTCATTCATTAAGGAGAGTATTAAGAGCTTCAATTAAGATAAGAGCAGCTTCATGTTTAGCTGTAGTATCAAAAGCAGCTGTTCTCTTATTGATTCTATCATGAAGACCTGCTGCTTTGCCTTGAGGTCTATTGTTTTGATTAATCAGAAGGAGTTCTTTAACTTGCTTATCATTTAGATCAGATGTATCACTATTTGTATTTTTTATTCTTTTAGCAGTAGTTCTAACAAACTTTGGATCAAGTTCTCCATTTGCTGCATATTTATAATTTTCCATACCTAAACGATATCCAGGTCTTCCTGAGAATTTCGTTTTTAGATCTTCTAACTCTAATTCTTTCTTTCTTTGGAGATCCTCTAGCTTTTCTGGATTTCCATTAAAATATTTTATTTTTCTTTTTTCTTTATCTTCAAGGTCCTTATATTTGCCTTCAATTTCTTTAGTTCTATCTTCATAATGTTTATAATATTTACCTAATCTAGACTCTTGTATTGTAGTATCTAAAACATTTTCAATAAGTTTCATTGTATTTTGATTCATTTATATTTAACCTCACTTAATTAAAGTCTATTACTAAATCGTCATCTATACAAAAAAAAAACGCAAAAATAGTAATGATTTCATTATAAAATTACATGTAAGTCTTATTAGACTTACATGTGTTCTAATTGTACGTATATGAATCTATTTGAATAATCATAAATTATAACTAATTAATAAATAAACTTTCTCGTTAATTAGGGGGTTTTAATAGTGATTATTAAACTCGTTGACATAAATAAGCGTCTCAAAGCACTATCGGAATCTGTTAGTATGACCAATAATACTATAGATTCTGTGTATAATATGGCAGTTAAAACAGGTAAATTCTCTTCTATTATTACCTGTTTAGAGCAATGGTATAGATTACCTGGAAGAACTATAGAAGAAAGAGCATACAAAGCTATTGCTCTAATAGATAGATTGTCTGAATCTAAAGCATCTAAATACCAGATTGATAGATGTGTAGATATTATTAATGAGGCTATAGTACTAAAGTTTAGAGATGCTGATTCTCTACAAAGATCTATATCTTCTAAACTAGGATGGTTTAATAGAAAGATCAAAATAGAGGTTGGCAAGTCTTTTGGTACTTCTGGTGTAGATGACTCTATTCAAAATATTATCAATAAAATCAGTGATATAGATAATAATACTCAAGCAAATAATTCTTCTACAGCTGTTGCTGCAGATACTGGTGAGATTAATGATGTTGGTGCAGATTTCGTTAATATGGAATCTGCTTATTTAAGCATTCTTGAGCAAACTACTAAGATGGTTCATATAGATAGAATTCTGAAGAATTATGATATGATATCTAAGAGATTTAATTTAGATAAAGTACTGATTGAGAATTATAATGGAGATAATATTCAAGAAACAGTACTGTCTATATGTAATCTTATTGATACATATAATACTTCAGATACTATTAAATTGAATACTACACTGGAAACAGTATGGTATGGACTTAGTAAATTTGGTTATAATATTGATTTGTCTACTATGTTTGAATCAGCTTGTAATTACTTTATGCTGAAGCATGATGGTGCTAATACTTGTAAGCTAGTACTAGATGCTACTGTGATAACTGATCCCTATAAATTAGGACTCTCATATATTATGGAAGATCCTGAAGTTAAGGATAAGTTTAATAATAGTATTATTGGTAAGACTGTAGAAGATTCTATCTTTAATTTTATTACCAAAGAATCTGTAATGATTACTGATAATACTAAGAAGCCATTAGTCTTTATTGACTCTTTTAATGAATTTAAAAAGAGTGAAGATAAAGATGATGGTTATCTAAAGATGCTTGATATTCTTTTCAAGAATAAAGAGTCTGATCTAGTTCCTAATATTATGACAGTAATAGAGTATATGAGAATTTATCTTGTAGAATACTCTCTTACTTCTCTAGATAAAATCAAGGAATGGCTATACTTCCTATCATCTAGATTTATAGAAATGGATTATCCTGTTAATATAGCAGAAGATCTTAATGTAGCTCTTAATAAAGAAAAAGATATTGTACACGATAAGATCTCTGAAGAACAGGATGATGAACAAAAAGAGAGACTGTCTATATATGTAAAGTATATAGAGAACTTTATTGAAGATCTAGAGACCTATATCTCTAATGTAACTGGTAAGTCTTCTGATGATATCATTAGTATTGAAAAGACTGAAGGTAATGAAGAAGAATTAACAGAACAAGATCTACAAATACTAGCTTATATCCCTGCTATTCTTAATGAATTAAAAGTAGATGAGTATATAGATATAGATTCTTATTTAGATAGAAATATATCTATTATTCCTAACGATATACTTGTTGAGATTTGTAAGTTTAATAGAGACTATGCTCCATTGGTAGATCCTGAGCATGTAATCAATCTACTGGAGAATAGACTGACTGCTATTAAAATGGGTAGAGTATCTTCTGCTACTATTACCGATAAATATAGTACTATGAGTACATACAATGATTGTATTAATATTCTTAAAGAAGAACAGAAGAATCCTGTAATGACTGTTGAAGAAGCTTATGCTTATATTAAAGCATATAATACAATCAATAGTGTATTGGTTCTTATTGAATCTTCCTATAATACATATGGATCTATTCTAGAAACCTCTTTTGGTAATACTCTAAAGATGGCAAAAGAGAGAATGGCTCATGCTGTTGCCAATCTTGGAGATAAAGAGAAAGAAGCTTCAAGATCTATAGACTCTGCTGTAAATAGATTTGTTGAAGGACTCAGAAGACTATTTACAACTAATCAGAGGGAAGCTGTTATTAAAGGTACTATATGTCCTTCTGCTTCTCAAGCACTAAAGATTCTATTAGGTGCTACAGGTCTATCTGCTGTTGGATCTGTTGGTACTAAAGCTGCAGCTGGTGCTGTTGCAAAAGCAGCTGCTGGAGCTGCTGCAGGTACAAAGACTGCTGCTACTTTAACTAGTGCTGCTAAAGTTCTAGGAGCAATGAAATTCCCTGTACTTGCTATTATCTCTATTCTAGCATTCATTATCTGCTCTAAAAAGTTTAAGAATAAAGAGAGAATGATGGTACTGGATGAGATTGATATTGAATTACAGATGGTTGACAAATATCTAGAACTTGCAGAAAGAAAAGAAGATCTTGTTGCTTACAAACAGCTAATTACAATCAAGAGATCTCTAGAAAGAGATAAACAGAGAATCCAGTATGGTATGAAAGTATCCGGACAAAAAGTTATTCCTGTGTCTGATACTATTGTTGGTAAATCTTATTAAATTAAATGAGAGATAGAGTTAATTCTCTATCTCTCTATTTTTTTATTTTTTATACAGATACAGTATCCTCAACTTTTTAATAATAAAAAAGAATACAAGGGGATAATAGTATGGATATTGATTATAATGATATTGAAATCACTATTACTCTAGAGAATTCTCATAATGGCAATAAATTTATTATAAAGAAGAATTATGCTAATGATGTAATATCTATTGAAGGTATAGGATCTTCTTTTGATAAAATTCCTTTTAGACTCATTAAAGGTAAGGCTAATCATATATACTATTCTATCAAATCAGATACTATAGTAGTATATGATAGAAACTATATATACTCTAATTTTTATACTTATATATTTGATAAACATTTTAGAATCATTTATGAGTATCATAATGATAAACTTACTAGAGAGTATTCTTACTCTAAGGATACTGTTATATGATTATATATCATATATTAAATAGAATCACTATTAGGAGTGATTGATCTTGATTAGCAAGCAGGAGTATTTAAAGAAATTAGAAAAAGATTATCCTGATAACTTTCATTTGTATAAGAAACAAGTAGACTCTATAGAAGATGAAGTATTTGATTATTACTCTGTAGGACTCTTTGGAAAAAGACTGAAAGAAGAGAGAAAAGATCAAAACTTAACCTATGCTGCATTGGCTAAAGAATTGAATATAGATAGATCTCATATATATTATCTTGAAGCTAGAAATCATAAGGTTGATAAAGCAAATAAGGATAGAAAGTATGTAAGAATATCTGCTTATAGATACTATCTATTTATAGTGTCTGTAGTATTGGATATATCTCCTCTGTATATGATAGGTTTAACTGATGATAGGAGTTACATGGGTGAGCATATATGAATGTCCATTTCTTTACAAAAGCAAAGAAAGCTTCTGAATTTAGTACTTTTAAAAGATATCATGTTGGATGTGTAGCTGTTTATAAAGGCTACATACTTTCTGTTGGGTTTAATAGTAACAAGACTCATCCTATACAGAAGATTTATAATAAAGAGAGATTTAGTGCAGATAATACTCCTCATAGTCTTCATGCAGAGATTGCTGCTCTCTGTTTGATTAAGAATAGAAGTGATATAGACTGGAGTTCTGTGGAACTTTATATTTATAGAGAGAATAAAAGAGGAGAGCCAAGAATGTCTAAACCTTGTGCATCCTGTATAGCAATGATTAAAGATCTTGGTATAGTAGATGTTTATTATACCAAAGATTCTGGTTACGCTTACTATAATACTATAACCAATAAAGAGGAGGATATAGATGTATGATTCCTGATCTTTCTAAGATTAATCATATTGTAACTCACAATGGTGTATTTCATGCAGATGAAGTATTTGCTATTGCTTTCCTCAATATTGCTGCAGGAAGAACTGTAAGAGATCTCTTTCATGTAATTAGGGTTAATAATAATAACGTCGATCAATATAAAGATAGAGAAGATGTTATTATTGTAGATATTGGTGGTGGTGAATTTGATCACCATGGTACTCGTGCAGAGTGGAGAGGTTATTATAGAAAGAATGCCAATGGAGAAAAGGAATATAAGACTTATAACTTTGCTTCTTTTGGTAAGGTGGTAAGAGCATATCATAACCTTATTGATGTCATCAAGGACAATAGAGATTACAGATTCTTTGATCGTAACTTTGTCTGTAAGATTGATGGTTATGATAATGGAGACAGATCTTATAATTCTGATTTCTCCAATTTGTTGAATGAGATGAATCCTGTATGGAATGCAGAAATCGAATGGGTAGGAGACCCTGAAGAGGAAGTTCCATTTAACTTTATGGATGCCATCTGCTTCTGTATGTTTATTATTAATAAGAAACTGGAAAATATTAAAGCCAGCAAGGATGCTGAAGTGATCATTGAAGAAGCTAAGAAGAATGAGATTAATCATATCATAGTTTTTGATAAATATGTTCCTTATCTTGGTAAACTCAATCCTGATACTGAATATGTAATCTTTCCTTCTCAGAGAGAAGAGGGATGGAATCTCTCTGTTCAGAAAAATGAAACTGGAGAATTCATTAAACCTCTTCCTGAAGAGTGGTATGGGTTCAACAGAGAATCAGATCCTCCTGTTGAAGGATTGTTGTTCTGCCATCAGTCTGGGTTTATTGCAGTCTTTGATACCAAAGAAAATGCTATCAAAGCTGTAACTAATAAGTAAGAGAGAAATACTATACAATGAAATATGGGGAGTCTATTAGTTTAGGCTCTCCATATTTCTTTTTTATATTCATTCACATTTAAATAATAAGTGTATTAGTAAAAGGGGAATTTATATATGAGAAGTCCATTGACTGGTAAAGAGTTTGCTGAAAAAACTATATCAAGAGAAGAATTAATTAATATAGCTAAGCATAATGATGGTATATGTATTGAAGATATGAATTATACAATCTCTTATAATCAACTTGATAATAAGTTTAAAATAGAGTATACAAATCCAGATATTGGAACTTGTATTACAGACTATTTTTATATTCTAGATCATTTCAAATAATAGAGGAGAGTAATTAAGATGGTATATACTATTAATCTACAAGAGAAAGCTCTTACATCTAAAGAAAGAAATAAGCTGGATGATAAAGAGTTTGGTATTCCTGAAGAGAGGAAATATCCTCTAAATGATGAAGCTCATGTAAGAGCAGCTGTTAAGTTCTTCAATAAAGTAGAACCCAAATATGAAGAATCTCTAGCAAGAAGAATTATTAAGAGAATCAGAGAGCTGGATCTAGATATTAATGTAGGAGAAGATAATAGACTCAGTAAGTACTATAAGTCTCCTAAGAAAGAATCTACTGTACTGGTAGAGTCTTATAAGAACCCTATTAAGATTAATAAATGATATATAGAGGATAACCTACTATGGTTATCCTCAACTTTATTCTATTTTCTTTACTATTTTTTCGTTTTTTTTTTTGTATAGATGACGATTTAGTAATAGATTTTGATATGTAAAAGGAGATTAATTTATGTATATAGTAGAAGCTGCAAAGAATCCTATTATTCTTATGGAAACTGTTAATAAAGAAACTAAATGGCAGTCTGAACTAAAGAATTTTTATAAGAAGAATCATATTTCAATTAGAAGTAATTATGAAAATGATTCTGAATTATATCTATATCTAAAAGATGCTGGAGATCATGTATATAAGTGTGAACTCGCTGATAACGTATTCATTGTATTTCCTCTCCAGGAAGAGTCTGAGAAATATGTAAAAGAAGAGCATATGTTTAATCACCCTAAGTATTTTAATTTAGAAATTAATATGATAAATAGTATTATTAAAGAAGAGTATACCAAAGATCTAAAGGTTAAAAATTATAAAATTTTAAGATACTATCTACTAGACTATGAAGGTAATCCTGCTACAGATTTTGTAGTTGTATCTGATGATCTTGGTATTGCTGAATATGAAGTGAAATATGATAGTGTAAAATCATATTGCAGAGTTAATAGAATTAATAAATAGATAGAAAGGTAAAGATATATGTATATAGTAGAAGCAGCTAAGAATCCTATCAAGATTAATAATATAAATCAGGTTCTATTTGAAGATGATTTTAATAAATATATAGATAAATATGAAAAAATTATTAAGTCAGCAGAAAAAGATGTAAAAGAAGATAAACCTCTTCAAAGAGAACAGATTTCTGTTTTTAATAAATCAATTAATATTATTTGCGCAAGTATAAAAGAAGCTCAATTACTTGAAAATATGTATGGTGGAAAGTATGAAGAACCATATATATCTTATGCCATTTCTGGTATTATTGGATCCATTGAATTTATATCAGAAGAGTTATCTAATGGCAAGAGTAAAAAGAGCAAAAAAGAATGGATTAATTTCTTAAATAAGTCAAAAACTAAACTAGAATCAAAGGATATGAAAGTTGTTGATTTTATGAATAATAAAGAAGTAGTTTCTGATTATTACAGACTAATCAATACAATTTCTGTTATGATTAAACATCTTTAAATATATATGAGGTAGTCCTTATAGGATTACCTCTTTATTAATCTATATAGGTCAACATCTTTATAATAGATAATACAATAATACTCTAATAGAAAGGAATAAATGATATGCCTGTTATTAATAGATATATTCATGAAGCTCCCGAAGATGAAGTAGATGAGCTGATTGCAAATAATGATATTGATGAAACTCAACCTACTACTGGTGGAGAACAAGAAGAGAATAATCAGCCTCCACAGGAAGATGAAGTTCAAGTAGATGATGATTATCTACAGCAAGATCCTGAAGAGGATCCTAATGCTGGAGAAGAGGTTGGTATGGAAGAACCTATAGAGGAAGAACCACCTTCTGAAATACAGCAACTAGATAACAATATGTTTGGTGATCTATCTGCTACAGAATTAGCTGCTAGAGATAGAAAGCTTAGACAAGATATGGCTACTCTATATGATCTTTGTAATGTGATTATGAATAGAGTGATCTTTATTAATAAGAATGAATCTATTATTAAAGTATCTGAATATATTACTGGTAAGATGGAAGATATGAAGGATAGATTGGTTGACTATCTGAATTATATCTATGATAGTAAATCTTATATAGAAAATCTTATCTATTATAAACAATGCTACTCTGTTTTAGAAGGTATAGCCCTTATTTTGAAAGAAATTGAGCCAAAAGAGGAAAATAAATAACACAATTCAATCACTTCAATTAAACATATTAGTAAAACTTTGACTAAATGTATAGTCTTAGGATTATTTAATAACTTATTTATCGAAGGGAGAAAAAACTACTATGCCTAGTGTTGGTAATCGTGCTAGCACTGCGAACATGGGCCGTGGTTATTCCAAGGATCCCATTCGCAAGTATGCTGAAGAGTATAAGAATCTGTGCGAGTCCATGCTTCATGAAGCTGGAATCGACGTATTCTCCGAGCCCTACAAGGCTATGATGCTGAAGAGTACTGACAATGCTCTGAAGAACTACTTTGTAGAGGGTGTTGCCCAGCTGTATCAGCCTGAGGTTGAGGCTGGACTGATCACTCATGAGGAACTGGAAGACCTGTGCGAGGATGCAGAAGAGATGTATCTGAATGACCGTGAGGCCATTCTTGAGAATGCAGCTCTTGGTGCTGTAAACCCCGTCATTGGTATGACCTTTCCCATCCACAAGAACATCATGATGAACAACGTGTTCGACAATGGTGGCATTCCTAAGTTTGTCGCACGTGAGCCCAAGTTCACTCTTTCCATGGAGCAGCGTATCCTGACTACTCCAGCTGGTGAAGAGATCGACTTCTACAAGGAGCAGTACAAGCTGACTGCTGCCATTGACAGCACCGCTCCTTTCACCGAGATCGAGATGACTCTGCCCATCAAGGAAGTTGACAACCAGACCAATGCCAACAGCTACATCAAGGTTGGTGGCACTGCTGTAACTCCTGATGGCCATGGTACTCCTGTTTGTGTCACCGCTATCGGTGGCAGCAATGGTGACAACATCTCCATCGAGTCCTACATCTCCGAGGTCTATGTACCTGGTGTGTATTATCGTGTTGGTGACTATCTGCCTGATGGCACTTATGTCGACGGCACCACTGTTACCGCTGGCTCCAAGGACCTCTGGTATCCTGCAGTAATGAAGTTCACTCCTGCTTACGGCGAGTACGATCGTCAGATCATGGAAGGCTTCCATCTGACTTACTTCGATAACAACAATGCCGAGCAGCACAAGGATGATGTCATCGCTGGTTACGTAAAGAAGAACGCTTTCGTTCTGTCTTCCACCAACGGTGCTATCACCAAGGTTAAGCTGAAGGCTCGTCTCGACACCAGTAGCGCCAACCTGCCCACCTGCTCCGTCAGCTGGAAGGTTCGTACTGACATCGTGGAGATCCCCGAAGCTATTCCCATCAACACCACTGTCAGCCCTGAAGAGGTAAAGGACATCTCCGCCCTCTATCAGGTCAACCAGCTGTCCAAGATCCTGTCTCTGGTTAAGAGCGTTCTTGGCAACTACAAGGACGACAAGATCAAGTCTTTCCTTGACGAGTCCTTCATGCATATCCCCAGCACCCAGAAGCTGGCTAGCACCTTCGACTTCGCTCCTCGTGCCGGTTATGCTCTCGACCATGTCGAGTGGCGTCGTAAGACCTTCATGGACGCTCTTGATACTCATGTGACCTACCTGCTCCAGGTACTGAACGATCCCAACATGACTATCAGCGTCTTTGGTCGCCCCGACCTGATCCGTAAGATCACTCCTACTGAGTACACCTATGAGACTCCTGCCAACATCGGTCCTGCTACTCTTGACTTCAAGAAGACCGTTGTCTCCAGTGACAATCGTGTATATCAGTTCATCTCCAGCGACAAGCTCCGTGACAACAACAACATGATCGTTGTCCTCTGCCCCAAGAACACTGACCGTATCGTGTATCGTATCTACGATTACCAGATGTACGTCAGCAACGAAATCCGCAACGCTAAGAATCCTGCACTCCCCGCAATCCATGCCTTCGAGCGGTTCAAGACTGTTGAGTATCAGCCTGTCCAGGGCCGTCTCCAGATCCTGAACCCCACTGGCCTGCGGTCTGAGGTTCCCAACACCAATCCCATCGGGACCAGTGACTACAACGACTACACTGCCAACGCTCCTTATCAGGCATAATTGACACTGTAGCCGAGTGATTGACTGTAATAGTTAAGCACTATTTTGGAGGGTACTCTTTATGAGTACCCTCCTCTTTTATTTTTTTATCTATATATAAAGCTACGAGTACTACATATTATTCTCTTCGTGGTGGTGCCTCGAACACTGGGCTCCTTTGTGGTGCTTTCTATGTTTATCTCAACGTCGGCTCTGGTTCTACCTACTGGTTCAGTGGCGCCTCCCTATCATTTAAACCAATAAGTGATTATTTTTATCAAAGTAGTGGTACTCATTATAGTCTTCGTAGTGGTCATTCAAACGATGGTTCTAGATGTGGTGTTTTTTATGTTTCTCTAAATGTTGTTGCTACTAATACTTCCTGGTATCGTGGCGCCGCCCTATCATTTAAACCAGTATCTTAAATATCTATATATAAAGCTACGAGTATTGCATATGCTAGACGTGGTGGTTCCTGTGTTATTGATTTTTATTGTGGTTTCACTTCTGTTGCTCTACTCTATTCGTCTTCTGGGACTGGCTGGAACTATGGCGCAGTCCTATCATTTAAACTATGTGTTTTTATTGTGATTATTTTTATCAAAATAGTGGTACTCGTTATGCTTTTCGTAATGGTGGCTGTGGTAATGGCTCTATTTGTGGCGTTTTCTTTATTGCTCTCAGTCGCAATTCTGGGGCGGCCGACTGGTCTCATGGCGCCGCCCTATCATTTAAATCATCTCTTCTTTTTTATTTTTAGATTTAATTATATATTATAATAATAGATTTATATCGAAAGGGGATAATTAATATTGAATGATGAAGAGTATAAACCTTTTATAGATAAAGTAGTATCTTTTATAGCGAATAAATTCTTTTATCCTTATATTATTATTCTATGGATAGGAATTATTATACTATTCTTTAATAAAACTATAGGAGGATTTATTATAGGAATCCTGACTATAGTTACTTCAGTTGTTTATATAATATATGATATTCATATCTCACATAAGCGTTATAAATTAGAGAAAGAGATCAAAAAAGAAATAGATATTTCTAAATATTTTGATAATGTAAAATATGATCTATATAATGAAGAAGATGTTGAAGAATTCAAGAAACAATAAGAAAAAGATAACTCATAAAGCTATTTTAAATATATTATTAATCTTTTGCTTATTGTATATATTCATTATGTTTACCCTTGGACTACTTTCAGTTTTTAATATTATTAATCCAAGAATTCCATTTTTAGTAACTATTTTTCTTATGGTTTTAGTAGTTATAGCTCAAAATATTATGATGATTATTTTATACAAATCTGATAAATAAATTGATATACCCCTTCCTGAGAGCATTCAATTGAATTAACTTGGGAAGCCATTTTTGCATGAAATGCGTTTAAAAGGCATTTTGTGTCTATTTACACAGTAAACTACTAAAAAGGAGGGAAATTAATGAGAATTGGACTAAATGATGTATTTTTCATCAGTCATATTGATGCTGATGGATATGCTTCTATGGTAAATATGTTTGATGCTGTTATTGGTATTGATTGTCTTGGAAATCATTATATTGAAAGTGATAAGAGAATGGCTATCGAGTTTCTCGATGATCCTGATCTATTCCTTAACTTAAACTATCCTTTAGAGTTTCCATTTGATAAAATTCCTGAGAATAGAATAGTCTTTATTACAGACTATTCTTTTACTGAAGATACTATTGATATTCTATATAAAATTGCTGAGAAGTCTAGACTTGTAGTATGGACTGATCATCATAAAACTTCTATGTGGTATAAGAAACAACCAGTAGAAGATATGCATTATAAGATTATTCCTATTCTTGTAGATGGAACTTCATCTTCTATGACTTCATGGTATATGAATAGATTCTTTTCTATTTATATGGATGGATTGATTCTTGATAATAGAGACAATGGTAAACCAATACATGATATAGATATTACTGAAGAGAGGATCAAAGAGATCTTTAATCTATTCAGAAACTCTTTAGATACATATACTGTTGAAGAGGCTGCTAGAAGAACAGTTGATGTATATACAGAGACTTATAATAAATCTAAATATAATAGAATATTTTATAATTATACATATGATGATATAGAACCTCCTATGTATATTAAGCTTATTGATGACTATGATATTTGGAAGCATGAGTATGTAGATACTCTTCCATTCCATTATGGTCTTGAAATGTTTAATAATAGTATTTATACTGATCTTATGAGAGATTATCATAATAATAGAGAAGGTAAATATCTTGATATTCTTGATGCTGGTGATATAATTAAGAGATATATTGATCTTCAAAATGAAGAGATCTCTACCAAATATAGTTTTGTAAGAAGGTTCTTCTATGATGAAGAACATGGTATGGTTGACGTATTGTGTGTAAATGGTAGAGGTAATAGTTTCGTATTTGGAGATAAGTTTGAAGATTATCCTTTCTGTCTTCTTTATCACTTTGATGGAGATGTGTGGAAGTATTCTATCTATTGTCATAAGAAGTATCTTGAGCAAGGATATGATGCATCTGTCATTGCCAAAGATTTTGGTGGTGGAGGACATGCTGGAGCTAGTGGATTTTCCACTGTAAAGCTTCTTGATCAACTTATGTAATGTATATAATAGTAGGTGAATTACTCAGATTCACCTACTATTTTTTATAAGAGGATCTAATTGAATCAACAATTAATTAAATAGAATACCCAAATATTATTTTTTCCAGGAGGATTAAGATATATTATGGATAAAGAAGAATTGAGAGGCGGATTTATTCCTAAGAGAATCTCTAATGACTTCTCTAGGCTTCGTGATAGTTGTGCTCTCTATGTAGAGAAACAAGGAAAAGTCTCTATGAAAGAGAGAAAAGAAATGCAGGATGCTATCAATTCTGTATTTGATTATCATACTACTCAAGATATGACATTTGGTCCTGATAGTAGTTGTGAGAATTTCATTGTAACTGAGAATACTGATAAGATGTTCTTTGGTGTTAAGGTTATGCCTTCTCACAAGTTTATGGATAGATATCTTCTTGATGATATTCTATTCGAAGAAAAACCTGTAAGAATTAAGACTGTAGATGTAGAGTTTGATAGTAAGATGTTCAGTCCTCTTGTTGGAATGACTGCTAATGAAATGATGGCAGTTATTCTATATGAGGTTGGTCATGTAGTAAATAGCTCTGCTCCTGTAGATGATCTAAGAGTTCAGGTAGATGCTTACTGTGCTGCTAATGATCAGGTAATTGCAAATCTTAAGGATAAAGATGCTATTGACTTTATGGCTTTTGCTGTAGCAGAATATATCTCTAAGCATAGTTCTCTATTCACTAATAGTGGAGATAAGTTTACAGCAGATGAGTTTATTCATTATGCAGATCTTGATGATCAGCTTGAGAATCTTATCTCTAAGATTGCTAAGAATAACTTTAGGCTACATGAAGATGTAGATAATCCGTTTGCTACAATGCTATGGACTCTAAGAATTCTTAGTAGTCTATCTACTCGTAAGATCATGGCTATTAAGACTCTTAAAAAAGCTATTGATCTATCTGCTAGTGTTCTTGAGCAGAATTATATGAAATCTCTTATTAGAGGACTAGAACATGTAAGAATCATTCCTGTAAATGAAGGTACTCTTCATAAATTTAAGTATAATACTATGAAGCAATTTGATGAAGATTACTTCGAGATTGCTATGAGATGTAAAAATGTAGAAGAAGAAGACGATGCTATCTATCTGATGAGAAAGATCAATACTAGAGTATCTATTATTGATGATTATATCAATACAGAAAAGATTAGTCCTGATGACTTCAAGAAATGGAGTAAGCTACTGGATAAATACAAAGATCTAAGAGATGATTTGCTCAAGACTACTGTCTATAAGGGAAAACAATATGGAGTCTTTGTAAACTATCCTGACATTGTTCCTAATAGATATTAAAAATATTAAGAGATAGGATTAATTTCCTATCTCTTCTTTTATTGTGATTATTTTGCTCAAAGTAGTGGTACTCATTATGCTCTTCGTGGTGGTGCCTCGAACATTAGTATTGCTTGTGGTACTTTCTGTGTTACTCTCTTCTACTCTGGTAATACCAGCTGGGTCAATGGCGCCGCCCTATCATTTAAATTAATAATAATTATTTTTCTCAAAGTAGTGGTACTCATTATGCTCGTCGTGGTGGTTATTCTGCCTCTGGGCTCACTTGCGGCGTTTTCTGTGTTTATCTCTACTACTACTCTGGTGCTACCGGCTGGATCTATGGCGCCGCCTTATCATTTAAACTTTTAATCAATAATATAATATTATATTGATACTTATGTATCTATTATATTTTCAGGAGGTTCATATTATGGAAAGTGAAAAAAGACTAACCTCAGCTGAGAAAGTATCTGCTTATAATTCTTTCTCTCGTAGAGGTCTTATCAAACTGTGTAATGAATATGATAAGAGTAATCATAATAAGCTGCTTGAGTTTACTCATAATAAAATTGCTAATAACGAGGTTCCTGAATATACTAGAATTCCTGAGAAGATTATTGATATCGGAGATGGACTGATCGAAGTTCTTGAGTTTGCCAAAGAGACTCAAACTATCTCTAAAGTACATTCTTTGGTTAATGAGGTTGAAACAATGATCAAGAGTAAGAAGCCTGGGCTGGAAGTCCAGAGCTTCTAAGATATAATAACCACGTAGAGTGGTTTATATTCTTGATCATAATAGAGAGTTTATTATCTGCTCTACGTGGTTTATTTTTAGTATTCTAATTCAATTTAAACAGATAATTAAACACATATTATATCTTAAATAGAAGTTGGAGGTATATGTTTTTATGGCCGAATTGAATGTATCTCTACATTATCCTAATGATCCTAATTATGATTTTGAAACTAAACTTGTAAGACTTAATTTAGATAAAGAAAGAGAACACGATCTTGCTACAGGGAATGGATTTATTGTATCTAGTCCTAAAGCTGTAAAAGATGATATTAAAGATCCTAATGGTATTTATTCCTCTAGATTCGGACAGACTCTTCAGGATATTAACCCATTTGCTAATAGATATAAGTGTAAATGTGGATTTTATGATTCTAAATTGTATAATGGTATAGTGTGTCCCAAATGTGGAGAACCTGTACGTTATGTAGACGATCAGTTCGGATATTTTGGTTATATTACTTTAAAAGATCCTTATCATATTATTCATCCTAATTTGTTTAAGACACTATCATACTTCATTGGTAGTACTGCTTTCAATAATATTATCAATCCAGTTAATAAGAAAGATGAAGACGGACTGGAAATTGAGAATATAAAGAAGCCTAAAGATGAGCCTTATTATGGTTTAGGAATGTTAGACTTCTATGATAAGTTTGATGAAATATTAGAGTATTATAAGAGTAGATATTATAACACTAAGAGAGATTATTATGATGATATTATTGCTAATAGGGATAATATCTTCATTCAATCTATTCCTGTATATACTACTCATTTGAGGCCATTTAAGATTGATGGTCGTAATTTGAACTATGAGGGTACTAATGCTCTTTATAATATTATGGCTAGACTAGCAGCTAATATAAATCAAGACTCTCTTAAGATCTTCAGAAAGAAGAAGCCCAAGAATGAACTGCTTTATAATCTACAGTCTAAGTATAATGAACTCTATGATGAGATTGTAAAGATTATATCTGGTAAGAAAGGTACAGTTAGATCTGTATTTGGTGGTAGATTTAACTTTACTTCTAGAAGTGTTATTACTCCTGGTCCTGATTTAAAGATTGATGAGATTAGACTATCCTATCAATCTCTTGTAGGACTTCTGCAACAAGTTATTATCAATATCCTTCATAAGACATATTCTATTGGATATGATGATGCTTATAAGATGCTAGTAACAGATTCTCTTGTACAAGAGAATCCTCTAGTAAGAAATATTATTCTTGGAATTATCAAAGATTCTCCAAGAGGGATTCCTATTATTATCAATAGAAATCCTACCATATCTTATGGTGGTATTCTACAGTGTTATTGTATTGGAATATCTACAGGGTATACTATGAATATATCTCTTCAAGTTATTAAAGGACTTGGAGCAGATTTTGATGGTGATACTCTTAATATTCTTTATATCATTAATCAAGATTTTCTTAATATCTCTGAGACTGTATTTAACCCACGTAATATGTATATCTCTAAGAATGATGGATATTTCTCTAATGATTATAGTCAACAGAGAGATACTCTTATTAATGTAAATACTCTTCTACAACTATCTAGATCTAATTATACTCAAGATGATCTCCGTATATTTGATTCTATAAAGAATATGCTGTAAAATATATGGGTATAGTCTTATATGACTATACCCATTATTTTTATTATCAATTATATAATATAAATATATCATATCATGTTTATTAAATAAGAAAGGAATATATTATGTCTCTTAAAAGATTATATTATAATGGAACAGAATATACAATTTTATCAACTAATCTTTATCCATATGAAATAATTTTACCTGGAAATTATTTTGTTACATATAGCAGTTTTACAGGAAATATAGATTTCAAAACAAGAACAGATATTTATTTAGAAGAGATTAATGATGAAAAAGAATTCACTGGAGATATGATGGTTCATAGAATTGGTGATTTTAAAATATTTGGAAAAGAAATTAATATAGATGAATTTAATGAAGAAGAGTATATGAAATTAATAGATTCTTCTATCATGATAACACTTCATTTTAATAAAAATAAATATATAGAAAAAATATCTATATATTATTTAATAGATCAATATACATGTGTAGAGTTTATTATAAACCCTGACGATAAATATATAGGAAAAGATTTCTTACATAGAAAGGAAAAAGAAAATGCCAATTAGAAAGATAAATTATGAAGGATATATACTCACAGGATTAAAGTCACATCTTTTTCCTTATGAGATTCTTTTACCTGAGAATTATTATATGATTTATAAAGGATTAGAATTTTTAGGACCACAAAGTATCAATACTGATTTTAATTATAGTTTAATCAGTAATGATAAATTTGAAAATACTATTGGTGTAATCAATATGAATCCTATAATTATACATGATAATACACCAAATATAAGTATTTTCCCTGATATGGAATCCCAGGACAACTGTATTAATATATTAAAAAAGATAACACGTTGTTCTAGTATTATATATATCTATTTTAATGAAAATAGATATATAGAAAACACATCAATCGAATATATTGTAGGAGGTGATGGTGATTTTTATGATGGAGGAACGTCTTGGGATATGTTGATTGATGATGCTTATACAGAAGAACGTAACAGATTTTTGTGTAAAGAATATTATTAAAAAGATATTAAAGTAAAGGAAGGAAAATAAAATGATTTATCCTAAAGAGCCAATAAAATTAATTAATCAAAACATTGATGAAAATGGAGATGTAATACTAACAGAAGGTAGAATAGTCGATTTAAAAGATAGTAAAAAAGCTACTGAATATATTAGAATACATATTCCAACAAGGTCAGAATTGCAAAAATATAAACACGATTTTAGAGTAAAAATATTAAAAGGTGATACTACTTTAGGAACTTTTGTAGAGTTTATGGAAAATTATGATTTACCGTTTTCTGTCATTAAGAAATCAATTGAAAATGATGATATAGCATCTGGAACTTATCCATCAACAAAAAATTATTTATATTTTGCTATTGCTATTTCTGTTTATGCTAGAAGTGAAATATTGATGTATATTAATTCTAGTGGTACAACAGAATATTCAAATAGATTTTTCTGCGCAAGTGCTATTACTGATCTATTTAATAAATTAGGTGGAACTTTAAAAAGTATTGAAAATGCAGATGATGATGAAATACAAAAAATTTTAGATCCTTGGTGGAAAGCAAGGAATAAAGGTATAGATATTAGAACTGTTTCATATAAAGGTAATACTTATTAAAAAGGATGATGGTATTTGTCTATAGAGAAAATTGAATATTATGGTAATGTTTTAACCAAATTAAAAACAGATCTATATGATTATTCGCTTATTCTTCCGAATAGATATAAAATAATATATATAGGAATTGATTCAGATTTAGATTTTATTGAAAGTTTTAACGATGATTTAAAATTAGAATATATAAAAGATAGAATAATAATTGTTAATTTTGATTCTCATCCATTAAATATACATGAAGTTAAACAAATAGAAGAAGATCCTAAAGATCCAGATAAGTATTATAGAATCATTAGAGATTGTGAGTATATTCTCATAAAATTTAATGATAATAAAAAGATTTCTGATATTGATATTTATTTTAGGTATATATCACCAGAATCTTTTAAATATAATATTGGTTGTTTTAAATATGAGGAATCAGTATCTTTATTAGAAATAGATAATAATACGAAGCAAATTAAACAGTTTATATATGATAATCATGTATTAACTGGTATCAAAACTCCATTGTTTCCTTATGAAATTCTTCTACCTGGAGAGTACGTTATGATCTATGGTGGATATGAAGATCAAGGAAATATATATAGAAGTTGTAGCATTGATAATAGTATAATTAACTCTGAAAGATTTAATGGGTTAATCACAATAATTAATTTAAATCCAAAATCTATTCCAATAGTTTGTACTGATGTGGATTATATTGATGGCGATGAAGATGCACTATCTTTATATAAACACATTTGTATATTTGGATTTATAACTTATATTAAATTTGATGAAGAAAATAAATATATAACTAATATTATTACAGAATATATTATGAATGCAAATGGTGATAATTGCCATAGTGAATTTATATATGTAAATAGATCTGATGATCTTAAAGAGAATAGACTAGCTAGAATAGAATATTGATAGATATGTTAGGGAGTGTGAAAATACTCCCTATTTATTTTTAAATTAATTATATATAATATGAGTGAATAAACAAAAGGAGTATTTAATAATGTCTACTAGAATAATTGAATATAAAGATTTCATATTAAGAGGAATAAAAACTCCATTATTTCAATATGAAATTCTTCTTCCTGAGAATTATTATATGATATATTGTGGATATGAGCATTTAGGGCTTTCTCATATCAATGAAGATTTAGATTATAATCTAATTAACTCTGATAAATTTGGTAATGAGATTATAGTTTTCAATTTAAACCAATCTAGATTTGATCACTATATAAGGGATTTTGAAGAGATTGATAACGATGAAGAAATATTAGATGAGTATAAAAATAGGGTAAATAAATCATCTATTATTGTAATTTCATTTAATAAAGATCATTCAATAAATAATGTTTATGTATATTACACACAGTTGTATTCTAATCTTGATGAATTAGAAAATATGTTTGATTATGGAACATCTGATTTTGTTTCTTTATTATATGATGATTATTATAATATAGCTAGAGAGGAATATTGAAGTGAGTTTCGAAGATGTTCTTAATGAATATTTAAACAATAAAGAGATTATAAATTTAAGAGAAATTAATTATGGAGAATATAAATTAACAGGATATAAATCTCCATATTTTAATTATGAAATATTACTCCCGTATCATTATATTATGAATTATAGTGGGAATGATGGAATTAAATATTTTAAATCTAGAACAGAAATAAGTGATTATTCTATAAAGGATAAATCATTTACTGGATTTATATTTGTTACTAGAATTGGTGAAATGAAAGTCCTAGACCAAGAAATTGATCTAGGACTTATATCTGATAGAGACGAGGCTATAGAAATCTACAAAAAACTAATCGCAAATTCCACCCTAATGACTATTCATATGAAAGGAGATGTTATAGAAAATGTCTATGTTGATTACCTAGTATACAATAATAAAACAATAGAACCAAGAAGAGCCTCGTTAATGTCAGAAAAATACCCATATAAAGAATTTCTATTAAAAGAAAACTATTAAAAAAAATAAATTAAAAGAGGAAAAAATAATGTCAGTATTTAGAATTGAAGATATTATTAGTAAAATTAAACAGAAACCTTTATTAGAAGTTTCTATTGGTACACTTGATCAAGATAAAAAAGTAAGAATTGATATTACAAATGAAACGAATAGAATAACTTACCCTCATAATTATAGAATTAAATTTGCAATAGGTTCAGATAAACATGGGACATCTGTAGGATTTTTTACTGATTATGATATTCCATTTGATGCACTTGCTAATGAAAAAGTATCTCATATTGAATATAATGATGAAACTGATCAATATTTAAATGGTATTATTGCTGTTTCTGTTATTTTAAGAACTACAATTCTTAATTTTATATATGATAGAAATAGTAAAATAATCAATGGAAAGAATGTATCAATATATGAATCTAAATTAGATACCAGTATAAATTTAATATTCTATGATAAAGAAAAATATGGATATAAAAATCTAAATAATTTAAAAGCCGCTGCAAATCATGAGTGGCAAATAAGAAATCCAGGAAAAAATATAGATATGGCAACCAAATACTATATTGATAAATTTGGCAAATAAATAATATAATTAGTAGAGGGGTATTAGTTTAAATACCCCTCGATTTATTTTTTATTCTATTAAATGGTTATATATTATATTAGTAAGTATATTTGGAGGTTTATATTATGATAGAGATAGCTGGTAAATATACTATAGCTAAAATTTTTACTGATGATGTAGAAGAAACAGCTGTAAATCAAGTTAAATTATTGGTTGATAATCCTGTATTTGAAGGATCTTCTATAAGATTAATGCCTGATATTCATACAGGTAAGATTGGTCCTATAGGATTTACTGCTACTTTTAAAGATTCTATTATACCTGGATTGATAGGTGTAGATATTGGTTGTGGTGTATCTTATGTTAAAATAAAAGCCCCTAAAGGCATTGATTTCAATAAGCTGGATAAGGTCATTAGAGAGAATGTGCCTGCTGGATTCAAAATCAGGTCTACAGCACACAAATATGCTGATTGTTTTGATTTTGATTCATTACGTTGTCGTAAGCATATTGATTTGAATAAAGCTAGACTGTCTATTGGAACTCTTGGTGGTGGTAATCACTTTATAGAGTTGGATAAGTCTAATGATGGTGATGTATATCTTGTTGTTCATTCTGGTAGTAGACATCTTGGTGTAGAAGTTGCTACTTATTATATGAATGAAGGACATAAAGTATGTGATCCTAGTATTCCATATGAGATGACTACACTCACTGGAGATTTGATGTATGATTATATAGCAGATGTTTGTTATCTTAGAACTTATGCTAAATATAATAGAGATGCTATTATTGATGAGATATGCAGTAATATGAAATGGAAATATGATTCTAATGATGTATATTCTTGTCCTCATAACTATATAGATCTATATCATAATAGATATACTATTAGAAAAGGTGCTATATCTGCTTATTATACAGATAAAGTTATTATTCCTATCAATATGAAAGATGGGGTAATACTTGGTAAAGGTAAAGCAAATAAAGATTGGAACTATTCTGCTCCTCATGGAGCTGGTAGACTTTATAGCAGAAAAGAAACAAAAGAGCAGTTCACAGTATCTGCTTTTAAGAAGTGTATGGAGGGAGTATATAGTACTTCTATAGATGCTTCTACTCTTGATGAATCTCCTTTTGCATATAGAAGTTTAGATTATGTATTAGAGAACATCAAAGATACTGTAGAAGTAACAGATATCTTACATCCTATATATAATTTCAAAGCAGGAGGTAAAGCATGATACATATTATTGAACATGACGGATTGAAGTATCCAAAAACGGATATGGTACACATCGGTGTTGATAATAATATTGTAGAACAAGATATGATTAAGATAATTAAATCGGATAAGAAATATATCTATGTTCATTATCGTATTGATCAATTAAAACTGATCAGAGATGAAATTATTGGTCTTGATAATGACCATTCTGATATTGATGGTTATATTGAAGATGCTAAATTTATTATTGCTGGTAACTTTGATGTAAATAAAGAAGAAGTTATTATTATGGATTATAAGTACTTTGGTACTGATCTATACTTTATTGATATCTAAAAATGAAGAGTAAGATTCATAGAAGTATAGAAAGTCTTAAAGGATCAGAAGTCCAATATGAAGACTTTCTGGGATATAGAGTTATTGGAACTATAGTCTATGCAGAACCTGATGATAGATTAGAAGAAGGTGTAGTATTTGTCTATCTTACAGATGATGAAGATATATCTTCTAATGATAAGACTAAAATTCTACCTGATGGATCTGTAATCAAATATGCAAATATAAGAAAGTCAACTGAAGTACAGTTGACATATACTTAATGTATCTAACATAATAAATCCATTACTCTAGAGTAAAACATTGTAGTAATGGATTTATTTTTTCTCTATTGATTGGAGGTTTATATATAAATGAAGGTATTGACTCCTAGAGAGATAGCTGCTTTAAAAGCTAAAGCTCTTGAAGATACAAAAGATAAAGAGTTAATTGATGATAAGTATTTTGTTCTTGATATTAAAGATATTGTTCCAGAATATAATGTAAAGCATCCTACAGAAAATAAAGTACTCTATAAGAGTATTTGTATTCCATCAGCTATTAATGGATATTCCCTTGCTATAGAATATATGAAGCAATGGTTTTTATCAAAACTTCCTCCTCATATGTTTCCTGAAGAGTCTATTAATATAGATGGAAAGAATATATTTGATGATTATAAAAGGCTTACTAAGCAAGAGATTATCACTAGAAAGAAGCCTTCTCTTACTATAGTTCCCAATATCAATTGGGAGTTTGATAATGATAAGATAGATACAGATATGTTTGGACTCAATGTATATTCTCCTACAGGATTTTGGAAAGGATCTTTCTTTAAGGACTATGATCATGATATGTATCTTGGAGTTATCATGAAAGTTCTTATGATGCAGTTCCAATTCAGAATCAGAGTAGAAACTAGAGCTGAACAGATGGATCTATATGAGTTTATGAGACTTGCTTATAGAGTATCATATTCTACTGGTGAGTATTCAGATATGGATATTCATATTCCTTACGATTTGGTAATGCAAGTTGCCAGAGACGCTGGTTACTGTGTAACTCCAGAAAATAAGATTAAGAATATCCCTGCTTTCTTAAAGTATCTGAATCAGAATAGTGATATGCCTTTTGTATATAAGTTTAGGACTATTAATGGTAATAGTGAGTTCTTTATTAGAATGAGTGGTCTATATGTACATATTAGACCTACAGCATTGGAAGCTGATGATGGAGAAATGGAAGGAAAAACTAGAAATAATTTTATAGTCACTTATGAGTGTGAAGTAAGATTCCCTGCTCCTAGACTATATGCTTATTATTCTAGCTCTGAACATTATCTTCACAGACTATTTAATGCTGAAGAGATCAAACCTGTATATGGAACTGGTAGTGTAGTTAATTTTGCTACATTTAAAGCTACTGAAATTCCTGATGTTAATGCATATGGATGGAGACTCCATCTGACTACTATGTATGAAGATGAAGAATCTATAGACAAAAAACTTACTATAGACTTTTCTAATCTCTTTGAGGGAGATTTGAAAGAGGTTATTAAACATTCTATAGATACTGGTGTATCTCCTGATATGTGGATTAGTTTTGTATTGGTTAATAATGGTAAACTTATTAAGTATAACATGGATTGGCCTACTATGCAACTTACTACACATACAGAAGTAACTGGAGCAAATACCAGTATAGGAATCTATGTAGATCAGAATTATTTCAATGAAATGATTCTATATCTGTCTAAGGGTAAGAATAACAGAATAGATAAAGAACATGATTTAAGTAAAGATAAGAAGGTATAATTATAAAAGGGTAATCTCATATAGAGATTACCCTTAGTATTTTATACATCAATACTGCTACTTGTAGTATCACTCTCAGGAGGAGCATACTTATAATCTTCCTCATTGAGATAGCTCTTAAACTCATTGGTGAGGTTAATCATCTCTTCTGCTTCTTCCTTACCAACATCTTCTACAACTTCAGGTTCTTCTTCTGCAGAATAGTAGTTCTCTTCAGTTTCTCTTGGAATAGCCATAGGCTCAAGCTTATCAGGATCATCATTAATAACATTAATGATTTGATCCTTGAATTCGATGGCTACTTTTGTAATGATTTCTTTAACCATATCATCAGACAGGATCTTCATTACATCAGAGTCGATATCATACTTAGCGAATTGATCACTGATAGTATCAATACCATGTTCTACAAGATCTTTGATAAGTGCATTCTCATCAACATATGTGGTATCTTTAATGTATGTCTCATAGACATCTTTCAGCAATGCAAGTACATTTGCACCATAGTCGGCAATGAACTTGGAGAAAGTATAGTCCTGATATTTCTTCTTTTGCTGAATATACTTAGAGATTGCTACTGCAAGTCCAACAGCAAGAATTAGAATAACAAAGACTAGTGTAATAACACCTTTTGTATCCATTGAATATATCTCCTTTATATGCTTAAATTTATTAAAATGTTATAGACTAAACAGTTAATTAAAAAGTAATATAAACTATCAGAAAGGATATGATTATGCATGTCTGATGATTTGAAAATATGTATATATGGTATATGTAAAAATGAGAGTAAACTCATAGACAGATGGTATAAATGGGCACAGAAAGCAGATTATATAAGAATCTTAGATACTGGATCTACTGATGATAGTGTAGAGAAATTATCTAAGTTAGATAAAGTGGAAGTTCATATAGGAATTATTAGTCCTTGGAGATTTGATGTAGCAAGAAATCTCAGTATGAAACACATACCTGAAGATGCTGATATTTGTTGTGTAGCAGATTTTGATCAGATATGGGTTGATGGATGGGATGAAGAGTTAAAGAGACTATTCAGAGAAGGATATAATGATATCTCTGGTGATATTATAGATTATGATGATGACGGAAATGAAATAAAAAGATTTCTATCAAAGAATGTTCATGGCAATGATCCCGGTTGGCATTGGGAGAGACCTATACATGAAGGACTTCATTATAATGGAACCAATCAAATAAAATCTGTGGTATCAGATAAGTTTATTATAGAACATCATCCTGATAGAACTAAGTCCAGAGCAAACTATTTAGGTCTATTAGAATTAGAATACCAAGAAAATAGAACAGATCCTATGTGTATGATATATTATGGCTGTGAGTTATCATTTCATGATAGAAATGAAGAGGCTCATGAAGTCTTTCTAAGAGGATTGGAAGAGTGTGACTTCTCAGATCATCCAGAAGTTTTATATCAGACTAATATCAATATAGCTATAGAGTATAAAGATAGAGGAGAACCTGAAACTGCTCTAAAGTATGCTCTTGATGCTAAGAATGTAGGACCTAATACAAGAAAAATAAATTATCTAATAGCTATTATCTATAATCATATGAATGATTATCATAATTCTATTAAATATTGTATAGAGGCATTGGCTATAAAATATAATCTAAAAGATTGGAGAGAAGATGTTTATCTCTTCTCTAATCCAAGTAATATATATGATCTATTAGCTTATAATGAATTTTCCCTAAAAGATTATTATAATGCTTATTTACATGAGTATGTAGCAACTATTTATTCTCCTGATAATGAAACTTATCTTTATAATTTAGATGTATATAAAGAAGAGTTATCAAAATATAAAGTAGGAGTTTACGCTATTTGTAAGAATGAAAGTAAAAACATAGACACTTGGTTTGCTACTGTTAAGCAAACCGATTATACTTTTATTCTAGATACTGGATCTACTGATGATAGTGTAGAGAAATTAAAAAATTTAGGTGTAGATGTAGAAGTTAAGACATATGAAGAATTTTCATTTGGTAAAGCCAGACAAGATGCTCTAGAAATGATACTAGAAAAATATCCTGATATAGACGTATGTGTAACAGTAGACTTCGATGAATATTTAAGATATGATTGGTATGCGAAAATACAACAAGAGTGGGACCCTTCATATGATGGTATGATTACTCATAGTCTAAATATAGATAGAACCTCTAATTGTGATAGTAATAATAAAATCCATGTAGCTGATCTAAATAGAGTTAAATGGGTTAGAGATATACATGAGTATATAGATTATTCTAATAAGAATCTTAAAATGAGTAGTATCTCATATATACACAATCAAGATATTGAGAAGAATAGAAATTATTATGAATATACAAAAAGAGCATATTATCGAAAAGAAAGAAGTATATTAGACTGTGTATACTTTGCATGGGAAAGTAGATTAGCTGGTAATGATCATGATGCATATGATGCTAATCTTACAGCTTTCTCTATGTTTAATGAAGATAAGTTTTATAATGATCCATCTTATAATGATAAAGAATTACAAGCTAATGTATCTATTAATCTTGGTAAGTATTGTTATAAAGAAGGATCTATAGATGTAGCAAGTAGTTATTTTAATATAGCAAGTTCTTTAGATCTTGGATTTGATTATAGAAGAATCCACTGTATAAGAGCTTATATTTCAGAAATTAAGGGAGATTTTACTGATACTCTAAAAGAGTATCTAACAGCTCTTACCATCAATCAAAGACCATATTGTTGGATTGAAGATGATTGGTATTATAATAATGCTTATGTAGAATTACATCTACTAAAACTCTTAACAGAGCATTTTGATGCAGAAGAGTTGAAAGAACAAATACTCAAAGATGCTAAAGAGAAATATCCTGATTGTGATGCTATTGATGTATATATTAATACAGGAATCGCAATGGTTCCAAAATGTGAATTAGAGGAGTAAGAGTATGGCTGAACTACCTTTGAATAATATTATATTGCAAGATATAAGAGAAGATGAAGATAAACTAATTGAAGATAATAAATTGAAAGTATCTATATATGCTATTTGTAAGAATGAGCTGCAATTCGTAGATAAGTGGATAGAATCTATGAGTGAAGCTGATTATGTTGTAATATTAGATACTGGATCTACAGATGGTACTTATGAGAAACTATTAGAATATGCAAAACAAAATCCAAGAAAATATATAGTAGCTCAAAAGAAGTATAATCCATGGAGATTCGATACTCCTCGTAATGATGCTATGATGTTGTGTCCTAGAGATACTGATATATATTTTAGTACTGATCTTGATGAGTTATTAGAACCAGGGTGGTATAATACTCTTATATCTAAATGGGTAAAAGGAGTTTCTCAAAGGGGAAGTTATACTTATATATGGTCACATATGGCTGATGGAACTCCTGGTAGAATATTTATGTATAATAAAATTCATACTAAGAATTGGATATGGAAATGTCCTGTTCATGAGTTTTTATGTGATAAAGATACTAAATCAGAATTTTATAATGTTAGTACAGAAGTACAGTATGGAGATTCTATAATATTACATCATTATCCTGATCTTAATAAATCTAGAAGTAGTTATCTACCATTATTGGAATTAAGAGCAGAAGAATATGATGACGATTATTATGGATTAATTTATTTAGCTCATGAATATAATTATACTGGTAATTATGGAAAAAGTAATGAAACTCTAAGAAAAGTATTAGAAAATTTTTCACCTAATTCTATAGAGGAAGCTAGTTGCTATCTATTTATGGGTGATAACTATAGAATTATGAATAAAAATTATGAAGCTATAATTAGTTATGAAAAATCTATAGAAATAGAACCTACATATAGAGAACCTTATCTTAATTTAGCTAAACTACTTATTGAAAAAGGTAATCATGAACAAGCTATAGGGTATATAAAACAAGGATTGAGAAATTCTTATAGACATTATACATGGCTTGAGAGAGATAGATCTTGGCTAGATGAACCTTATGATTTATTAAGCTTAGCATATTATTATATTGGAAATAAAAAGGAAGCTCTTGTATATGCAGTAAAAGCTTATAATATGAATAAAGCAGATGAAAGATTAAAAAATAATGTGGAAGAAATTCTTGCTGTTATGGAAGATAAAGATTATCTATAATATATAATAAACAGCTGGAGTATAATAACTCCAGCTGTTATTCTAATAATTTTTAATTATATATTATAGTATTGATAGAGGGTATGCTATCATATACTATAAGTAAAGGGGAAGTATTAATGAGTGACGCAGAATATTGCTTCAATGAAGCAATAAGAGAAAAGAAAGGTATGGTGTGTGGGGCACATCATACCTCTGGCAAGACAAGAAAGAACGGAACTCCTAGAGACTTAGATGTCTCTGCCAAGGAGTACAAGAAGAAATGCGGCAAGGTTCAGAAGTTTTCAATAAACATGCCCATGAAGTTGGAAGAGTTCAAGTCTCTTCCTGAAGATCTCCAGAAGGAGTATCTGGATAGGCTGCTCAATGTCTTTCATATGAGCAGAGACATTATGGCCAAGATGTTTGGCTGCAGCTATCCTACTGTGGCCAACATCATTAAGAAATCTGGTGTGAAATATCCCAATGATAGATCCACCAGATACAAGAAGTATTATGATGATTGGAAGAACTTCTTCAGTAGAGATGAGAGGTTCTCTAATATCATGGAGTCTGAGGATACAGTGTCTGAAGAAGTGGAAGCCAAAAGACCTATCATAATCTCTTCTACAATCCAGATCACTGCTACTGGCTATTCTGATATAGCCGAACAGCTTTTAAGCTATGCTGATCAGGACTTCCCTGGTAATGAACTTATCATCAGGGTTATCAGAAGATGAGTATTGGGGATGGGTTAAAATCCATCCCCATTGCTTTATTTTTTATAGATTAAGATACATATGTACTATTTTAACATTCAAGTAAATACTCTTCATTTGGTTTATATAAGGAGTGAATATAAGATATGTCTTCAGGAAGATTTCCTATTAGACCTTTGGAATATAAGGATAGAGATAAAGCTGTACCAAGAGAATTATTAGTAGATTATGAAAATAAAACTATATATGCTTCTGATGGAAATGGTAATATTGTTCCTTTCGATAGTGGTCCTATAGGCCCTGCTGGACCCACTGGTGCATTGGGTCCTACTGGTGGTCCTGGACCTACTGGTCAGACTGGTTCATTGGGTCCTACTGGTCCCCAAGGGGCTCATGGCCCTACTGGAGCTATTGGTCCTACTGGTATGATGGGTCCTACTGGTTTTCAAGGTAACTTAGGTCCAACAGGTGCAACGGGTAAAATAGGCCCTACTGGTGCTACTGGAGCAATGGGAGCTAAAGGTCCAACAGGTCCTCAAGGTAACTTAGGTCCAACAGGTCCAACGGGCAGACAAGGCCCAACAGGTCCAACGGGCAGACAAGGTCCTACTGGAGCTATTGGTTCTACTGGTAAGATGGGTCCTACTGGTCAAACTGGTCCTCAAGGTATACCAGGCCCTACTGGTACTACAACAATAATCCAAGTTCCTGCTGTAGGCCCTACAGGTCCTGCTGGTGAGCAAGGTGTTCAAGGTCCTAAAGGAGCTACAGGTCCGACAGGTGCCAAAGGTGCAACGGGTGCTACTGGTCCCACTGGTCCTACAGGTCCAACAGGTCCAACTGGTGCTGCGGGTGCTAATGGCGCTGCAGGTGCTAAAGGTGCAACGGGTGCTACTGGTCCCACTGGTCCAACAGGTCCGACAGGTCCCACTGGTCCAACAGGTCCGACTGGTCCAACAGGTCCGACAGGTGCTAAAGGTGCAACAGGTGCTACAGGTCCGACTGGTCCTCAGGGACCTAGTACAGTTTGGCAAGCTGGAACTACTGCTCCTACAAATACTAGTATATTATGGATTGATACAACTGCCACTACAGGTGGTTTAAAGTATTATAAAAATGCAACCGATAAATGGGTACATGTACCTGTTGCTTATACTACCTAATAGATAGAAAGGATAAAGGACTCATGGTGGACATTAATAATCCAAATATTATCAGCATACCGGAATCTTTAAATAGTTATGTAAATAGATTATACTATGAAAAGTATAGACTGATAGATCTTATGAATACTATTGATAGGAGTTTTACCAACTTCACAGATGAAGAATGGAATGACTCCTATCAATATTTTGAAAATAAATTAAATGAAGCTATACTATCATTTGATTTCTGTATGGAATCAATATATGATATGTATAAAGATCAAATAAAAGATGCTCCTTGGGATATAAATTTTGGATTTAGTTGTATTGTCTTAAATGGATATAAAATTACAGCAAGAAATCGTCCTATAGATTTTAGTAATCAACTAGCAATGCTATATGACGATTATGAAAATAATGGACCTATGAAAATAGGTGGAAATTTTTGTAGAAACATCACTCTTCAGTTAACAGATGACTGTAATATGAGATGTACCTATTGTTATCAACATGATAAGGGCAATCATAAAATGTCATTTGAAACTGCTAAGACATTTATTGATTTAATTCTTAACTCTGATGAAAGAGTTAGTTCATATATAAATGCTAATAAAGCTTTAGGATGTGTTTTAGAATTTATAGGAGGAGAGCCTCTTCTCTGTACTGATGTAATGTCTAAGATTTGTAAATATTTCATAGGAGAAGTCTTTAAAAGGAAACATAGATGGGCTATTAATTTTATGATTTCTATGTCTTCGAATGGACTACTCTACTTTGAACCAGAATTCCAAGAATTTGTAAGACTTCATAAAAATCACCTTAGTTATGGTGTGACTATAGATGGTAATAAAACACTACATGACTCTTGTAGAATAGATAAGTTTGGTAATCCTACATATGATAGAGCCATGGCAGCTGTAAAAGATTATACTGCTAAAACAGGTAAAAATATAGAAAGTAAAGTTACTCTTTCACCTGATAATATTATATATTTATCAGAAGCAGTTAAATCTTTAATAGAGAATGATTATAAAGATATTATGATGAATTGTGTATATGAAAAAGGTTGGGAACCAGAACACGCTACTATTCTTTATAATGAATTGAAAAATTTAGTAGACTGGTTAGAAGAGAATAATCATCTTAATGATATTTACATCTCAATGTTTGATAATTATATAGGAAAACCATTACCAGAGAACGAATTACAAAACTGGTGTGGTGGACTTGGTTTAATGCTGGCAATGGATTATAAAGGAGATATGTATCCTTGTATTAGATATATGGAAAATGCTATTGGTAAGGACCAAGAACCATATATTATCGGAAATCTAAAGGATGGTATTAATTGTACTCCAGAGCACTGTGCTAGAATTGATTGTATGGCAAAGATTGATAGACGTACTCAGAGTACAGATCTATGTTTTTATTGCCCTATAGCATCTGGTTGTGCTTGGTGCTCTGGATATAATTATGAGATATATGGAACTCCAGATAAAAGAGCTACTTTTATTTGTGAGATGCATAAAGCTAGAGTAATGGCTACTTACTATTACTTTAGAAAAAAAGGTGATAAAGAATTTAAACTAAATATTCCTGAAGTATGGGCTCTACCCATTATAGGAAAAAAGGAATATGAAAGGCTAAAGGTGATGTAAGTTGGCTTTAAAATCGGGAAATACAATAGCCGCTGCAGATATAAATGGTTTAAAAACAAGAATTGATAATGAATGTAAAAGAAGGAATGGCAAAGGATCTGTTGCCGCTCTACCTGATAATGATACATATAAATACGTTGCTGCTACTTCTCCTTTAAAAGATAGAAAAGCTATTCAAGAACATTATACAAAATTAGTTAATCAAATATCTTATATTAAAACATTATCAGATACAAACTTACCAAATTATAAAAGAATAGACTATAATGCACTAACTAAAGTTGGAACTGAAATAACTACTCTAGAAGGATTTACAAAAGGAACAGCAAATGATTTTGCTGGTAAAACTGGATGTAAATCTTCTTGTACAGGATTATGCTTTGATACTTGTACTGGCACTTGTCAAGGTGCTTGTCAAGGTTCTTGTACTAATGCTTGTACTAGTTGTACTGGTGGTTGTGCTAGTTGTACAGGAACTTGCACAGGTACTTGTAGTAATGTTTGTACTAGTTGTACGGGTGGTTGTGTAAACGCATGTGCAAATGCTTGTGCAGATGAATGTACAGGAGCTTGTAGATTAAATTGTACAAATACTTGTGTTGTTGCATGTTTAAGCGATTGTGACGATACTTGTACTACAAATTGTGCAAAATCATGTTCTTCAGGTTGTGGAACAGATTGTGCACATGTATGTATGGGAAATTGTGGAACAGCATGTGGTGTAGGTTGTACACAAGTTTGTGCAATATGTTCATCTGCATGTACAGCAGATTGCTCAGTTACATGTGTACAAGGTTGTGCCTGGCCAGGATGTACAGGAAGTTGTAGTGGTAGTCTCCATTTGTAAATCAATAAAAGTAGGTCTTCATTGGCCTACTTTTATTTATATTGATTCTTATGGGTTTAGTTCAACATAGTAGTAAAATACTTTAAAAATTCTACTGATGTGGAGGTATAATATAAATGTCTAAAACAATTGCTGGTACTTATCTCTATTCTAAATATGGAGAATATGAGAAAGCAATTTTTGATTTTGCTATGAATGGTGAAATTGTAGATAAGAAAAATCCTGGGTTTGAAGAGATTGTTCATGATGTAAAGAGGAGACAAATCTCTTCTGCTCTTTCTAAAATTCTTATGTCTGATAAGGTTATTCTTCTTATGGGTAAAAGACTTCCTAAACCTTTTAAAGTTAATTGTATTAAGGATGTTAGGAATGGTGCTAAGAAGGATAAGAAGATCTATATTGATTGCTCTGATATCTTTACAGTAGATAAGAATACTGGTAATATCAAGTGTAGAGATATTGACATTCTTATTGCTTACCTGGCTTCTGCTATGGTAAACTATATTTATTATATCAATGATTCTATTATCATTAATTCTCATAGTATTATGGAACAAGGAGCAATTTGTTTTGCTAAACTATTCACTCATGTAGTAGATTATCTGTGCAAGATTTCTACTATCAGTGGAGCTAGAAATAAATGCATGTATATGGCTTCTATGTATTTCATGTGCAATATTGCTGGTAAAGATCCTAATAGTGAAAGTGTTAAGGGTCTAGCTTGTAAGATTGCAGAAATTTCTAACAGAGAAGCTGATATAATTGAACTCCAGATCAATGAAGATGCTTTTGTTAATATCAAGTTCTTCTGTGAGAATCTGGCCAATGTAATGAAGATCTCTAAGATCTCCTTTGACGTTATCATAGAGAAGTGGATGTATCTCTATGGTGAAGGAACCGTTTTCGCTCTTGAACATTTCCCAAGCTTTACCACTATGATTCTTGATGCTTATGTTGGTTGTTATATTAATAATCAGAAGACTATCGAGAAGATCACTGGTAAGAATATGGTAATGTTCGCCAAGGAAATTCTGGATATTGGAAGTGAGGTAGTATGAAACCTAGAAGACCCACAGAATTTGAGGTCTTTAACTCCAATGTAAAACAAGTCATAACTAAATCCGACAGCATTACAGAGGATGTACAGAAAAGTAGAATTCCTTATAGACTAGATACTTATCTGGGAACTTCTGGTACTTATTTCTCTGATAATGGTACACAATATATAGATGGTAAGCGAGATATAGTCTTTAGATTGTCTAGCATACCTCTCAGAGTGAATACTTACAATAAGTTGCAGTCTTCTACTTATTGTAAGCCATTCGTCAAAGCTGGCAATAGTGTTTATGAAGATGGGGTAAAGAAATATTATTCTTCCCCATCTTTTTCTAATGGAACACCTCTTGGAGTTAATAGATACCTTAATGTAGAGAATAATGGTACTAGTATTTACTATTATTTTTTAGGTGATGGTACTGATGGTACTATTGTAGGAAACAAATATTATATCAGACCTGATGAGGTTATTAATAATTACTTAGTCCCATTCAAGACTGCTATTATTGATGATAAAATTATTTATCCAATATTAGTATTTGTAGATGGATTTTTCATTCCTTGGTCTAGATGTTATTTTGCTATCTCTTATGAAGAATTTAATATCTATATCAATATGGAAGATCTTAAGTATAATTCTTCTTCTTATCTTATTGATAAAGTAAGAACTAGATTGATTACAGGAGAAATCAATCCGGTATTTTATATACTTCCCTTTGAAGTCAACTATGAAGAGAATGTAAATTATTCTAATGCAAATAAGAATAAGACTATTTTCACTTTTGACTCTTATGGAAGATCTTATATGACCTATTCCAATATATCTGATAATGCTAAAGTTACTTATATAGAAGCTGCTATTAATATTAAGAATATAGCAGAAGTTAGTAGTACAGATATGTATGATCAAGTATCTGATCTCTTCTATTGTGAAGTAAACTCTGGAAATCCAAGAAATTATAGTTCTCTTGGTAGAACTGTTGTTAACTTCAATAAATTAAATAGAATGAGAAAAATATTCCCAGCAAATATTATTGTATTCAATAAAACTGAGAATAATACACTTAATCTAACTCTTTGTACTGATACTATTCGTATCTACAATAATATAGTCTATGTTGGTAATGGTACCACATACTATGACCAGCATATTAAAATATTCTTTGATTACAATGCTGCTCTTAGCTTAACCAATCTAGAGTTTGTTTCTCAATCTTGGTTAAAGAATTATACAGATACATTGGTAAACTTCTATGCTATCAATGGAGTTAATTATGTAGATAGTGGTGAACAGGAAGTTCACACTAATGAAAATAGACCTATAGGTCTTAGAGTTGTAGATGGAATTCTTAATGCAGAATTTGATCCAAAAGCTTCTGATAGTTTTGATCTAACTGATGCTACTCAGCTGGGATATACTATTAAAGAGGGTATTCTATGCTTAGAGTTCGATGAACTTAATCCAAATAAACTGGTAATAAATGATAACTATATTTCTGAACAGTTAAACTCTGGATCTCTGCTGGTTAGATATTCTATGGATATGGATCAGTATGACTTTGATGAGTTGAACTGTTATTATTATAATTCTACTAATAATACAAAAACTCAAATTCCTGTAAATAAAAGCACTTTCTTTAATCTCTATAATAAAATTTATCATTATGATATTTATAATAAGAATAGGGGTAAACTCCCTATTATGAATCAGACTGTTATTAATGATCAAACTTTTGAGATTAAAGATCTTGGTACTCTCAATTCTATTTATTCTTATTATGTAGGACAAAATCTTACTCTAAAAAATATGTCTTTTAATGATGATACATTCACAGATAAAGTTAATAGTACATTAGGATCTGCTATTGGTAAATATAAGTTTACTTATATTGTAGATAATCCTAGAAATGATAGATATGGCTATACTACTATAGACTCTGAACTCAAACCAGGGTCTACTATTGATCCTGATAGTATTAAAATGAGATCTGCTAAGTTTGTAGCAGATCTAATGAAAGATGATGTAGATTCTCCTCTTGGACTAGAGGTTGGATTTAAAGGTTATCAGTATAATGCTAAGATAAACTATACAGCTTATACAGATTATACATATGCAACAGTTGCAGCTAATATTCCAGACTATACTGCAAGTGATGGTAAGCTACTCATTCCAGTAGAAGTATTTCCTGATACTGAGCATGATTCTTATTATTTCACTGTAGGTACTTCATCTTATTATGTAAAAGAATATTCTAATGAATACTATGATCCAACTGAAGGGAAAGTAGTTCGTAAGACTGGTGTATATCAGTTAGATAAAGAATATATGGACTATTCTGGTATCATGACTATTACTTATGATAAGAATGCTACTGTAATAAATGAAGCCAGGATGAATAATGTCCAGCTATCTAATACAGAGATTTCTGTATATCCAAATTCTTCAACCACAGTAAACCTTTCTGAGGTTGATCTTCAGATTAATGTAAATAAATATACTTCAAATTTTGATTATAATATAGCAAGTGGTTCTATCATTACAAACTTTGTTTGTACTAATGGTGGATCTCTTACTTATGTAAATACTGGAGCTACAGTAACAGTAAGTGATGAAGAACTTCTCTATAACACATTTGGTAATAGAGTAGGAACTTATCAATTTGAATATGATACAGATAGCTCTCAGTGGATTGTAAATGAATCTCTCACATATGCTACTCTTACTGAGTGTGGTATTACTTATAGTGGTACTGATAGTTTTGTTATAACTATTAAAAATAGCACCTATCCAACTTGGACAGTTGGTGGCTCTGCTGTTGATGTTGAAGAGGTTTATGGTATTAAATTTAATGGTATCTGTAGTGTTGGTAATACTCTTTCTATCACCTTTACCAAAACTGTTACTGGGATGATTGAGGATACTTATGATCCAGATGCTATTAATTGTAAGACAGTTATGAATGATTATCTACAGCTTAAACTTGTAGATGGCGTTACTAATGTAGTATATGATAATTATCTTATCTATACTAATGTAAATCCTTATCATGAATATCCTGGTAGAATTGAATTTGTATACAATTCTAGTTCTCACAACTGGACAGTAACTGTTTATAGATATATCAGTGATGATCTTGTATATAAGATTAGTTTTGAATATGCTAATCTTGAAGGATTTGCTATAGAATACGAAGGATCTCCTGTAAATGGAGATACTATTATTGTATATTATGAACCTCCTGTTTTCAAGTGGAACATGTATAAAGCTGTTCCTACTAATAGTGATGATTTTAATGATGGTTATATATACCCAGAAGAACCAACAGCAGAAGATATAAATTTAGTTGATTATGGTATTGGTTTAACAGCTACTATTACTCAAACCAGTATTATAAATGCTAAGATTTACAATGAAGATCTTCTTGCTGAGAAGTTTGATGGTAGTTCTGGTACTTATATCTTTAGATATAGCGGATCAGATAATGGATGGTATTATCAGAATGAAGCAATATCTTCTCTGAGTGATTATGGTATTGATATCAATGGATCTATTCCAGTAGATGGAGATTACATAATTACAGAGATTAATACAACCAATGAACCTTCATGGATGGATTCTGTATTTGTTACAATCTATGAAACTAATGTTAACTGTATGGAATTTCCTGATGGTACTTATTACAATAAAGAAATAGCAGCAGAGATTATTCTCAATTCTTATGGAGCAGATATATCTGAATATGTTGGGAATATCAAGGGTAATGATAAGATTATCTTTGAATATAGCAACGTAGTAGGAATTCCTAGATATATACTGAATCTATTGATTAATAAGTTTAATTATTATGATGCATTTAAAACAGACGAGTCTTACGTTGAAGATACTTATATGGATACATATGAGTCTTATAATGATAAGATTTCTGATATACTGAAGAATTATAAGTTATATGAGTATCAACTCAGTACGATGCTCTTGAATAACCAATCTATTTTTGATAAATATCTAAAGCAATCTTTCTCTAGCAATTTGAGATTTGCTGAATATGATAGAGATTATATTATTAATAATATTGCTAAACTTATTAGTGGAAGTTACTATATAGATATTCCTATTAAAAACAGATATGCTTATATGCTGGATTTTGAAAATATGTTCTTGAATTTCTATATTGGTAATAACCTTGATAGATTTAGTGATATTGATTCTAATATCTTTAGATATCAGCTTTCTCTTGATAGATTTAGTAATAATAAAGCTCCTATAGAGTTTATGTTCTTTGATAATATAAACAACAGTGAGTATACAACAAGTTTTTCTAATACTGTTAAATATAAGAAATATGATCCTTCAATATTTAATGAGGATATGAGACTATATACTACAGCAATGAGACAGGATAACGAGTTTACATATCCTGAATCAGAGAATGGTTATCCTATTACTATGGAATTTAATGTAAAATATAATATTAATAGAATCAAATATAGAGGTATTTTAAAACCTGGTGCTAATGCGGCAAAGACTATATACACACCAGCTGCTGCTAAGGGTGACTTTTATTATTTGAATAATAATGGATATGTAAATGGTGTAAGTGTCAATGCATCATCTTATAGAATTCTACTCTGTATTAGAGACGTATATGATGCTGAAGAAGCATTGTTTAATGAGATTAAACCTAGCACTGATAATAGTACAAGTTGGAAATTGATCAGTGGTCCTAATTTAATTGATGGGATTACAGCCAATGATTATTCTATGCTTGTGCTTGATCAAGAATATATAAATATAGAACTGGAAGATAGTAGTCTATATGATACAGATCTTACTATCGTATCCAATAATAGATTTATGTATCATCAATTTCAATATTATGCTCCTACAGGAGATTATGGTGCTATAGATAATGATATGAATAGTATAGTTCTAGAGGATATTTATAACAATGACTTGTTTAAGTATTGTGATGATTCTTCTAGATACTTAGTATTTATAGCAAATAAATCTGGTAATACACATACTGATTATAGATATATATCATCTGATCAGTATAGGGTAAGTATTCCTAATGATTACAATGCTCCATATTATAAGAGAAAAATATTCTTTACTTTTGATATTCCTCAAGGTGCTTATGTAGCTGTATTTTTTGTTCCTATGTCTATGCAAACTGTTGAGTTTCAACAAAGAGCAGAGTATCAGGATGGTACAGTTATATTTGATATATCTTATGAAGCTAAAAAAGATCTTCATTATACTTTCAATAGTGAGATGTATATGGTATTCTCTGATGGAAAGAAGATCCCTCAATCTTGGATTGAAAAAATCGGTCCTGATAGATTAGCCATTAGAGATCCTAATAATACTGGAACTATATCTTATAATAATATTTCTATTGTAAAATATATTCCATCAACTTTACAGTCCAGATTTGACACTTATATAGATTCTAATGAACTCGAAACCATTACGGATGATGAGTTTATGAAATATATAATTAAAGTCGGATTGAGTAAAGAAGATATACTGAATATTATCGAAAAACTAGCATACAGACATAGATATGCAAGTACTGGTACAAGTTATTATATAGATGATAGTCTTACTCTTAATAACTATGGATCTGGTATGTCTGAGTTTGTATATTGGTTGTATAACGATATGTCTACAACATCTAATCAAAAACTGACAGTATTCGATTATGATGCTATTAATATGGATGATATCGACTCATTTGCAAATAATAATAAATTCATTGAAGCTACAGTAAAATTAATTAGAGAATTCTATATTGAAAATACTCTGGTTCCTTACAATACACATGAAAATCCAGCTCCTACATTCTCTTATCATGATAATATAGCTGCTAAATCTGAAGGTCTTACCAGTAATACAAGATATGCTAATGATACAACAAATACTTATGTATATCCTGTACTACAAGACTATAGATTTGACGTTATTTTTGGAACCTACAATCTTCATAATCTTACTACTAATGCCAGGACTGTAATTAATCCTGGTGAGTCTGATTATAGCTTCTATCTCTATTCTGTAAATGGCAGTATTCTTCCTGAAGATATTGTTATCAGAATAGATAGTACAGGAGTTATTTTAGAGAAAGATAGAGGATACTCTTACAATAACATAAATGGGCAGGTTGTTATCTTTAGTATTACTGATAACTTTACTGTTACAGCTTATGGTGAAAGAGTATCTTATATGGAAATGGTTCAACCACCAAATAAAACTCTCTATTATACAACAGAGAAATTTGATCCTGCCGGTATGGTTATTGTGATTCACTGGACTGACGGTAGTTCTGAATACTTAACTGATTATACATATAATCATGCTAATGAATTACTGACTACTGACATTACAGAAATAATTGTTAATTATAGAGACAGTGATTACTTTGATTATACTATCACTGTTCCTATCAGTGTACTATATGCAACTCCAGAGTTGAATTACACACTGAGTAATGACGGAACTTATTATCTTATTGGTGATGGTACTAATGGATCTGGTTTAAGTGCTATTCCTGAAAGTGGTATTATCACTATTCCAGATACAATTTTTGATGTACAAAATAATATAGTATATCCTGTTAAAGGTATAACAGATAATGCATTTAGAAATCTAGACGGTATCAATAGTATCAGTCTAGGTATTAATATATATGATATAGGAGATTATTCATTCTCTGGATGTAGTGCTACTACTATATCTATTAATAAGGGAGTATTAACTATTGGGGATGGGGCATTTAAAGATTGTGTCAATCTCACTAGTCTAACCATTCCTAATAGTGTAATGGCTATTGGTATTAGTGTAGCTAGAGGATGTACATCTCTTGCAAGTATATTAATTTCTAATAGTTTAACATCTATTTCTCAAACTATGTTTGAGGGTTGTACAAGTCTCACTAGTGTTGTACTTCCTAACAGCATAACTAATCTTGGATTAGAATGTTTTAGTGGATGTATAGCTCTTGAATATATTGAGTTGTCTGATAATATTACTTATATTGGAGAGAAAGCTTTCTATGGTTGCGCTTCCCTTACTTCTATTCATATTCCTACCAATGTAGATCTTACAACCATAAAAGAAAATACATTTGCTGGATCTGGATTGGTTGAAATTTATATTCCAAATAATATTAATGAAATAGAATCTAGTGCATTCGCAAACTGTGTAGATCTATTGTATGCTGCATTCCAGGCTCCTAATAGTACCATGATAGGTATTAATAATCTTGGTAATCTCATCTTCAGTGGATGTACCAGTTTGTCATATGTAGAATTTGGATTTGTATCATCTATAGACAAATGTTCTGTAGCAGATAATGCTTGGTTTAAAGATTGTAATTCTGGACTTTATATTAGGGTTCCGAGTGCAATCTATAATCCAGATGAAGAAATTGATCTAACCACAACTAATTATGGTACCGAATGGAACTATATTAGTGAGGGTGTTTATGCATTATATGGTTCTAGCGAATTAATGATGGTAAAATAGTTTATATAAGATTGATTTTAACATTTAAATAGAGTCTAATTCTATTAAATCATGTAATTAAAGAAAGGAAAATGTTGATATGTCTTTTTTTATGCCACTACAGAAGATTCTATGCTGGAAACAGCCCGATGGAAAATATAAAGTAACTTTCATTAAAGCTTATAGTGAAGAGGTTCCAATGGAGCTGATTGCTAATGGAGCCACTAAGTATGATATCACTTATCGTAATTCTAGCGGTGCTTCTGCAACTCTGAGCAATAAAGCTTTTAATTCTGTGGAGTGCTCTGATGGTAGTAGCCCTGATCAGTACTGCCAGTGCCTAGATGAGGGTTTCTATCATAGTCTCCCTGATGTAGTACGCCCTGATGAAATTGATAATCTTGTCAAGCTTCTGCTCGTCTATGGTGATTCCAGTGATACTGTAACTGTAGACGACTCTGGTATCGTGACTGCTGATGTCTCTGTCTCTGTAGATGATGAGGATTTTGCTGATGCTATTGGAAACAAGAGTGGAAGCTGGCTCTTCACTGCAGCTACTGCTGACGAAGATCTGGTATGGATGCTCAATGATAAGATTGTTGATCTTACTGATTATGCTATTACCATCACTGGTGATGCTGCAGAAGGTGACAGTTTTATTGTAACTAATGTCCATGCCATTGGTGACAATATTTCTGCTACTGATGTACTGACTGTTGCTCTTCATAGCTAAAACAAACTATATGGGTGATAGAGTTTAGTGCTCTATCACCCATTTATATTTATATTTAATTACATAATATATCTTAAATAACTTAAAAATAATCAATCTGAGAATAAGAGGAGTTACTTTTTATGGCCGAGAATATAATTAATAAAAATGCTGGTGAAACTTTTATTTCAGATTATCAAAGATATGCAGTTTATATTACATATAAAAGAGTACTCCCTGGGATCAGGGATGGGTTAAAATGTGTAAATAGAAGAATAGTCTATTGTATGTATAAGGATACTAAAGTGTATCCTGGATCTCCTGATAGAAAAGTTAAGTCTTCTGCAGTCATAGGAGACGTTATGAAGAAGTATCATCCTAATGGTGATACTGGCGTTTATAGTGCTATGTTAACTATGGGATCTTGGTATAGTTGTAAAGTTCCCTTGATAATGAGTCAGGGTAATATGGGATCTCCTCAGGGAGGTCCTGATGAAGCTTCAAATCAAAGATATACAGAAGCTGGATTAACACAATTTGCTTATGATATTTATATAGATGATATAGTGAAAAGTCAGAACTGTATTGATTATACCGAGAATTATGATGGAAGATATATGGAGCCAGAATATCTTCCTTGTAAGGTTCCTATTCTGTTGGTTAATGGATGTTTTGGTATCGCAGTTGGAACTAAGTGTGAGATTAGTTCTCATAATCTTGGTGAAGTAATTGATGCTACTCTACAGTTAATGGATAATCCAAATAGTGAAATTATTCTTATTCCTGATCACTGTCAAGAGTGTTATATAGTAGATGATACTGACTGGAAGTCTCTGTGTGATCTTGGATTTGGATATTATAAAATAAGATCTAGAATTGATATTGAAGATTATAAGGGTAAGAAAGCTCTTGTTATTAAGAGTACTCATGACCTTCTATATCTCAATAGTATTACAGATGATATAGAGAATCTTGTAGCCAAGAAGAAGTTAGTTCAGATAGAGAACTGTTTTGATGAATCTTCTCTTGGCCCTAATGGAAAAGAACAACTAAGATATGTAATAGTACTAAAGCCTGGTAGTAATGCAGAGTATGTGAGAGAAGTACTATATAAGAATACTAAATTAGAAGATAGAATTAGAGAGAACTTCTTAGTTCTTAATGGACTGGAACCTATTAGATTATCTTATAAAGGATATATTCTCAGCTGGATAGATTTCAGAAGAATGACAAAGTTCAGAATTTATTCTAATATGCTCCAACAGATTCAGACTAAACTTCATGAGAAAGAAGCTTATATTAAGATTCTAGAATCTGGAGAAATTGATACTGTATTGAAGAAAATAATGTCTCAGAAAACTATTGATGATGAAGGGCTTACAGAGTGGTTGATCAAGAAGTTTAAGATCACTGATTTACAAGCTTCTTATATTATCAATGTAAATACAAAGAAACTATCTATTGGTTATCTAAATAAATATAAAGAAGAAGCTAAAGAATTAAATAGTGAAATGAAAGAAGTTATGAAGAAACTCTCTAATGACTCTTATATTGATCAAGAGATCAGAGAGGAACTTTTATATATTAAGAATAAGTATAATACACCTAGAACTTGTAAACTAATTAGGGCTAATAAAGTATCAGATGATGTACCTGCAGGTATGATGACTATTATTACTACAGATAAAAATATTATCAAGAAATTCCCTGAAGGGGTTAATGTAAAACTTAATAGAAACGAATCTGCAAAATCTTTTATTAAGATTGATAATAGAGATAATCTAATTCTATTTGATGATATTGGTAAAGCTTATAAGATTCCAGTAAACAATATTCCTCTATCTGATAAAGCTAATGATGGTATTGATGTGAAGATTCTTGCTAAAGGAATGATCTCTACTATTGTTGGTGTACAATCTGAAGAGAATATTAGAGTACTAGATAAACAAAATCAGACTAATGAGTCTACTTATATCATAGTAATTACAAAAACTGGTATGGTAAAGAAGATTCTATTAACAGAATTACTTAATATTACTGGATCTGGACTTGTATATTCTAAGGTAGATCAAAATGATAGAGTAGAGCGTGTATTTCTATCTTCAGCTGGAGTAGACACTATTATCTATTCTGATCATAAAGCTATAAGACTCAGTATTAATGATATTCCTACTCAGAAGAGAAATAGTAGGGGTATGAAATCAATGAATACAGATAAGATAGACGGTATAGCTATTATAAGTCCTATTACTAAAGATATAGTAGTTATTACAGACGGTAATAAGATTAATAGAGTTCCTATAGATGCTCTTCCTAGAGATAAGAGAGCAAAAAATGGGTTTAATGTAATTAAGCTTGGAAAAGATGATAAGATCAAAACTATTCTAGCTATTAATAATAATGATAGAGAAGTTCTTAGAGTTGTTAATACAGAAGAGACAGTAGATGTTCCTGTAAGAGAGATTCCTTATGGAAGTTCTATTAGTCCTGGTATTAAGATTTTTAAGAAGAAGCTTCCTATACTTCAAGTTACTGTTTATAATACTTAACTGAAAGATTGTATATTTAGAAATAAAATTATTATAACTATCAAATACTGAGGAGAAATATACTTTCACGTTTTTAGTAAAAAATAATCATCTAAACTAAAAAATAAAAGTATATTATAAAATCGAGTATGCATACAACTCAAATCTAATCAAGGAGGATCCTCAACCATGGCAGACAACATCTATGGCGTACAGCAAAATCCCTATTTCGCGCAGCCCCAGGCAACCTTCTATCAGAATCGTCCTACTGCCAAGTACACTCAGCCTCTTACCGATGGGCAGATCAATGCCCTGAGGCAGGAGGAAGATGCACTGACTGTAAAGGTCGATGAGAAGGATATCTGGAGGGCTCAGTGCACTCATAAGCACAATGGTGCTTCCACTCTGACCAAGGTTCCTGTTTATGACAGGGATGGAAATCTGATCAGGGAAGACTATAAGTGCTCTATCTGTGGTGCACAGTTCACTATGTTCGACGGTACCGTTGAAGATGTCAAGGCTGCACTCAAGACTGTCAATGACATTCTGCAGACCTGCAAGACGGTCAACCTCGATATCCCTGCGGAACTGGCCAGTGCATACTTCCAGTTCATGCCTCTGCTGAATATGCTTCCTGTAATGTACGATCGTTCTGTTCGCAACTTCCAGCGTTATGCGAATGTTGAGAATGCGGGCGGTGTGTATGCAGGGAACACCTACATGCAGAACAACTGGGGTCTTCTTGGCAGCCTGACTGCTCAGCCTTATTATGGCCAGCCTGTCGGCTATGCCTATCCCCAGCAGCCTGTAGCTGGTTATGCTTATCCGCAGCCCCAGCCTCAGGTAGTTTATCAGTATCCCCCTCAGCAGTATGCTGCACCCCAGGCTTATGCAGCACCTGTGCAGGCCAATCCTTTCGTAGCGAATGCTCCTGCTCCTGGTGTGATTCCTCAGCCTGTAGCAGCTCCTGCTCCTCAGGCAGCCCCTGTTCAGCCTGCTCCTGAAGCTCAGGATGTAGCTCAGAACAAGGCTTTCAACCTGTAAACATTTAATAGGATGGAGAGAATAATATCTCTCCATCCTATTTTATTTTTTAATTGCATATCATAAAATTAGTTAAACATCCTCTTTCTGAGCCTATTCAATTGAATAGGCTGAGAGAGGGCAAAATGGTGAAATATGCATAAAATTAACTTTTGTGGTGTAGATAACACTATATTAGTCTAAATTCATTTTGGAGGGTTTTTGTATGTCTAATCCTACACAATTTAAGCAAGGTGACATTGTAGCCCATTATAAGAGTTTTTACAATACAGATGCAGATTTTGCTGATAAAAAGTATTTATATATGATTATTTATCCAGAAGCATATACTACAGACGATGAGCCTATTAAATGTGTAGTATACCAAGCTCTGTATGGGGAAAAGAAAGTATGGATCAGACATTATGATGAATTTATGTCTGATATTGATATTGAAGGAAATCCTTTTAAGTATAGATTCAATAAGATGGATACTGCTCTTAATACTATTTTTAATCTTACTGAAGTTAATAGAAATAATAGAGCTTATAGTAAAGAGGCAATATTAAAAGCATTGGAAGAATATATGGAAAAGAAAGAGGAGTAAGTATTAATGGCTACAGATAAAAAGAATGTAACCAATAATGAAGCTTATATAGATAATATTAAGAATTATGCAAATCAGATTACCTCTATAGATTCTATTATAGAAGCTATTAGAAAGCTTCCTGGAATGTATATTGGTAGTATTGGAACTTCTGGTTGGATGACTTGTCTTAGAGAGATTTTCCAGAATGCTGTCGATGAGGCTATTAAGGAAGATTCTCCATGTAATTATATTAAGATATTCTATAATGAGAAAGATTGTTCCTGTACTATCGAGGATAATGGTAGAGGAATTCCTCATGGACAGATTCTTAAAGTATATAATACAGAGCATAGCTCATCAAACTATAATAAGAAACCAGGAGAATATTCATCTGGTGTTCATGGTATAGGAGCTGTATGTGCTGTTGCATTTAGTTCTATCTTCATTGTAGATTCTTATGTTCTAGGAAAAGCTAAACATGTAGAATTTATTGAAGGATATCCATGGAATAAGAATCCTGTAGAACAGGATATTCATTGCCCAAAAAATAGACAAGGAACTACTGTATATCTTAGACCATCTTTTGATGCTCTTGGACCTGTAGAACTTACAGCTGCAGAGTTATTTGATATGGTTATTAAGATTCTACCTCTAACTAATATTGGAACTAAACTTTCTTTTAAAGCTGTTGATAAGAAAGGTAAAACAATCATTGATGAAAATCTTGTAAATAAAGATGGTATTATGACAGGTCTTTATAATAAGTGTAAGAGTCCTGTTATAGCTCCTATTTATTATAAAGCAGATAATGGTACTACTAAATGTGAAATTTGTTTTACTTGGGATTCCAGTGATCTATCAAGTAATGAAGATATAACTTCTTTCAGTAACTTTACTTGTACTATGGGAGGCACTCATGTACAAGGATTTACTGATGGCGTATCTCTATTCTTTAGAGATTATATGAATAATATCTATCTATCCAATAATAAGAAACTTAGTATTATAAATTCTGATGTAAAGACTGCATTGAAAGCTGTAGTAGTAGCTGCTCATATTGATCCTATCTTTATTGGTCAGTCTAAGGCTATTTTGTCTAATAGGGATATGATTGATTTTATTAAGAATACTACAATTAAAGCTCTTAATGATTGGTCTAAGAGGAATAGTAATGATCTTCAGAAAATCTGTAAGTTTATTAAAGATATTGCTGAAGTTCGTAGTAAAGAGGATAATGAAAAGGTTAAACTATCTACTAAATATCAATCTAATCTTCTTACTGGTAAACCCAAGAAGTATTTACAACCTTCTGGTAATAAGAATCTAGAGCTTATTATAGTAGAAGGTGATTCAGCTCTTGGGGCTGCTAAAAATAGTAGAGATTATACTTGTCAAGGTCTTTATCCAATTAGAGGTAAATTACCAAATGCATTTAATACATCAAAAGCAGCTTTTCTATCTAATGAAGAAGTAGCAGCTATTATAACTATTATAGGTGGAGGTTATGGTAAGAACTTTAACCTCTCTAAAGTAAAATGGGAGAAGATTATCTTTATGGCAGATGCTGATCCTGATGGTGCTCATATCAGAACTCTGCTATTGAGATTCTTCTTGATGTATATGCCTGAGTTGATTCAAGATGGTAGAGTATATGGATCTTTACCTCCACTTTATGGTCTTAAAGTAGGTAAAGGTATGAAGTATTTTACTGATAAGATTGAGTTTACTAAGTATATTCAATCTATCTTTATTAAGACACATACTCTAACTACTCTCACAAATAATAAGATGAGTAATGTGGAGATATCTGGATTATTCGTTAAGAATATAGAATATCTTTATTTGATGGACTATGTGGGCAATACATTTGCTATCAACAGTAATCTATTAGAAGCTATTCTATATAGAATTGCTCCTTATATCAAGTTTACTGATAAACAAAAGAAAATAGTTATCTATAATGATATTATCAATAACTTCTCCAACAATATATCTGCTGGAACTAATGATAATGTATTTCCAATAATTAATAAGAGTGCTAATACAATATATAAATATAATGTATCTAAAGACTTTAATTTCAATACTTTCAAGAAAGTTATAGAACAAGAGTTTAGATTTATTAAAGTATATAGAAATAAAGATGGATGTATTACTATTGAAGGATTAGAAAGTGGTAAATATCATTACTTCTTGTTAAACAATAGATTCATCTCTGCTTGTTCTGATATCATTGAGTTGATCAATAGTAATAGATATCTCTTTTATAAAGTAGATGGTGAACAGAAGAGTATTTATGAAGTCATGACTATGTTTAACTCATGTGTTCCTAACGGATTGACTCGTTATAAAGGCTTAGGTGAACAAGATCCTAAACAGTTAGGAGAGTCTGCATTAAGACCTGATTCTGTTAGAACATTGGTTAGATATACAATAGAAGATGTTAAAAATGATATAGAACTAATCAGATATATTGACTCTAATAGAGCTATGTTGCTTAAAGGTGTCAATATTACAAGACAAGATATAGAATAAATAATAAGAGGTAGATCTTTTGGTCTACCTCTTTCTTTTTATTGTGATTATTTTTATCAAAATACAATAGTTGTATATGCATATCGTGGTGGTCACTCGGACCGTGGGCTCTATTGTGGTGCTTTCTGTGTTTCTCTGAACGGTGCTGCTTCTGGGTATGGCTGGTATCGTGGCGCCGCCCTATCATTTAACTTATAGTATTATTTTAATCAAAGTAGTGGTACTCACTATATTCTTCGTGGTGGTGACTCGGGCCGTGGACTAGCTTGTGGTGCTTTCTCTGTTTACACATCGGCTTCTGCTAGTTCTGCCTATTGGGATAGTGGCGCCTCTCTATCATTTAAACTAAGGCAGCTATTATTGTGATTATTTTTATCAAGAATCTGGAACTAAGTATAGTCTTCGTGGTGGTTACTGTACTAGTGGTTTTATTTGTGGTGCTTTCTTTGTTACTGAATCGCCTTCTGCTGCTGTTACCCATTGGCACTTTGGCGCAGCCATATCATTTAAACCATATTATATAATATATTTTATCAAAGTAGTAGTACTCATTATGCTCTTCGTGGTGGTAGCTGTAGTAATGGCTCTCGTTGTGGTTTCGCCTTTGTTAGCCTCAGTAGTTCGTTTTCTGGGGGCTACTGGTACTATGGCGCCGCCTTATCATTTAAACCATGGTATTATTTTTATCAAAGTAGTGGTACTCATTATGCTCGTTATGGTGGCCACTCGTACGCTGGATTCCGTTGTGGTGTTTTCTGTATTGATATATCGTACTCTGCTCTTGCCTCTTACTATTGTGGTGCTGCTCTATCATTTAAACCAATAAGTGATTATTTTTATCAAAATAGTGGTACTCACTATTCTTATCGTGGTGGTGCCTCAGGCAATGGCTTTTATTGTGGGATTTTCTCTGTTCGCCTTACAGCTTTGTCTTCTGGGACTGTTTGGTATCTTGGCGCTGCCTTATCATTTAAACCAGTGATGATTGTATAATAATATCTATAGATAACAAGGCTTATCTTCATTATAAAAAAGAAAGTGAGCCTTAAATAAGAGACCCACTTTCTTTTTTCTTTAATAGTTATTGTACTCTCTGAAGTAATCAATTGCTTTATTTGCTCTTGAGTTACTGCATCCTTCTAGATCTCTTGGGGCTTCAAATATCTTACAGAATCTATATCCTGCTTTATATGCTCCATCTTCTGTATCAGGAACATTTCTTAGCTCCTCTAAAAGTTTTGGAAACATAGTTTCAAGCTCATACATAAGATATCTGGTCTGACACTCAAGGGTGTCGTATGGATATCCACATACACTGGGGTAATCATATAGACCTTTCTTACGACCATCAGTTGTCCACTGGCAAATACCATATCCTGGACCTCCGCCCCATTGGTGAATGTCAGGATTAAAGGTATCTCCTGTCTCTTCCTGAAGACTAGCCATAATACCACTGATAGCAGCATTGTTAAGACCAGTAACTTTCTTGAGGAGTCTGTAGCAATTTACTTTGTCTGTAAACAAAGGATCAGCCTCAGAGCAGTATTTATTGATATACTTGTAAGACCTCAGAATAAAGCAGATAGCTTCATCATATCTGAGATTCTTCTTAGGATTAATGTATGATTGCTCATCAAGATTGAAGATGTGAAGATTCATACAAAACTCCATAGAAGCTTTATGAGCATCTGCTATATACTGAGAGTCTGCTGGATTGATAAATTCAGTATAATTGATTTTTTCTGCTGGTACCAATGCAAAGTATAGATACATATTGAATATACTGTCAGCAATTGTCTCTTTTGTAACATGCTGATTTGGATATATGTATTTATACTCTGTATCAATGATACCTATATAGTGCAATCTTCCGATTGCCCTATCATCAGTATCATAGAATGGTTTAGATTCTACGTTGATCTCTACATCATTGTTGTTGCAGATATTCATATAAGCACGATATAGAAGATCATAATACTCTTTTACAGAGATATAGTTTGAGAAGTCTTCAATATCTCCACTATAAAAGAGTTTGTATTCTTCAGCTTCTTTGAGTTCATTAACAAGATAGATATTAGCTGTTTCATAGACATCTACAGCAATATCTTCTGTCTCGAACAAATCGTCAGAATCTTCGGAATTAGCCTTTGATCCCAAGGTTGATATTTCGATACTCTCTGTTTCTTCATAGGAACAAGGGATTGCTGTAATAAGGGAATTGTTTACTACTTCTTCAGTAGCAATGATCTCTTCGTTCTCCTTTCTTTCGATTTCTTTTGAAGATGCGTACACATTGGTTCCAAACAACATCTGGAAGTTGGTGATGGTGAGAAAGAAAATAACAAATACCATCACTATGGGAATGAACCTTTTTAGTTTCAATTTAAAATCCACCTTTCTAATATTTTTGGTATTGGTCGGGTGAGAGTATCATATATATAATATATAATTATTTTAATAAAAAATTACAAAAATAATTATATAGATACATATTAATAGAATTACGTATTATAACACTATAGTACAAACATTATTATCTTTATATCTTAATTGGAGGTTTGTTAAAATGAGCGGTTATCAGGACACTAAGCGTCGTTTTCAGAAGAATAATAATAGAAACAGTGATAAGCCTATGAATTACAAGGCTAATATCCCTGTATTCTATATTGAAGGAGTGGGGAGTTTTACTCCAAATGGAATCAATTTTGACATCGAATCTCTCGATGAGATTCTTGCAAATCTGAATGACCATAATGCTTTCCGGCAGATGAGTCATCCTGTTAGCATGAAGAAGTCTGACGTATTCACCGATGCAGATAATGCTCGTGGTAATGTGACTGTTGGTTACATTCGTGGCATTACTGATAATGGTGATATTGCAGTCACTATTAATGCTAAGTATGTTGATGCTTACAAAAAGATCAAAGAGCCTACTATTCAGGTGAATGGTATTGTTAAAGAGAATACTCTTAATACCATTCTCTCCTTCCTTATCTGCGAATATAGCACTCTCTTTGCAGAACATGGTGCTGTTGAAGCAGCTGATGAATCTATTGATTCTGAAGAATAAAAATTAAAACTATAGGGATACTGATCATTCAGTATCCCTAATTACAAATCTTTTGTAATAATTAATATTTTCAATTATATATAATATATATGAGTGTGAGATTATTCATTACAAATTTTCAAAATCATTATTTTACTCACACTTAGAAAGGGGTATAAAAAATGGCAGCAAAGAAGAACAACACCAACATCGAGGAAGAGAAGACCTTTGACCGGAGGCCTGAGTACAAAAAGCCGGCCTTCTGGAGGATCTTCGATCCCAAGCAGGAGGTCCAGCTCACTCGGACTGTCTCCAGCAAACCCATCCTCAATGAGGAAGGAGTGCAGGTGAAGTTTGACATTACGTATGAGGGTGACGATGAATATCGCACCCGCCATTTCGCCTATGAAGAAGGCGAAATGTATCGCGCTTCTTTCATGAAGGGGAATGACAGTTTCCCCTTCGTCCAGAAGTATCAGTTGCCTGATACTCTGGAGGACCGGCTTGTGCTGGTCCTGGGATTCAACCCCAAGATGAGAGACGCCAACATCCCGAAGACGGCGTTGAAATACGACCTGGCCGATGGCCTGAGCTTCTATTTCGACCCCCAGGTGAACGAGAAAGGGCAGCTTCATCTGAAGCCTGTCTCTTTCACCATCACCAAAGAAATCGGAAAGGTCGGCGACGAAGTCCTCAGCTGGATCGGAAAGCGTGGCAGCATGTTCCCCGAATGGTACATCCGGGAGAAGCTTCCCGAGATCTTCTGATCTCAACACAGAACAACGATGGGAGGGAGCAATTGCTCCCTCCCTTTCTGTGGTTTATTTTTTGTTATTATAACAGAGCACATTATATTAAATAAATACATCTATGATGAATGAGGTGTTAATATAAATGAATAATACAACATCTGTTCTAGATAATATATATCCTATTATTGAAAAGAAGCTTAATGAAAAGAAGACAATGGATGCATATAAAAATATGCTGAATAAATTCATGGAATATAGATCTAATGATCTTTATGATATAGTACCATGTTCTAGACTATACTTTGGAGAACAGGATAAAGATAATTATTTTAAAGTATTCAATATCTCTGATACAGAGATTAAAGAATATATAGATAAAACCTATTATGGTGTAATAGATAATTTCAATCCCAGAGCAGCCAAGGATGAGCTTACTGTTATGCAGCTTTGTGTAATTAGATACTTTATAGAGAAGAATGATAAGAAACAAACTGATCTTGCTTGTATTTATCTTTCATTCTCTGGTAAGTTCTATCCTTCTATTCATTATAGATCATATCCTAAAGTAGCTCCTATTAGACATGTAATGGAGTTTGTTGTTAACAGTAAACTCTCTAAGAAGTTTGATCTTGTGCAGACAGGTTCTATCTTAGGATCTATTCAATCTATAGATCAAACTTGGGTATCTAGCTATAATCAGAAATTTAGAAAATTCTCTGATGAAGATGTAGTATATCTTATTCAACAGCTTCATTCTCGTATAGGATCTTTTATGAAGAATATAGCTGACGAATATTATAAGATTTATAATGAGAAAGATAAATATATTACTTTTGATAGTGACTCTTTAGATCAAGATGATTACCATCTAGCAGACAGTGATTCTCTTAGAATGCAAAGAGCTGTAGAAAAGGCTATTAATACTATTAACAATAGTGGTATTGATTATTCTATTTGTAAAATGTCTGCTGATCAGAATGTAAAACCATCAGAGTTAAGAGCTATTATAGAAAGTATTATTAATGATAGAACTAATCTTGCTAAAGTAAGAAGATTGATAGAACTGCTTATTACAACATACTATGCTAATTCTAGTGCTAAAAATAAAGATGTGGCGGACATATCTTTTATCACTTATAGTATTGCTACTAAACCTAATGCTAAACAAAAAGAAATAGTAGAAATTAAGAATATAGTACAGAGTTTTCTAGAAGATAACTCTCCTGCTTATTTAAGAAGGAGATCTAGAGTGGCTACTAAAAACTCTTATGAATCTTCTATTATTAAATATTTTACATTTCTTATTCATAATGCTAATAGATAGAACTATATGGGATAGAGTCTTAAACAGACTCTATCTCTATTTATTTTTTGATATAATAATTACATATAATTGTATATTATAAATATATAAGTTAGTAATATGATGGTTACATTTTTGGTGCGAATGGAAGTGTGTAGGTAAGGTTCTGACAAATAACTCTATTAATGGAGTTGACCGAGCAGAACGCTATTGACATTATATTGTGATAAGTAATAATATAACAACTATATGGTCCCGTAGCAAAATTGATTAATGCACTCTCCTCATAAGAGAAAGATATCTCGGTTTGAGTCCGAGCGGGACCACCATTTTTTCGGCGTGTGGCGGAATAGGTAGACGCTACGGACTTAAAATCCGTCGGTAGAAATACTGTTGGGGTTCAAGTCCCCATACGCCGACCAATAATAGAGTATAGATTAATTTCTATACTCTATATTTTTTATTCATAAAAATAATTATATATTATAATAATGATATTATCTATGAAAAGAGGTTATCCATATAAAACAGAGTGATATTATTGTTGGTCATGTATATGCTAATAAAAGCAATACATCATATAGACTAGTAAAGGATTGTACATTCCCAAATGAATGTGATAAAGATCTTTTGTTTGTTGTTGATGTTTTCCTGAAAATGGATGTTTTAAAAATATAGGTATTGGACTTCCTTATCATATTCTTCGTAAATCTTTTTCCAAATGGGCTCATAAAGATGTAACAGAAATTAATATAGAATCATTATTTTAGGGGGTATAAATATGTTTGACATTCAGGAGGTTATTGACAAAATAGAAACCACAGATGATGGTTTCAAACAGGCTTTAGAGGAAGCAAATAATTATACTGATATCAAGACTGCTATTAATGAAAGAATTACAGAACTGCTTACTCAGTATAGTGCATCTATTAAGCTGAATAAGCGTAATAGTGATGTTATGTATAGAAAGATTAATGAGATTGAAGATGAGATTCTTAATATTGTTGATGCTCTGATTCCTGAAGATTAAAGAGGTTTATATATGAAGGTCTGGAAATATACAGCTCAGTTGTTCTTTGATGCTACTAAATATGGTACTCTTATTATAAGAGCTAATACTGAACTCAAAGCAAAGAAATTTGGGCGTGATGAGATGAAGAAGAAATATAATACTGATATGATTACTGATGAAAAGGTTACTCTTTTAGGAGATGATATTCCTATCTTTAAATGTGCCAAATGTGGTACCAAAGTCATTGAAGGACAAGAGATAGGTTATAAGGTTAATAATGATCTTTACTGTCAAGAATGCTATTATGAAATTAAGAGAAAGATGAGGTTTGAAGATGTTTGATTATATTATGGCTAAGCCTCTCACAGAAGAGAGCTTTTCTACCATTAAGAATAAACTGAAGAAAATTTATGATCATATCATCAAAAATGCTAAGTATTATGATGAAAATAATGAAGAAAAGGTAAAGAATCTTTTTGTGAGTCTTGATGGGAAAGTTAAGACTGTTAATTATGATGAATATGAAGTGAGAGTATATATTCCTGAAGATATTGATGGGATTAAGAATCTCTTTATCTCTAAAGAAATCAATGAGGATGAAGCAAGAGAAAGACTCAATGATATCATAGGAACTTTCTCCTATGCAGTTAGTAGTTTCATTGAGGATGCTATGGTATCATGGTATTATTATAGGAAGGAATGTTATAATCCTAATTTGAGTGATAAAAATAAAAACTTTTGTGATTTCTTCGATTCGGAACATGCTATAATAGATCTTATTGATATTCTCTTTGGATTTGAAGTTGATATTATGGAGGATAATATAATTAATGGATAGAGCAGCAAGTAATGCTTTTAATCTCAAAATTAAAGATATTATACAATATATCACAGATGTTATTAATAAAAAATACTATACTGAAGCGGAGATTAATGCTGTAATTAAAGCAATAGAGATTATTCTTAATAAATATAACGATCAGTTTAGAAAGGTTATATTTATAACCAATATGGGAGACTTCCAAAGATTCGAAGAAAGTCAAGATAGAAAGACACTGGATTATCTAACCGATAGAATTCTTCTTGATCTAAAGTATTTTCTTTCTGATAGCACGTATGAAGAAAACTTTAATAAGAGTTTTGATGAGTATGAAAATCTTTGTATGGGTATATTTGAACAGTTTAGAGCTGTAATGAAAAAGAAATTAGAAGAATATGGAGAGAAATACAGGATCTATAAAGACGGTGGAGATCCTGATGATAAAGATACAAATAAAGATGGAGATTATTACCATAAGATAGCTTTTGATGTATTGGATGTAGAAGAAGATATAATGGTAATGCTTGCTGGTATTATTTGATAATAATAGAGGTTGTAGAAACTACTCTACAGCCTCTTCTTTTTTATTTTTTATAATAATTGTATATTATATTAATAAGATTATTAGATTTTTTGAAAGGGGATTTATAAATAATGGAAAAGACTATTAAGATCTGTAAAGTGAAATTTGACAAAGATTATTATCAGCAGCATAAGGATGCTGCATCTCCTGTAGCAGATATTGTTTGCGATCATAAGACTATTGGTACTATTGAACTCGGATACTATGGGTTCAATCTCTTTAATCAGGTAAAGACTGTTCCTGTAAATGCTTCTTACATTGGAACTCTGATTGATTTGTATGATGATCTTGATAGATATACTTTAAAACAAATTATGTACAACTCAGTTCTCGCTGCTATTCATCAATTTGAAATTGAAATTAATGATGGTGATGAGTGTGTATATATTATAAATACAGTAGAGGATATTGATTCTCAGAGAATGTATAAAGAGTTTGGAATTGGTTCGTTTATTGATGCTTGTTATGCATATATTCCCAATATAAAGTCTATGGGTAAAGAGTTTCATAATAGAGAAATCTCTTCTTTCAATAAGAAAACTAAGAAACAACTCAATGGGCAAATTGGATTCGATGAAGATAGATACACTGAATATGAAGAAGCAGATAATCCTGCATATTCTCAACCTGATGATCCTGATAAGGAGTTGAATGCAAGATATGAATAATTATGGATACTGTGAGATCTGCGGTAAGTATGATCTTTATAGAGCATTTGAGCTGACCTCATTCGATACTCAACCTCTTATAGCATCATCAAATGCATACGTAGCTCCTAAAAAGAAAGTTATACATGTGTGTGATAGATGTTATCAAGGGTTAATAAATCTAAGGCATGGAAATATATTCAGTAAAAGTACAAATTTCTAATATAGGAGGGGTATAATATGCTATATTTTTATCCTCTTAAAGAGAGAATAGAATCTGCAAGATGTCATATCTGTGGAGATAATAGGGATATAGATTTCTACACAATTGATGATACAGGTGAAGAAAGATTAGTATGCAAATCATGTGTTGATATAATTAATAGGCATCAAAATGATCAATATGGATTGAATATCTATAATGATCCTCTTAAAAATTATGGAATTGCAAGAGTAATGAGAATATATAAAACTAAGAGTGGAATCACTATTGGTGAATTTGGATTTAATGGATCTATTTATATAAGAGTCAATATCACTGCTTATGAATATTGGTTTATTCCTGATCATATTAATGCCTATACTCTTATCTATGATGAGAGACTTAAAGATGGTATGATTGATACAGATGAGATAGTTAAAGGAAACCCAACTGTTATCATTTATGGTGATGATATCACTAGACCTAATGCTGTTGTGGTTTATAATAATTATAAATACAATGTAATTGAGTATACGAAAGCAGAAGAACGTAAAGAATACTTTTATCCTATCTTTAAAGATAGAGATGTGAAGGATATCTTCTTTGTAGATAAGAGAAAGAAATGTGAATTTGACGAGTGGATTTAGTCTATTATAAAAGAAGGAAGAAGAAAACATGGTTAATCTGAATAGTACAATTTCTAATATTGTATCTTCCAATAAGAAAGCTGTAGCAGTTTGTCTTACGTATAAAGATAATAGAGATGTGATTGAATTTAAGTTTAATGATGGTGTTGTTATTACTACTGAAATTGGTAGGTTTGGATATGAAGGACTTTATAACTTCACTGATCCTCTAACTTGGTTCTATGATAGTAGAAATAGTTATATTATAGAAAAGATGAGATTAGTGTCAGAACATAAATCTGATTTTTCTAATCTTTCTGTTTATCATGATAGAAGTATTATCTTCTTAATTGAAGATGGTAACGATGGAGCATGTGGTACCCATCCCAATATGCGTATCTGGAATGGGCCTGAGAAGAAAGAATATATTCTCTCTGGTGATGATCTTGAAGACATGTTTAGTACTTATTGGAGGATTATTAAAGAAAATATGTATAAGACTTTACCTGGCCATATGTATTTTGTCGATAGAAGAATAAAGCCTGAGTATGAAGAAATATTCTAATATATGAAGAGTAGACATGAATTAGCTATAGAATATATTAATTCTCTGCCTAAGTGTGATATATGTGGTGGAGATCTTGCATATAGACCTATTATAGATAAAGATACTGGTAAAACAAAAATTATTTGTACTGCTTGTCATATGAAAATGACATTTGCTAATGGATTTGTAAAATATAATAGTATAGAGGAAGGAAAGGAGGAAGCGTAATGAAGATTTTTGTAGTCACAGAACTGATTAGTATTGATGAAGATGATCACATCAATCCTGAAAAGTATGGATATCTGTGTGTAAAGACCAGTATCAGAGAATGCCTTCAGTTCATTCTCAATAAAGATATTGACTATGTAAAAGCAATGTATTATACTGATAGTCCAAAGATTGATATGAATCTGATCACTGATTGTATTATGGATAAAAGTCCTGAAAAGGATATTTATAAGGTTGAAACTAAATATCATAATAATGCTATTAGCAGATACATTATTATTCAGGAGACAATAGATGGTGAGACTAGTAGTTGATAAAGATCCTTTTAATAATTTTATTGATCTCGATTTTATAGCAGTTAGAATATATGAAAATAAATATGGCACCATTGCTGAGTTTAAATCTAAGAATGGTAGCTATCTCGGAATAAATCTTTCTCTGTATGGATATAAATATATCCATAAATTAACTAATCCTAGTATGTATTTCTATGATGAGAGAATCGTAAATGGAGATAATCTCCAGGAACTTTCTAAAGAAGCTACAGTTATTGTAATTTCTGACAATACTGATAGTGAAAATAGATATTATCAGAAAATGGTTATTTATGACCATGATTCTAGACATGATATTTGGGATATTAGTCGTAGTTCTCAATATATGAAATTTAAGATGTATACTCGTAAAGATTATGAAGAAGATAATTCTCCTATATACTTTGTAGATAATAGGATGAGTAGGCCTAAATATGAAGATCTATAAAGGATAAAAATAGCAATGAGAGTAATGGGATTTAAATTAGGTCTATTAGAACCTGATAATCGTCATGATCATGAGTGTTACTTCTGTGGTGATACTAGTGGATCTGTAAAGTACTTTGCTGAAAATAAACAAAATCCTATGTTTTATGTGTGCAATAAATGTGCACTGAAATATTGTGATAAAAGTGACAATAAAATATCTACAAAACCTGTACCTTTTGCTGTTAGATTATATAAAACTTCTGATAGCAAGCATGATGTAGCAGAGTTTAGATATATGGGTGGAACTTCTAAAAGAATAAATTTAACTGTTGAAGGATATGAATGTCTTAAAGAAGTTAATGGATATACTCTCTTTTATGAAGAAAGAGAGTATAATATTACTTCTGATTATATTGTAGCAATTGAATATGGAGAAAATTATTCTCCTATTGCTACCATTATTAGTCCTGATGCTTCTAGAAAAACTTTTAGATTTAATTATGTGGATGAGTTTAATAAATATTTTGTAGAAGAATTAATTGAGTATATAGACTCTCTTCCTGATAGTGAAAAGAAGTCTATCTACTTTATGGATATGAGAGAAAGGAAATCATTCGATGACTTCACCTGCTAATGAGAAAAAGTATAAATATCCTAAATCTATTATATTAGACTTTATCAGTCGTTTTACTTACAAAATTCAAATCAGAGATATAAATACTATTGATGATTTTCAAAATGTATTCGGAGCAGGATATTGTTGGCATTTTGCTCATCTATTAAAGAATACTTTTGATGGAGGAGAAGTCTGTCTAGCGGTTCCTCTATACTATTTTGTATGGGTATATGATAATATAGCTTATGATATCTATGGGCAATTTAATGGATTTCTTAAACTATATATTCCAGAGAGTTATCTAACAGAAGAACAATTATTTGAATTCAAACACATTAATATTCCTTTTGGAAAGTATTTACCGATAGAGAGTACTCCTCTTACTAAAAAGGATTACATAGCTCTTATAGAGAAATATTGTAAAGATACTAATCAAAAATTCTTCCCTGAACTAATCAATCAGGTATTCTATCCAGATATAGAAGAATATGTAGAATAAGGAGGATTATATGGGACTTCCTGAAGATATTAGGAGGATTATTGAATCCGAGATAGAGAGCTTCTCTGAGAATCTTCTAGATGAAGTAAATATTCGTCTGAATCTTGAAAATAAAGATGAAGAGAAAGAGCATGAGAAGGCTATTGAATGTATTATCAGAATATCTGATGATTATAATAATGATAGTACTCTAATGATCTTTAAGTTTAAAACAGATGGAAATTGCAGTATTAAATCTTTGAGCAAAGTTTCCATAAATACTGAAGATTTCATTAGATATCTGAAGCAGTATACAGATGGTCATACAAAATTCATTGATGAAAGAGTTGGGCCTTCATGGATTGCATTCTATAGCAGAATCTCTTATGAATGCCATATCATTGAGATGGATGCTGATAATATAACTTTAAAACATTATGATCATTCAAATGGTACTATGTTTTCCAATTATAAAACTGAACGTAAGTGTTTTGAAGAAGTTCTTGATCAAATAAAAGATGCTAATATTATTTATATTCGTGATGAGACAGCTTGGTGTAGAGTAGAAAAGCCAAATTCATCTTCTACCAATGTTGATATTGATTCTGATTACAATTCCCTGTTGGGATTGTAATATATAAAATAAACCATGGGTAAACCCCTTCCCATGGTTTATTTTTTGTCTATAATATCATAAATAGATTAGATTACATAATAATAAGAAATATTAGAAGGTGAGTTATCGCTATGATTGATCCACAAAATATAAGACAGCCTTATGAGTATTTAGTAGAACCTCAGAAGGTTATTAAAATAGATGAATTACCAGACTATGATCTTCAAGATTGGGATCTAAATGATCCTAAAGAGTATATTAAGTTTATTAGAGCTATTGAGAAGACGGTAAGAGGTAGCTTTGAATACAGAGCTATGGTATCTTATCTGAAACAATATGCTAATATGACAGAGTGCGCATTCTATAAGAATGTAACTAACTCAGATACTTCTGCTATTAAGATAGAGATTCATCATGGACCTTTCTCTTTATGCGATATATGTGAGATAGTATATAGAAAGAGACTTTCTTTTAATGAACCTCTAGCTGAGCATTTAATAGCTAAAGAAGTTATGTATCTACATTACAATATGTGTGTAGGACTCATTCCACTATCTGCTACAGTTCATGAACTAGTGGGGAATAGATATCTATTTATTTCTCCAAGAAATTATTATGGTAATTATAAATACTTTGCAGAAGCTTATAAGCCTTGGATTCTACCAGAACAACTCGATACTCTGGAGAGACTTGAAAATACTCCAGAATCTGAATATGAAGATATATATAAGACTCTTCTGAGTAAACAATTTATTTATGCTGATATGTCTGGTATGCCTGGAGAAAATCCTTCTACTAATGAGATTATAGGTATGCTTAAGGGTAGAATAGGAGAAATTGTAGAAGGTAATACTATCAAATTAGACTAATTAATTTAATTTTAGAGCTTAGGTCTAACATATAAATAAATTCCATTTATGAATACTATATCACAACATTCATAAATAATACAATTAGGAGGAAATCTAGTAATGTCTAAGCTGTTTATCAATCCTTACAAGGTTATTCGTGAAGAAGCTGAAGAGACCTCTGCTGAGAACTTTGGTGATTCCCAGCAGGTGAAGGACGTTGTCGCTGAGCTCGACGACGCTATGGAAAACATTCCTGCAATCTCCGGTGAGCCTGTAGAGAGCAATGGTCAGCCTGTTGACACCACTGAGCTCAAGGTCACTGCAGAGATGGTAAGCCTGATTCGTCATGAGTCTGCTGGTATTCATGGCACTCCTCGCATTAAGTATCTAGTTGAGTACGCTCAGCTTCGGTACTTCATGGAAGAGAACGAGATCGAAGATGCTGCTGAGGCTGTTGAGCAGGTCGCTGCTGCCAATACCGATGTTGGCCAGCTCGATTCTGGTGAGACTGTTGACGTAGACATCGACAGCGCTGATGTTGTTGTCATTGCTCCTCCTGCCGAAGAGGTTAAGGAGATTGTTGCTGCTGCTCAGCAGGAAGCTGCTCATGGCTTCAAGGGCCTGGCAACTCTGGAGCTAGCTCTGCTGACTCGTGACCTGAGCAACAAGAAGGTCAATTGGCGTAAGCGCTAAGATTCTTTTCTGGGCACCAATTTGAGGGTAGTGGTTATTCCACTACCCTCATTCTTTTATGTAATTGTATATTATAAATAGAGCTAATACATCAGATTAATAAAAGAGATTATCTGAAAGGATATAATTTAATGAGTATAGGAAATATTTTTTGTGATGCTTCTATGGATACTTACCATAGAATTGGATGTGCAGGTATATATTTGGTTTCAGAAGATTTTAAATCTCCTATAGACTGTTATTATGTGAGACAGTTTAATGCTACCAATAATTCTGCAGAGATATTGGCTATATATCATGCAGTATTAATGGCTCTATATTATAGAAATAGAAAAGATTATGATTTTGATAGGTTTAGAATCTTTTCTGATTCTAAGATTTGTATATATGGATTAAGAGAATGGATATATGGATGGGTTAATAATCAAAATGCTGATGGTCTACTTAAGAGATCAGATGATGCTCCTGTGTTGAATCAATCTTATTTTAAAGAAATAGTAAGATTAATTATAGACTATAACCTTCCTATATCATTTGTGCATCAGAAAGGTCATATGAATTTATCCGAAGGTGCTATGAGAAAGGCCGAAGAATTCTTTTATAGTACTAATGGATATTCTCCTAAAGATATTGGAGCTGATATTAGATTTATCAATGCTTATAATATTGAAGTTGATACAAAATCGCGAGAATTGCTACATGACAGTAGTAGAACACACTTACAGTACGAAAGTGCTCTAATTCCACTAATTAACAGTTCTGAGATGATTAAATTCAATGCTCTCACACACTGGATATAAATTATTTTAATAAGATATTATATTCATATAAGAGTATAGAGATTTATAGTTGGGAGGTTTGTGAGTATTGTTTAATGTAAATTCTCCTATAATACAACAAATGATGAATGATATAAATCCGAATAATGGTACTGGATCTATTAATCCAGGAATGTATATGGGAGCAACTCCAACAGTTGCTCCTCAACAACCCGTACAAGCTTATCCTGATCCTATGCAGATGTCTATGATGCAACAACAGGCTAGGCTTCAACAAAGTAATCCTAATTATGGAAATATGGTTCCTAATGTGGTAAGTCCATTGTTCTTACAAGGATATAGCAATCCTTATTTCAGTCCAAGTGGAGCTGTTCCTAACTTTAGTGTTGCTGTAAATTCCTATATGCCAAATTATATGAATCTACAGTATGGGAATGGACAACAGGATATAAGAGCATATGATCCTACTATTGATCCATTCTATGGATATGATCCATCTGATGAATATTCCAGAAGTGTTATGCAGAATGCGATAGCTGCTGGGGTGACCTATATGGATCAATTGCAGACTGATGCTGAGATTTTTCAAAAGGGTTTAGAAATCTTCTTTAAGAATACAGATAATACTAGCCCTGAGGCTAAAGAAAAAATAAGAAAGTATTATTCTGTACAAGAGAAGAAAGTAAAGACTAATAATCCATTCATGATGGATTTATCTAAGCCATCTTCTTCTGTAGATTGTTCTAAGATGGTTGTTGTAATAATGAAAGGTGAAGAGGTAATATCTAAAGTAAATAAAGCTCCAGATGAGTATACTCTTGCAAGATGTGAGTATATGGCAGCTAATGAAGATATGATATATAGAAACTTTCTACAATATCAAGAATATCTAAGACAAAGAGATATCTATCTATATCAGAATGCTACAGAGAGACAAGGAGATAATATGGATATGTTTGACTTCTTGAAGAATGTAGCACCAAAAATTGTAAGAGAGATGAAAGAAGAAGATTTTAAGAAGTCTAAGATCAATATGATTCTTGATATTTATAACAGTCAAGCTTATAGAAATCTTATCTATAAGACAACTGGTAAAAAGATAAATCCTCCAAATATCATTCAGGGAAGAAATGGTGTTCTTCCTAATGGTATGCTAGTATCTCCAGGAGTTGATCCTAGAGTGGCTGAAGGGTTTGTCAGAGATGCCAATACAGGTAAGATAACTCTTACTGTTCCTGACTTTATAAAGAATAGAGTAGATGATTCTCCATTCAAAGAAGGAATCTTGCAGAAAGAAATGGATGCAAGAAAAGCGGCTTTTATGCAATCTCTTCATGATAATGTAGTGAGAGAGGAGATATTTAGTAGAAGTGGCTAATGTAGATCTACTCAATATAATGAGATCTAAGCAAGTAGATCCCATTAAGTTTCAATTTGATATAATGCAGATTCCTCCAATATCTTATTTTCTATCTGATCAAGATGTAGCAGCTCTAAGAGACATTGCTACTTCTCTCAGACTATCTGCAAAGATAGATGTGAAGAGAAAAATGATGGATGATATAATGAGAAGAAGAGGATTCAAGAGATTCCAAGCTGGGACTAATAGAATAATCTATAAGTTCGAGGAAAGTCAAGCATTTGTAGCAAAAGTTGCTATAGATAGAGTTGGGATGAAAGATAATCCAAACGAATTTAGAAATCAAGAGATATTAAAACCTTTCGTAGCAAAGACCTTTCATGTATCTGAGTGTGGTACTGTGGCTCTCTCAGAAAGAGTAGAACCTATTATAAGACCTTCTGAGTTTGAAATGATAGCAGAAGATATTTATGAATTGATTACTAATAGGATACTTGGTCTTTATGTTATGGAAGATATTGGTACTAAGTATTTTATGAATTGGGGTACTAGAGTAGGATTTGGTCCAGTGCTATTGGATTATCCTTATCTATTTGAATTAGATGGAGATAAACTAGTATGTAATGTAACAGATCCTATTACTGGTATTCCATGTGGTGGAGAAATAGATTACGATGCAGGTTTTAATGAATTGATCTGCAAGAAGTGTGGTAAGCGATATCTTGCTAGAGATTTAAAAAGAAATATAGTCGAAAACAAGGTAATAATGGATACCATAATTGGAGGAGGTAAATATCCAATGATCGTACAGGTAAAACGTGGTGATGAGGTTATTTCCACTAGCGATAGCAATTCCGATACTATCGTTAAACCTCATATGAGAAAGGTTAAGAAGAACCGTCTCAATAAGAAAGAATTTGATGTTGTTATTGCTAATTATCGTCCTCAGGGTCAAGTGACCATTAAGGAAGAAGAAACAGAGCAGAAGGTTGAAGATAACAGCAAAGTTATTGAGATCTCTCTTGATACTAGTGAGCCCAGTAAAGTTGAAGAGCCTGGTTTCAAGACTATCATTACTGGCGGGAAGCCTGTAAAGAATGATAGGGATCTTAACGTGAAAGTCGTTAAGGGTAATGTAGATCAAAATAAGAAGACTGTTGTAAAGACTGAAGAAAAGACTCCTGCTGCTAATAAAACTAAGAAAGTAGCAGTTGAGGATAAGAAAGAAGAAAAAAATTCTGATGAAGATGAGGAATCCTTTCGATCCAGTAATGAGGGTAAGATCGAGGGAAGTGAACAAAGTGGATCGGACAACTCAGGAAGAAGAGACGATTGTCAGATCGAGGGAAATGGATCGGATAAATCAGGAAGAAATGAAGAGACTCAGAATAATACAGCAAAACAGGCAGATAGAACTGGAAAGAGAAGAAATTCTCAGCAGGTCAAGATGAAATACATTAATAAAAATAAGAAACTTTCAGCTGCAGATCAAGCTATTAATGATAAGATCTGTAGTGGTGAGTATTACTTCGATGAGAATGGTGTTCTCAGGAAGGGAGATGGCTCTGTCTATGGTGGAAAGAAGCTGAGACTCAAAGCTTCTGACTACACAGCAGCCGAAGATTTTCCTACCAAGATTGATGATGAGGATTATTGATATAAGGGGTTGATCTAATGATCCCTACAGGTTATATAAACTATGCATGTGATGAGAATACTGTAAATAATGCTATAGTAAGAGGTGATATAGTACTGGTTATTAATGATAATATTGATGAGAGGATATATCCATCAGATAATGTCATTCATGCCAGTATTCTATTACCTCCATTTGAAAGTATCTGTCTATTGATAGATGATACTAAAGATGCTTTTGCAATTACATATTCTGATTATCTACTCAGTAGAGAAACTGATCTATATTTATTAGCTATTACAGCTGGTGTGTTCTTTAAGGGTTCTAGAATATGGCTATATTTTGGAGCTCATGAAGATAATGAAGTTCAGTTTGAAATTTTTAAAGTATTAGCGGCTTATATGACAGAAGGTTTTGGTATCTATGTAGGGATTCCTGGAACTTGTCAATTCTCTTATGATCAGAGTTTTGATAGTTTCAATCTATGTAGACTATATCAGACTGGATTGATAGATATAAGAACTCTAATGCTTAATTATCCAGATAATGAATCTTTCCCATTTGGTACTGCTGATAGGATCTGTAGAGAATTGGATCTTCAGTGGTTTAAATATCCAGAGGAGAGATTGATCTATCTGAATAGGTATAAAGAACAATGTAAATCTAATGGAGATCTATTGTTTGATCCTCTATTAGTTGTAGTAGAAGGTGAGGGTGTGAAATGATTATTTTCACACCCCATCCTTATGAGATAATTCATATGCTTAATACTAATAATATTAAGCTCTATAATCTAACAGGTTATTTTGAGGGTATCTATACTCTTAATAATCTAATGCCTTCATTGTCAGATATAGGATTTGATAATATGGAGAGTTATGATTATAGTACTATATATGCTAATTATGTCTTATCCAATATAGACTCTTTTGGAGAGTTAATGCTTATTATGGATCCTATATTCAATAATGGATCTATAGTAGTTATAGCTATCAATAACAGAGATGAGTATAGATCAATGATGAATGAAAATCTTAGTAATCTTATAGAAAGAAGGTATGGATATCCTTGTTTCTATATAGATGATCCTCAAGATCTTCTATTCATAGATCAGTCTAAGTGTGTATTCTCATCTTATGGAATTATGAATTTAGATAATGATATACATAGACTTGAGATGCATATTCCACTATCTAAACAAGATATGGAATTTATAATTAATAATACCTGAGGTTTAATATGAGTGAACTATGGCAAAGAGAAAATTATACCATAGATGCAGATTTTATTATAGGAAGCTTTATAGTAGAACTTGATATAGAAAAGTGTAACATCAATGTTCTATATAATGCTAATGTGATAGATTTAGATACTTATAACTTCCTTTATAATACAGATAAGCATTATAGAGAAGTATGGGTTGGGAATAATATTCTAAAGAATAATAATACTAACAATAGGATCTTATCTGATGGTATCACTGAAGCAAGAAGAAGATTCTTTGAAGTTCTTAATCTTGATGATAATGATATTATTAGTATAAGAAAAGATTCTATATTCTTTGTAGACAAACAATCTAGGTTTATGGGAAATGGAGTAGTAGATATTCCTTTTGATAAGTCTCCAATAAGATTTAAACAGAAAGGAGTTTATACTTCATTTTATAAACTAAAGAGAAGATTAATAGCTCTTTATAATAATGGGAGAGTAACTCCGGAAAGATTATCTATAGCAGGTATAGGAGATGATAATCTTATATCTCATGAGAATTACTTCTCAGACTTCTTAAAAGCTCTGTTTCAGACTGCTGAGTTTAGGGGTACTGAGGAGGCCATTAATCTATTAAAGATATTCTATTTGAATTATATCAATCTAAGATTAGATACTGGATATTATAGGGAGTATAATTCCTTCTCTAGATTTAGAGTTAAGAGATTCTCTATATATCCAAATCAGGACTTTATGTTAGATGAAGTATCTGATGAATCTAAGAATAGAGGAGAAATAGATATATCTTATAATGAGAATATACTAAGAACTCTTATGAAGATTTATAGTACTAAATATTTGAGTGAAAGAAGAAAGGGATACTGAACTTTATCAGTATCCCTATTTATTTTTTATTAGAAATTTATGCTAGGATCTAAATAAGTTACATTACCACCAGCAGAATTCCTCATATCTGTATAATCAGGTAGATTTCTAGCAGTAATATTTATACCATCATCCTCTGGTGTATTCATGATAGCTACATAGTTAGTGATAGCTATGTATATCTTGTTTCCTATAACTTGATGAATATTATCTATATTATAATACATAGATAGTTGTTGCATAAAGATAGGAGATATTCTATCACTGATATATGTGGTAAATCCTTCTCTGATCTCTGTTTCCAATTCTTCATTTATATATTGGTTATTCTCCAATATATGAACATTAAGAAGCAGATATTCAGTTAGGTTATCTGAGATGAACTTATCAAGTTTCTCTCCTATAGTGTGATCTATAGTAAGATTAGCTGTAGTACTAAATTCTTGTATTCTATTCTTTTCTTTATTGTTTCTATTATATAAGATTAGAAAGAAAGCTCCAAATCCAGCTAGTACTAGTACAATTAGTAGTCCTATAATAATTGAAGTCCATTCTGTTATATTCATCTCATCATTTCACTCCAACTCTTTACTTTATCACGAAGATCAAGTAACCCAGCATCATCTGTAGTACCAATCTCCAGAGATTTCTTAAAGTAGTATAGTAGCTTAAATGCTATATCTTGAGTCATACCTAGTTTATATTTCTCAAGTAACACCTTCCATTTACCAATACACATATCTGGATGTAGATAGAAGGAATTGTTCTCATGATATACATCATGTGGAGTTTCAGATAGCATAATAATAGGAATGTTATTATGTGAATGCTCCTCTTTAAGAGCTTCTATAACATCAAATGTGGTAACGTATCCTACTGTATTTAATATATGCTCTGTAATCAATAAGCATAGATCAAATAGAGTAAGAATAGCATGATGCATCTCAATCTTAGTCATCTCAGAGTTGAGATAACCATGGATTTGACAATGATCATATCCTAGACCGTATAGAAATCCTTTATATTTAGTATAGAAAACACTGTGTCTGAATTGAGCTTCACAATTCTTCAAAAATGCTCTATATGTATCAACATCCATAAGAGATTCTTTAGTTTGATAGAATGGAAGTTCAAATGTAGAATTTACACTCTTAAGTGTAGGATTCATATTAGGGGCATAAGTTTCAATTCCAGGTAATGGATTATATGTAGAAAGTTGATCCATAATCAATCACACCTTGCTTTAATTTAATTACTTTATAGTTCTTTACATTTATACACGTAAAACTTCACATAATATTAAAATCAATGATATAAACCCTTATTGAGAGGTGATAAATATTGTCTGACAGGTATGAACCAAAGATTACCAATACATACAATCCGTATATTGATAATCTAGTTTATTATACAAAGATATTTGCTCTAGATACTGTATTAAAAGATATGAATGCAGCAATTGAGCATGAAACTTTAGAGACTATTAGACTATCTGATATTTATATTCATTGTATTGAACATACTGCTATATTTGATTACTTTGAAGCATTTCCAGCAGAAGTTATATCTGCTGCTTTTTCTTTTATTGGTATGGATGTTAAAACAACCAGATCAAGAATTTCTGAGTTGAATAATTATGCTCCATATATAAATATTAATAATTATATTATTGGTATCAAAGATATATTTGATATTACAGAGGAAGCTCCTAAGTATGGAGAACAGATTTATTACTATCTGTACGGATACTGGGCTCCGACAGGAACTAAACTATACAAAAATCCTTCATGTACAGTAGCAGTTACATCGGCAATATCTGGTATATGTAATGCTAATGGTAATACTATTATAGATATTGAGCTTACTAGAGATGAAAGTTACTATTATTTTCAGATTGATACTACAAAGTATTATGTAAAACCAGCTATAGTACAAACTAGATTAAATTGGTACATCGCTAAAGATTTAGATGTAACTGTTAATCTAGATGATCCTACTGATAATATGAGAAAAGTAGGAATGGAAGTAATAACTGATATTACTACTGAATTGGGTATTCAGATAAACTCTACTATGACACCTAATCCTCAGGATTGGATGGTTATAGATCTGGAGAATAATATGCAAAATTATATTCATAATAAGTATCTACTGAGAGAAGATCTTAGAAATGGTACTCTTGATTCTCCAGAGAACTATGAGTCTAACATGAATAAACTGATCACAGCTATGGAAGCTTATTATATTGAACATTATGAAGAATATAATAACTACTATAGAATGCTGATTGGTTTACCTCCTCTTCCAGAAGACGTTACAAATAGTTATTATAATCCTGATGTTGATGATGTACTGGAAAACTTTGAATCATACTTCCCAGCCGGATTAACTTTCAACGCTACAGATCTAAGTACTCCTATATATCTGCTGAGTGAATCTAATATAGAACTTCTTAACGGATATGGATTACTGGATGTATTCTTTAATAGTGATCCTAATCTTAAAGAAGATAGAAGATATATGAAGTATATTGCTAAAGAGATATCTCTTTATAAAGCAAGAAAAGCAGATAAGTTCGTTCCTCTATATGTGCCATCTGTTGTAACAATGATAGATGACATTTATAAGATTAGAGATACTTTTATTGATAGATTAAATAATAAGAGACTATATGTAATTAAAACAGTATACTCAGAAGCCTATAGATATGATTCTAAGTATTATGATCAGTTGATTGCTATATTGATTATTTTACTGGCTATGAATGATACGGTTAATAGAGCATCTGAGTTTGTTGCTACTAAAGATATATTTGATTGGAGAATAGTAAAAGCTCTATTGGAAGGTTATGGAGTAAAGTATTTTGAAGGAATGCCTATCAAATATCAAATTGCTCTGTGTAAGAATATTCAGACTATTTTAAAAGAAAAGTCTACAGCTCAATGTATGAAAGACATTCTTACAATTTTTGGTCTGACTAATATTCAGATCTTCAGATATTTTCTGGTAAAAAGAAGAAAAGTTGATGCTGATGGAAACTATATTACATCACTTGATGGTGAAGGGCATCATATTCTTGCAGATGAATATGATCTTGCTTTCCTAAAAGTTCCTATTGATGATACATTAGATAAATATATTAGGGATGATACTAATTATATATCATTTGATGAAATAACAGAAGATGATCCTTTCTGGTCTAGATATGCAAATGCTGCTGAGATTAAGCAAGACATATTGGAACAAAACTTTAACTATGTATTCTCAAAATATATTTCAATAGACAGCTATCAACAGATACAGGAATCTTCTAACATGCAATCTTACATATTCACAATTCTGTATGATAAACTAAGATTAGAAGAATACTTGACTATCAAAATTCCTTATATTGATACAGCTTCTATGTTTAAACTATCTGATGTATTTACATTTCTTACAGTAATGACTTATCTATACTATGATACTGTAGATGTCATTATAGATAATGCTTCAGATATTCTTTATCTCGATGGATTTAATTTCTCCTATAATATGAAATATATAGAGAATCTAATTGAAGATACTCTTGGCAGTTATAAGGGATTGTCTTATAATCCATCTAATAAAGCAGCATATGCAAGAGTTGTATATGATGAAGCATTTGAAGATGCTACTGAATTTATTATTCCTGGACAAATCACAACTATACCTGCATTGATTAATGTTTATGATACTAATATAGCAGTAAGAGAAAAACTGTTATATAGAATCATGAACGCTAACAATCTTGAAGAGTATAGATGCTATACAGCTATGTATGATGCTCTGATGAAAGTTAAATATACAACAGAGTTTTTTAAAGAACCTGTAGAATATGATGTTAGACTTACATCTGTTACTACTAATATGCAAGTACCTGCTATTATTAAATCAATATATAATTATCAAGATAAATTGACTATATATAAAAATAATGATATCTTAGTAGAAAATGAAGAATATACGATAGATCTATCTAATAATACTATAATATTTAGAGAACCACTAGCATCTGGTGATGTTGTTATATTCTATTCCTATAAGGGACTATATGTAGATCCAGAAACTGGTGTAGCAACTTATACAGAATATTTAAAGAATAGAGATCTTATTCTATATAATAAGATCCAACAGATTATAGAAGATTATCCGATAAGTTATGTAGATGGTGTTCCTAATGAAAGTGATCTGGAAGCAAGAAGAGCTTATATAGACTCTCTAACTGACCAAATTATTGATACTCTATCTACTTACAATTTGAATATTACAGAATTTTTCCCATTGTTTAATGGTTTCTCATCTTCTCTTAAAGATCTTCTACAAAGTTATATCAGACAGGTTGTAGATTTCTTTAAGTCTTATAAAGTACAGATCTATACATTTAAACAGAATTATCTGGTTAATAATAAACTACAGAGTAATATCAGACCTATAGATGGTATTACATATGACACTAACAATACATATTCCGATATGTATAGATTTGCAGATGATTTCTTACTGCATATCCATACTATCAAGTATCCTGAAGAAGATCATAAGATTAATCCTGCTGATCATATAGATACTATTCTTGATGATATTCATGATAGTGTCTTCTTTACCTATACATATACAAATAATGATTGGAGGTAATTAAAACCTATGGCTAATATTATGCTGCTAGATCATGCTACAAAAACAGTTAAAGATAAAAAAGAGATGTTTAACAAAGCTGCTGGTCTGAATACTAGAGTAATCTTTAAAAACCATTATACAGGTAAGGTTCTTCTAGAAACCAGAAATAAGCTGATCCTTCCAGGATCTGGTCTTATTGCACATAAGATCTTTGATATTAGTGGTGGAGCTGTGGAGGATGAAGTAACTCCATCATATGATGTTAAAATCACTAATCTAATTACAAATTTGAGTGATCAATCTACTACTGGAACCTACTATACGAATGCTAATCAGAATAACCATAAAGTTCTTCTATTCTGTGTTGGTACTGATGGTTGTGGTGCTGAAGCTTCTCAAGTTTATTCTGTAAACTACAAGAAATGGTGTGACCCCAGCAATCTGGTTCCTTTTAAGTATGGTGATATCTCTGATGATATTACTACCAGTAGTAGTGATAAGTATGTAAATAGAGATGTCTACTTTGGTAAAGCTGTTGGTAACAGTAAATATTACTTCTACTTTAAGAGATTTGATAACTTTACTGTAAATTATGGTGTAACTTTTAAACAGGTATTTGAGAATGGTACTAATATTACTTCTGATGTATATGATAATACATCTCCTGAAGAGATTTACACTTACGTAGAACTTAATATGAGTATTACAGATAGAGACTGTATTGATTACATCAATGATGTTTCTCAGAATAATAAGATCAATACTCTACAGCTTTGCACAGCTTACCCAGTTTCTGGTAGAGATACTGGTGATATGCCAGATCCTTCTAAATTAACTTACTTCAAAGACATCCGTCCAATCACTAAATTGAACTTCTCTAATGAGATTCTGACTGGTAATAAAGCTATTGACATTACATATCAGATTTACTTCTAATTGCATTGAAATGAATACACTGAGGATATTTTTATCCTCAGTGTACTTCTATAAAATACTATATTTTTCTCTACATTATATTAATCCAATCCATGGTAAAGGAGAGAAATAACCTAATGAAAGAACTCACAGAAAATGCTAAAATTACTCTAACTCAAAGATATCTACTGAAAAATGAAAAGGGAGAAGTTATAGAAACTATTCCTGAAATGTTTAAAAGAATTGCTAATGCTATTGCAGAAGCAGAAATGAATTATGATCAAGGATACTATATTGATGGTAAAGATAAGACCGATGTATATTACAATACTAGAGATATTTTTCTTGATATAATGGAGAATCTAGATTTCCTGCCTAATTCCCCGACTATTATGAATGCAGGAACTCCTGGAGGTCAGCTGTCAGCCTGTTTTGTTCTTCCTATTGAAGATTCTATTGAAAGTATTTTTGAAACATTAAAGAAAACAGCTCTTATTCACAAATCAGGTGGAGGAACCGGCTTTTCTTTCTCTAAGATTCGTGAAAAAGATGCTATTGTAAAGACTACTGGTGGGATTGCTAGTGGTCCTATCTCTTTCATGAAAGTCTATAATGCAGCCACCGAGGAAGTCAAGCAGGGCGGAAAACGCCGTGGAGCTGCGATGGCTATGCTTCGTGTCGATCATCCTGATATTCTTGATTTTATTGATTGTAAGACCGTAGATGGAGTACTTAATAACTTCAATATCTCTGTTGCTCTTACTGATTCTTTCATGGAAGCTGTTAAAGAAGATAAAGAGTATGATCTTATTTCTCCGAAAGATGGTAAAGTAGTAAAGACTCTTAGAGCTAAAGAAGTATTTGAGAAACTTGTTAATAATGCTTGGAATAATGGAGAACCTGGTATTTTCTTCATTGATAGAGCTAATCAGCATAATCCTACTCCTAATGAAGGGGAATATGAATCTACCAATCCTTGTGGAGAACAGATTCTTCTTCCTAATGAATCTTGTAATCTTGGAAGTATTAATCTGGCAAATATGGTAATTGAAAAGTCTTTCACGACAATGATTCAGTGGAAAGATATTTTTAAGTATGATAAGATTATTGATATTAATAATCTAGAAGCTGCTCTTGTAGGAGTTATTGATTTCGATAAACTACGTTATGTAACAGAAACTGCTGTACGTTTCTTGGATGATGTAATTGATGTAAATTGCTTCCCATTTAAAGAGATTGAAGAACAGACTAAGAGAAATCGTAAGATTGGTCTTGGTATTATGGGATTTGCAGAGATGTTAGTTAAGATTGGTGTTCCTTATAATAGTGAGCTTGGAAGAAAAGTAGCTGAGGTAGTAATGAAGTTTATCTCCAATACTGCTATTAATGCTTCTATTAAGCTCGCTAGAGTTAGGGGAACTTTCCCAACTTATGAAGATAGTACATGGAAACTGATGGATGCTAAAATGAGAAATGCTACAGTTACTACTCTGGCTCCTACTGGGACTATTAGTCTTATCGCTGGAACTAGTAGTGGTATTGAGCCTTATTTCTCATTTGCATATGAGAGGCATATTCTTGATGGTAAGACTCTTCTGGAGAGGAATGAACTTCTTGCAGAAGTGTTGAAAGAGTATGGTATCTATTCAGATGAACTGATTAAGAAGATTGTTAATAATCATGGTATGCTCAAAGGAATTACTGAGATTCCTGAAGAGATTAGGAGTGTATTCGTATCTGCTCATGAGATCAGTCCTAAAGATCATATCCTCATGCAGGCTGCTTTCCAGAAATATGTAGATAATGCTATTAGTAAGACTATCAATTTTACTAATGATGCTACTAAAGAGGATATTTATAATGCCTTTATGCTGGCTTATGATAGTGGTTGTAAAGGTACTACTGTATATAGAGATGGTTCTCGTTCTACTCAGGTTCTTGTAACCTCTTCTACTGAAAAGAAAGATGAAGAGAATGATAGCAATATTGATGTATATAATAGGCCTAAAAAGCTCTATGGCTCTACTAAAACTATTAAGATTGGCTGTGGTAAGATTCTCGTTACTGTAAATCATGATAATAATAACAAAGTTAAAGAAGTTATCATTATCAGTGGTAAAGGTGGAGGATGCCATGCTCAGTCTGAAGCTATTGGTAGACTGATCTCTATCTCTCTAAGAGCTAATGTAGATATCAATGAGATTATTCACCAGCTCCGAGGTATTAGATGTGATGCTTGTAAGAAGAAAGGATTAGATGGTATCTCCTGTCCTGATGCTATTGGTAGATTCATTGAAGAAGAACAGAAGTTACTTGATCATGAAGTTATTACTATTCATCCTACTATTGAAGAAACAGAAGAATCTGTAGTTGAAGAGCCTGTAAATGCATCTAACAAATGCCCTCAGTGTGGTGCTCAGTTAGCTCATGAATCTGGTTGTGTAAAATGCTATAATTGTGATTATAGCAAATGTGATTAATAATTAATTTCAATTGTATATTATAATTATGACAATGTGAATAGAGCTTGTTATAAGCTAAATAATGTCTCCCGATACCCCGGAGGCAATCAGAGAGGTCATATATATGACTATATAAAGAGAAATTCACATTGTCCCTTCCGTTAAGATAAGTGGTGCTAATCCCCTTGCACCACTTATCTTTTTTATATAAAATATATTTTTATCAAAGTAGTAGTACTCATTATACTCTTCGTGGTGGTCGCTGTAGCAGTGGTCTTAATTGTGGCGTTTTCTATGTTGATCTCAACTACTACTCTGGTGTTATCGGCTGGTACCGTGGCGCTGCACTATCATTTAAATAAGACAATTATTATTGTGATTATTTTTATCAAAGTACTGGTGCTCACTATAGTATTCGTGGTTGTACTTCATACCGTGGGTTTAATTGTGGTGTTTTCTGTGTTCATCTCAGTGCTTCACTATCTAGTACCGGCTGGGATATTGGCGCTACACTATCATTTAAATTAATAATAATATATTTTTATTAAAGTAGTGGTGCTCACTATAGTCTTCGTAGTGGTGGCTCTGGCAATGGGCTTGGTTATGGTGTTTTCTTTGTTGGTCTTAGTGCCTTTTCCGGAACGACCTCTTGGTATCTTGGCGCTGCCATATCATTTAACCTATGGTATTATTTTTATCAAAGTAATGGTGGTGTTTATTATAATCTTCGTGGTGGTTATTCGGGCACTGG